CTAGGGGTCTTGGTTTGTGGCTTGCGTTTAGTGCTGGTGGCGTATGGCATGGAAACTTCCTCTAATCCGTGACTGTTAAAGTATCAGGCAGGCTTCGCCCGATTCGTCTGCAAGATACCAAACGGCCCATAGCCTGTCAACCCCCGGCCACCACACAGCCTGCGCAGCCTCTATACGCGTGCGCAGCCTCTATACGCGTGCGCAGCCTCTATACGCGTGCGCGGGCGCGTGTACGCGTGTACGGGCGTGTAAGAGCCAGAAACGACAAAGCCCCTAACCGGCGCAAACCGGAGGGGCTTTCTGTCAGCCAATGAAGCACTGGCCGATATTTTTAACGAACATCGAACGCGAACCGATTGCGCGGCTTTGCGTTTCTAGCAGCTCGCAAATGTTGTGTTCGTCGGTCACTGCAAACGACGGCACGCGCAAATGCTTTATGTAGTCGGAATAGATTTCCAGAGCATCGCGCACAAGGTACATGGAATCAATTGCACCGTGCGGACGAAACTCGCGGCCAAACTCTTCAACGCGGGAACCGGCAGCGACAAAATAAATATCGTCGCCGTATGCTGGCTCTTCGTGTTTAGTGATCAGTACCACACCGCGAAACGTTACGCGCTGATTATGTTTCAGGTCGAATATCGCTTTCGGATTCGCTTCGATATCGACAAGGTTATCGGTGCGCGGTTTGACTGAAATGGAAAGGATACCATTCATTTGCGCTTGAACTCCCCTTCAACGGTAACGCCGGGATCGCCGTCAGTGGTTGCTCCCGGCCACCTGCAAAGTTTGCGTAGCGTTTCGATTTCCACATGCGCGTTAGTCAGCGCAATTTCTTGTACATAATTCTTCGCTTCGGCCTGCGCCAGCTTAGCGGCCAGAGTGACGCGCCGCCAAACTTCCAACATATACAGAACGATGAACAGGAAAAGCATTCCGTATTGGATAACAGATTCGATAGCGTCACTCGCGCTCATTTTGTCACCCCTGCATACAATCGACTTTCACCGTGGCGCCGGTTGCCTTCGCGCTGGTTTCCAACGCTGGGCGCAGAATCTCGGCATTCTTTGCACAGACGGGCGCGGCACTGTCTTTGCCATAGAAATCTGCAACCTTTACATCCTCGGCAGCGCCTTGATTGGCAATGTTGAGATTCAAGGTAACAAGCGCTTTCTTCTCGCTAGGTGCCAAACCGGTCACGCAAGAAAAAGTGCCTTTGCGATTTTGCTTGTCAGCTTCCGCCTGCATGGAAACTTTGTTCGTTTCGCAAAGGCGCGATGCACTCGACGTATAGAAATCAGCAACGCGCAATTCTTTGCACGGCTGGCCCACAACCAAACAGATCGACAGCAGCAGAGACGACATAGGTGATTTCCTTATTTCTTTTTGATTTGCAGAGTGATACCGCAGTCGAAAGAAAGACGTTTCAGAATCTCTTTCACGTTGCGGGTCAGGTCCGTTGCATTTTCGCAGTCGGTGTAATCGCAGTAGTCTTCGATCAGGCTACGGCGGTTTTTGCCTTCCGCACGATACGCCTTCCAGCAGAAGCCTAGCGGCATATCAAAAAACTCGAAATCGTCGCCGCGTTCAAAATGCAGAACAAGCGAACGGTTGCCGGTGAGACGGTAAGTGAAATCCCAGCGGTAAACGGCGCGGCCCACATAGCAACCGGGAACGGCAGCGCCGGGTTTTACCGTGGCGCCTGCTTTGCGAGCGGAGGTAATCAGGCGCTCGATAATTTTATCCTGAATTTTGCGCTGGGCTTCCATGCGTTCGCCCAATTGCTCAGGCGAGCATTGCAAACGCTTCGCGGCTTTCAGGTATTCGATCCGGTTACGGGTGGCGGTCAACAGTCCTTCCATCGCTTCCAGATCGGCTTGGTTTTCGGCGGTCCAGTTAATGCTATTCATCCTGTTCTTCCTCGTCTTCTACAAAATCAACGTAGCGCACCAGCGAGCACTTGTAGTAGGTCACGCCGTCTTTAACCACACGGCAGTTAGAATTGTTGTAGCCGTTTTGGTATTTCCAGCCACCTTCCTGATACTTTTTCGGAAGCGGAGGTACGGCCATTTTAGTTTTCTGTTCGCGAATCGGAATCTCGCAATATTCGCGCACTTTACCGAACAACGGAAACGAATCGGTAAGCTCGACCGTAGCAGGCACACCGCTAAGATTGGCGAGCGCGGAAAGCAGCCCGCCACCAGTGGTAACTAAGCGCAAAATGTTGCGGTGCGAGCGCTCACACTTGACCGTCAATTCCATATTGAAATCGGAATAGGAATCGTGGTCAGGGCGCTGGCTGTCAAAGTCCACACAGCGGCGAGTGAAACTAATGGACACTGGATAAGAAGTTTCCAGTTTCATAAAAACCTCACAGATAAACGTAGGATTCCAATTCCGGCAACCGCTCTTCGGATTTGAAACGACGCATCGACCAAAGCGAAGTGCGCTTCAAATTTTCCTCATGCAGCAAGTTTACCGGGAAAATATCTACAGGCGGTTTGTACACACGCCGCATAGCTTCCTTCGTGCTCGATCCGGCGTAAACCAGCTGAACCTCTTTGGATGCCATGATAAAGCGAATTACAAAGCCGTGCTTGCGCACCGACTCTTCAAACGACTTATACGAATCCGCGCAGGGGAATCCGTCGAAATTGTCGTAGTCGTAAATAGGGCCTTCGACAATTTCCTCTTTAGTATTTACAGATTCAGCAGAAGCCGCTGTAGAAGACTCTATTTGCGCGGCCAACCTTGCCAACTCTTTTTCTTCCTTGGTGAACGGAATATCACGCACGGTAGATTCACGCGCTTGCGACCAGAACGGGCTACCGCCCAATTCGCTTTTAGGCAGCGAATCCGCTTGCGCTTTCTTTTCACGCTTTACGACGTTTTCTCGGAAAGTCAGGTAAACAAGCGCACCGACGCAAAGCAGAATTCCCACCACAACAAAACAGCCAACCAATACAGGCCATTCCATGATTTTCTCCCGATGAACATAACCCCGGTTTTTAGGCCGGGGTTTATTTTTGTGATCCGGTGTTGTCTTGCTTTTAGTGCAAGGCCTCAACCGCGTTGAATTGAGCCGCAACCAGTTTGCCGACGAAGGTAGGCTGGCCGTCCAGCATTGCCACTTGTGCGAACGGTACAGCGGTTTTGCCGTCGCTCAGCACTGCCACGCGTACATCATCGCGGCGAACTACGCGCAGAACGCCAACCACTTTAGAGCGCGCACCTTTCACCAGACGCAGGCCGTTTTCTTTGAGGTCGGCAATGGTCGGGGTCGCTTCGACTTTGTGCTGTTTTGCTTCGGCCTTGTCGAAATTGGCGCGTGGCGCTTTGGTTTCGGCTGGCTTGCTTGCAGCAGTCTTACGGGTGTTTTCAGCAGGCTTTGCAGCCGGGGTGTTTTCAGCAACTTCGGCCACGCGGAATTTGCCTTTTACTTCGACAATCGAATCCAGCGGAATGCGCTTACCGGATTGAGTCACAACCGAACGCACGCCAGTGGTTTTGTTGCGCTGGATTGCTTCGACTACTTCGTGCTTGCGGCCATCAATAAACCCCTCGGCGCGCAGGCGGGTAGTGCTTACTTCGGTTTTTGCAGCGGCTTTTGCAACAGGCGCAGCGGCAGCTGGTTTTGCGTCAGCTTTTGCAGCCGGGGTTTTTTCGCCTTTGACCATACGGCCTTTGCGGTTGTCACGAATGTGCGCAACAAAGTGTTTACCGGCGCTGGTGGCGTTTTCCAGTGCGCGAACATCGCTCAGCGAAACAGCCTCATACGCCCAGCGTGCGCCATCGTTGAAGGTGGCGAACAGCGTTTGAGTGTTGCGGTCATACTCGGCGGCTTTCAGCAGGGCAGACGGTTTGATTTTCAGTACGCGAATCGGGTACTGGCGGATTGCTTCTTTTTCAACCGACAGTTTTTCTTCTTTGACGGCTGGCGCTTTCGGTGCAACGGTTTCGCCTTTCTTGGCGTAGTTGGCAATGGCCGATTCCTTCACGCGGAAAGTGCCGCGATTGTTGCGCTCGATATCGCCCAGTGCGATACGCAGGCCGGAAGCGGTTACAGCTTCGCGGGTATCGGTCGCTTTGTTGCGGGAAATGCGCACGACGGTTTCTTTTGCGCGGCCCAGCAGCACGATTTGATCGCGCAGGTCAGCGGCTTTGATTTCCGGCGCGGCATTTTCTTTAGGCGCGGAAACTTTTGCAGCCGGGGTTTTGGTTTCGGTTGCTTTCGGAGCTGGCGCCGGGGCGGCTTCGGCCTGCTTGGCTTTGAACTCTTTGTGCCAGTGTTTCAGATCGCGCAGGGTAACGCCGTTGCCCAAATCGGAAGCCAAACGGAACAGCGGGGCGCCGGTGGCTTTCTTGTGTTCGCGGTTGGCGGTTTCAATAGCTTCAACAGCAGCAACCAGCATGGCTTGGGCGGTGTAGGATACGGTGGTCATGGGAAACTTCCTCTAAAGTGTGATCGTCTTTGTTTCGGGCAGGCTTTGCCCGAGTGACTGCATATTGGCTTATGGTGGCCGGGGGTGTCAATAGGCTAGTACCAAAAAAGTGACCGCCCCGGCTAAAAACTTTGTTCGGGCCTTACCGGCGCGTGCCGTGTTTCCGGGCGCTGCGCTCGTTTTCGTCGCGCTCTTCCAGAATCGTAGCGAGGTGCGCTAGCGCGTCTTCTGGTTTCAGAAAGTAGGAGGACAAGGTTTCATGACGCGGCGTAAAAGTTCGCTCGCCCGCCTGAAAAACGGTGTCGCCCTCTTCGTCGGTGTCCACGCGCAGAAACAAAATTGATTCCTCGGCGGTGATCGAAATTTCTTCGGCTTCGTGGTTAACGTTTACGAATCCAAGAAGTTCGGCCAGCGCTTCCAAATCTACAGCGGATTCTTGCTGCTCGATTGCCGTGGCGTGGTAAAGCGCAAACTGTGGAAAGTTTGCCAGAATGGAATTCTTGCGATTCTTGCTCATTTCGGGATTCCTACTTATTAGAAATTAGTTTGCTCAGCGATGGGCGCGCATGGAAAGCCTTTCCACTTTGCCGTGCAGGTCTTCGATTTCAAAATCTGCATTGAGGCGCGTGCGTGCCGCCATGATTCCGTGACACTGATCGGAAACGTCGCGTTCCGCAATCCAGCTTTCGATACGGCGCCCGCTTCGCATAAGGAACAGTGCGCGGGTGTTTTGATCGTATTCGTGCTTGAATTCGATTTCCGGGTGGAACCGGTCGAACGCCGTGCGCAGGTCGATTAGCGAATTGGCGCGGATCGTGACAAAACCGCCGTGCAACATTTTGGCGTGCGTGGTGAAAGTAAAAGGATGCTGCATCACGCCGGACTCGTCCAGAAAAACCGCACCGAGTTCAGTTTCGTGGATTGCGTTAACCTCGCTGACTGCTTTTTCGTTTTGCATCGTGATTTCCCTACGGATGAATTAGTTTTCAGTACAACCAGCGTGCGCACTCAAAAATGCTAGGCATTAATGCAGAATGCGCAGACGGGTTTATCTGGCGACTATGCGATGCGGGATCGGATCAATATGCGGCTCGACTTCCCTACCGAGCACGATGGAAAGTAAACCAGCAGCAGAACGCGCTGCATGGCGCCAAGGCCCATCGCCTTTTACGTGCGTTGCAAAGAAGGTCGAACCTTCCAGAGTTTCCGCCAGCAATTCCGCCTGCTCGACACTTTGCAGGCAAACGGAAATCATCAGGCCATCGCAAGCGGCAAACAGCCGGTAGTAATCGTCGGCAGCTTTGACAAGTTTTTCAGAATCCAGCGCACGCTCGCGCAGGTCGTTATTGAAAAGCTCGTCAAAGTCTTCGGCGTCGAAGCTGATAAGGTGCGACAACCGATGCTGCATTACTTCGCGCTGCATTTTGGTCAGAATCAGTTTTTGTGGGAAAGGCATTTTTAGTGCTCCTGCTTTGGGATCGAATCGAAATGGCCGGGGCCGCTGGTGAACGGACGCATGTACAAATTGTGCTGGCGCGCATAATCAATCTCACGCGGCGAATAGGTGCGCTCTTCATAATCTTGACCGAACGCGATAGAGATACGAACCGTAACCGAGGCATCGCTATTAACGCGGAACAGCTGTTTGCCGAATACAGGAAAACCCAAAACGGCGCGTTGCGTTTTTGCGTCAAGGCGGATTTCTTTATCCTCCAAATCCGAAAGCGCAATGGTTTCAAAGAACGAAAGGATACCGGCGCTCTTTGGCATTGCCCAATCTGCGATGGCGGCGAACTGAATACGGCTCATGCTGAAACTTCCCTAATGGCGTGACTGTAAAAGTATCGGGCACACTCTGCCCGTCTGCCCATAGAGTCTCAAAACGCGGGGGCCATGTCAACGGGCCAGCACAGAAAGTTGGCGCGGCTTTCTATACGCGGGCGCGCATACGCGTAGGCCAGAAAGTCAGATTCCGGGCACAAGAAAGCCCGCGCATGGCGGGCTTATCTCGGGGCGCTAGGTAGGTAGCGGTTTTACTTTGTCGGCACAAAAGAAACCACGCGGGGCGCCTTAGAGCCTGATTGTGCGGGTACTCCGTTTATGTAGTAGGCGACGTGGGAGTGCAGGCGCTCCCTGCCGTTTATGATCGGGTGGCCGTACATGATTGTGCCGCTGCCATTCATGGTGTGTATGGCTACCTGATTTCCGTTCTCAAGACGATAACGCCCAGTCAGCTGCATAATCACGTCAGAGTCAATTAGCGTCATGATTGCCGTTCCTCCCGGCGGCGGTTCGATTGTCATTGCAGCTTCCATAAATCGCTGCGCGGTTTCCTTGTCGCGACTGAACCACATATCGTATTCCTTTTCAAAAGGTTCACCGTTCAAAACGGAAACGCCTTTGAGGTGAACGTGTGCGCCGTAGAGTTTCATTGATTAGAATCCTGTCAGTTTGCAAAGGCGTGCCATTTTCATTGTGATTGCCGCCCGCTGTCCAAAGTTCGGTGTTACGGTGTAAAGCCATTTCGTTGAGGATTTAATTCTGGCGTGCGTATAGGCGCAACGCTTGCCAGCTTTATACAAACTCTCGATAGCGCTTGCGAGTGTGTACCCGCGCCCGAATTGATTTGCATCGCTGGCGATTACCATAACGACGCCCAACAGTTCCTCGATTTTTGAACCGTCGCCCTCTCGGGTGTAAAACAAAAAGTTGGAATTGGTATCGCCCCACGCGGTAAGGTCGCCGTCTTCTTCCAGTTTAATGCAAAGCGCGTATTCCTGCGCACCAGCTGCGGCCAGTGCGGGTTTTACAAAATGAGTCGGCTTCACCACGGTTAAATCTCCAGCTTCACAACAATGCCCCAAACGGCTTTTTCGCACGGCGGCTCAAAGCGTCCATAGACCGCCATGTTTTCGTGATGCCTTTCCAGAATGCGCTTGATCGTGTCGCACACGTTGGAATCGCTAGAGCCTTCGTGTTTTGCTGCAAGGTAGGAAGGCGAATCTTGCACCAGCACGCGATAGGCTGCGCGAATAGATGCCGCGTCACGCTTGGCACGCATTTGCTTAACAACCAACTCAAATTCTGCATCGGTCAGTTGTTCGTGCTTTTTGATTTCGTTGAAAAACGCCACGGGGTTTCCTTACTAGACTACTTTAAAGGTTGCACGCTCGCCAGCGGCTACTACGTTGGTAAATTCTGCAATGTCGATATCGTGCAGGATGATCAGGCCGTTTCCTGTGTTGGTGATATGCTGTTCCATTGCGGAATAATCCAGCCCTTCGCCGAACGCGGCAATCATTGCGTTTTCGATTTCAGTCTGCTTGAACTTGAAGCGCTGCTTTGTGTGCTCGGTGTCGTGCAGCTCCAAAGTTTTATTTTGCAGCGCAACTATCGTCAAATGCGGGAATTGCAATTCAACGTCACCATGCGACATGCGCACCGCGTACAGGAAAGGTTTCACGCGCAGGTTTTCCACGCCGGGAACCGTGCGAGTTTTGACGCTCATGTTTATTTTTGCAGGGTCCGCCATGAAATCCCGTACCTGCAAACACAGCTCGGGACTCTGGCCGATCAGATACCAGATATCCTTTGGTTCCGGTTTCTGCTCGCTTAACGCCATGATGAAAAACATGGTAGGCATTCCTTTTTAGTTTACTACCGACAAACCCCGCACTAGGCGGGGTTCTTGTTGGATCAGGCGCGGCGTTTCTTGCTGCGCGAAAGGCTGGCGCCCTTGCGGTTAGGCTTAGGCTTTTTGGCGCTGGTGAAAATCTGCAACAGGCTTTCCGTTTTCGTTTTAATGTAGCCGTCGTGTACCAGCGCATTGCGCAGACAGGCTAAGTCACCGCCCATATCGCACCGGCCAGCAGTGCGCAGCCATGCGTTACGTTCCGCGTGCGGAATCACAATGCAGGCGCGGACAAAAACGAACTGGCGAATTTCAATTACCAGTTGTTCTGGCTCTTGAATGCGCACCAGATCAAAAACCGGATCAAGCAGGTCGCCCGCCACGAACGGATTCGGTTTGAACCACGATTCGATTTCGTCAACCTTTTGCAGGATTGGATTAGTCATTTGCGTTTCTCCAAAATTGCCACGCGCTTAGAAACGCGGCGGGTTCTTCCATTCTTTTCATCGCTGCCAATCCAGACATATTCGGAAAGGGCAGTAACGGTGCCATATCGAAGCGTAGAGCCGTTGTCGTAACCCACGGCCACCACATCGCCAATCTCAACCAGCAGGCCGCGCACGTCGCGATGCGCAGGCGGCACATAAACCGGCGCTGCAAAACGTTTCGCTAGATCGACCAGCAAATCATCCGACAGGTCGTTAATCAGCAGGCTAGAAACTTTGCGCCCGCGTTCTTTTCCGTTGAACACGAACCACGACCATTGCTTACCGTCGTTGGCACGTTCGATTTTCAGCCCGGATTTTTTCAGACGCTTGTTTACGTCGGACACTTTCGTATTGCGGCTAACAGTCATACGCGCCTCAATTCTTTTTCAGGATTTCTTGAATTTCACCGCCCCACAAACCAACGTCGGGGATGCGCTCTTTGTCATGCGGCCAGTTCGGACGCTGCGGGCCATAAACCGTGTCGTCGTCCATTTCCGCACAAATGGTATCCGGGCAATTAATCCAGACCAGAACATCAGTCACGGTGCCGTTACCGGTTGTGCCGTCGCGGCTCTTAACGCGAATGCGAGTACCCGGCACAATTTTTTGCCCCTGCCATTCAAAGTAGGGAACGCTATTCGGTTTCTTGCTCATGCGAAAATTCCTGTGTTTGGTTTTCTACCGACAAACCCCGCACTAGGCGGGGTTCTTTTGTCATGCGTTTATTATCCGACCATATTCATATCCCGCGTTGTGTAGCCTTTGCGAATCGCCAGCTTTGCAGCGGCTGCGCGATGGTTCGCGTGGATTGTCAGCTTTACCGCGTTGCCGTCCTTGTCGGTGGCGTTAGATTCATAAGTGTGTTTGCTTTCGTGCAGGGTGCCGATAACGATGGTTTCCATTTTCGCAGTCCTCAGAAGTTTTTGATTGCGCGGTCGCGTGGGTTGGTGGTGCAGCGCACAATGGCGCCGTCCTTGTAGTAAACGGTCATGTTACCGTCGAGGCCCCACTGGTCAAAAATGAACAGGTCGAGAACGGCGCGGCCATCATCGGTCAATTCCACGCCTTTGCGGAATTCTGCCCAACCGTGCATGTCGTGCAGGTCGGTATCTGCCCAGTCTTCGGTTTGTGCAACGCGAGCCACGTTAAGCGACGTTGGCGTTTCGGAATCGGTCAGGCTTACGCGGGAACCGAGTTCGATTCGGCGCAGACCGGAGCAGCTACGTTTAGCAGCGGCGCGGATTACTTTGCACTCTTCGGCGGTTGGCTTCCAGACGTTGGCTTTCTTGCTCATGGCTTAAACTTCCCTAATGGCGTGACTGTAATGTTTCCGGGCAAGCTTCGCCCGATTCGCCAGCAGGTTATCAATCTGGCGTCCAGCTGTCAACAGGCAAGCAAACGCGGGCCGTGCTGCCTTCTATACGCGGGCGCGTGTACGTGCGCGTATAAGCAAAGCGCTGGCGCCAGAAACGACAAAGCCCCGCACAAGGCGAGGCTTTTGGTTAGGCGGCTTCTTTGGAAAGTTCGACAGAGACGATTGGGCGCGTGGGATAGTAGAAGTCCCGAACGTGCTTTTCGATTCTGATTAGTTTGCAGTACAGGCGCAGGTGGGAACCCTTTTCAAACTTGACGACAAAAAGTTTTTCGTCTGGCAGCGCCCCTTTCCTAAATTTCAGGTCGTCAACAATTCGTTGGAAAGCTTTTGCCTGTTCCAGTTTGTCAAACCAAAAACCTTGCGTCGTATCATGCGGCGTCATTACTTGCACAACTGGCGTGACGCGGGAAATTTTTCCGTACATGAATGCCGCCTGCTCGGCCAGCTCTTCAATCGGCTGCGCGTCCAGCTTCGCAAAGAATAATTCAACCATGTGCAGGATTTCGTAGTAATCGGGATCGTGCTTGCGGTTTTCGATTGCCTGAATCCGGGCAGGCTCGATCATCAGATATTTTGCCAAGTCGGATTGGCTAACGTTGAGGCGTTTGCGCCATTGCTGCATCTGGCGGGCGGTGATTCTGCGCATTTTATTTTTCCCTAATCGCAAAAAGCCCCAGCGGTTAGGCCGGGGCTTCGTTATCGCTTATTGCTGGTGGTTGGCGTACAACTCTTGCATCAGCTCAGCGGCTGCGTCGGGATCATCCCCAGCCGGAATTTCCACGCTAATGATCTGCGTTTTTGGTTTCGGCTTGTCGCGGATTTCCAAATTGTAGAAGAAGTGGCTCTCAGGATCGTTAATCGATTGCTTTTCGCCCGGTGCGGCAAGGCGAACCAGAAAACGGCGGTTGCTTTCATATTCGCCCGTGATCCAATCGCCAAATTCCCGATGGAATGCGGAACCGCACAACACTTCGGAAAGTTGCTCATGGAACTGGTTGCGAGTGAGGCGCGAAAACTTCAATTTTGCAAGCAGCTCGCCGGAGTCAAAGAACGCCGTGGTCTTACCGGATTCGACGGTTGCCTTCACGATTTCAAGCATCGCCTCTTCGACTTTAACGAGGTCAGCGTTATCGTATTTTGGCATGGACTTTTTCATTGCATTTTCTCCACCAGTCTCAAAGAATGCACCGTGCGCCAGCCGACCAGTGAAAAGCCAGCGCATAGTGTTTGTTGCTTTCTTACTATTTACAGTTTTCGCTTACAGCAGAATGCCGGTGCGAATCAGACGGATTGTCGAAGCGCGTGCGCTACTGAATCCATATTCGCGAACCTTGAACGGAACCAACATCGCGTGAAAGCGATTTTGTTTGTATTGGTTTTCTTGGTCGAGGTGATCGGCTTCGACGGTAACGGCAGCTTGCACAATGAATGCAGCTTTTTCCTGCTTGGCGTCTTTCGGTTGGCGTTCAACCGAATTGAAGTAAACGCCGTCAGCACGCTTCAACGAGGTCAGCAACACTTCGTCAATGTCCGCACTCGCCGGAATGAAATAAACGTCCAATTGCTCGGGCCATTGTTCATACGTGAGCAGAATGGAATCGCGCATCGGAAAACTTCCCTAAAAGTGTGAGTGCTTTTGTTCCGGGCACAGCAAGGCCCGGACTCGCATTATGCCGCCCTAGCCCGCGTCTGTCAAGCCTGCCTGCGCGCTGGCTAGACGGGCCTCGGTGGCCGGTGGGTGGCCGTTGTAGCCTTCGACGCTGCGGGTCCACGCATCGGGCATTAATTGCACTTCATCACGACCGGCCAGCACGGCGCGTACCTTCGGCGTTTCGCGGCGGCTAACAGGGATAATCAAACCGTTAATAAGCGTGATTTGATAGAGGCCGGTGGGCAAACGTTTCATATGGGCAATGGCGGAGGCGCGCACCAATGCCTTGCGGTGAACGCGAATGAAATCAGCAAACTTTTCTTCGGTTGCAAATGTTGCCAACGCTTTGTCCGTCATCGGGTGGAAGTCGGAAGGCTGCGCATTAAGCAAATGGAATTCGACGTACTTGTTATCGCTGACCAGCGCCACAATATCATCGCTGTTGAATTGCGCTACCCGTTTGCCACAAACGATTGTGTAATCAAACGGGGAATCTTCTGCGGCGGTTTCTTCTACGGTTTCAATTGCGGCGCTGTCCATCGATGTTCCTTAACTATTCAGGAGTTTCAGCAGCATTTGCTTTTCTTGCTGCGAGCGGTTTTTCACGCTGTCGCGAGTTTGCTGGCTACTGGATTTAAAGTAGGTGTTAACCGTGGCACCGCGATAGTCCTGCACCTTTTCGATGAAGTCTTTGTCGCTGCCCCGGAAATTACTGCCGAGTGCTTTGATAATGATCGAAGTATTTCGACCATATTGCACGGCTACGCTGAACACGCATTCACGCACCGCGACATGTCGGTCATCGACGTTAATGCCTTCGGCTTTCAGCTTGGCCGCTTGTGGATCGTAGTGCGAAGCCGCGATGTATTGGAACTGGTCCCGTTCAAACGCGGTCGGCGTTTCATTTGCGATTTTGTTGTACACGGAAGTAAACGCAGCGGTTCCCGGTTTCAGTCCTGCGAATTGCGCACGGTACGGAGCACCGAACGGAGATTCAAGGAACAGAGCCATAGAGCCGTTATTCGACGCCAGCTGATGCTTGCCGTAGCTCACACCGCCGTTGTCACCTTTGCCGGTAGAAACGGTTTTTACACCACGGCCACCGGACTCGAAAAAACCGGAAACGTTTCCGGTAATTTCAACGCGTTTATCAGACATAGTTTTTCCTCTTGGTTGGGGATGAAGCTATGTCTAAATTATCGCAAACAAAACGCCGTGTTTCATTTCCGCATGTACGCTAACGGGATTGGCAGGCCGTTAACGATACGCCACTTCGTACTCTCGCCGCACTTGGCGCAGTCGTGGTAGAAGTGATTTCTTTGCACGATTTTTACTTTCAGTTCTTGGCGGGGTTCGTCCTGCAAAAACTGTTGGCATTTCGGACACTGCAAATCTAGTGCGCCCCGTGCAAAACCGTCACGACCGGGATCGCCTCTGTCGCCTCGGGCGCCCATCATACCGCACGGGCCAGCCGGACCGGTAAACTTGTAACGAACCCGATTTTTCCAACGCTTGATCAGCGGCTCACGCTTGTAAACCACACCGATATATTCTGCTTCCATTTGCGTAGCCAAACGTACAGCACAGCGAACGGCAATGTCTTCAAAATCAATGTCGCCGTGGATATCAGCGGCATCTAGGTCTTCCTGAAATTCTTGATCTGCAACATTGTGCCAGAACAAACCGAAACGCTCACGGCGTTGAACCAAATAGGTGTCGGTTACGAATTCCAAAACGCGGATTTTTGTCACTGGGCGGCAGGCGAAACGTAAACGTGCCAAACCAACTCTTCGTTGTGCGTGGTCACGGTGCCCACGAAACGGCCCGGCGCTTCTGGCATCGGATTGCCAGTGCCGTAGATTGCAATTTCTACGTTGGCTTTTTGCTCAGCTTCTGGATTTACTTCTGCGTACAAAACAAGGTCGCCGCGCTGGTTCATCACGCTCAGAATAACGTGACCAGCAGGCAGCTCGATAGTTTGGCGATCAACCAATTGCAGCTTAGTTTTCCAAATGGTTTTCATGCAGTCCTCTCGTTTAGGAAACGGGGATTTCTCCCCGTATGGTTTAAACCAAATTCTTTAGCAGGATGCGAGCGCTAGGCTCACACGCGTCACCGCTACAGGCCTGACCTGCGTAGGATTGCGGAGGCGATTGGAACGTCTCGTAAACAAACAGGCGATAAGCCATTTCATCGCCCAAATAAACTTTGCGCAGATTGACGGACAGCTCAGAGCCACAACGGTTTACCTTATCGATCAGGTAGGAAAGTGCGCTCGGAGAAAACGCATTAAATCCTGCACCAAATCTTACGTCGTGGTGGTCGTCTTCTGCGACGTAGGCGTTTTGCTTGATCAGCTGCGCGTGCATGAGTTGCGGATTCAGGTAATACGGCTGCTCGCCTTTACGTCCCAACTCAGGGTGCGAATCCCAATCGCCGCGCATGGAATTAGGACCACGGCAATAACGGGCCTCTTCACCGTCAAAGTGCCAATTGAGTTTGCACTCTTTGACGTTTTTCCACTCTTCAAACAGAGCACAGACAACCTGATTCTCTACGCTGCGGCTTGGGAACAAAACTTGGAAATCGCGGCGCCAGTTAGACGAATGGCGGAACGAATAAATCAATGTATTCAGCAGATCAGCAAAGCGGATAAAAGATGCGTCTTTCAGGTGCTCAACGTCGGGCGTGAAAATGACGTGACCGGAGAAAGTTTTAGTAGGGATGGAACCGGGATCGGTGTCGAGGCCATACGCCAGCGCATACTGGGAACGGCCCGCGTTTTCGATAAACATTTGTGCGGAACTTTCGGTCGGAGCCACAACGATTACACGGCGCTCATATTGCGAGTGCGGGTAGTGGTGGTGTCCGATGATTGCGGACTTTGCCAAGGCAAGGAACGCAGCGGTATCGCTGAACGTACTGTAGTTCATAATGGACATTTTCTATTCCTTTGTGACATTCACATAAGTTTGAATTGCGCTGCGCTATGCACAGTCGCTTTTGGTACAACGGTTACAACTTGCTTCTAGCGTGTGACAACCCACGGAGCAAACGATCTGCTTCGTGTTTTCCTGCAAAATAAACCAAACGCTCATACGTGAAATCGTACAGCTTTGCCCAACCGGGCGCGACTTCGTGGCGCAAATAGGCAGAGCGTAAAATCGTAACGCAGCGGCGCGGATCGTAAATGCGATGCGCTTCTGCGAAGAGGGATTCCAACCAGTCTTCGTCGAGGTCGCTGATATAGAAAAGCGCGTCCACAATCACGCTGCACCAGACGCGGTAAACGCCTTCCGTATTTGCAACTTGAATCAAGTGCTCGACGGTCTGCTCGGGTACGACGTGGTACTGCGGAATGCGGCGCGGAATCTTAACTCTCTTTTCCGCTCGCCAAGGATTCGTAGACAGCATGATCAAGCCCCGTGATACGCATCAGAAGATTTCGGATCAAAACAACTTCGTCGCGGACGTAGTTGTACAGCGTCTCGAAGTCTTCTTCGTCATTCAGCAGATAAGAATCGGACGGGGAATTTTCCGAACACCAAACGCAACGGTCGCACATGACGATGCTGAATGCCCAGCCGTTGTAAACGATCTGCATCAGTGGCAGATTTTCTTCTTCTTTTTCTGTTTGACAGGCGCCATAGGCGTCATTGTTAAACCGTTCAACTACAGCAGTCGCCAGCTTCAACAGGTCCATAAAAATTCCCCTTAGTCCAACAGAATGCCGAAATCTTTCCAGACTTCATCTTTGGTTTTGCCGTGCGTCTCACGGTCGATTGTTTGCAGCGCTTTGATCTGGTGCTTGAGGTTGGAAATTTCCTTGAGATTTTTGCGGATCAGACGCAGCCACTGCGCACGGGAAAAGTAAAACGATTCCGGGCCAAAACCTTCCGGGCCAGCAGAGTCTTCGGAACCCCGCCACACAATAGCTTTGACACGCTGGGCGCGTTCATCATCCTCGGGAAATTCAAAGCGCAACCGGATAGATTGCTGCTTGAGTTCTTTCATTTTTGTACGGGTTGCCCAGTACGCTTTTTCGTACAGCGAGTTCGGGTGGTTTTCAGCTTGGGTCATGGTCAATCACCATTGATTGATTTGAATTGGCGGTAAATTGCGCCGCACAGCATGTTGAATTGTGTGGTGCAGTTCCGATTGCGTATAGTCGTCATCCCGCATACGGTAGTGCGTGTAATCGCGGTAGTTTGGTGCGCCATTGTCGTGGGTTTGCGCGTAGGAAACACATTCACGCAAAATCTGCCACGATATGGACAAGTCACGCAGGCGCATAGCATACAGCTGGCCTACGGCGGTCACATGGAAATCAGATAGCCCAGCTCGCCGGGCAGCTTCCAGCGAAGCGAACAAAATAATGTATTCGTTCATTTCACATTTACAGATTAGGAAACGGTTGGGTCAGGCACGGCATACTTTCGGAAATCTTCGTCGCCCGTTTCCTTGTGAGCGAGGTTGCCGACAGAGTTGGTCACGAACATTCCCAGCGGCAAGAAAATGCGCGGGAATTCGTCGTGCCAAACGCCCGGATGATCAGTAGAATCGCCGTTCACGTATTTGCGCGGACCACACACGCAGCAAAGCTTTTTACCCATGCGTTCTGGTGCGTAAGACCAATCGTAGTCCTTGAGAAAAAGCGTGAACATTCTCACGCCAACGAACGCCGTGTTTTCACAACATCCACAAACGTCGCATTGAAATAAACTCATTGTGCCACCGCATCATTCAGGCGCTTAACCAAAGCGCGGAATTTATCAGAACTCATTGTGTGTGAGTGCTCCGACGTTTCGATACCAAACGGATTGGTATCACGCAGTTTGATCTTGCGGGTTTTCGTGGAATTTTCCACGCACCATTTCAACGCGAAAGCGTAGGGATCGTAGACATGTGAAATGTTGATTACGTCGAAGCCTGAACGGCGAAGGCCGTAACGTTCAAAGCAGTCCCAGTATTCAACAAAAACTACTGCGTATAATCCACGCATTTCAAACGTCGGAAGTCTGCCTCGCAACTTCGTCATATCGAACCTCAAAGGGTTGGCCGTCCTTGGCCTGTTGTCCGTTTAGGCTACCGGTGCAGCCGGGGCTTGCGTGTCTACTTCCAGCTCTTCGTCTTCGTCTTCGTCATCTTCTTCGTCTTCCTCTTCGCTATGGAAAGCGTATTGGAACGCGCCGCCGGAGAATACGAGGCTGTCACCGAAACCGACAAAGGCGTCTGGACTGCCGTAGAAATGATGAACTTTTCCGCCCTCAAAATAAATGGCTTCGACCTGCACCACGTCGGTGTCTTCTGCCCGGTGAATCTCATGGACGGTCATAGCAATGCTGCTATTGTTCGGGGCGGTAACGGCACCAACGAATGGAACTTTAGACATGTGTAACTCCTGTTATTTACGTTTCTTTTTGCGGGCTTTCTGCGACTTGCGCAATGCAGCTGCGTTCATCGCGGAAATCATTGCGGCACTGTAGACCGGGGCACGGCCACCAGCCACCAAATCTTCGTTGAGCAATTGCGCGAGGTCTTCTTTGCTCATGTCATCAATGCGGTCGAATTCCGCATCCAAATCTTCGCCGTCTTGCGTAGGCTCTTCGGCTACGGCGTCGGCATGTTCTGCGCAGAATGGTACTTCGTCAATGTGGACAAAATGCGGAGTCTCGCCGCGCTTCTGTTGTACTTCTTCCATTTACATTTTTCCTTCAACGGTCAATTCGTATTTAAAACCATCGCCAGATTTGCGACGGCGGCGCTTTGCCACAACCAATTCAAGCGTAAGAACCCTGTCTTCGCCTGCGGCTTCCAGTTTGACGGTCGCACCCACTGCTAGGCCCGGTGCAAGGTCGCTAGCGTGGGAAAAGAATTCGAGCACAAAAGATGCCGTCATTTTCTTTTGCTTGAAGTTGGTTTCAAACAGCAAAACGGTACACATGTGATGCCCGCGATCATGCGCCAGCATCACGTCCCGCTCGATAGGCCACAGCGCGAAAAACTTTGCGATTTCTAACGCTGCTGCGCCTGCATCATTTCTAAACTGTTCTGCACGGCTCGATACTCGTTGTAACTCAGTCCGTTTTTCCCGGCTGTTTCCCATAAACTTCTCCAGACTGCCTCGGCTCCCAAACGTGAATACACGTAAGACAATGAGCGGCGTTTAACCATTTCATCGCGCAGTTGTTCCAGCGACCACGGACGATAATCCAGCTGCTCCATCGACATGTTGAAATAACGTCGATCTTTCACAATGTCGCCGTGCAGGTGGCCGTGTACGTTGATCTTGCCGCGCAAGTGCGCAGGATGCAGCGGCGCGTGTGACAAAATCATGCCGTTGATATTCAACAGGCTATGTACACTATTTACAGTTTTCAGCGACTCAATGAAAGCCACGTTAAACCGGCTGGTGCGTTCGGTATCGTGGTTGCCCAAGATAACGATTTTGTTTCCGGGCAAAGCGTCGAAGCGCTCCCAACCTTCGCGGGTGAATGCTACGTCGCCCAGCACGTACATGGTAGCGCGTTTGGTCGAACGCACGGTGTCGGCAATGCGGTTCAGCACAAATTCATCGTGTGCTTCCAGCGACGGAAAATCCCGATACTTCGGAATGTTTTCGTGACCTAAGTGCAGGTCCGAGATTAAGTAGGCTGCCATTGGCTCTCCCGTTCTTTGTATTGCGCAAATCGTTTTCTGTTTTTGCCTTCGTCTTGGCGTAAGTCGTTGTGTTGGCCGTAAGCCGATTCAAGGCGCAGCGCCAGCGTCAGGTCGGCTTCCGTGTTGTGCGTTTCCGACAAGAAAAAACCGATCAAAGTTTCAATGTAGAAAGGCATGTCGCAAATGTTGATGTAAGCTGCTTGCCAATCGGCACGGGCCTTGCTGTTGTACTCGCACAAATCCTTGTACTTTTGCGCACGGTCGTTATTGTCGCGACCCATCACTTTCAGCGCCAGCACAAACTTAGGCGGGCCGGAAGCAAAGCGCATGGTACGGCCCATGTATTCCATTTCGTGAGGTGCCGGGATTTCTTGGCCGAAACTTATCGGTTTGAAAATGTAGAACTTCCCGTCGATCCACAGCGCCAGAAAACGCTCACGCTCTTTGCCGTCTTCGCCTGTGTAGTTAATGCAGGTGGCGCGCAGTCTTTGCCAGAATGTACGAATGCGTTTTTCGTAAACGAAATAGGCGAGGCGCTGGCGCAGACTAGGCAACGGCTCAGCCGGGTAATAGCGAACTTTGCGCGTGCGGCCTAGATAGTCTTCCATTCCGGCGTAGTCGTCGCCGTAGGAAGTCCAATCGTCATCATCCTCTTCGATAATCTCGTCTTCAAATTCTTCGTTCACCGCGCAGCCCTCCTATCGTTGGTTATACCTACCATTTACAGTAATGAAAAAGCCCCCGAATCCGCGAGGGAAACGAGGGCTTTGATTAGGCGGCTAACACGTCGGTGAAATAGGTTGGATCATTTGCCGCTTTCTTGTCGTCTTCGCGGTCGAGGCCTTTGGCAATTGCGTAGGCGCGCACCGCTGCAAACATTGGATACTTCTGCCACGCCGGAACGTTGAGCACACCCATCGCCTCAAGGAAAATCAAATCGCCCGTTTTGCGCGTGACGTTCACGGCGCGACCGTTCACCATCACAAGGCGATAGCTGCAAATGTAATCGTGAATGACTGCGGCTTTTCCGTATTTGCCATTAGGCGGCAGCATCCAGCGAATCCACCACGGCGTAGAAGCCAGATCGGTACGGTAGCCCGCTGGAACATTTACCTCAATTCCAGAACCGAGCATCCCGATAACGTAGGTGAACATTTGCCAAATGACGTAGTGGATTCCGTCGTCTTCAAATTCCGCAACAAGCGGTGTAGTAAAGCTACTCATAAATTTTCTCCATGAAAAAGCCCCGCATACCGCTAGGCACCGGGGCTTCGGTTACAGGTACGCTAGTGTCTGCGCTTCAAAATCCGCAAACGAATGCAGAAGCGTAAACGATACGTAGTCCGTAGTGGTGTAGACTGCGTTGGAAGTCAGCACTGCGCCACGCGCCAGCGATATAGCCGGTTCATCGAGGGCAACAATGCTAAACAACCATTGATTATTTTTCAGCACGGCAAACATCGGCTGGCCGTCAAACGCCAGAGACGCGACTACACATTTGTTTACGTCGTCATAGGCACAGGCGTGAACCGTTAGCCCGTCGATTTCCGTGGTGCCTGTAGACACAAGATTATTTAGGGTTCCTTGTAGGGATTCCACATAATCGCTGCGCACCAAAAGCACGTCCAGAATATCGTCACTAGAATCTGACAACCATATAGCTCCGAGTCCGACACTTACTTCACTCCAATCAGAGCTGCGCAAAATAGTGCCTTGCGTAGTTCCGAACAGAGCTTCACCGTTTACGTTTCGTGCGCACACGACAGGAATAACAAACGCGTGAGCCAATGCCCAGCCATCCGCGCCTTTGACGTAGATGCCATCGGCTGCGACCGCGTAGAAACCATTAGCGTAAACAACATGCGAAAATTGTAAGTCTGAGGTACGTTTCCAATCGAATTTGTCTGAGGACTCGTAAACGCCAGTAGCCCCAATTGCAACGTAGATATTGGAACCAAAAGCCAAGCCTAAAACAGAGTCAGGTAAAGATGCCGGTACAAACCCGTTGGATTGAACGTAAATTCCAGCTTGGTTAGTACCCGAACCACCGACAACCAGCGAACGTCGCGGAACAGGTTTACTTACTTTTTTGTGACGTTCGCCATTACCTCAACGGACACCGGATCGCTGGTGCCGAACCGAGGGCGAGCCTCAAGTTTAATTGTGTAGATTCCCAGCGGCACGCCGGAGGCAGTACGCTCGACCGATGCCGGAATTGCGGCATTGAGTGGCTGGAATTTATATTGCTGAATCATCTGCGTTACGCTGGCGTCAGCGTTGGTCGCAGAGTCGTCAATAATGCGGGTGCCGGTGTTGTACCAAACGAAATTCTGGCCTTTGCCGTCTTTGGTTTTTGCGTATTGCAAATCCCAACGAATCGGCTCCAGCGTGCCCTCGGGATCAACGTCCAGATAAAGCGAAATATCGTACATGTCCGTGATCAGCGGAATGTCGTCATTCAGCGAGCCAGCAGTCAGAGCAAAAGTCCAACTTTCTTCGCCTTCGATTTCGATATCGAAACCGCCTGCGTTGTCGCCGTAGTAGGTCGGATCGTTTACCTTGCGAACGGCCAAACCTAATTCGATATCGGCGTTTTTACCGATGACAAAATCATCAGCAGGATTGCCGATGCCGACCAGCATGTATTTCTTGCCACCGACTTCAACGGTGAAAGAAGTTTCTGCTTTGTTGGTTACGACCAGCGGGGCATAAGTCAGCGCGATTTGCGCAGGCGTCATACCGGGCGGGCCTTGGCAGATCAGCACGGTTCCGAAATACATGGAAATAACGGAACCATCGGCAGCGGATTCAATGTTGGAAAACACTGGAACATCCGACGAACCATAATGCGTTGCAACGGTTTTGCGGAACACACCGGAAGCGACGATTTCTTTCATTTCCGCTTCGGTGACTTGGATACGTCGAATGTTCGACGGATCACCCATATCCTGCATGGCCTCAATAATCTGAGCCATGACACCGGAATGTTTCTGGATTTCCATGTGTGGATTTCCTCGGTTGCTGAATTATGGGATTGTTAGTCCCTCCACCTTTAAATTACACGCAATTCGCTGCAATTTCACTGAGCGGGTTCAGCTTATGAAACTCTGCCAAAGCGCGTCCGCATTTGGGGCAGAAGTTCAGCGGAATAATCGTTTTAACGTCATACCGCAATTGCATTGGCGGCAGCTTCTCTGTGGACTTGTAGGACCGGGCGTGTTCCTTGATAGCAGAGTGCCACGCCGTTGCAGAAATGTCCTGAATGTCACCGACCTTAAAACCGACTACGCATTTGTTTGGTTCGCACGCAGGAATAATCCCCGCTTCAACATCAGCCCGGATGGTGGCGTTGCACCGTGCCTGTATCATTCACGTTTCTCCGAAAAATCAAAAGGGCTTTAATGCTCTGCCACGTTACCGAAACCAGCAGCAAAGCGAGGGAAAGCATCAGCGCAACAAAACCAGCAAGATGCACTTGCATTCCATGTTCAAACATCCATGCGCCCATTGCATACGCTTCCCGTGAAAGCCGGAACGCTACGAAAAGGGATACCGCTACAAAAACAACAATTGAAACGACCACCAGAAAACGCAGTGCGCGCATGTTTTATTTACCACTAGAAAAAGGAAGGCGGTTCTACTTTGGAATTGCCGACAGCTTTATGGAATGCCCAGCTGCAACCTGCAACACAGGCAGCGGTGAGGAACGCAACAAAGAACAGCGGCAGGTAAATTCCCGCTGCAAAGGAACCGAATGCTTCGGCCCCAAGGTGCCGCATGGAATACAGGCGGTGCAGCAGCACAAGAATAAACGTGAAGGCTACGGAAGAGAACGACGCAAACACAGCACAGGCAACGGCATAACCGGTACGATTCATTTTGTTATCACCCACACGACAAAACGGGACTTACCCGCTAGGATAAACCCCGTTTCATTGTCACTGTTTTGATTTTGGTTTGTGCCCGCAGAAACTGCAATGGCCGTAGTCTACGTGATTGGCAGGCAGGTCACGGCAGGTCAAGCCGAACAGGCAAAAGATCGAAGGGATTTTGCGTTTCATCGCACCGCCCCACGGTCGCGCCCATTCGTACAGCCACCAGATGCCCAGCAGCAGAAGGAAAATGAAAGGCATTAGATCAACTCACAAAGTAACTTGTTGAAATTGGCTACTGCGCGCTCCATCGAGCGACCGTAGGAACAGTAATAACCAAAATAGTTGTAGGCCATGAATTCTCCGCGCCCGTCTGGACGAATGCGGGTTTTAGATTTCGTGGCCTTTGTTGCTTTGTTGTCCTGTGGGCACATCGGGTTCGATCCTCTCAAAATCGCTGAGCATTCCGATAGGAACCATGAACGTATAACCGTTCGGTTTCTTGAAAACGACATGCGTGGCTACCGTGTCTGCGACAACCAGAACCATATCGGTTGTTACGGCGTCATACCATTCGTTTTCTTTGACGCGGAATTTCTTACCTACTTCGTAACCGACATGCAGCGATTTAGGGCCTTCTGGTGCAACGCTAACAGCCGGAGCCAGCGCAGGCGCCGACGAACTGGAAGACGAGGAACCAAAAATATCACCGAAAAATTCCGCAACGCCGTCAAACAACGGCGTCAAATCAATGTCAAAATCGTCGCTCATTGTTTCTCCAGCATACGCGGCGCGGTAGGAACCGCCGATTGGTTCATGTATTTCCCTTTGCGGTCGGCGTAGGAAACTTCGCACTCTTCATCAGATTCAAAGAACAGAATTTGTGCGCAACCTTCGCCAGCGTAGATCAGTGCCGGGCTTGGTGTGGTATTGGAAAACTCCAGAGTAAGCGAGCCTTTCCATTCTGGTTCCAGCGGCGTGACGTTTACGATGATGCCGCAACGCGCATACGTCGATTTGCCGAGGCAGATAACTAATACGTCACGCGGAATGTTGAAGTGTTCCGGCGTGTTTGCCAGTGCGAAACTGTTCGGCGGAATGATCAGGCCTTGGCCGTTTGGAACGTGCTTCGTAACGAAATTGTCTTCGGTGAAATTCTTTGGATCGACAACCGCGTTATTCAGGTTGGTGAAAACCTTGAATTCGTTACCGCAACGAATATCGTAGCCGTAGCTGGAAACACCGTAGGGAATGATCGAGCGTTGCGAGCGCAGGCCGTCTTCGTCATCGTAGGCCTTGTAATCAACCTGCGAAATTTGCTTGTCAGAAAACGGCGAAATCATCGGCTCGTTTTCGATTTCAACAATGCTGTAGCTGCAACGCGAAATCGACAAGGCCAACTGGCCTTTCAGCGAATCCGCCCAAGCAAAGAATTTCCCGTCCTGAAACAGTGCGTCGCGTGTAGGCTCACACATGCGCTTGATCCAACGATCCGCCTTAATCCCCGGCATTACAAATTCCCCGCTTGAATATCAGAAATGCGTTTCAGCATGATGTTGGTGACGTTGGCCGTGACGATATACGGTGCGCCGCTGTTGTTATAGGATGCTTTCAGCAAATCCTGCAACAAGGTATTCAGCAATTTGCTGGTTTCAGCGGCCTGCAACATGTCGCGACGTTCGTTCGCCATTTCCAGAATGCGCAGCACGCGATTTAGCGGCACGTATTGCATCAGTTCGCCAGACTGAATGCTAACGGTTGGAATCGCTTTTATGTGCTCGATTGCTTCGTCGATTTCCTTAGCCATTATTCGCCAGCCTCACGCGCAGCTTTCATTACTTCGTGCGGCTCCAGAGCCAGCAGGTTTGCCTTGTCTTTAATGCTTTCAAAGCAATCAAAAACTTCTGCTTTTTCTACAACCGGGTAGTTCTGCCCGCCAACGGTATGCACAAGGCCTCCGCACTTACGATCTTTCAGGGAATTCCAACAGGATTCTACTTCGGCAAGAACTGCGCTAAGCCGCACGTATTTTTCAGCCATGAATGACTCTCCGATGAATGACGGTTAAAAGGCCGTCCAGTTTGTTCGCCGCGTCCTCGTTAGCCACGGTAATGCAGCTAACGGAATCGGCGTGTTCGATTTGGTAATCTATCTCTAACCTATTTACAGTTTCTGTGACTGCATCAGGCCTTTCGTAGTTATCGACGTAAATTTCAATAGTCATGAGAAGTTGCGGCTACTGGTATCGACACCGGAGCTAGACGCGCTCACGGTTTGTTTAGGGGCGGTTGTTCCTTGCGGGTTCCCGGCCTCGGTCAAAAACGGTCGATACAGGTAAAAGGCTTCTGCATATTTCGATCCTTTGATTAGAATTGTTTTTCCGCCAACAATGTACCGACCGGCCACGTCGTTTGGCGCTGCGCGCGCAGAACCTTTCGAGCCGGGGCCTTGTTGGTAATCGATGGATTCCATTGATTTGATTTGCGTTGCGGCATACGTCATGACGACCATGCGCTCACTAAACAGACTGAGCAAACGCATATTCTGATAGAAAGCACGTTCGTAGTTTTCGTGAACGTTGAAACCTTCGTCCGGGCCTGTGCCGTAGTCCATGCCCGTATAACCAACGCGAGAACCGCGCTCTTTTAACAGGCCTGCTACTTCCGTATTTACAGGAATGCCAGCAGTGCCCGGAGCGTCAAGGTCCATCGATTCAATTGCGAGCTTTGCTTCCTCCGCGCCGAACGAATGGCCGAACAGCTTATAGCCGTAGTTGAGGAAGTAAGAAGAAAGACCAGAAACGCTTTTATCTTCTGCGGTCTGTACATCTACCACGTTACCAGAAACACCCGATCCATTTTTGTTGTGAACCAGTGTGTTTTTTGGTTGCTCTTTCAGCATTGCAATCAGGTCGCGATAGACCAGCGTGCCGTCCATGCGAACCATACGCGCCATGCAGGATTGCTCCGACGCAAAACCACGCATCGCCACGTCTTCACTGAATGCAATACGCGTGGTATTCAGGTTCAACCAAACTTGGAAATCATCCGTCGCGCTCGGTCCCTCATAACGCAATTTGCTTTTCTCTGCGAGTTGCTGCATCACCGACGCGCTATGCCCTTCAAAAGATTCTGCATAAACAGCAGCAGAAAACTCAGGCGCATCGTAGATACAAATAACCTGCAAAACCTTGCCGCTAGAGTTACGCGAACGGGTCCAACCAAAAACGCGGAATTTCATTTCGGGCGCTTCATCTGCGCTGCGCCCCAAACGAATAGAAATTTGTGTGCCTTCTTTCAGGTTCAAGTCACGGCTCAAGGTTTCCCCTTCATCGAACAGGCTCAACCGCATGACCGGCAAACCCATACCAAAACCTTCCATGATCCAGATTTTTTCAATCAAGTTCATCGAAGGCGGCATAGGACTGCCCGAAACATCCAGCGTACAAAAAGCCATCCCTTCAATGTTAAGCGCCGCTTGAGCCATGACTTTTCCCCTTAAATGGTAATCGTGTTTTGCGGACCAGTTGCCTTGGCACGTTGCAGGCGCGTAGTCATTTCGTTAATGTCTGGAATTTTTAGTTTGTTTCCTGCAATGACTTCCCACGTATCTACCAATCCGTTGTAGACAAGAATTGCGCGCCACCAATTGGCGGTGCGGTACGTGTTGAAGGAAATCAAAGCAGGGTTGAATTGCTCGGATGCTGTGACGACGTGCATTCGATACGACGTTACGCCCTCGATTGCTTCGTAGGACAAATCCAACAGCGGATCAATGCCGAAGGTATCGACGCGGACAAATTCGCTTTGTTTGTAAACAGGCATAAAAACTCCAAATCACAAACCAATGAAAGCTGCGTCGAGGTCTTCGCTGGTCGTAGTCCAGAAAGCCTCAAACGTAACGTTAACGGTTGCAGCAATAGGGTTGCCGCGTGCGTCGAACTGCGTATCGAATGTTGCGTTTACATCGTTGATCACGCACGGGCTGAATTTGAAGAAACGCCCAATTCGCAGAGTGATTTCATCGCCACCCAATTGCGCGACAGCCGACATGTCACCACTGCGAATTGCGTCAAGATTGCCAATGTGCGGACCGGGTGCAACAAGAAAACCCGCCGCCGTTGTAGGCGTGGTCAGCTGCATCAGTTTTTTAATCTTATCCGTCACTTCATCCTTTGCGTTGTCGTAAGCAACAATCGCAAAAGGAATAGTCAGAACCAGCGACGAACCGGACGACCAAACGGAACCGGAAAGATATTTGTTAATCGACGTGAGGCCAGTAGTTGCCCGTGCAATTTGCTCGGCCATACCGGCTTCCTCGCCTAAGCCAGCTTTACCGCCTATCGTTTCCGACAAAGGTTTTGCAAAAGGCCGATCATATTGCGACGACAAATGGAGTCCGAAGTTTTCAGGAATCGGCGTATCCATTGTGATATACGGCATGTTGTCGCGGCGTACTTCCAGCTGCACCGTGTAGATACTGGAAAGCTGTGGCAACAGGCGCGTAGGTGACGGCAACGTCGGGTTATAAATGGTTGCGTATTGTGTCATAAGTCACCCTTATACAAGTCCAGAAAGCGGGAACAAAATACCCAAGTCATTTACAACCGGGGTCAAATCGTCCAGCTGCGGCATATCGTTTTTACCGCCTCCTTTTCCGCCTCCACCTTTACCACCACCGCCACCCATAGCAGGCGCGCTAGGCGCAGCGGCGGGAGCAGAATCCGGCGACAACGAAACTTGTTGAACGCTACTAAAATCATCGCGTTGAACAGGCTCTGTCATTGGTGCGGTGGATACCGGCATAGGCGCGGTTACTGGCGCAGCGCGAGAAACTACCGGAGTATCATTCGAGTAATACGACGGCGAAGCTGGCGAGGTTTCCGGCGTAAGAGAATTAACCGATCCAACTTCTTTCGGTTTGTACAAATCCTCCGTAGACAAAACATAGTCGCCGGTTGGAGTCGAGCGCATTCCCGGTTGGCCCATAACAGGCGTCGATTTTTGCGCAGGTTCTACCTTGCTATCGCCGCCAAAAATATTGGTCGCAATGCCAGCAGCACCGTTAACCACGTCACCGAACGAAGGCAGGCCAGAACTGAGGCGCGGAATCATTCCAGAAACGCCCGGAATTCGCATCAATTCCCGACCGACTTCGCTGCCACCAATCGCACGGCTAATCTTGGAATTAATCTCGCCCAATTTACCGTTTACTTCACCCGGCACGCCGCCCATCGAACCCCAGCCAGCCCGCTGACCAATGCGCGTTACTTCGCGAGTAATTGCGCGGGTAGTTGGATCAGTTGGCGTTGCAGCTTTGCCAAACGGATTAAGCTTGATATTTCCGCTGATTCGCTTTCCTTGCGATGGCGAAGTTTCAGCAGTGCGCATACGGATTGGATTTGCTGCGCTACCCGGTCCTGTTTTTCGCACAGGAACTTGGCCGGGAGTGAGCGTGCCGTTTTGTTGCTGCATATGTAAATCATACAGCGCTTGCTGCTCTTTCGTCCGGGGCGCGGTCGGGTCCATAGCGTCAACCATCGGTGGCGTTTTTTCCACCGACATTACTTTGGTTTCACCGTCTGCTTTTTCGTCCTTTTTCTCGACAGGATTCCCTTCCGTTTCCGGTTTAATCAAGCCACCGGAAGCATCGCGATTCGCTGCGGCATCTTCTGGTTTTTTCTCACCGCCACCCATCGTAGATGTGCCACTAGATTCAGGCGAAGTGGAAACGCCTGTGCCAGTTGGATCGGTTTTCAGCAAACCACCAGTAGGCCCACGCGGCGCAGCCTCGACACCGCCTTTGGTATTTTCCTCGGCGCCTTTTTTCGCAACTTCTGTGGATTTATCCATTTCTTTTGCGACAGCGGCTTGCATTACCTGCGGGCTAGAACCGCCAGACTCGGTACTAACGCCACCACCGCCTTTATTTCCGCCACCTGCGCGGATCATTTCTACGTGCCAAGGCTCATTAGAAAGTGGGCGATGGAAACCGTATTTTTTAAACATGCCGGTCGTTTCCAAAGACTGCGCAGATTTGCGGTCAATGTCGATAGCGAAACCGGATTCATGGCGCGACGTACCGGGGCGTGCAACACGCTTGGTATTTCGTCCATATTTTACCCATAATGCTTCCTGCTCCATGCGGGTACGGAAAGCGGATTCGACGTGTACCGTGCCGCCACTGTTATTCTGCACCCAATCGCCGACCATTGTATAAAAAGCTTGTTTGAATTTTGGATTCAAACCGGCCATATTTACGTTGGAGCTATTCAGGCTTACATGTTTTTGCCCCAGTGCATAAAGCGCACCATCTGCGGGATTTAATTCAGAAGCAGCCGTACCGCCGCCAGCTTCGTCGGAGGAACCGCCACCACCGCCACCACCCTGTTGACCGCCACCGCCAGCAGCAGGCATTGCCATAATTCCGACAGTGCCGTTTGAAGCCGGTTGCATTCCGCCGCCTTGCTGTTTGCCGCCATATGCGCCAATCATTTGAGACGAATATTGCGAGCCAATCCCCGAGCCAACTTGCGCAGCAGAACCGGGGCCTTGTTTTTCTTCATTCAGCATCGCAAGAAGTGCGGCTTTTTCTTCACCCGCACGACGGAAAATACCGTCTTGTTGATCGGCGCTGGCACCGGGGAATTTTTCGCGGACCGAGGCAGCACGCATTTCCTGAATGCGCGTGATCATTTCCGCGTCATCCATTTTGGAAATATCGCGGTTGCCGAACGTATCACCCATCAGGCCTTTAGCTTTGCCGGGGCCGTATTGGGTTGCAACGCTGTAGAACGCTTCCTGCAAAGCACGCGAACGCTGAGAAATATCAACGTCGTATTGCTTCATGAACCACTTGGCAAGCGGGTCATAGTTTTCACGTTTGATAAAGGCTTTTTGCGCTTGCTCCATGCCTTTACCGTCACGCTCTACAACCTCTTTGTATTTCTTGCTGAACTCTTCGCTGCCCGGCGTCAGACCACGGAATTCATTGTAGTATTTACTACCTTCCCCGGAACGCAGGAAGTTAGTCATTCCGCCTTTTTTCGAGTTGAGCTGGTGTGCGCCATACGACACGCCGCCCGGATCGCCTTTGCCGCTGGAAATGGTGCCGACACCACGGCCACCAGATTCAAATTTTGCAGCAATGGCGCCAAAATCTTCGTGCATGGCCGTCTGACCAATTGCAACGCCTTTTGCTTTTCCTTTCGCCGTCATCTGATCCAACATGGTATTGTTGGGGTCTTCAAACGGTTTGTGATCATTCAGCCAGTCTTTCGTGTTCTGCCAACCACGCGAAAGCATTCCCGCATCTTTCTTTTCGTATACGTGGTTTTCACGCATAGCCTCAATCACTTTGCCGCCGAACAAACCGACGCCAAGTGTAAGCAACGGCAGAAGTGCGCTACCTCCAGCCAAACGCCCGCCCATACCAACCAGACGACCACCAATACCTTGCAGTTTTGGTTTAGGTGCATTGCGCATGAAACGCCCACGCTTATCACGCGGCTGGCGACTAGCTCTATCGCGTGCAATGTCACGGCGCTTTTGTCGCATTTCATCCAGCAAAGAACGTTGACGCTCGGCAGGTGTAGGTCCGTTATCTACGCGTTTAAACTCACCTTCGTAAGTATTGCCCTTACGCTCCTGCACTTTTGGGACAGGTTTTGTCGCTTCGCGTTTCATGAATTCCGCTAGGCGTTCGACCACATCGGAAATGTCACGCGTGGCCTGAATCTGTTCCTGCATCAAACCGGATTGCTGCATGAGCAAATTGGATTGCTGGCGCGTGGCTACGGCCTGCGATTTAATTACCTGTGTTTGTCCATCAATCGCGTCGGCCTGCTTGTCTTGCGAGCTGGTAGAAACGTTGGATTTCTTACCGCCCGCGCCAGCAGTGTAAGCGTGCTTTTTCTGCTCGCTAAATTTTACGTCTTCTTCATCGGCGCGAATGTGTGCGTGCTGCATCAGACGTGGGCGGGATTCCCCGCCGACACGACTTTTTTCGGGCGCCTTTTGTGAACCGTGGCGGTCCACGATTTTATCCAGCTCTTCAAGCGCAGCCATAGACTGTTACCTTTTGCGCGGTGTGCCTAGAATCGGATTTGCGGCTTGTCGCTGGTTAATCTTTTGCTGTTCCTCTTTGCGTGCCTGCGCCAGCGTCTGGTGCAAGTACAGGAACATACGAACCGGCGTATTCAAATCCGTGGCAACGTGGAATTGTGACATGAGGTTATACATCATGTTGTACACGTCTTTTTCGGTGTTGTCCGCAAAGAACTTGAGCATCGACGGGCTAGATTCGTGCATCATGATATTGCCGCATTTGGAGCAGCGCAGACGCACGACTTCGGTAACGCCGTGGAAATACTTGTCTTTGAGTTTTTCGATATCCTGAAAAAGCGTCATATCTGGCTGGGCCAGCAGGTACGCCAGCTTGGCCCTGAACGTCTTGCCGGATTTCACCCAGCGCGCCAGCTCGCCCACGTATTTCATGCGTGGATTGTCACCGACATATTCGTAAAAATCGGTAAGCGTCCCGACTCTAGGAAAATCGATTTGCGGGTGCTGGATTTTATTGTCGTCGTCTTCCAGTGTCGTAACTTTTGTCGAGGTCTGGTGTACCGTTTCGACTTGGTGATAGCCGCAAGGTTTCAGCACGTAGCCTAATCGCTTGGCATCCGCTGCGCTCATGCCCGGTCCGATTTTCCCGGCGTCGTTTGTGTAGACTTTATTCATGCAGGTATATTCTGCGCGAACCGGAACTTCGGGGAAGGAACGTTTGCGCAAATGCGCCATAACCAACATGAAATCGCCGTCGGTTAACTGATTCACGTCCACGCTACAAGCCATCTGCACCGCACGAATGATATGCTGGTGCGGACGGGTCCGCGCAGCCATACCTGTGTGCAACAAATGCAATTCCTTTACGAGAAATTCACGTAGGTAGATACGATCAAAATCGTAGGAATCGTTGTATGCAGGATTTCCGGTAGCCAAGTCACCAATGTCGGAATAAAGCGCGTCAAGTTCGGCATGTTTATTCATAACCTATCACACGAAGAAAGAATGGGCGTCGATTACCGCGTCGAATGGGTAAAGCGAAGTGCAAGTCGGGCACTCTTTGTAGACGCGCTGCATGATGCCGTGGTCGTACAGGAAATGGGCGCGGCTCGCTTTGTCGAACAGCTCCATATCAATTTCATCGCGGTCCAATTTGGTCAGGCGTTCATGCAGAGTTTTGCCCTCTTTAATGTACGCGACAGGTCCGATTACTTTGCCGTAGCGCTTGTCGGAACCGAGGTCCAGATATTCGACAAGGTGGCGCACGCGTGGATAATCCAGAGCGTCATCGATTGGCGTTTCATCCATTTCTTTTACGCTGAAATCTTCAAACGTTACGAACTGGTGGTTGTGCGCCGTGCAATCGACTTCGGTAAGGATCAGCTTGGCCGGGTCTTCCATCAGCGTTTCAGCTTCGGTGCCCTGAGCTTCGTCGAATTGCTTACGCATATTTTCGATTTCAGCGATGTTGAGAATGCCGCCAGTGTCTTTGCGTTTGAACAGCACGCCGTCACATTCCCAGTCGGCATAAATCGGGAGGTCGCGAGAATTGAAACGCAGCCACGTCAGGATATAGAAAAAATCTCCGTGAGTGAGCTGCATTACATCGAAGTCCATAACCTGCCCCACGGCTTCGATCAGCGGCGCGTGGTTTTTGGTGTAAATCGCCTCAGACAAATAAGGCATGTGCTTTGGCCGGAACGGATTTACTTCGATATGCTTGGAGGCATACGGAATCATGCGCGACGGCAGATTAGAACTATCGAATTTCATAAACACCCCGTTAGGAATAAATCACGTTGTCAATCGCGAAGTTTTGTTGAATTTTGAGGGCCTGCCCGCCGTTGTTAACCAGCTGAATCGGGCTAGTCGTCGTAGGCCACACGTCTTGCAACTCGGCGGTAAGAATCGGCGTATCAGTTGTACGTCCGTCAGTCAGCGCAAATTTCATTGGTCTTTTGTATTCGCCCGGCAGCGAGTAAACGCCTGTATCCGGGTCCATAATTTTATTGCGCCAGTCTTGAACGTATTTGAAACTACGCATGGAAACGTCTTCATAAAAGGTAATGTCAAATGCAGCCAATTCCCGAAAGCCGGGGAACTGCACAAAACGACCAGCCATGAAAAACGGTTTCATGTTGATAGATGGTACAGGCAGCGTCACCGTCTCGACATACGAAGGCTCGAAATCAAACGGTAATTCCACACAATACCAATACATGTCCAGCATCGGCGAGCGGTCGCCGGACCGTTTGCCAATGAGTTCTTCCAGTGTGAGTATTGGCATATTTTCTTCCTGCAACAAGCGAAAAAAGCCCAATGCGTAAAACGCACCGGGCTTTTGTGAATCAGAGCACGCGTTCTACGTAACCGTAGGCAAACGTGGCATCTTGGCGCAGTGCTTGACCGCCCGCACCCTCGAATTGGTATTCGCCAATTTCGGTAGGGAACATTCGGTGAATATTCCACTTCGCAGCGTCCGCACCGGTTTGGTCAAACACGGTAAATTCCGCAGTACGCATGTAATCGTCGTGGAAGCCACCAGTCTGAGTCGCGGTAGCACGGCCAACCGACGCCCAAGATTTGAGCTGGTTGTAAGTACGACCGTCGTAAACTTCGTGGTAGGCAATGTTCATGCTGTGAGTGAAAGTCTTACGACCTGCAAACAGCAATTTGTGACCGAACAATTCCACTTCAACAGGGTTGAGGGAAGCGCCCGGCAGCGAAGCGCTCAAGCATTTGATACGGAGTTCGGCACCGTCGTTGAATTCGCCCGGAATATCAGTGAACAAAAGTTCAAAGTTATCGTTCAGCATCGGGTCGAGCAACGAGTAGGCTTCTTCCAATGTTACTTTAGGCATAAGTCACCTGTCCGTTAGGAGTTAAGAGCCAATTCGATTGCGGTGTTAATGTCACCAGTTTGCGCAACGGTTGCGGTAAACAGAATCCGCTTGGCATAACGCGTCGGCTGGATAATGTAAACGAGGCAAACGTCACCATTCGCAACTTGTTCTGGCGGGTTAGTGGTCTTATCGCAAATCACTTTGGAGAAGTACACACCCTGCGCACGCTTGATCGGTTCAAGAATACGCTCCACCACACCGCGCAATTGCGCCCACAGGAATTCGTCGTTTGGATCGAACAGGCCGACCAATACGTCGTACTTCGCAGTGGTTTCAATCATGTTAATCAGGCGGCGAACAGGAACGTCCTGCAATGGCGATTTTTGCGATTGAAGTGTTTGAGCACCCCACACGCAGAAGCCATACGAGGCCTGATAGTGAATCATGTTGATTTGGTTCTGGTCGAGAATGTTGCGCTCGGGCAGAGAGTAGCGATGACGCACGCCGCTAATATCTTCGATAACGCCACGATTCACACCAGCCGGTGCCCAAAATACGTCTTTGTCTCGGTCGGACTGCGCGTAGACCGCAGCAATCGCACCGGAACATGGAACGTAAATTTCTTGGTTATCGTCGGTGCGTTCCAGAATGTCAGAGCAATACATAGCCGCAAAGCTAGAATTGCTGTTCAGAACGTTACGGCGATAATCAACAGCACGCGCAACGGTTTGCAGATCGGAAGGAATATCGAGAATTGCAGTGCAATCGCGACGGCCTTCTGCCAGAGCAATCATGGCCTGATGCACACCAGCGTCGGCATAACCGGCGTTGATCAAAATGCGCAGCTCAAAATCGTCTTCGTTGTCGAACTGTTCCCAACCGTCGATGATTTGCCCGGCGTGCGCTTTCGCGCCGTTAGTGCCGTAGGAAAGATCAACCTGCACAATCGCGTTAATCAAACGAGCGGCACCATTGGAACGAACATATTCCGGGTGATTTTCGTTGATCTTTAGGCGAATGCGAGAATCAGCCGCTTCCAGCTGATAGGCGATGTTGGTTTGTTGGTTAAAACCAGAAGTTTTATCACGCAGAGTACCCCGGTAGGTTTCGACCGGAACGCTCATGTTGGTTTCAAAAACTTGCAGCCAGAAAAGTTCGTTTTCTACGTCGTTCACATCCGGGTACATCAGGACGCGAATGCCGTTGTTCCACTCGCCGGGGTTTGCCCCGTAAATGAAAAGAATTTCTTCTGGAATCTGGTTGTGCTCAGTCGGGTCCAAATAGCCTTGGGTTGCCGCGTGAGGAACTGCAAAACCTTCAACGGTACGCACAGAGGCGTTACCGTATTCGGCGCCAGTATCAACGCGCAGGAACCACAAACGTTGCGACTTTTTCAGGAACCGCTCAGCTGCGAAATGCGCAAAAGTCAGGGACGGATCGCGAAGGCCAAATTTTGCGCGGAATTCTTCTTTGCTTGTGGTAAGCACAGGAATGCCAACGGGGCCGCGATTCGATTCACCAACAATTGCCCCAGTAGACGGGTAGGTAGTGGTTGCAGAAATTGCATTATTCCGCTCCCCACCGTACACGCCAGACGACGTGTTACTGCCGTTCTGTAATGGCATCGTGGAATCTCCATTGAATCGAAATCCTAACGGTTGCTAGGATTATTAATAAATTACGCTTTTACCACAGTACAACGAACAGGTTTATCCGACATGAGTTTGATCGTCCCGGCAAAGCTGCCGTTCAAGAAAAAATGACCATTTACTGTCAGCACAACCGGGGCGCTAGCCACGACGCCGTTGTCTTTTACTACCGGGTTTTCGCAGTCCTGTTCGGGCATCACAACATGCAAAGATTTCTGCACGCGAGGATTATCCAGAGTTCCGCCGTACTGCACGACCAACGTGTGCCCCGGCAGACCGATACCCGCAATGTTTTCCACAATGTAATGATAGCGACCGCTGTACGGATACGCCTCTTCCATTGGAACGTGCGTAACCATTCCGGTATTTTGGTTGCGGATTTGAACGAGCGGGCCGTCAGGCATATCGTCGTCGCGCAACGTCAGATAAAACGGTTTCGATATCAGCTGCTGATCAATGAAATCCAGCGTAGGCACAGTCAGGCCCAGCGCATCAGCAACTTTGAATTCCTTCACAATTTGCACAACGTTATTAAACACGTCGCGCCCATCGGTGACGATCTTGAAAGCATCGCCTTCCTGCACTGCAAAAGAGTTAGGGCCATCTGTAGCGCCAAGGTGAATCGGCGCCTTATTAAACAGCACAATATCCTTGCTCACGCCGCTGGTAACGTTTGTCACTACAGCTTTATTCGACACAGGATTCTGCACATTGAAATTCAGGTACGAATCAAACGGAATCGTATCAGGCGCGTCGATCACCGTTTCTTTGAATGCCAGCTCGACAGGCACGTCTACTGTCACTTCACGCGAGGCGCCATTTGCCGCATACGCTTCGTTGTAGAAGAAACGCAGAATGTCGTCTTTGCGGCAGTACATCACGCCGTCGAAATCCACGCCTTTTGCGTCGTCGTTTTGCGTGGGCAGATAACCCTGATACTCGCCTTGATTTACGCGCTGAATATCAAACTCTTCTGTCTCACCGGTACGCATGTTCATGGCGGAAACTTTGAGAGGCGCAGCCGTGAAAATATCTTTGTCAGTTACTTTCACTTCGACAAAGCGCGAGGCATACGCTGTGCCGACTTCCATTACCGCATCATGGAAAACCTGTTCTGAATTGGACGGGGCCGCAGGCATTAAACCGTGGCTGACCAATTCAATAGTAATCGGATGCGGGCATTGGATTGAAACGATGTTGTGTACGTCTACCAGCGTGTAAGGACGCTCGGGAGAAACCACGAAATCTTTTTGCTCTAATTCGACTTCGGTGATTTTGGTAGCGACACTGAATGCGTTCACAGCAGTTCGACGCACACGATCTACCGTGAATTGCCGCATTTCCGTGACAATTGTTTTTGCCAACGGGCGGTAAACTTGAGGTGTTTTCATTACACGTCGTCCGCTGTTTGAATGATGGATGTTTCTTCGTCTACAACGTTGCCCTCATGGTCAACAATGAGACTGTTAAATTCAACTTCGCCACGGTTGTTAACCTTGGAGATTTTCCGCTCGATACCGGTCCATGTGCTCGTATGGCAATTAATCACCAGATCGAATGCTTCTGGTTCGGCTTCGTTGTCCTTGTCGGCACGCGGCAGCTGAATTTCTTTTGTGTCAGTGGTAATGTCGAGGAACGACGACGGCAAACCACTTTTGATCTTGACGTTGAGCACTTTGGAATCAAACAAAATCAACGCTTCGCCGATGAAGCGAATGGCGTCGAAATAATCGTTTGTAACGTAGTGGAATTCGTACTGCAAAGTGACGGGGAAATAATGCAGGCTGGTCAGCGTGCTATTCGATCCGTCTACAACGTGTCCAACGCCCCGGCGTCTCAGTGTAGGCCCGGACATTCCACCTTCTGTTTTCGCAATGCTGGTCATGCTCACATACGCATACGGATATTCCGGTTGCGCAGAAGCACGCATTATTTGCTTAACGTCGTTGTTGTGAACAAACGGTAAATCTTTCAGCTTAAAAAACTTTTTCAGCGATGCCCGAATTGCAGCAAAGCTCAGATGCAAGTGCGTCTGTTTGAAGCTGTGGTTCCCGAACAAATCTCGCTCACGCATGGCAGCGCGCAGCGACGGAGAAACTGCCGTATCAGACATTTTTTGGACTCCAGAAAGCAAAAAAGGCCGTCGTGATTTCTCACAAGCGGCCTTTTCGTTAAAGCTTAATCCTGATACGGCCCGGTCGTAACGGTGTAGTCACCTTCGGTTTTTCTTGACGAATTGCCAGCGACTCGGGGTCGTATGGTTCAACATCAACCGAAGCGAAAGCCGAAATTTGAGGATCGATAAGGAGATATTCCCCATCTTCCAAATACTGCTTTTGAGTGAAAACAGCAGACGCCATCGCAACGACTTGGCCGAATGCTACTTGATCATTTCCGTGCAGAGACGGGCTGATCGTGTTTTCAGAAATCGGGGCAGTACCAAATACGGTATTTGTGGGCGGAACAGAATCGATATTATCGACGTAACTATTCAACCCATCTGCACCATCGCCGTCCTTGCCTTCTGCTACGCAACCTTGCGTTACCGCTTGGGGCATACAGGTGGCAAGAGGCTGCAACGAACTGCTCAGGAGCGAAGGAAATTCACTGCTATTGCAGGCCTGTTGAAGCACCTGCAACGCAAGTTCATTTCTGCCGTTTTTGCAACACATTGCCGCAAGGAAAAGCAGAGCATTTGTATCCATGTTTATCTCCCAGTGAATCTACACCGTGTAAAGTTTTAAGGGGCGCTCCGAAAAACTCTACACGGCGCGGAGATAATTAACGGACCAGACGCTTGCCTTTAACTACGGAACGGTTGTTCGCCAGAACGAACGAGAACATTTCCGACAGCATCCAACCTTTGGCGGTCGAACCTTCAAACGCGTAGTCAACCGGAGTCGAACGGATACCGCCGCGAGTGGAGTACGAAGCGTGGTTTTCTGGCGAAGCAACAACGTAGATTTCGCCGCGATCCAGAACTTTCTGGTTTGGTTGGCGGAAACCGTCGGTCAGCAGGGTCAGACCAACCAGAGTACCGAGCTGACCATTCAGGGCCAAGTCGTATTTGGTGATCGGATCGAGCATGGTTGCGAAATCGTTGGAACCGATAATATCGGACCAGAATTCGTTGGAGATAATTGCGGTAGTGGCTGGCAGGTTCCAGTCAGTTACAGCAGTACGCAGACGACCGAGGTTTTTGGTGGTCAGTTCGCCAGCGATATATTCCAGCGGGTTCATCATGCCAACGGTGGCGTCAGCAGCACGTTTCCACAGGCGGTCTTCTTGAACCATGATGCTTTGCAGAGCATCGTTGTAAGCGTGTTCCAGCAGGTCGCCGCTCACTTGTTCCATATCGAGAGCGTTCACACGAACGTTCGCGATAATCTCGAATTCGGCAGGCAGGAAAACGCGCTGGCGAATATTCTGATAACCAACGCCAGCAGGGCCGGTAGCCACAACAGCTTGGGTATCATGCGGAGGCATTGGAACGCGCTGAACTTCACCAGTGCGCAGGGTATTACCTACCGACAGTTTACGCAGGAAACCGTCACGGTCGGCCTGTTCGTAAACTTGTTGAGCGATGTTTGCGCCCAGTGCTTCCCAGTTTTCTTTGGAAGCCATTGCATCGCGCATCAGAGCGGTGCGCTCTTCGCGGCTGGAAGCGGTGGCAACTTGTTGTTCTGGAACAACGGCGCCGCTTTGAACGGCATTCAGCAGGCGGTCAATTTGCAGCGCCAGATCGCGCTTGTCACTGGCGTTGAATTCGCCGGTAGCGCTGGACAGAGCCAGAGAATCATTTTTACCGTAGCGCAGTTCGGTCAACGGCTCGCCGTTAGCCAGAACCATACGAGCACCTTGCATTTTGTTAAACATATGAATTTCTCCAGAAGTTCTTTTTAGTCGTGAAAATTAAGCGTTGGTTACTTTCACGACCAGCGGGCCGTAAGAAGCTTGGTCGGCAACAGGCTGTTGCAGAACGACAACGGTAGTCAGTTCGGTGCCCGGACCGGAAGCGGTCAGACGGCCTTCGGCGCCCAGTTTCGGATGGATAACATCAGCCCAATCGGCAGAAGCATCGTAGAAAGTGGTAGCCAGAGAATCGACGCGAGTAGCGACAGCGATACGATCCATTTCCGAGGAACCCAGACCGCCGATTGGCGCGTCACCGCGAACGGTTTTAGCTTCGGAAACAGTTGGTTCGTACATCATTTGAACAAACAGGGTTTTACCAACGTCGCCCGGAACTGCATCGCCAGCGCCCGGAGCGGTTTCGGGGGTGCCGGTGAAGAAGAACAGTTTGGTGCCGACGCTTTGTACTTTACCAGCAACCGGAGCACCGGCAGCGATGGTCAGAGTGGTGCCGTCAACTTGCACCAGAATTTGACCGGTAATTGGCAGACGACCAAGATCAACAACGCCGCTTTCTGGAACGGTAACATCCGAAATGATTTTCGGCAGGAAAGAAGGCGGGGTGTTACGGTTGATCGAGAAACCGGCGAAGATTTCACCAGCTACGCCTTGCGACGGACGTACATACGAACGACCATTTACTTTCGACCAAACCAGTGCTTGGCCGTCTTCGCGCAGGTCAAGGCCCGGCTCGATATCGCGGAACTCGGTGTTGAATACGCGAGTGTATTTATCAACGATCATGTGAAATCTCCGATTTTTAGAAGAAGCGGTTAGCTTTGAGGCGTTCCGCAAAACTTGGTGCAGCCGATTGTTCTTGACGTGCAGAAGCAACGGCTACATGTTCAGTTTTTTGCTGCACTGGACGCTCAACCGGACGACCTACGCTCAGCGAGGATGCGGTAGCGACTTGGCGCGGTTCAATTTCAGTTACAGCGGTTGCGATTTGATTTCGGACTTCCTGATCATATCGCATGATATCGTTGGCTTTTGCCAGAATAGCGCGGTGATACGCTGGCGAATGTTCAACGAAAGCACGCTGCAACAGTTCGTCACCACCAGAAATGCCCAAGCTTTCGAGAGTCGAGGCCAGTGCAGTGATGATTGGGTTTTCGATCTTGCGGAAATAACCGTTGTTAATTCCGGTAGCAGCGGTGGCAAGTGCGGCTTCGTAGCTGGATGCCAGTTCGGAAGTATCGCGAGCGCTTGCCTCAGCGAGAGCGGCGCCTTGCTCAGCAACTTTGGTTGCGATTTGTTCTGCTACAACTTGATCGATTTGCAGAACTGGTTTCAGCTCTTCAAAACGCAGTTGAGTCAGTGCAGCCTGTACGCCTTGGTCAGCAGCGATTGCGCGGAAAACACGACCAAAGTTTTCGCTAGCGAATTCTTGTGGGTTTTCAGCAGCCGATGCAATGGCTTTGGCGAAAGGAATACCGTCATGGAAAGCCATCCAAGTGGCTTCACCTTTGACGTTTCCTACATAATTAACATCAACAGAATTTCCTTTCATTTCGGAAGCTGCGATGGAAACGTAGGAGGCCTGCACTTCGACTTGTTCGCCTACGGCAACCGAGGATGCAGTGGCGACAACAGCTTTTTTCGCTTTTTTCGCTTTGCGAACTACGCCGCCTTTACGCGGTTTGCTGTTCGCGAGGCCGAGGGAAAGATCGTCATCGTCTTCTTCCTCTTCCTCTTCATCTTCTTCGTCGTCTTCTTCCTCTTCGTCCTCGTCCTCTTCCTCTTCTTCGTCGTCCTCAGATTCGTCGTCTTCATCCTCGTCTTCTTCGTCTTCATCATCGAAATCATCCGATGCGAGAGCGGCGAAATCAGCAGAGGCAGTAGCGCGCTCTTCTGCGCTCATATCCTCTTCTGGATCGAGGGTGCCCATACCGGTAGCAGGGCAGAAAATCGGCGATTGTTTGGAAGCGATAATGTGCATTTGCTCACCGTCGTCAGACGCGGTAGTCAGATACACAACTTCCATTTGCTTTTTGCCATTGTCCAGAACAACGGACGGAATAGCAGCAGCAACAGCCAGTTGAGGTTGATCGGTTTCGTTGGCAGCTTGCGCCATTTCTGGAATGTAGTTTTCCAGAGTTTCAGCAGGCAGGCCACGGAACACGTCGAAATTGACGGGCTGATTCGACAGTACGACATGATCTTCGCACTGCGCAGCAAACACTTCGCAGGCACCGGAAGCCAGAGCGCGGAACGCTTCGGCAGCGGATTTGCGATCTGTTGCTACAGCAATCAGCATTTCTTTTTTGGGCGATTGGGATTTGTTCTTGCTCAAGTCTTCGGCTTCCATTTTAGGTAGAGCGGAAGCGCACGCAGGGCACTTATCCAGAAGGTCTTCACTATCTGCGATAACGTGAATGCCGCAACCACTAGAGCAAGCTTGATAAAAGGCGTCGATATCGTCCTCAGCGGACGCGACGGCTACCAAATCGTGCTTTTCTTCTTCTGGAACAGCGACCATTTCTTCCCCATTAATGGGGTTGAGCATAGCCATTTCCGCGTCGGTAGTAGCGAGGGCAAAAGTGCCATCTTTACTTTCCATAACGCGGTAAGTACCAGAAGCAACAGCGCGGAAATGCTCTTGCGCTTGTTCTTGGTTGTCAGCCATAACGACGATGCCGCGCAGGCGCGAATTTCGTTTAGACATGGTTCACTCCGTTTATAGAGTTGTGGGCTTTCACCTCACATTTAAAAATTACAACGGCCAAAAATTCTGTCAAATAAGCTTCAACAGTAGACCACGAACCTTTCGACAAATTGCCTGTATACTATTATGGGCAGTGTGCCCTTCATAGTCGATCACTTCGCCGTTAACGTTTGATTCGCCCGTATAACGCCAATTGATATCGTTATGCGAGAATTCCAAATAAGCCGTACCCATATCTGTTTCCAGATTAACGCGGGCATGTTTGTGTGGCTCACCTGTTCCTTTGTGGTCGTACTCAATGTTGAATTTAGCCATTCCCTTTCGTAGCTCAGGGATATTGGTTAAATGGTGTTTTAAGGAACGGGTATCAAACGTTTGCGGCAAATGCAGGTCAGTCAAAGGCGATGCAGCTATTGCAAGATACACCTTCATATAACGCTCCTTGACGCTACAGGTTTAAATTATGGCAAACAGAAATTCGCCCAAATACAAAACGCGGGCCAAAAAAAACCCGCACAGGTCGGGGGAACCGGTGCGGGCTAAAGGCTGCGACATGGGGAGTTGAAGCAGAGCCTACGTCAATAGGCTACTCTGTTAAATTAGTCACAAAAGCGTAACCAAAAGAATCGTTTGCTTTCAACTCCTGAATGGTAAGACGGCCAAAAGTACGGCGTGGATTACAGCACATATAGCAACCGGATACGCCGCAATTAAATGGATTACGTTTATTCCACTTATTAGAGGGCTTAATACCGCCAGCCGAATGTGGGTAATGGTTCCAATCAAATACGCGCTTTGAGATAACACGTTTAGAATGGAACCGATTCAACGCCTTTGCTTCTTTATCGTATGACATTAATCAAACCTACGTGCGATGCCCGCCCCGGTATTGAGACGGGCTATCGTATGTAGTTAAATGTCGGGGCGCACGTCATGGCGTTCCTTATTCATTTGATTTCCTTGTGATTGATCGAATGGGCCGCGCACCATAACAGCCTGCATATGATCAGCAATGGTTTTACCAAATTCGCTTAATGCTTTGCGCTGTTCTGGTGACGGTTTACCCATTCGCATCATTAGAGATTGGAGCGCTTTACCGAATTCACCTTTGTTAGATATCGGGTCGCTCATCGTGCTTACTCATCGCAGCCGATATCCTGCGAACCAATCATAAAACCGAGGTCGATTTCGCGAGCAATACCAGCGCCGACGCCGATTTCCTCAGCACCAATTACATTAACTGCAACAACGCCCATAGTGGAATTCCTCTGTGCCCAAAGACGAATGTTCTGTTTATTCCGTTCAATTGCATCGTGCATTAACGGATGCTCCGTGGATCAATTACATGATCGCCAATTGCAGATACGTAAGACGGATCACCAAAGCCTTGACGATAGCCATCACCGCCGTGACGACCGCCAACGTTTTCCAGCAATGACAATTCAAAGCCGGTAATATTCTCGCAACGACGATAAGCCAATCGGCCATCCATCAAGCGATAAGTCGGTTTGCCCGGACGCGTATGCGCACACGGACTGCCTTCACCTTTACCGGCGCGATGCCCACAAATAGAACAGGTATAAGACGAATAAAGCATACCCATCGAATACGTGTTATAAATGCGTTTCAAAACCTTGTCGCAACGGTCTGCATCGCGGGTACGATCCAGCGCCGCCAGCATTACCAGTTTATGAATGTTTTTGAATTGAGTGGGGCGCATATACGTCCCGAGAATCAATCCGCGCACCCATTCCGGTTTATGCTGGTGTTCAATATACATCGGGCGACCTTCCCACGTTTTGTACGCGAGACGACCGCATTTTTCGTTCCACGCGGTAAACTGTTTCAAGTCAACAGAATCGCCGTTGGTGTTTGGAATGCGAGTAATCATTGCCGGAACAGGAACTAGAATATAGTCACTAAGACGCGGCGAAAGATTGTGATATTCAGCTGCACGCGGCAACCAAATTTGCGCTTCCAGAGTTTGAGTTTCACCCGTGCCGGAAACTTCACCGTTTACCGTTACGGAACCATCTTCGTTCGGAGTAATTCCGTGCATTTCCGTCGCTTGCAACGGAGTGCCCAGCGTAAACCCTAACGCAAGTTCACCATCATCAGCATCAAACATTGGATTTAGAACCCGTGTAGTGGTCGCGCACCCATTGGCGTGCATCGGATAGCGACTGTTTATTGGGATTCACCAACGACAACAAACCCTCCTCACTTCGCGCCACATGAACTTGCGGATTTTCTTCGTCAAATTCGTCGTGGTCGTGTGCGAAAGGATCAAATTGTTGGTGATGAATTCTTGCACTCCACATAGCCGTTTGTTGGCTACGGTCGGCGCTTTCATCGGGCGATTCGATACCGTCCATAGGTTTCGGCGTGGACGCATGAGACTCCAAAGTCGCAATGCGTTTATCCCCGTCACAAACCCACATTTTGGTACGCTGCGCCATAGGCAAATGGCGTTCATCAGGATCGCACAAAAACGTCAGCATTTAGATACCTCCCTGCATTCCGTTTTGGTGATAGAAATCCCCGTCACAGCAAAGGAAGAAATCTTGACCCACTTGGCCGATTGTCACGCGCCCGTATCCGTTATCGAAATGGTAGGCGTGATTATCTTCGTACTCGGTGACGCTGGATTCATAGCCCATGTTTTTGAACAGGCGCTGCAAACCCCGGAAACCGGCGGGACAATTGAACATCAGGCCATTACCGTGCGGGCGGTAATTGTCGCAATAACCGAAATTCAGCAGGTATTGCAGATCGGCAAAACGTGCATCAGAAGCAGTAGCGAAAATGGAATCGCCATGCTCTTTCAAATCAGCAGCCGATTGGTGACGAAGCAGATCGGCAACTTGATCGATAACCATGCCAATTACATGATCGTCGCTAAGTTCTTCGTTGTCGTCAATCGAATCGAATACGGAAAACGCAACAGCAACAATCGGATCGACTTTGGATGATTTCTTGCCATTTTTGGAACCGGCTTTTACGTCGTCGTCATCGTCGTCATAATCACCGAGGTCACGCGACTTAATCGGCTCCAGCCCATCCGCTTCGCGTTGTGCGTTGATTCTTTTCAGTCTTTCCCTATTGCGCTTTTTCTCTTTCAGGCGGCGCAATTCGGAAACGTCGTCTCGCAGGTTTTTGCCATGCTTGGAACCAGCCCACATATTGAACATGGTTACGCCCAGCAATACGCCCAGCGGTGCAGCGGCTGCGCTACAGGCCAGAATACCGGCACCCAAAACCGCGACCGTAGCCATGCCACCTAAAACACGGTGCATTGCGTGCTTAGTGGTAATACTAAGTTCGTCGGGTTTTTGCTCACCAGAAATCAGCGATTTAATTGCGCCCAGTCCCTTATGGTACATGTGCGGCATACGCTGCGATTGCTTCTGGATCGCGGTGGCGATTTCTGTTTTATTTTTGTTGATATTGTCGGAGGCTTCGCGCAGATGCGTGTCCTTAACTTCCTGCAACGCGTGCAGGGAGGTCGGGTTGATCACCGCCACGTTCGACTTGTTGAATTCCGAAATATCTTTACGGACGGCTGACAGGCGTTTGCGCCGTTCAAAGATATCCTCAGAATCCTTGAACCGCGCAGCACCAGTCTTTTTCTCTGGTGCCATTACCTGTTTGTTTTCCACATTGTCAGGATCGCCCTTGTGCATCAGGAATCGGTGACTGGAATGCGGATAGAGTTTCAAATAACGTTCGCGGGCGGCGGTAGATAGCTTGAGGAATTCAGATTTCCCCAAGCGTTTCTGCCATGTTGCCATTTCCTGCACATGGTCAGCATCTTTAAACGCCCATGCTATCGAGATAAACATGGCGTGCTTCCTGAATAGTTTTCTCTAAGATCGCAATGTCTCTTGCGAGTTCGAGCGACATTTTGCCGTCAAACATTTGCAGCAAAATATCGCGGTGTTGCGCAGCAGGGCGTAGGAAATTCAGCTGCTGATAACAAGCCATCAGCATGTGGTGGCCCCACGAATCCTGATAGAAATAATCCTCGTAGATCATGTCATAGTCAGGACGTTCAACTTCCAGCATTGATTTCACGTAGGCAATGCAGTGTTCGTATTTCTTGTGTTGGAAATAGTACAGTGCAAGGTGGCCGTAGGATTCGCGGATGTTGTCGCAATGCTGAATTGCGTGGCGATACCACCACTCAGCGGTTTTGAAATCATCGCGATTCATGTAGGCAATTCGGCGGCAGCTTTCAGCGCGGAAAGGCGCAACCTCTTCGATATCCACATGTGTTTTATACAGCGGCTCAGCCATCTGGTAATTGCCCATACCGAAGTATTCGCGGGCGAGATACTGCACGCAGCGGGCGTCGTTTGGATTCTCTTCGTATGCCAGTTTCAGCAGGTCGAGATAATGCCCGGCGTCTTTCCGTTCCCCGTAGTGAACACACAGGAAAGAAATTGTCGGATGTTTTTCGCTTACGTCGGGAACCAACAGCTCATGAATTGGGTATTGCCATGCCGCACGCTTGGGCCGGTGGATCGCCATGCGTGGGTAGGAACAGAGGATATTTCCCTGCGCGTCATGCTCGTAAACAAGCGTGTAATTAGCGGCAGTCATTTCCTCGGTAAATTCGCTTTCGATAGCGGAGCGCCAATGCGACTCGAAACGCTCGTCGAAATCGAGGGAGACACAAACGTCATAGTCTGCGGGGATCAGCGATGCAGCTTCATTGCGGGCGTGGTCAAAACGGAAAGTTTTTCCGGTGTGCATCTGGTGAACGGTAACGCCCAGCTCGCGCAAGGCGTTAACCGTGCCGTCTCTGCTACCAGTGTCCAATACAAAAATGCCGTCTGCATCTTTGACGTTTTCGTACCAGTCAGCAACGTTTTCAACTTCGTTTAGTGCAATAGCATAAACGGCAATTTTCATCAGGCTACTCGCTCAGCTTTCGGGATAGATTCGAGAATGGTTTTGACCAGTTCCAGCGCACCGTCATCGGAAGGCGGGAACATATGCTTAGGCCATTCAACCGCTGCATAATCATTGGTTTTTACGTCGGCGATAAACCAGCTTGGGTTTTGAGTCAGGGTCAAAACTGCAAGGCCGTTATGTTCGCCGTAAATCATCAGACTCAGACGCGTAGGCATATCCGCCTTGGCGCCATGCTCAACGATTTTTACGTCTAGGTCTGTTCGTAGATGCTTTTGGATATAGGCTACGGTTTGGGACATGGGTTTAGATTCCATATTTCTTTCTAAAGTCTGCGATTGGGATAATCGGAATGTCCAGCTTGTTCGCCTCTGCGGTCTTGTTATTAGACGCATTTTTGTCTTTCACAATCAGCAGTGTGGCCTGCTTAACCGTCGAGGCAATTTTCCCGCCGTTTGCGACAATCCAATCTTGTGCCTGTTGGTCGCGCACGGAAGTAAACAGTACAGCTTGATCCTTCATTTTAGAACCCGTTACCGCTTTCTTTTCCTGCACAACCAATGTGATGCCGTTACGTCGCAGGAACTTCGCAAACACTTTGAAGTTCTCTGCGATTTGTGTAGCCAATTCTTTGAAGCCGCGCACGTTGCGAATCATACGGTCGAGGTCGCGAACGGTCGTGGTTTCTGCGGCTGCAATTTCCAGAATATCAGGGATCGCTTCGATTAACGCAGTAATGCGTTTCTCGCCGATGCCTTCACCGAATGCAGCAGAACCGCGTGCCACGTTCAAGAATGTCATCTTGCTTTTCGTGGTTTGCAGATTCTTGTGAAGCTCTTTTGCGCTGCGCTCTGCGTAGCCGGGCAACGCCAGAATATCCTGCACTTTCAAGCGCAGAATTTTCTTCACCGTGTCGTAACCAGCGTCAACCAATTTAGTGACCACGCCTTGCTTAACACCGTCGATTTCCAGCACGGTAAAGAAGTGAGTCAATTCCTTGATTGTTCGCAGGCTGGATTTCCCTTCCTCATGCACCGCATACAGGAACGCACCTTTGCGCACAAATGGAACATCGGGAACAGCTGGCGCACGGGCCGCTTTCACAACTTCCATAATGTACGGAATTACATCACCGGAACGCACGGCACGAATGACCGCACCCTTGCCAAGTGGACGTGGTTTGTATGGAGGTTTCCCGCCATTCTTTTTCACGTCTTCGCGGCTATAACCGTTCTCGATATATTCGTAGTTGTGCGCAGTGAAACTGGTCACTTCTACGCCGCCAATAATGGTCGGATCGATCTTGATAACCTGCGTGATTTTTCCAAGGCGCGACTCTTCAAAAACAACATCCACAACTTCGACCAGCACGGAGGAAGCGAGGCTGTTAATCTTGAACGCGTAGGAGTGCGTCGGGTAGCCGCCAGTGATTTTGTACGGAACGTTTTGGGTAACAACAATCCCGTCAATATCGCGACCGGCATCGCCTTTACGCTGGTCGTGAAATTCGGCCAGAATATCAGCAGTGATTTTCTTCACCACCATATGCGGCACAACATCGAACTTCCATTTCTCCAGCAAAGCGAGCTGCTCATTCAGCGGCTGGCCTGCGCCTTTGCCTTTCAGAATCTCATAGCAAACCACACGAAATCGTTTCATGTGAGGATTCGCTTCGTTTCGATTCAGCAGACCTGCGCCCATGTTACGGGAAGTCTTGTAGTCAGAGGCAAAGTATTTCTGGAATACCGCTTTGTCTGCCGTGAATTCCGCACGCACGATCAGGCGACCTTTGTACGAAATGTTTTTCGGCAGCTTGAGGTATTTTAGTGCTTTAGAAACGTCTTTGCCGACCACACCGGTTTTACCCCGCGTAGTCAGCAAAATTGGATTGCCGTCTAGGTACGTAACGGCCAAGGAAATTCCGTCTTCCTTGTCCGATATTGTATAGCTGGACGCCTTCATAAATGCGTGCTGCTTCACCGGGCTAAGTGTGTGGAACTTATCCAGCGAAGACATTGGAACTTCTAGATCAATATCGACGTTTTTGGAACCGCCAACATCCTTTGCTGTCTTTTTCTTTTTGGAAATCGACCAACGATAATCGTCCATGATATCGTAAGCTTCATCGCTCAGAACTTCTTTGCCTTCGCGATAGCGCGTATCCAGCTCTTCCAGTACCGCATTCAATTCAGCGAGCGGCAACGATTGTGCAAACTTGAGGGGTTCACGCTTCATTGCCCGCTTTTGTTCCAGCGTAAATTTCATAGACGTTTTCCGGCGCTCATTTCAAGGTCTGCCGCTTTGGTCATAACCTTATCCAGCTCTTCGCCAACAAGGGTACGGCCCGGCGTTACGGATTTCATATTGCGCAAGTCTTCCATTGCTGGCACGTTGTAATGCCGCAATGCTTTCGACTCTTCGTTATACAGCAGGAGGATATCGGTCAAACCGTTTTCCTCAATGGAAACGACAACCCATTCATCACCTTTTTTCGTGGTGAGAACCAAACCTTCGTGGGCCATTACAGACTCAGGATCGTCAACGATTTCACCCTCTTCGTCAACCTCTTGGTCCTTATGGTAATCCATTTCAGGATCGTCTTCGATTTCGTCGTCCTCTTCCTCATTATTTACAGTATTGTCGTCATAATACTCAAGCTCTTCGTCCTCAACATCAGGCGTCGGATTGAGCAATTCTTCCTCTTCTTCGTCCTCGAAATCAAACTCTTCATCCATGTCCACGTAGTCGTAAGTGGAAACGAGCGGTTTGATTCGCGCTGCGTGGTCGGAGTCGCTGGTGCCATCGCTGGTTTTTCCAACGTGTTCCTTTTCCACATTGTATTTTTTCGGGATACGAATGCGGCGCGAGGGACGCTCTACCTTGCTGTCGATATCTGCAAAGGTGACAATACCTTTTTGCTGTTGGGCAGCGTGCTGAATATCAGAGTTGTTCGTGATGGTTTCGTACAGGTCGTGCGAAATGTTGATGCGTTCCTCGGTTGGCAGGATCAGGTATCCGCCGTGCGATTTACGCGAGTATCGCATACCGATCACATCGCCTTCATGCAAAGGCTTGCGACTTGCTTTGTGTGTTTTCGTGTAGACTGGCGTGGTGCGCATAACGCGGCGCCACTGGTAATCCGCACGGTCGTAGCTGTCGGTTTCGCGTGGGCTTTTTGGTGCTACCCAAAATTGCGATTCCAGTTTGTCGTTTGCCAGTTTCGCTTTGCGCATGGGCGAATAGCGCTGGCCTTCTTTTTTGGGTTTATCCGGCGTACCAGTGTAGTCTTTGAACTGGTGGATAAATTCCTTGATCGTCTCTTCCTTGATCGCCCGGTAAACCTTTTGCGGATACTTGGCGAGAACTACCTGATATGCCCCGGTCGTAGGGCCGCGTGTGGCCTTGCGAAAACCAATCAAATCATCAGGATCAACAGTAACAGGCGTGCCGTCCAAATCCAGCTTGAACGATTTACCTGCGTTGTACATCCATTCAAATTGTTTGAAATCCGCCGCCGCTGCTGCTAGGGAAATAATCATACTACTTCAATCTCTTTTATGGCGGACACGGTTTCATGCTGCAACGTATAGAAAACGTAGAGCACACGTTTACCCGGAACCGTGGCAGTCACCATACCGAAATCGATATTCACATCGGTTTCACTAACCCACTTGGCGTTTACTGGGCGCTCAGAACCATCGCTGAATTTTGCGTTAGCGGTGAACTGGGTCGGGGTATCTGCACGAATGGCATCAGGACCGTCGATGGAAATCGAAATTGGGTAAATGGTAACGTCGATAATGACCAGCGGCAGCGAAGCGCTCAGCGGGACTCCCGAAATCGAAGTCGAAGCGCTAACCACAAGCTCTGCCGTTTCCATTACCTGCTCTGCATACAGCACACCAGACGGAGTAATCGTCGCAATGTTTTCGTTCGACAAACTCCAATTTGCAGGCAATACCGAATCGGTGCCGTCCGCGTAAACAACGTGGAATTTCAGCGATTGGTATTCGCCAACGTACATCGGGCTTCGCAGCTCGATATAGCAGGACACAGGCGCCACCGGAGACGGAACAATATCCACGGTTTTATATGCGACAATATCGCCGTATTCCGCCATCAGGTTTACAGGGATTTCCCCGCTCACTTGAGAGGCTGCGTAGAACTGGTTTCCTTCAATGCGGCCAGCAATCGAAGAGGTCTGAATTCTCGCGTTAACCGCCTTGCGGGTGCCGTTGCTGAAAACCAATGTCGTGTAATACTGCACGACCAAACCTTCACGCACTCGCGCAGGCCCTTCAATCTCCAGCGAAACGGGGCGAACAGTAATGTCCACTACGCTCAATTGCAGCGAGGCGCTAATGGGCAAATCGTCGTAAACGTAAGTGCCGATAATTGTGGTGTCTTCCACGGAATCAACAGAGGCCGCGACAAAGTTTCCGTTACAGTCAATCGCGCCCGCTTTTGGATTCGTGTTGAACCACGATGCCTGTACTTCCCGATGCTTGTTATTGTCGAACAAAACATCCAATGCAAATTTCGCACAACCACGCTCCACCAAAACGGCAGGGCCGTGCATGGATGCGCTAACTGGATAAATGGACGAATCCACAACCAGTACATCAATGTGCGCATTTGCAGTTACAGAACCCACGGTGTAAGTGGCGGTGAAACGCACCGACGCACTACCGCGAATTTTCAGAAAATGAGCCACACCATTTACGCCAACGGTGGCAATAGATGGGCGGTTAGAAGCAAACGACGTTGGTGTAACTTGCCGCACAGTCCCGTCGCTAAAACGTGCGTTTACAACATAAATGCCTTCGCTATTCCGCGCTACTTCTTTTTCGCCAGTGATGGTGATAGACGTTAAGGTCGCTGGCGTATCAACGTCGCGCACCACAACAATTGTGTTTGCCGTCAGGAAAGTGCCAGTTTCTTCATGAAAATATTGGCCATTAACCTGCACGTTACGGGTGCCACTGGATACAGTACCTGCGGTAAACAATCCGGTAGAACTAACCGATCCATATTGGCTGTTCGGCACGGACCAAACGGTATCGTTTTCCACATAAACTTTTGAGTTGTCGTCAAAAGTCAGCAGTGCCCGCATTTGAAACGTTAAGCGTTCTGGAATAGGCGCATCAGGTCCGACCAAATCCAGTTGTACCGGCCATAATTCTGCCATGACTTTTTCTCCGCAAACGAGAAAAAGCTGGCTACTCGAAAGTAGCCAGCTTTTCACCCTTAAACGTAACGGATGGAGTGGTTATCGGTACGCGGGCTGAACTGGGCTGTGGTAGTAGCAGCACTACGCACAATAATCCAATCCTGCATACCGTTACCGTCGTCGTATTGCACGGTCATGGTTTTCGGCAGGTTCGCATCGTAGCCCGGCAGGCCTTCGTTGTTACCCAGCAAATCAGTGCGATACATAATACCGTCAAAGGTAACTTGGAAACCGTTTGCCAAGTCGATAATGAACGTACCGCCTGCGGACTTCGGCCACATCAAGTAGATATAATCATCCACTTCAATTGTGGTCGTGATAGTTTTCGCAGCATCGCCCGGTTTCAGGTCAAGAGTATTAGTCATGACTTTCGACACGAAATCATTCAGGCCAGTCCAACGGGTATACGGACGCCCGGTGGAATCCAGATTTGCACCCGGCGCATTAGTCAGCGATACGCCATAATCCAATTCTTCCTGAGTGATTTCAGAAGCGATAGGACCGCCAGTGAATTCACGGTTGCTAAACATCGCAGTACCGTAACGCAGCTGGGGCAATACCGACGCGCCGGTCGCAACAGTGATGGATTTCGCAGCATTAAGGTTAACGCCGTCTTCACTGTAGGTCGCAACAATGTTGGTATTTCCGTCTGCAACGCCGGTAGCCAGACCGCTAGAGTTAACGGTTGCGGCAGCGGTGTTAGACGACGCCCACGACGTTGGGTTTTTAACTTGCGTAGAACCGTCGCCGTAAGTAACGGTGTAGGTGTACTGCGCAGTATTACCAACAGTCAGGCTAGCCAGACCAGTTACGGTCGCGGAAACAGGCCAGATTTTGGTGTCGATAATTGCAATGGTTTTCTTCGCGGTAACGGTCAGGCCATTCAAGGTGTAAGACACGTTAACTTCTACCGATTTGCTGCCCGGTGCAGTCAGCGGTTTAGCAGTCAGGACGCCGGTTGCAGCGCCAATGGTTGCGTAAGTGCTGGCGGTAACGGACCACGATGCGGTTACGTCGGAATTCGTGCCGTCGCTAAATACGACGTGTGCAAGCAGCGTAGTGCTAGCATTTTGATCAACGGAATTTGCGCCGTTAATAACAATCGAATCCGGGTAAACGTTCGGATCGGTAATGGTCACAGGCAGGGAAGCAGTACGAGTGATTCCGCTGTTAGTGTACGATGCCGAAATAGTGGTTTGTTTATCGCGAATCTGATTCGGGAACGGAGTCAGCACGCCACCGGTAAACGAACCAGCGCCCGAGTTACTGGACGAGAAAATGTTCGGGGTAACGGTGTTGGACGAACCATCCGACCAGTGAGCCAGAACGGTATAAGTACCGGTTTGGTTTTTCTGGAAAGTGGACGGACCAACAATCTCGATATGATCAAGCAGCACAAGGCTAGGATCACCTTCGATTGTGATAACATAATCCACAAATACAACTTGGCCGCTTTCTTCGTGTTTCCACGATGCGCGAACAGTGACCGGCGTATCAATCGCAACCGGGTTAGCGTGGAACACACCGGTATTTGGATTGAGGGTCGCACGCTCTTGGTTATCGCGCAGGGTCCACGTTGCTTGAACGCTGTACAGGTTTTGGCCGTCGTCCATTACCACGTCAGCGCGCAGAATGTGATTGGAATTTCCTTTCACTTTTTCTACCGGGCCGACAACGGCAATCGAAGCAGGACGTGGGCCGCTGTAAGCGAATTCAGTAGTCGCAGGCAACCATTCTGCAACAAAGTTTCCGTCTGGCAGCACTTCGGTAATAAACAGCATGGTGCCGTTTGGTGCGTCGGTGCTTGGAATGGAAACGTATTTATCGGTGCCGTCGCCAGCACTAATCATGGTGCGCGGAATATCCGGGTGCGAATGCGGCGCAGGTTCGCGGGCGTCACTCATACGTGGATCATTGTCGCCAACCACAACCGGCTCAGTTTCGCTAGTGGTCGAACCATCAGCGATGAAGAAACCACCAAAACGATCAACCGATGCCAGCGCAGGACGGAAATCCTGAATTTCACCAACGATTGGGTCAGCTTCTTTTTTGAAATACTGCTCTTCGGTGTAAATCTCTTCAACCGACGACAGTACCGACCACGAACCACGATAGTTTTTATCGTCGTATTTTTCTGCGTCAACGCGACGCATCAAAACCTTGTAGTCTTCATGTTCGGGATCAGCGTTGATCCACGAAACGTTGTAAGGAACAGTCAAGGTATCTGGTTCCAAAAGGGAAACGAGTACGACGAATTGTTTTCCGCCGTACTCTACCAGAATCTCGACCGGGTTTAGGCGAGAAAGACCGCGATAGTTTTGAGCAATCGCGATTTTCTCGTCAATGAACTCGGCGAGTGTAGGCATTATTTTCCACCCTGCAATTAACGTTGAATATCGCTGGAAGTCAGCTGGCGCCATACTGCGTTGCCGCTACCGTTCGATACCAGAGTAGCGCCGACAACTGGGGTCGGGCTATTGCTGATAGAAACAGTAGAATTTTTGGTTTTGAACATGGTCGCAGGTTTTTCTGCGTGGGTATGTTCGGTAGGCTTACGCGCATCGGAGAGTCGCGGATCGCCTTCACCAACAGCAACAGGAACAGAACCAACTTTTGGCGCAACGCTCAGTTTTGCTACGCCCAGCGTGGTGACGGTCGCCGGAGGAACTGGATCATTTTGACTCAGAAGATCGGAATCTTCTTGATCATAATATTGATCCACTTCGTACTCGGCCATTGTTTCGATTACTTGCCAAGTGTGAACCGTACCGGCTGCGGCGTCGGCCTGTTTGGAAACGCGGCGGCGAGCGGCACCGTAGTACGGGCTGGCAGGATTGAAATCGAACCAAATAACGTTAAGCGGCAGGATTTCTTGGTACGGTTCACGCAGCGCAGCCACGTCGCAATGAACGCGGCGCACTGTGCTGTTAGAAATGCGGTGAATAATCGGATTGGTTTCATCCATGTTCTGGATGTTGGACAGGACTCGCAGGGAATCCCGAATTTCTACAAGTTGCTTTTCCATGAATTAACCCTCTTGGAAATCGATGGACGAACCGAAGTTCCGAATGTCGGCGGTAAGCGAAACGCGTTTCGCAGGAATGGACGGGTCGAGTACGAAATCGAGTTTCATATCGTTATTTGCAATCACGTCCGGGGTGTTGTTGGTCGTATCGCAAATGGTTGCCCAGCCAGTCAGGCCACGGTTACGCTTGATAACCCGCGCTTCTGTGTCCACCAGATTTTTGAGCTTTTTCCGCTCGAAATCATTGTTCGGGTTAAATACCGAAGGCAGGAACGATTTACGAACCATTGCCTTGATACCGTTAACCAGACGGCGAACGTTAACGTTCTGGAAGTGCGACGGGAACGCCTGCAAAGTATTCTGTTCCATGATCACATAACCACGGCCCGGAATCCGGCGAATGTAGTTAATCTGCGCTTGTTCCAATGCGTTGCGTTCTTGCAGGTTGTATTTCTTGGACAGGCCGGTAACTTTGACTTGACCGCGATCCAAACCAGCTGGCGCCCAGTAGTATTTACGCACGCGGTCGGTGTACGCGTATGCAGCGGCAACCATGCCGGAAACTGGGCACATGAAACGACGCCCAGTAACGTCATCTGTTACTTCGCCACGCGGACCGTACAGAGTGCCGTAGCTGCTGTTTACGTTGAGGATATTTCGACGGTAGTTTACAGCGCGAGAAACTTCCTCATATGCGTATGGCAAATCCATGATTGGAATTGCATCACCGCGTTTCTCTGCAATGCTCACCATATGGCGCTGAATTGCAGGGGTTTCGTAACCGGCGCCGATCAGCAATTGCACGTCGTATTGGTCGGTATCTTCAATGCCGTCCCACGCTGCAATAATCTGACTTTCGCTTGGGCGATTACCGTCTTCGCCGCCGTCCAGACGTTCAAACGCGGTGGTACGGATTTCAACAGCCGGGCAAAGCTGGTTATTTTTGACCTTAATGTATTTCGAGAAGGTGTTAACCCGCTGCTCGACATACATTTGATTTTGTTCGCCGTCCAGCTCGTATTTACGCGAGCACAGGAACGATTCTACAGGGACGCTGGAATTACCGGAATAATTCAGGAAAACGTCAATGTAGAAATGAGTCGGGTCGTTAAACGCGCCGATTTCAGTTCCTTCCGGGTTTGCCGGGCGGACGCGGACGCTAATGGCTTTCGACCATTCGCCCGGAGAATTCGCGCAGATGAAAAGCAGGGCATTAGAGACGCCCGGAGTGCCGACAACAAAACCCAGCTCGGTCAGTGGATCGCCAAGCACGCCTTGCGGCTGGTTAGTACCGTTGTCGAAATTCACCAGTTTAATCACTGGTTCGGTTGCGCCAAGATCGTCAACGCTGAGGTAGGCGCCAGCGGTTCGGGCAGTCGCGGAATCAACCGCACGTTTTACCCAAAGAACAGTTTCCGCCAACGTGTGTTCGGCGCAGTGCATACCGAAAGCGTATTTGGAAATGTCTTTAATGCCGAACTTCGTTTTCAGATCGCCGGTATCAGTAACGCGAACCCAATTGCGGGTATCGCCTTTCTGCGCCTCGATCACAATAGCGCCAACGGAGCTACTAACCTGCGAACCACGGATCGAACCGTCAAGATCGCGGTCATACACACCAGCGCTGGAGTCTAGAAAAGCCATGTAGAACCCCTTGTATGGTTGGAATACGGGAAAAGAAAAATGCGCTCAAATGAACGCAATTCCTGTATTTAAATTACATAAAGGGGATTTAATGACTTATTTCAGGCAATAAAAAAGGGCCACGAAGGCCCTTTAAGCGAAGTAATCCTCGTCATCCATTTCGGATTCCGGTATTGGTTTCTTTTGCAGCTTTTCCGCGTACAGGTACTGCTTGAAAAGTTCCACGGCATTATCGAAGTTGCCTTCCGCCCATTCGATAATGGCAGGCATGAAAGGCTTTTGCATGATGAATGCAATGTGCTTATCGATTTGCTTTTTACGCACAATGACGTATTTGGCAACCGCCGGGTAAATGCGCTGCGGTTCGTTTCGGATCAGGCAGGTCTGCACATAGCAGAATGCCAATGCGTCGATGTTATCGTCTTCATAGAACTTTTTGGCCTCTAAGAAAACATCCATCAAACGGCGCTTATCGTCGGCGCTGAAACGCATGATTTTATCAGGATGCGAGAGCTGCTTAATGGATTTAAACAGCATCAGTATTGTCGGCATTTCATCAGGCGGTGGCGTTTCCTTCGACGGGGGAATAACCGAACCATCGAAATGGTGCTCTTCCTCTTCCTCTTCATCCATGTTCAAATCGACAAAGAAACCCGACTCTACTACCTGCGTTTGAATGGCCAGCTCTTTGGAATCGGACAGCTCATTGTTTTCTTCCTCTTCGTCTTCGTCGTCTTCCTCTTCATCGTTCGATTTATCGCCGAATCCACCCATTGCAAAAGCGCATTTAGCGGCCAGCCAGCTATAGCCCATTTCAACCTTTTCAATCAAAGCTTTTCGCTTTTGATCTTCGATTAGAATGTCGTTTAGAGTGTCTTCGGTAATAATCATAGAATGTCCATCAGATCAGCTTTGTCGGAACGGGCGCTGTTCAGCATGATTGCGAATTGCAGCGGCATTCTCATTTTTTCTGCGAAGAAAGTAATGGGGTCACAGCCGTTAACCACTACGATTCGCGGGATGTTATCGTAAATCTCTAATAGATCGCGCACCTTTTCCAGCTTATGTTGGGGCGAATCCAGACCTACGTTGGTGATAATCAGCATGGAGATATTGCGTTTAACTTTGGCGTCTCGCAGTTCATCGGCAAAGCTGCCTAGAACGCGGTGCCATAGCGGCAACAGCTTGCCCTTATGTGAGCCAGAACGTTGCATATCGATTGCAACATCCATGATATTCATCGCAAGGAATTTAGCGCGTTCATCCGTCACCATCGAACCAATACAGGTAATCGGGGAACCGTGCAACGGATTGGTCAGCATTCGCTGGCACGCACTGATTTGACGAGGTACGTTTGTTTTCGGAATTACGTAATCTTCTGGCAACCATTTCGGCACCATTGGAGTAATCGAAACCAACGCATCATCCAGCAGGAACGGCGAACGCATAACCTGCATCGCGGTGCCGTCCACGCCTTGGGATTTCAACAGCTTTTGTCGCGGCGTATCAAATCGGAATTTCAGAGGTGGAGCCGGTTGCCGCACAGACGTGACAGCGCCGCGCTTGGGCTTTTTAATACCCTCTACCCGCTCAACCTTTTTCCGTTCTTTCACGGGTACTGCATCGGTAGCCATAGCACGTCTCTTTGGTAGTTACTTGTTATTTACAGTAAACGCAGTGCCGTAGGGCGTCACGTCCTTAGCGGCCTTGGCGCGCACCTTTTGGCAGGCCTCGACAAGTTCTGCGCGTTGTTCCGGGTTGAAATCGCCACATTCGTGGCGCAGGAAATACTCAGCTGCATCACAATACTGGGCGAGTGGGAAACCATTCGGCGGCACGCTCAAACCACGACTAAAATTCTGCGTAGTCATTCGTCGTCACCCATCATGGAAGCGATAAGGTCGCGGGCTTCCTGCGTGCTCACTTCGACTTGTGTTCCATCGGAGTAATACGCAACTGCAATTTCCCGGTCGCCTTGTGGAATGAATTCCACACGTTCCAGAAATGCCGACATGATAGGCCCTTTAACGATGATGCAGCGCCCATCGGTTGCCCATTTGTACTCTTCGCCTTCACGCAATTCGGGAACCGGCCACGTTCGGCTCCATCCGCCCAAATTGTCGTCTTTTTGGAAGCGCTCGATTCTGCGCTGTTCGACGCCAGTTTCGGTGTGAACTTCCATCGTCATTGCTTTGCTATTTTCCATGATGTTTTCTCAGCAAAGAGGATCAGTCGGGTGTGCGACGTTGTAGGTTTCCAGCTGCAAACGCATACCCTTGTCAAAACCGGTTGGTTCGACGCCGCCTGTATCACACTCGGCCCACAAACGGTTCATTTCGTAGGTATTGCCGATGCCGTGTTTACCAACCTGCTCGCGCACATAATTGCGACCGTCTTCGATTTCTTCCTCGGGTGTACGCAAGCCGATTGCGCTGCGAATAACCGCCCAAAGCGAACTAAGCATAAACGCACCTATTGTTGTGTTGTCTACTTGTTATTTACAGTCTTCGCAGCGCGCTCGATTCAGCTCACTTCTTGGCCCGGCGATGCTTGGCGCTGCGGCGTTCGGCACGGTTCATCGGGCGGCGATCCATGACAGACGGATGCACCAGATTAGGATTGAGCTTTTGTGCCAGACGCAAAGCTTCGTCGGGATCGTGCTTGCCCATTTCCAGAATCAGTTCCTGCAATTTCGCCGCTTGCTCTTCTGGCGTCATTTGCGCGATTTCGTCTTTACTCAGCATCAGTATCCCCTGTTGTATTTTCGCTGTTTGCTTTGCGCCTTTTTCTCAGCGCGTTGTTTTTGGATGCCCGCACCGATACGGCTAAACATGCCGCCGAACATGCCGCCCGGCTCCCGCGTAACTGTAGAAACTTCGATCTGCGCATCAGGCTCAAAATCCTCAGTAATTGCACGTTTAACATTTCGCGTCCATTCCTGCATACGCTGTTCGGCAACCGGCGTCGGCTGGTGCTTAAACGCCAGCGCTTGCTGCCATGTGTTCGCGCAGTATTTCAGCGATGCCGCCGCGCCCGTATCCACAAAGAATCGAATAATCGGCTGGCGCTTATCCGGGTCCGGTGTGAGAATACGCGAACTTTCCTGTTTCCAGTTCGGTTCGTTGTTCATCGGCATAATGTAATACAGGCACGACCACGGCTTAACGTTGATACCGCGTTGCAGCAGTTTGCGAATGCCGACCACTACGCGGATTTTCCGTTCGGACGCCTGCGCCTTCACCCAGTCACGATGGTTCTTGTTTTTCTTGCCGCCACCTCCAACAAACTCGGCAGCAACTTCGTAGCCTACAGCGCTATTCACGCGGCGCACAATTTCCGAAATGTGATTCTTGAAATGGCACGGAATCACAATGGAATGCCCGGCTTCAAGGTCTTTCAAAATCCACTGGATAATGAAGTCATTTCGTTTCTTGTTGCTCGCCAGCGATTTACCCAGTTTGACGAATCCGGGCTTGCCCTTAAACACGCCTTTGGATTTCACGCCGGTATCAACCGCGATCATCTTGGCGACCAGCTGCGCACGCATGATTTTGGATTTGACGCCACCGACCACCAAAGCAGTGATTTTGTCCTTTCCATCTTTGCGCGTTTCTGTACCAGTGCAACCAAAACGATAACGCATTTTCAGGCTGTTCATGACGCTAGCGAATTCAGGCGCACCCGTTGCCTGTACTTCGTCCACAATCACGGTGCCGAAAGTTTTGTTGCAGGCTTTCAGCAACTTGCGGCCTTTCTTCGACAGGAAACTCTGATAGGTAATAATACCAATCTGAATATCCTCAAGGTCTTCGACTTTCTTGATAAATCCGTACAGCTTTTTGCCAGTCTTGTTTTGCAAGGCAGGCAGGTTGGTGGACTCTTCAATATCGCCGATGAACTGGTTAAGAAAGTCGTACTGGTCAGCCATCAGCAAAACTTTGTGGCCCAGCTCAATCGCCAGTTTCAAAGCAGTCAGGGATTTACCCGAACGCGGAGGCAGAACGAACAGGCCGTATTTAGCCTCTTTCATTTTGCGCACTGTTTTCAACTGGTAGCTAAACCAATCGCGATCTTCCCCGAGGTCGATTTTCACCTTGTAATCGAAGGGCGCCCGCGTGCGCTTATCAACGATTTTGTAATCGCTGAAACGGATACGCATTTTCTCTTCGATGTTTTCCCGGTCGCCCAGTGGCAGGCCAATGTATTCGGTATTGCCGAACACTTGCGACTTGGCGAGCCGATAGGAACCGTTGAAGTTTTCGCAGCCCTTACAAGCGGCAACAGGGCGCTCAGGCCGCAAGTCGCAGGCCCGGCACCCTTGATCGGAAAAGAAGTCGTGAAAGTATTCTTTCTTGACGCGCTTTTCACTCAGGTCAACACGCGGAACATACAGCTTGTCTGTAACAATGATTTTTCCCATAGCGTTTTTCTGGCGTCCTAGTTGGCGCCACTAGGGGAACTCCCGTGGCAACCGTCAGTGCATGGATGTGTTAAGCGTGCATATTCCAGATTTACAATAACCGGCCACTGCTCTTTTTGGACGTATTCGATCAGGTCCAAAATCATGGAGTCATTGCCCCACCGCACAGGATAAACCTCTAAGTTGTACGGCGAGTTTTCCGGCGCGGCGTAGTAATACCGATTTACCAGACGTTTGGCGTCTTCGATACCGGTCACAACCGCAATGAAAATCCCGCCGCCAGTATTAGCCAGCTGGGCGCCCGCGACGATGGTTTCTAGCAGTGGCTCGCTGAACAAATCTCGCACGTTAAAGAACGATGCGTAGTTGCTGAAAACCGACCACGATTCCAGTTGCCCACGCAGCAGAATTAAACGGCTAGCCATGCTTCATCCTCTTTCGGCAAAGCGTGAACCATAATCACCGGCAATTCGTTTGCACGCACGTAGTCTTGGGCCTCGCACACAAGCGGCATTTGCAGATTCAAATTGAAAAGCAGGTAGGCGTCCGGGTGAGCGGCCACCTGCGAATCAAACAGATTGGAAACTGCCGCAATATCTTTGGTTTCCAGAACATGCACGGCATCGAAGGAAGTGGCGCCAGTGCTGACAGTCACCGCGCCTTCCGATTCATCCGACAATACATACAAATTATACGGCTTGTAACCTTCCAACAATTTGCGCTGAATTTGCGTCAATTCAAACACGACCATATTGCTATGCAGCAGGTCGGTCATGATGAGGTGCATGAAATCAAGGTTTGTTCCGTAGGCACCGACATAAACCGGCTCGCCAGTTTCCTCGATTTGTTGCAGCACATGCGCATGGGCGTCATGCAGAACAGATGCGGTATCTTCCAGAATAACCACGGTTTCGCAATCTGCCAGTTTGCTACCAACAAGGGAAGCCATAACCGCCGTTTGCTCAACGCCAAATTCTGCATAAACAAAAGCTTTCATAGTAATACCTGTTCTGGTCGGGAAAGAACCTTGACCAGCTCAACCATGTTGCGGAACATGTAGTTGGCTTTATCAATGTCCTCAATGATGATTTTTGCAGCCTTTTCCAGCACTGCAACGTCGCTCTGGAATTCGTAAAACTGTTTCATGGACGATTCCACGAATGCCTTACGTTCTGTTGCCGTCGCGATCACCTTGAAATTGCCTGCATATTCTGACAGCAGATAATCGCGCACATTGGAAAGCGTGCGGGTCATGGCGTCGTTAATCTTGGCACAGTCGCCAAGGATTTCCGCACACCGGGATCGAACGGCTTGGTCTTGCAGCATTGCCTCTGCAAGTTTTTCAGGGAAAGAACGGGAACGTTTGCGACGTAACTCTCGCGTGATACGGGTGGCGTGGAGGCGCTGCAACTCAGAATGCAACTCAGCAAAATCAAGATTGTATGCCGGGTTGCCTTGGAAGTTTTTCAGGAATTGCTTGAATCGCGAATCCCGTTTGATAACGCGGCGCAGCGCTCCAATATCCGACATTGATTTACACCTCTTCCGCTTGTGGAATCGCCGAGCTGTAATGACCGGCCATCGCGATCAGGAAGGAAGCCACAGACAAAACAAATTCGTGATGAATATGCGGCAGATTCAGCGGCTCCGGTTCACCCCACGGGAACATACGCCAGCTGCGGCGATACCAGATATTCACGTCTGCCAGTTTGTTGATTTCTTGGCCCAGTGCTTCGGCTTCGGCTACGTCTTCTGCGCTAGGCTCGGCGTGGAAACGTACCCACTGGTCAAGGTCTTTCACACCCGCGATATAATATTCGCGCTCTTCCGGCGTCAGCTCTTCCCATTTGCGCCACTTATAGCCGCATAGCGCTGCGTAAGAGGCGATCATGCAATAGGCCATAAAGGCGTTTTGCGGTTCATCGTAAACAACATAAGTGGTTTCGTATTGGCTCATGATTCCGTCACCAGATAAGGGGAATCGGCGTGGCCGCTAATGGCCAACACCGATCCAGTGCCTGTCTTGAATATTAACAGTTTTTGCTTGTACGACGTTACCGGCATCTGTTCAAAATCAAACGACTCGCGCTTATTGCACGATACGATCAGCTTATGCTCAGACAGATCGGCCTTTGACGCATCCGCGACAACGAACAAATGCCCGTAGATTGAACCACGGGCATTCACGAAGTTGTACATTTTGCAGAAGCGGTTTAACTCATACGGATTTTCGTAGTCAATGTGCATTGGCGTGTTCACCAACGGACGAAAAAACAAACCGATATGGTAGCCGTCGTGTGCGCTTCCGAACTCTTCAAAAACATCCACTTGGCGAACCGTATGCGTGAACGTATCCGCCAAGCTAAAAATTGGACTTACATCCGGGCGCCTAATCATTTGGCCTCGTCGTATGTTCCGATCAGCGTGAGTTTACCGCCATCGACTTTTGTTTCCAGCCGGTAGGAGGACATGGCGCCCACCACCTTGTAAAAATTCATGTCGATTTCGATACCAGAAACTTTACCGAACAGGTCCATGAAAATGCGCGGGTCTACGCGAATATCCAGAGGCTTGCCGGTTACGCTGGCTTTGAATTTGTCAGAGACGCGACCGGCTTTACCCTGCACGCTCATGGTTGCTTCTTTCGCTTCAAGTTTCAAAGCCATTTTTGTTTCACCGTCCGACAGCACAGCCATGTTCGATACAACCGAAACGGCTTTGGTGTCGAAGGTCATTGCGCTAATGGTTTTCAGATCATCCAGCGCATTATTGTACTGCACGGCCTGCCCTACGTCGCCGTATATCAACTGGCCTTCTGGTAGCGATACCAAAAACGTGTCGCTGGTGGCTCGCACGCGACCGCCTTCAATAGAAAAAGAGATTTCATCGGAATCAATGAATTTCTCCAACACACCGAACGCTTTGGCAGGCAATGCAGTCTTGAGCGGTACGGCATTTTTCACTTTGGTTTTGAACAGTGCGACGTGGTGTTCGTCGTGGCAGTACACACGCATTATCTTTTCGCCGACTTCAAAAATAATCGGCAATTCCGAACCGCCGTAGAAGTCGGTCAGGCGTACCCGCTTCACTGCATCGCGCAGTTTTGTCACAACTTCTTTTGGCATCGGTTTGGCTTTCTTGCCGACCATCTGATGCTCAAGCATTTGGATATCGTCAGCGTCGAAGTCTACCGCGTCAATTTGCGCAGTGAAATTGCCTTTCTTTTCCTTGAATGCGATCTTGCCACCGCCCGATTTGAAAACACAATCACTTCGGGATTTTAGCAGGCCGCACAACAGCATGGCGTCCACGCGAATGGTGCCGGATTTCGTCGCTTCGCCATCGATCTTGGCACACGCCAGCGCATCGGTGGACGTGCCGATCAGGTAAACGCCTTTGCCTTTTTCGCTGGCAATAATAAACTTGGCGTCGTCCGCTTTAATGTAGGTTGTAACGTTGTTGATCTTGGCGAACGTGGCGGCAATATCCTTGCCGTTCGCGATGAATTCCAGCTCGTTACCTTCGTGTAATTTCATTGTTTTGTGTATCCGAAAATTGGCGCAAATTCGTAAGGCGTCATGGTGACGCGAGCGATCAGGGTTTCCGACTCTTCCTCATACAGCAGGAAGCAATTCCAGTGGAAAACAAGTTGGAAACTATGCAGCACTCGGGATTCCAAAGTGTCGATCAGCATGTTCAGCGATTCGCTGGTGGCAACCAGATCAAATTCACCGTCGTACACATGCTGGATGCACTGTTGCAGAAATTCCTGAAACTGCGCAAGGCGCGGATCAGTATCGTCCACGCCATGCACGTCAAACGCTATCAGGTGGATGGGAGAACCTTCTAGATTTTCACACCCTTCTTCTTCCAATATTTCGCCTGTTTCAGCGCCCATTCGGGTCCGTCCTCTTTCATACGGCTCATGATTAGTTTCATTGTCTTCTTAACGTCCACGTCGTACTTGAGCACGTCGCGCTGGCCTTCCAGAGTCTTTTTCAGAATCGTATCAAGGCTGTCCTTGTCTTTCATCCCGAAATCACCAGTGAGCGAATAGTTCCAGCCTTCGCACTGGTCGAGCGCATAACCAAATTCAAAGTCGATTGCCAACGGAATGTCGAACTTGAATCCATGACGTTCAATCATCTGTTCTTCCACAGCAGAAGTCAGACCTTTTTCGATCATGGTAATTGCAAGCCAAACGTCCTCGTATGCGCAACTGAATTCGAGGGAGTCGTGTACGCTGTTCGCCTGAATGAAATCAGGATAATGGCCGGTCTTTTGGTAATGCTCAAAACGCTGGCGTTCAATCTGCCGTGCGCCTGTCATCATAAAGTCAGAACCCATGCCCTGTACTGGACTGTTTACAGATTGACGCTCAGAACGCGACAGGATGTTGCCCGCGTCTTCGTGTGATTGCGGAGTCATCAGGCCCCACAGGTTACGACGACGGCCAAGCGGCGATTCCACATACAGGAATTTTCGTGCATGTTCTTTGATCTTGTCGAACCAACCTGCTCCCACCGGGAAGCGTTTAAAGAACTTGGTTGTCAGATCACGAACCATTTCCACCGTGGCGTCAATCGCCTTGGCAGTACCCTTTTCACCCTGTTGGTAAATCAGACCGAAAATTACCTGCTTAACGCTGTCCCGTTTCGGCTTCTCAATTTTCTCAATTGGAATTCGGAAGAAGAACGATGCGTTAACCTTGTGAATGTCACCCTTGAGTTCCCATTCCTGCCCGAGTTCCTTGTTAGGTGCGGTGCGGAAACGGTCGCGCAAATCCATACCAACACGGAATGCTTTTGCTACATCTTTGTCGCCGGAAATCAGCGACCAGCAACGGACTTCGTGAACCGCATAGTCCACCTTGATAATGATTCGGCCTTTCGGCGAAACAAAAAGACGTTTGATCAGCTTACCCATTTTGCTTCGCGTTGGAATCGTCTGCAAAGTAGGATCGCGTGCCGATGTTCGACCGGTCACAACGTCAAGGTAGCCAAAGCGTGGCCGCATACAACGGTCATAACGGAAGTCTTCATCCTCCGACCACTTCTTAATAAAGCTTTTGACGTATGCGTTGTACAGCTTCTCGATTTTGGTCAGCTCGGTGAACAAGGCAATCTCAGGAACATCCTTATATTTCTTCTGGAAGTCCTTGTCGATTTTGCCCTTGCCTTTCTTGTTGACCGACAGCGGTTTCAGCTTGAGCACTTCAAAGAACAAAAGCTCTTTGTGCTCGGATTTCCTGATGCTGAATAGCTGGGTTTTCGTGCGACCGAACAGGCCCATAGACGGCACGCCTGCGCGCTTCGCCAAAAGCTTGTTGGCTTTCTGCACACCCTCGGACGCATACAGCTCTTTGACGACGCGGTTACGTTCCTTAACAATGTGCGAATCTTTCGACTTCAACTGGAACAGCCAATCGATATCAACGAACGAACCGTTGAATTCAAGGTTGCTCAGCGTGTGAATCTGGTCGCTCAATTGGTGCGATACTACAGATTCGTATTTCTTGTAGCCAATTGTCTTAGCGTATTTCATTTGCAGACGATGAATATGCAGCAGCACGATCACGTCCACGGCCATGTACGTAAGCACCGGCCCTTCTAGTTCCATGTCCGCGATGAACGCCCGCTGCTCTTTACCGAAATCGGATTCGTAGTAAGCGCGACAGCCGTACTGCATCGTGATATTCAAAAGCGAATAATAGTTCCGCCCTGTAATACCGCGAATCGCTTTGTGGTTTTCATCCTTGGCAAACTCCGCCGCGATAACACACCACAGGCGGGTTTTGAACCAACGCACCCCGAGGTCACGACGCGCTGCAATCAGGTCGAACGCGGCGTTAGCGTAGAGGTTGTATTTGTTCTTGGATTTGTACTCGAAGTAATCCCGCAATTCCTTTTTGATATACTCCAGCTCTTTCGGCAAGAACGGCGTATCCTTGTGGAACAGAGGGAGGATGAATGCCCTGCCGGTTTCCGTCGCAAACTGATACGTTACCGTATAGTTTTTTCGCCGGTTAAGCGACCGGGACTCGGTGTCGATAGCCACCACTTCGGCGTTGATAATCACCTTCATCATTTTGTCGAATTTCTTAATCGTATCTACCATCACGATTTCATAATCCAACTTCGGAACCTTGTACATCAACTTGCCGTCATTGAGGGCAGTAGTCAGGTTCCGCGACACGTAACCAGCAGCCGCCATCGTTTCGTCGTCTTTCTGCAACGAACGAAGCGACAGGGTAGAAACGTGTTTGAATTTGTGGCGTTTGTCTTTGTGCGTAACCGTGGTTGAAATCGGCACGCCATAGAAGTGTTGCCACTGAATGCCTTTGTTGCCGACGTGTTGCGAAATGTAATCGCCGTTTAGTGCTTTGGTCGGATCAGGTCCGAACGTTACAACGGTGTCCGGTTTGTAAGTGGTGATAATGTATTCAAGACGTTTCTTGAATTCCGCATGTGCAATTTCCATGAACGCAGGCACACCGCCTACGGTCTTAAAGCTGTGATAGGAAATCGCCAACCAATTGTAATCGTCAAGCTTGTTCGGGGCCTTGTTGTAATCCTCAGCAGCCCATATCAGGTTGCCGAACAAATCCCCTGTAGCGCCATCGAAAATTTTCTTTCGACGGAGTGCCTCCCCCGGCATGTAGTCCAAAACAAACAGAATTTTCCCACGCGGCTTTTTGGTTGTGTGCTTCGCCAGTTGTACGTCATCGAAGCCGGTAACGTCGTACTGCCTTAGCGCCTTGCCGTATTTGTGGGTAAACTCTACATATTCATACTTCATAGCATGACCCGCAATATGTGAACCCCATGTCCTATATTTACAGTTTTCGCAGACACAAAAAACCCGCCAGTCCCTAATGAGAAAGGCGGGTTAGTCGTTAGAACAGACGCACATACCGACAGATTTCATCGATACGGTCTTTGCACTCTTGCGGTGTTTCGTAGGCGAAGTGCTGGCGCCCCATCGTCAGCAGTGTTTCACTGGCGAGAGAGCGCACACCTAGCTGCGTGTAAACTTCCCAGTTGATAGGAAGTTCATAAAGGCTTTTCGGCCCACCACGCAAAACTACTACGGGTTTGTGTTGGGGAGCCGCGTCGATGAATCCCAAAAATCTAGGATGATCTTTCCACAACATCAAAGCGTATTCGGTGTCAGGAATTTCCTGAGTGGAAACGCCGTCGTCCAGCCCGTCAATCCGTGGTCCCCAAAACTCGCCAGAACCTAGACCGAAAAAGCCGAACAAATCAGACGTAAAGTGACCGGCCACCAATTGCGGGAAATTGGTAGTTAGAATCCGGTACTCTTTTCCGTTCACCTTGAGGTAGGCGTAGTGAAGCGCGATTTCACTACGCGTCATCATCGCCGCTTTCCTCGTTTGTTTCGGGGCGCACGCTCACCGGATTCGGAATCGGATTCGGCGTCGGCGTCACCGGCTTTGGGGCACGGGTACGCGTCTTAATGATTTCTGCCATTTTTTCCGGCGTCATGCTGCGGTGATTCAGCAGGCGCTTTCCGTCCCAATACAAACCCTTCGGCAATTTGCCTTTTGGTGCGAATGGCAAACCGTTAGACGGTACGCCCGGAACGTATGCGTCTTCGCGCTCAAAAGCTTGTTTTGCGCGAATGCTTTCGCCACTCCAAATGCCGTCAATGGCACCCTTGTAAAAACCGAGGAACGCCAGCACGACCTGTTGCGCCATCAGTTCTGCTTTACCAGTTTGCATAAATCCTCCAGTGCTAAATGGGCCTTCCTTGGCCCGTGCTACTTAGCGGGTTTTGTATTTGAAGTTGATTTCGGTCAACTCTTTGATCGCTTGTTCTTTGTTCGACACAGTGACGTTGCGCGCCACTTCGTTGATCTTGGAACGCAGATCAGTTTTGTTTTTACCGAAATACATCCACTCGCCATCACTGCGCTGCCACTTCACACCACCGCCCGGAATTGCTTTGCCAATGTGTTTGACAATGGCTGGGTTAGTGCGAATGTCCACGCAAAGCATAACGTGCTCCTCGGTGAAAATCGGGAATACACGAACGGCTTTGCGGTTGCTGCTCATGCGTTTCTGCACGGCAAAGAATGCAGGCAGCTCACTTACCGGGGCCAGCTCAAGGCTGTACCAAAGTTTGTGAGTGTTTTTCGTACCCGTTTCAAAGGCGCTGTTAAGCTTCTCGAATAGGGTGTTGAAGCGAGTGTCCACTTCAAAGTTATCGTAGAACCACTCGTAAATCGTGTGGAACTTTTTCTTGTTGTTGACGGTGATATACGCGTAGGCCGGAGTATGCTTGAAGCCGAATTCTTTCAGGCTTACTTCCTGCTCGGTTTCCATCATGGCTTCCAGAGTTGCAAAGCCGTGGTAGTACGCCGGGTGCAGAGAAATAGACGCGACTTCTTCGTCTTCATATTCCAGCTCTTCGTCTTCCACCTCTTCCTGCATAACGCCCATGTTCGGATCGTCGGTCGGCTTGAGTTTCTTGCCGCCGCCAATCTTGATCACGCCGCCAGTATCGTAGATACCGTCGTTGAGCGGTTTGCCTTTCTTCTCGTTCTCTTCGCGCTTGTCGCCGTCCGCTTTTTCTTTCTTGATGATGCTTACGTCTTTCTTCTCTTGCGCTTCGCGGATTTTCCGCTCCTTTTCTTCCAGCTCTTCCTGAGCCTTACGCTGTTTCTCCAGACGGATATTGCGCTTGTTGTTCCGTTCCTCTTCGGTGTTGGTCGCGTCGGTCGAAACGTCGAAGTATTTCGCTTCGTGTTCCGGCGATACCGGGTTAGTAGCCATGTAGCACATGCTAACCGGGATGTTTTGACGGGAATCCATACCAGCAGGAGGATTTTTCAGGTTCACAACGATACTGGAAATTTCCTTGCTTCCTTTCTTCTTCAAGCGGAAGCCAACAATTTTACCAGTACCCCACTCGGTCAGAGCGGGTTTAGTGCGCATCCGGGCAACGTGGTCGGCGGCAAATTCCTTGTCACGCAACAGAACTTCGACGTTTACCAGACCCCAGTTGTGCGGATCGTTTACCTGCATGTTTGGAACGAACGGACGCATTTCCATTTCTTTCGCGCCAGCCACGTTCGGAGCAGCTTCGATCACAAGCATTTCTGCTTTGTTTTTCGCACGCATTTCCGCGAATTCTTTCGCTTCCACGGAGTTCAGGGCTTTGTAGTTTGTAACCATGTCGCCGAATGGTTCATCACGCAGACCTGCGGTAGTTGCCAGCATTTCGATACTGAGGGAAAGACGGCGATCTTCCTTCTCGGTCAATACTTCGGCATTATTCAACAAGTCTTGATACAGCGGGTTTGCAGCTTCGGTGATTCGTGCGATACCGAAAGTTTTGGAAATAACGCGAGCAAGTTTTGCAACTTCCATCGTGTTATCAGCCAGTACCCAGTCGAGGAACACAACGTCACGGGTAAGACCGCCAGTGCCTTTCGCCGCTTCAATTGCGCCCTTAGCGTCTGGTCGCCATACACGGGCTGCGGTTTGGTTCAGTGCGCCCGGACCCCAAGGGGCTTCGGCACGAATCATACGCGATGCCAATTGCAGGTTGTGACCTTCGGACATGCCCTGTTCGTTGGCGATCAGAATCTGAATTTTGTCATCAGTTTTAAACTGGTTAAACATCTTGACTTTATCAGGTTCGTCACCAGTGAACTTCACAGCTTGATCTTTGTAGTTCGGCGGCAACGCATCGTAAACAGCGGACGCGGAGTGGTTGAAACGGGTGATAATGATCAGCTTGCCGCGAGGCTCAGCTTTCCAATATTCGCTGTTTTCGTCAGGCGGCAGACCGATTTGCGAATCCGGCAATTTAACGCGAATTTCGCCGTCGGTGTATTTCCGCGCAACGTACAGCTGCCCGTTGTGCTCGACCAGATCAAGCTCGACGTATTGCTTATTGCGCTTCCACTGGTCAGGGTTGAAGTGCTTGTGAACGAGGTTAGCGATATACGACGCTTTCCGCGAAACAAAACCTTCGCCCATGTCGCCGAATACTTCTTCAAACGCAGGATCGTACTGCGGAGCAATAATCAGACGCTCGAAACGTGCGAGGTGTTTCTCCCACATTTTCTGCGACAGATGCTCGCCAGCAAAGTCTTCGTCGTTATCCTCAAACTTATTGTCGCCTGCTGGGCCATCGTCTTCGGAGTCCCGGTCAACTTCGCGATCCAGCTCTTTGTTAGCAGCCTTTTCCGCTTTCTCTTTCTGAATCATCAAGTTTGCAATTTGTTCTGTGGTTTGTTTCAGAACAAGTTTGTACAGCTCTTCGTGCAAACGTTGCTGTTCGATTTCTGCCGGAGTAGTACCGTCCACGCCGTCGAAGTCCACCATTGGAACCGGGTGGAAACTCTCAATTGCAGACGGCAGCATGTAAGCCCAATCCTTTTTGTTTTTCACAATAAAGGAAATGTAGTTACTCAGCTTATCCACTGCGCGCTTACCGTTGAGCGGGGTAAACGTACCGATAACACGATCACCGGCTTTTACCACACTTTCTTGTGCGTCGGCGTTCGGGTTAATGTTTGCAATGTCGCCAGCACGGAAAACGTGCGGAGCTTTCAGTGCAATTTGACCTTCGATATCCTTTGCACGGTCAGGCATGATCGTACCGGTCAACAGGCGCAACCATTTAACCGTAGTCGAAGTGGTCAGAGCCTTAACCGCACGGTGACGCGCAGACGTGAAGTTTTTCAGGTTGTGCGATTCGTCAATTGCCACGTAGGTCGGAGCAATACGGCGAATCATTTCGAGGTTTTGCGACAGACGAATCTGCGTAGAACCTACGCTGACTTTTACGGTACGGCCACCGATGAAAGTCATGGAAGTGATGAAAATGGTGTTTGGTGGAGCGGCCAGAGCAGCTTCCATCAGACGTTTTTCGCCCCAACGCTTGAGCGTACCGGCGGTAATCGGGAACGGGTTCCAGTTAGAGCCGAGGAAATACTTCATTTCATCACACCACGTCGGCACCAGACCGTTCGGGCAGATGATCAACGGAACCACTTTAGCGCCACCAGCCGCCGCCATATCCTGCATCAGGCAGGTAATGTCGATAACGCCTTGACCGGTTTTACCGCCGCCCGGAGCCACCGCAATAATTGCGAAGCTTGGCGGATTTTCTTTACGCAGATAACGCTGAATATCTTCTTGGTGCGGGAAGATTGCGCGAGCATCTTTGGTTTCCAGACCGGGAACCTTGATATCGTCGGCGCTGAAAGATTCGTCGGGTTGAATCGACTTCACTTGCGCTTCCGCTTCCGCGAAAATGGTTTCAGAATTCGGTGCGTATTTGCCGAGCATCAGGGAGAACGGCAGAACATCACGGAAAATCTGAGTGTTCGTTTGCGGGTGCAGCTGTGGAACGATATGACGCGAACCTTCCTGATCCGGCCACGGACCGAAATCGAGGTTTACATCAGCGCCTTTTGCATCCAGCCAGTGCTCTTGCGGAACGCTGTTAATTGCGTCCAGCATTTGCTTGTAAACCTGACCGCCGAAATAGGTGAACAGTTTCGCGAAATCAGCAGTAGTCGAAGACGACGCACGGAAATAGTTCGGGTGATTTTCCAATTCGTCTTCAACTTCAATCGAAGTCGGAACGGTGTCGGCAGTTTTCAGCGAATCGTAGGTTTCTTTCCAGATGAAAGTACCTTGCTTGCCCGACGCTGCGTCAACAGCCGCAAAGAACAAACTGTTGATAACCGATTGAGGTTCGTGCGAGAACCGTTCGATTACAGTGCCGTCTTCATTCAGGAAAGTTTTGTAACGGGTGAGGGCGTCGTGGCCTTCGGTCGGCAGTTTGGTGTAACCGAGGTTGCGCATTGCGGCTGCCAAAAGTTCCGGCAATTGCGGAACAATTTTATCACCGTAAGCGACACGCATATACGCACGTTGCAGACCAACGAAAACTGGCGCATTGGTGAATTTTGTTGCTTCGCCCAGCGAACCGTAAACCATTTCTGCTTGTGCGTAAGCAGCCATAGTGTGGTCAGGACGGTTAATGGTGAACATCGCTTGCGCAAAAGTACGCTTTACCGGACGCTCGCCTTCCTTCGCCATGTTGTAACCGAGCCAATCCGCAATTGCCAGCGAATCAGTGCTAACGGCGCCAACTTGGTGAGTGGTGGTAACGGCGCCAGCAGTTTTACCTGCTACGGCATTCAAACCAAAGTCCCAGTCGTAACCGAGAGTACAGCCGTTAAAACCTTCGATTTGAGCACGCAGTTTTTCCAGACGTTCCAATTCCTGCGGATCGACATGCGGCCAGAATGCAGCATACGGCGACCGCATATAGGCAGCAACGGTCATTTCGTTGCGAGCGATAATGTCGAGGAATTCGTCCGAAATTCGTTCGTGCTCTTCGGACAGTTTACTTTTGGTCAGAGTTTCCGCGTCTGGACGAACACTCAGAGTACCGTTGCTCTGAATGAACATACCGTCAGCGTTACCCTTGGTTTTTTCAACCGAGAATCCGTTTTGCGCACGCAGCGCCGGAATCTTTTTCAGGGTAGAGGCGCTGGTGGTGTAGCGCGGAATGTTTTCGATCTTGATCGCTGCGGTGTTGTGCAGGTCGTAAGTGATCTTGGTTTTCTTCGCACGCATTACCTGCGAAATGTACACGCTAAACCATGCGTTTGCACGCGACAGGCTAACGGTTTCCGATTCGGCAGATTGCGTAACGAAATGCGCAATATCAGCTTCCAGCGTATAGCGAATTGCAGTGCGCAGGGTAACGTTCAGCAGTTCGGCTTCAAGCGCGATATGCTCAGGATCGTTTATCAGTTCGTTAATGCGACCGTTAATGGTGTGCGCACCGGCAGCATCATTGGTGGCGGCTTTGCGGGTTTCCCGCGCCAGTTCCTGCACTTTTCTGCTTGGCTGTTTCAGCACTTCAATTTGCAGGAATTGTTCTGCAAGCGGATTCGCCAAAACCATATCGGTAACAATGTCGCCGCCACTTGGCAGTTTAATGCCGGTGTGTTTCAGCCAGATTGCTTCGATATCGGTAAACTTGGTGTCGATTGGAATGCCGCGATGAATCAACCGCTCGCTAACGGCAGTGGTGCCGAACAGGAAAACGTTGATTTCTTTTGCAGCTTCCAGAATAGCCAAACCTACCGGAGACTGCCAGCGACCACGACGACTATCGTTTACGAAATAGTTGTCTTTTCCACCTTCGCGCAGTTTGTGCTCAGGGTTGGTGTTTGCGTCTTCTTTACCAAAGAACGGCGCAGGCAAACCTTCTGCCGGGTCTTCACCGTCACCCATCATCACGATATCCAGACCGCCCGGATAACGCTTAGAGCGCAGGATGGTATGGAAATCGGTTTCAGGACGGCGCGAAGCACGAACGAAGTTATCTACCTCGGTAAGGATCGATTTCGATTCGCGCTTGCCTTCAAAAATCTTGACGAAGATTTCCGAAATCAGACGTTCGCGTTGTTCCTCGTTGTAGCTCGACAGAGTGTTCGCGTAGAACATGCAGGCCCGCATAAAGCGGAAAAACATGTTTACGTTGGACGTTACGTCGGCCAGCGATTCCAGAACAGGCAGCATGAAATCGCGGCCAGCCTTGGGGAAAAAGAACGATTCAAATTCGGCGTTACGCGATGGTTCCAGCGATACGGTACGCAGCGCTTTTACAAAGTTGGATGCGGTTTCCGACAAAGAACCTTTGCCTTCGCCGTCACCTTCATCGCCTTCGTCTTCCCCGTCGTCTTCATCAGAAGCCGCGAAAGCGTGATACAAATCTTCTTCCATTTCTTGTACTTGACCGCGCACGGCAGCGGCCAGCGGAGTCTCATTCCAGTTAGCACGTTTCATTCGGAAGCCTCTGAGAAAATTCCACCTTGTTGGATAAGAACGGTCCACACGGAACTCGGTTTGCGTTTGTGTTCCTGTGCAATTCGCACAAGCGCACGGCAAATCGCTACGCGGACATGTGGGTCGCGTTCATCGCTGAGGGTGTCGGCGGTGTAGTGTGCGTAAAGGTTATTGTAGATTTGTTTACTGAGCTGTTGATACAGCGCCTCTACCACTTCCTCCATATCGAAGGTAGGCGGTGGCAGTTCAGGAACATAATCGGCGTAACGTTCCTCGGCCAAATCCTGAATGGTGTTACGCAGGCCTTCAACGATTGGCAAAATTGCCGAAAGTTTTTGGGCAGCGTCCGCATTGCCTTTTTTGATAATTGCCAAGACAGATTCAACACTGTCTAGCGCGGAACTATGACTCATTGTAAGTCTCCAATAGATGCCCGTCGCCACACGGCAAAGAGGGTTTGTTTTAGATCAGGATAATTAGGCAGCTCCACGTCGAAATACACTTCGTAGAACAACGCCAAGTTATCGCTTTTTAGTCGAGCGATACTGATTTTGTAGTCGCGCCCTAATGCAACGGAAACCTTATCCCATTCTTTAACGTCTCGCACCTTTGACGGGTGGCGATCTTTGTAAACGGTTGTGGCTTTTCCATCCTTTATCGCTCTGCTGGCAGTAAGCTTTAGGGATTGAGGTACTTCTTTCAGCACCTTGACCGAGGCCATACGCTCCAGCAAATGATTTAAGGAAAACCGTTGCGCTTTCAATCGCGCATTGCCGCGCACAATGAAACGTTTAGCGACATTGGTTAAACCGTCGCTTTCGATTTCGATATCAAACGTGTGCTTTTGGGGCACCAGATGGTACAAAAGGAACTTAGAATGCAAGGCATTGCTAAACTCCGTATACCTCTTATTTACAGAAAAGAAATTGCGCAGGTCGTACAGGCATTTGGTTCGGGAACCAGCCTGAGTCAGCAAAATGCGAAAGCACTCCGACAAAACCTTTTCATCAAGTTTCTTAGTCGCAGGCAATTCCGTAAAAGCTTCCCACGCTTCTTTGAAGTCGGTGTTAATGTCGGAGGGTATTTTTCGCTTCATCTTTTTTCTTCTTTGCCAGAATTAGATGCTTAGAATTCCTACTCGACGCACATTGCGCGTGGCAGTCAGCGCAAAGGGTGCGCAGGTTCGCCATTATGGATAATCCGCCCTTGGCTACCGAGCGAATATGGTCTACCTGCAAATAGGACGTGGCCGGGCAACGTGTGCATTTGTAGCCATCACGTTTCAGAACTTTTTCACGGAGCGCCATCCAATCGCCAAACGATCCGTAGGCCTGTTCTTTCGTGCGGCGTACCTTCGCGACAACCTTGGCTTTACCCGGAGAAGAAATCACACTTTTTACACGCTTGGGCGCCACACGTTTTCTTTGCATTACATGAGTACCTTGTTAATGCGGTCCACGGCTTTGGCGTAATCCTGAGTCAGCATTTCTGCGGCTTCACCTACAGAGTTTTTCAGCTTTTTCAGAATCTCTTCGCGCACGTCTTCGTCTGCGACGAACTTAGTCAAAGCGCCGTGCATGTGGAAATAAATGTTAGTGAATTGCTGCGCCACTTCCATATGGTATGGCTTGAGCACACTCACTTCCATCTGTTGAACTTGGGCCGTGATATCCCGCGATGCGCGCAGGTCGGCGATCACTTCGCGAATCTGAGAATAAATGGTGTTAAGCGCATAAACGTCTTTGTTGTAAATGCGATCTTCCATTTGCTCTTCAAGGCGCGTAGCCAGACTTACCAGCTGCTCAAAAATCCGACGTGTTTCTTCATCGAATTCATCAACAGGCGCTGGCAGTGCTGCATACTCTTCGATTGCCTCGACAAGCATTTGCTTACCTTTCCCGGCTTTCTTGAGTGCAGCAGGCGAAGCAGGCACAAGGTCTTTGACCTCTTTCAAAACGGTGCCGTCTTTCGACTTCTTTTTCTTTTTCTTTTCGGTAGGTTCCTGTCCAACCTTGTAGGTATTATCCTCAATGGTGAACGGCTCTTTTGCTTCTACCTTTTTCTTTTTCTTTTTCAGGTTCTTGCCACGGCTACCTTCCTCGGCATCGCGGTTGCGGAACTTGCCACGCTCGTCTACACCGTCGTCATCGCCGCCACGAACGGAAATAGGTTTTACGGCAGAACTTTTCTTAGCCATAACTTTCCCCACCACAACAGACAAAAGGGGACCGAAGCCCCCTTTTGTATATTGCGAAGCTTAGAAGAACACGTAAGAACGAACGCGATCCATGAACGCTTGGAAGTAAGCAGGACGGCGAGCGAAAACGCGGCTGTAGAAAGCTTGGAAACGGTCAACGTCGGCAGCGGCAGCGGTTGCTACAACTTCGCCAGCTTCCTGCACGTCTTCTTCTTCCAGATGGTCAGCGCCAGCGATAGCAACGATCATTTCGCGGTGAACCATTTCTTTCTGACCGTTCGGACGAACAACCATGATATCCGGGGTTGGCGAACCGTCGTGATTGTCTACGGCAGCGGCAGCAAATGCCATTTGCATATCGCAGGATTGCTGCGAAACGTAGAAAATCAAATCGCCGCCCTGTACCATTGCGCGATCCTGAGCGGATTGCAGGTGCAGGTTTTTGTTGTTGAAATCGTTGTGGTCGGTCGAAGCGCAAGCCAGCAGGTTTTGCATGATTTGCAGATCGTCGGTGCCAACGGCTTTAACCATGACTTCGCCGGTTGCGGTTTTACGCAGTGCCCACAGCGATTCGGCTTCGCCATCCATCATGTACATGTTGGCGGCAACAGCTTTGAATTTGTCGCGGTTATTGTCGTTGTAAACAACGCGCTCGGAAACCACACCGACAATACCTTCAAACACATGCTTGGCGGCGTCGGTCGCCAGAGTCATGAAGGAACCCGGAATCGGAGTAATGCCTTTGAATTGTTGGCGAATGCCTTCAAAGACTTGCTCTTTGGTTGCGTTTGCAGAAGCGGTTGCAACGATACGCATAAAGCGATCATCAACTTCAAACGCTTCACGAATATCAACTTTGGTTACAGCGGTTTTAGCCGAAGTTACGAGGGCAGCTTGGGCTTTGGAAGCATTGAACGACATAGGAATGTCTCCAGTTGGTTATATCAGTTAAATTACGAATTGTTTTAATTCAGCGTTCCACAAGTGTTTGAATTCATCACGAATAACAAACACCATCTTGCCACGCGGCAGGCCGGTTGTGTCCTTTGCTTCGGGGCTATGGAACGCATCGCTGTACAACTCACATCCAATTACCGTTCCCAGTTTGGCCTGAGATAGGATATCGCTTTTAGTAATCGGGTCCAGCATGGTTGCAAACAGATCAGAACCTAGAATGCTTGACCATGCGTCCGCATGAACCAAAACGTATTTGGATTTGCAGGCAAAACCCATCACGTATGCAGGCTCGGTTTCAATAAGTTCTACGTCAAGCTGTACGCCGTGAGTCATGGCTTCGGGCAACCGTTTAAAGTATTCCGAATTCGCTATTTCTTCCTGAACTGGGGTTGTCTCAGGAACGTCGTGCTTAGCCGCATGGTGCGGAACAAAAATCACTTTGCCTTGCGTTTCAGGCGAATGATCTTTCAGGTGCGGCGGCAGAAAGGCATCTGTGTAAACGCGACAATTGGCCAGCGTGCCTACGCTGCCATCCAGCACTAAATCGTAACGGGTGATCGGATCAAGCAAATAGGCCCAGTGATTCATGCTTGCGATGCTCGCCCACGCACTATTATGGATGAGAACATAAGCAGCTTCTGCAAGATAAGGAAGCGCTTTATCGGGGTTGTCGAAAACGTTTTCGTCTACAATCTCGCCGTGCTCCAAAGCCTCTTGCAGCCTTACGAAATACTCACAGCCTGCCTGCTGTTCATCATCCGTCGTGTATTGCTTCGTCGGATGTTTTGCGGCAGTGGCCTCAAGCAGTTGCACAATTTTTTCACGCAATTCTTCGTTACAAGGATGCTCGCTCATTTATTAAAACCCCATGTCATTTTAGTTTTAGAAGAAATTGCGGAAGAAACCGCCAGTAGAGCCACGGCCCGGATATCCCGGCAAACGCGTCATTGGTGTATTGGAAACACCCAATACGCCGAACGCTCGGCTGGAATCAATGAAGCCTCCGCCTGCGCCACCATCGCCACCCAAAATGCCAGCACGACCCAGCAGTTTTTTGTATGGCTTTACCTGCGATTCAATTTGCGCATCGATACGACCCAGTGCGCTTTCGAGTGCAGGCGTGCGGTCTACGTTTAAGCTAACCGTTTGACCGCCGAAATCAAATGCTAACGAACCCTCTGCCAAGTTCTGCGAACCCAGCGCGTAAATTGCGGAACAGGTCAACCAGCAATCAAGCAAAGCACCCTGCATATTCGTGCCGGTGAAATTCGTGATATTTGGTTGCAGACTGTTGAAGAAACTCAAGCCACGGCTCAAGTATTCCATGAGGTCGGATTGCGTGTATTCCAATTCAGGAATGATATTCGCAACTCGCGCCCGGTTAATGTAATCCTCAAGCTGGCGCGCAGCTGTAAGGATTTGCGGAGTAATCATCCACACTTTGTAGGTCAGCGTGGTTTTCGCCAGCTTGCGCGCAGGCGTATGATCAACCAGCAAAGTCAGCGGGAACATTTGCGCTTTACCTATCACGGTCGGCATATCAATAACGGTGCGCTTTGCTTGCGCTTCCACCTTGATTTGCGGATCGGTAACATCCCAATCGTTAAAGATCGTTTTGTTGTTGTAGAAAAGCGAAACGGTAAGGGAATCTCCCTCTTTTCCCGGCTTGGCTTTAATCCCATTTTTGAAGTCTGCGGGAGTCGCGGCAACAGGCGGTTTGTATTTGATCGGCACGGTCAATTGCATACGGGTATCACGCCCGCACAAAACAACCAGATCAGAGTCCCGCCCTAATGTCGCCGGTTCAACTGTGATTTTTGTTCGCGCCTGATGGTGCCCATCCTGTCCTTGGAAAGTCCAGCGCGCAACTAAATCAACAGAGTCCCGCAAATCCATGTTGGGGATTGGCAAATCTGCCATCCATACGCCCGGCTGCGTGGCGTGGTTTTTGGCGTAGACCTCGGCAATCACGGATTTATCAACGTCAAACAATCGTACTAACGGCGCGGGGCTATCCTCTGCCGGTAATACAGGATCGTCAAAATCGTCAAAGAATTCTTCTGTGATTGTGCATGTAGTGCCTTCGTAAACACTCATTAGTCAATCACCCCTTGCGCCAACTTATTCGTCAGCGTTTCGATATCATGCAAAGCGGAATCATCCAGCGGCAATAGGCTCACCAATCCAGTTTCATCCGGCCCCACTTGGTTTTGCACGTAACGCAACAGGAATTGGCGGATATTATCCTTTGCCTCTTCCTCATACTTTTCGTAGTATTTGCTACGGCGCCGCATGGGCAGATTCGGTGCAATGTAGCGGACATAGTATTCAGTGAATTTCGGTGTCCATTCTACCTGCAACAAATCCGGCATTCGTTTCCAGAAATCCAGAACGTATTTCCAGTCGGGCATTGCGGTGTAAAACATTGCCCGAGGGATGTTCTGCCGTAGAAACTTGGTTGCCGTTAAATCTACGCCACCACTGAATTCTCGCATGGAACGAATCACGGCTTTTGTGTAGCCGCCAGCGATATCAAAAAGATAACGCTGGTCGCGTTCCATCATTTGCTGCATACGCGCTCTGGTCAGCACAACCATCGGAATGGAAATGCTAATGAATTCGTCCGATTGTACGTCGGTCGGTCCCCAAATTGCGGTGTACCCGCGCAGCCATGCGACATGCGCAGCTTTTGCAGCTTCGTTACGCTGAGTCCGGGCAAACGTGAAAACTAGACCAGTACGGCGCACATTCGCGGGCGGCAAATCAACTAGGCCGACGCTAGTGTTTGTGTACTGGCTCCAAACGTTCACTAGGGTAAACGTCGTTTTCGTCAAGAATGCTAACGGAGTTTTTCGCAATTGTTCCTCAAGGTAATCGAGGACCATTTTGATATCGATCAGGTAACGATCAGTGTTGTAAGTGGTGATGTAGCGGTCGCCACCGTAGGGCCATGCCGAAAGACGGAAATCTAACGGCATGGGAATGTAGATTTTCACTTCAACACAAGGCTGTAGGAGTGCATGTTGCCGTCGATAGAACGCAGCGAACGTGCATAACCAGATTTAACCAGCTTGGCGATATTCGGGAATCGATCAAACGCACGCAGAATCTGCGCCTGAATTTCGCGATCACCTTCGGGGAATTCCAGCAGCACTTCGTTATTTTCAACGGTAATGCCGGTAATGCCTTCGATAGCACCGACGCGGGCCTGCACTTCGGTAGCGTCAAGATTCAAATCAGCTTTAACGCTAAACGTTACGACTTCGTGCAGCGCCACTTCGCGCTCTACGCGGTTGATCAGTTTGTTTGCGATATCGGCGGTATCTTTACCAGCAACTGGGCGGCCAATTTCGTATTTGTTCGGCAGCACAATACGGTCGTGAACATTCACGAAAGTAGTGAGGTTGAATTTGTCATCAGCCGGAGCCAGACGCGCAGTAACCACAACTACCAACGCTTTGTGGAAGCCGTTGGTCATGTCGCGCCAGTGAGTGATATCGATGTTGAAAACGAAATCAGTAACGCCGTCTTTGGTGCCGATGTTGACGAAATAGCCAACGGTGTCGGCATCGTCCAGCTCTTGCTGCGCGTCGGTTACGTCTTCACCTGCTTCTTTGCGGGCATCGATTTCTTTTTGCGCAGCTTCGATACGGGCACTTTCGATTTCTTCAAAATGCTTTTGCACACGGAAGAAAAGGTCATTAACTGCTGGCGGGGTATTACCCTTCGACAGTTCGGTCATGCCGTTAATGGCTTCCATGTACAGATCAACCATTGCGCTATGACGTTCGGTCATTGGTACAATTTCAGCGCGCATACGTTCGTTCTCGGTTTTCGAGCACGCTTCGATAATCGCTTCAATCTGATCAATTGCATCGCGCATTTCCAGCGCGTCGAGGTTTTTCTGTAGCTGGCGTGGACCGGGCAAATCCAGTTTATCGACAACCAGCGAATGACCAGAACGACCACCAATTTTCTTTGGTCTGCCGCCTACGTCATCGCTGCCGCCACGAACTTCGATAACGCTTACGCCCGAGGCAGTAGCGAGGTGACGGCCACGGAATACTTTACCGAACAAAGTACGCAGCAGACTGGTAAACTTGGAAATCAGTTTGCTGTAGCGGCCTTCGTTCTTTTTGTAGTATTTCAGCGCCTGCTCTGGCGTCATCCGTCGGATATAGCTGTAGTCTTTTTTCATTCTTTAAGAATCCATGATTGTGTTGAGTTTATCTTTCTCAGTCTTGCCGACGTTGAGCAGTTTTGTCAGCTTGTTAAGAGAGCGTGCATCATAGATTTTTCGTTTACCTACGATGAACGAAATCATCTTGTTGTTACCGTACTGGGATACGCGGTGGATGATATCCGTGTTCGGCAGATTCACGGCCCGGCGCAGGTACGGCAAAACCCGCTGCAAAAACTTGTTGATATCGTCCGGTTGAACAAACGATTTCAGCACAACGTTTAAGCGGTCTTCGGTGACTTCGATGTTCTTAACCAGCTTAGACGCCAACAGCTTATCGTCTTTCGGTTCGGGCGTGCCGATATACTCGAAATCCGACAGGTTATTGGTTAGATACAGTTGAACATCCTTCGCAGTATCCACGCGTGATTCGTCGCTGGAAACATACGGAGAATCTGGAACGGAAATGCGATATTCCCCACCGAGCAAAGTGAGTTTAACGGTAATGGGACCACTAACGAATCCGTTAGCGTCGGCAATACCGCCGTCCGTGCGGAAACAAATCATTTGATAGTCAGGCAAACGGACGTGCAATTGCGTGGTGTGGCTAATCTTCGATAGCAGCTTGTAAACAGGCTCTGCCAGATAGCTCAAGTGCTTGTCCATTCGAGTGGAACAAACACCATCAATCAGATTCAAAAGGCTCTTTTGGAAATCGTGAATGTTGGACTGCATAACGCCAATCATTTGGAAACAGCGGTCGCGTTTGGAATCGCTGAATTCCTGCACAATGGATCGAGCACAACGCAGTTCAAGCAAAGAATCAACGCAAAACGTAAGCGCTTCAACACCATCCGACACTTTCAGCTGGGATAGTTTCTTTTGGTTGAATTTGGAAACCAAAACGCTAGTGGTCATGTTAATGCGGTTTAATACAGCGACAACCTCATTGGCGTTTCGGGCGTTTTTTAGATCAATGACGTTCTTTGAGTCATCAATATACTTTGATTGTATTTGCAATGCTCGAACACCTAAGAATATGGTGGGTATATCGTAAAATTACCGTCCAGATAGCAAAAAACCCGCCTTTCCTAATGGATTGGCGGGTTTTCTGTATTACCTTAACTCAACCTAGAAATCAGGAGAAGCTAAGTTTCTTCGGCATAGCGCCGCTTTGTTTCTTCACTGCGCCACCGCTGGCCTTGGCAGCTGGTTTAGCAGCGGCGGCTGGTTTAGCGGCAGGAGTTTTCTTGCTTGGGGTTTTCTTGTCAGCTTTAGCTGGTTTTGCGGCGGGTTTAGCTGCCGGGGTTTTCTTCGGACGACCCGGAGATTTTTTAGCTGGCTTTTCAGCTGCGGCTGGAGCGGCTGCGGCTGGGGTTTTCTTTGGACGACCCGGAGCCTTCTTCGGGGTGCCGTCTTTTTTCACGCCATGCGGAGCTGCCGGAGCGGCTGCGGCTGGGGTTTTCTTTGGACGACCCGGCTTTTTCTTTTCAGGCGCTGGAGCTGCTGGAGCTGCGGCGGCTGGAGTCTTTTTCGGACGGCCCGGTTTTTTCTTTTCTGGAGCGGCGGCTACTGGAGCGGCAGCGGGAGTCTTTTTCGGACGACCCGGTTTGCGTTTTTCAGGAGCGGCTGCGGCTGGGGTTTCAGCCGGTTTTACTTTTGGCTTACGGCCCGGAGTTTTAGCCGGGGTGCCGTCTTTTTTCAGCTTTAGACCCGAGGTTGCTGGGGCTGCGGCTGGAGCAGCGGCTGGAGTCTTTTTAGGACGACCCGGAGATTTCTTCTGAGCACCACCAGCGGCTGGCTTCGGATCAGTATTTACCAGACGTTTGCCTTTCGAGCTGATTGGCTGCTTCTGGAAGTTGCTGATGAAATCTTTCAGGCGGAACGCACCTTTCTTCTTGCTCGCCTTTTTGATTTTATCAACCACTTTCGAGTGGGCCTTGGTGGACTTCATACGCTCGGCTGCCAGAGCAGAACGCTCTTGTGCGTAACGCTGCTTTTCAGCAGTGCGCAGTTGAGCACGCTTGGCCGGGGTGACTTTGAGGTCACGGATTTTTTGCAGAGCTTTTTTGTGCTTGCTTTGTACCTGACCGCTCTTTTTACGCAGCGCTTCACGCACTTGACGCTGAGCATCACGGGCGGATTTCAGCTGGCCGGCAGCGTGAGTACCGGCGTGGCGGTGCTTACGGCGACGAACATAGGCAGCTTTAGCTTTTTTGGCTTCGGCTTCGGTCGCACCGTGGCGCATGGCACGCAGGAAAACTTGGTGGGCCAAGTGAGCCAGTTTGTCCTCATGGGACATTTTCTGGTATTTCTCTTTGGCCTTTTTGTTGATTTTGTGCTTATTCTTTTTGTAATAAGCTTTGTGTTTCTTGGCGTCCTTGACGACCTCGGCGCCCTTTTGCTTCTGTACAGCTTTAGTAGCCATCGGGATGTTCCTCGATTAAAGGTTTGTTTAGGTTGGCTTTAATCGTAGCGCCACGATGCTAACCAACTTAATCCTAAATTAGTATGTAAAAACAAATACGCTTTTGCGACCTAACCCGAGGAACCGCCCCAATAACTACCGTTTTATTACACGCTAAAACCGAGCTGATTACAGGTGGCTTTTGCTTCTTTTAATGCGCGTTTGATTTCTTTTTTATCGAAACCTTCGGATACGAGGAAATCCGCTAATCCTGAAAGGGGATCAATATCCGACCGATCAATCGTAAATACTTCCTCAGTATCTACGCCCTTTTTATCACCTTCGCCAACCCAAACAATGCCACCAGTGATATTCGGATATTGCAGCATTAAATCAGGAGGCAAAGGAACCTCACGATCAATATGCAGCTTATAGCGAATATTCTGGTCGTTTTTAAGCTTTTTGTAATCGTTCAAATCGTTGATGAAAACGTTTTCCAGCGTGAAGCCCGGTTTATTCTCAACGAACTTGTGTTTAACGTCTACAACGTCACCGTCCAGCGTGGCCTTGAAATGCACAAAACCTTTCGGTAATGCCTCGCCGAAATTCTTCTGGAACGGATTACCGCAATACACAGCACGTTTCGCTTTCATGTACTGGTATTGGTGGATGTGTCCGCTAATGGTGAAATCGTTTTTATGCGTGACCAATTCCTGCTTGGTTTTGAGGGCACGCCCATTATCACCAATTGCGCCGCTGTATTCAACGTGCGCGAAATTCAATGCACCCTGCTTTTTGCTCAGGGTTTTCAAACACGGATAAGGCAGCAGGTTTACCGGCACGCCTTCTATTTCGATACGCTCCGGTTTCAAGATAATGCGCAGGTTTTTGAAGGCGCGAGTCTTGGTCAGACGCTGCATGAAATTCATCGCCATCTTTTCGATGTTTTCAAAGTCGTGATTGCCCGCGATGTAGATGATGGTTAGCAGCTTGTCGTATTTGTAGAACAGATTAAACAGCGCGGTGTAGGTGTCAAACGGCAGGTTCGGATGATCGGAAATATCACCGGGAATCATCACGTATTTAATGCCGTTATTCAGCGCGTATTGGAACATCTTTTCTGCTTCTGCGAGGATACGTGCATCGCCATCCTCGAAATGCTTATTCAGCCCGGTCAGGTGCCAGTCGCTGGTCGCAATACCTTCAAACGATTTGATAGCCATAAATCCTGCTCTAATTGTGCCGTCTTCTATCTATTTACAGTTAGCCCGTACCGGCTATACCACGCTCTAGTTCGCGTGTGATCGTGGTCTTAAATACGATCTTTTCTAGAGGACGATCAGGCCTCCAGTCATACGAAACAATAACGCTGTGTTTTCTACCACGGCCAACCTTATTTGCTTTGCGGCGACCCCGCAGGATTACACGATCAACCTGCTTACCGTCTTCGTCTAGCAATGCGACTTCGCAGCGGTTTTTTCTATCGCGAATTGTGTAGGATTCGACAAGGTGAGATTTGACGTTGAAAAAGTCTGGCGTTTTGTGGCGAGCCAATGCGCGCTCAAGTACCGCTTGGCACTCGTTCATCATTTGGGCGCGCTGCTGTTCGGGCGTTTGCTCTACATGCAGGGCCTCGTAAATACGGCGCTGGATTTCTTTGAGCAAACGCATTTGGTTTATTTCTTCGAGGCCCATTGTTGTTCCTTAGCGGAGTTTGATCAGCTGGCCGGGGAAAATCAGGTCAGGATTTTTCAGATTGTTAATGCGCGCCAGTTCGCGCCAATCGGTGCCGGTGTACATGCCGATTTCGGACAACGTATCGCCCGCACGGACGCGGAAATACCCAACGCGAATAGCAGCGATAAATTCCGAATAATTGTGAACGATGCTAAGGGCACTGCGATCCACACTATCCGGTACGTTGTCAATCATGGCCTGTACAGCTAAAGGCAGGTTATCTGCAATTGCGTTGTCGCACAGGAATTCCGGCTCAGCGGGCTTCCACATTTTTGCGAACTTCAAAACGTTTGGCACGTTGTCCGATTCGACTGGCTCAACCACAAGGCAGGTGGCCGCGCCGTTGCAGATGGTATTTTCGTGGCCCGCCCAGCAAGTGAGCGTGTTACGAATCTTTTCAAATTCGCGGTGATTCACTTTCAGTACGACTTTGCGGAACGAGCGGCGGTGCCAATCGTTGTACCACTCAAGCTGCTCATGAGAACGACCGGGCGAAGTGAAAAATTCGTGTGCATTCAGCATCGAATGGGCGACCAGCGTAGGCACCATGTAATCCGGCGCTTCGTCAATTACCGCAATGTACATTTTCTTCATCGGAATCTCACAGATATTCGTCGAGTTTGGTAATGCCTGCGCGAGTGCAATATTCCATCAGCGTGCCAATGCAATATTCGTCAATGTGCCCGGCGCGAAGGTCGGCTAAATCTTCGTGCGTGATCATCAATTGCGTGCAGAGTGCTACGTCGTCTTTGCGCGATGCTTTGATCCAGCGGTTCAATGTACGCAGGATACGGGCTTTAATGCGTAGCTCGTCACGCATACAGTCTTCGTCAATCAGCGAATCCCACACATCAGGAACTGGTTTTTGCGGTTCGCGGTAGGAATCGGTAATCAGCGTCACGTCTTCGCTAAGCTGGGTGATTTTGCGCTCAGGCGTGTCCTCGACCACACGCGGATAGGTAACGGTATTTTTCGGACCTGTTTCAGACGGCACCACAATCGCGCCCATTCCGTGCAGTGTGATATCCACATTGAGATTATTATTCTCCACGTCTTCCGGCGTATTGTTGGTTTCGTCGCAAATGACTTCGTAGTTACTCATTCCATACCTTCCTTTTTCTCGACGCCAGAATTAATGGCTCGGATATAACGCATTTCGTAGGCACTGATTTTTAACTTCATCGCTACGTCGTCTTCATCGCCTTCCATCTGCAACGCTTTGCGGTACAGATCGACCACTTCGCCGCTCAGCAAATCCATCAATTTGGCGACTTGTTTGTCAGTCAATTTGATTTTCTTGCTAAGCGAGGCAACCCGCGATTGCAGTTGCTTTTCGGTTTCCGTCGAGGCCAACCATTTGCACACAAGCTGGCGCACCGGGGTTTGGTGGGTAGCAGACGGCATGGTATAAACGAACGACATGAAATTCATCAGGAAAGTATGCTGTTCGCGAGCGACTTTCTTGGCCGCTTCCACCACGTCGAATTTGGTACGCGTGATATGCTGCTGCTTTGACGCAGGAATGCTTTTGAAATCGACAAGATTAAACCCGTCAACGTGGAACGCTTCCGCTGCTTTGTAGTCTACCGGAATCACGTTGTACATCGACAGGGAAATAGGATCGTCACAGACGTAGCAAATGGTTTTATCAGTGATGCTTTTGCGGTGCGCCTCAAACGTAAACACGTCAGAGAAAATCACATGCTTGCGCTGCTCAAACTTGGCAGGGCTAGCCACAAGCGCAATGGCGGATCGTGGCGTACCGAGTTTGCGCAGGTGAACCAAAACTTTGTCAGGCGCAGTGTGCGCAAACCCGTATGCGATCATTTCTTTTTGCTCTTTCTGACTTGTTTCAACAGGCTGGCGGTCATCGCTTTCGCGCTCACGTCGAACCGATAGGAGGCCATGAAATACGTACACATGTTCGCGTATTTCAGGTTACGCATTTCAACCGTTTTCATCGAACGTCACTCAGTTTGGCGCCCGCTTTGCATAACTCGTAAGTCATGCGCGACAGGCTGGTAAGATCGAGCACAAAAGAAACGGCAACATCGAAGCTTTCTTCGCGCCACTGTACACCGAGAATGCACGGATAAAACGTTGGCAATTCGTCCTCGTTACGAACGTAGGGCAAATCACCATTTCGTTCGTCGTCATTGTCGGCGTACACGGCACGCAGGAAATCGTCTACTTCGCGTTTGTCTTTTACGACTTTTGCGTAGACGCTAGCTGGCAGCATCGTATCGAACACTGGAAACCCCTTTATGTTTCGTGACTGTAACGTAAGAGCACTTCGGATGGGAGTGCTTGCCCTTTTGCGTGATGATGAAAACTTGTGGAACAATTCGGCGCAGGAACGGCACGTAACGCTCGACAAAAAGATTCGTCGTGGCTGCGTCCATGTGCGCGTCGGGTTCGTCAAGAATAGCCAAGTTAACCCGGCGATCATCCTTCGCCATAATCACACAGGCAAGGAAGTGTAGCAGACGGAAACTATCCGATTCAGCGCCGGACAATTCGCGCACGTCGGAAACGTTACCTTGGCCCCGGTCTACCGTAATATGCACGCCGTCTTCTTTCGCCACTACTTCAAACTTGAACGGCTCAGCGAAAATCAGCTGTGCATGTTTGTTGTAGTTTTGCTGGAGGCCGTAAACGATTTCGTGCATCGCATTTCGTTTCAAGCCCTTGCTGGAGTAGGCTTTCGCCATAGCACGGTACAGCTTGAGCTTGGCAATTAGCGGGTTGATTTCTTCAAGCTTTGTGCTCACTTCATCGCGCTGTTTGGTCAGCAGTTTATGCTCAGCGCGATAGGCGTTGTATTTCACCGTAACCTTGTGGGCTTTGGTGTATTTCTTCTCAACCTTTTTCAGTTGCTTTTCGACTTCCTTGAGCTGGGCTGCAAGATTGTCGTTTTCCGGCACTTCATCGAATTCAGCGAGGCGCGCTTCCAGACGTTTGATATCGTCCAGCATTTCCGCGTGCGCTTCCAGTTCTTCGACCGTCATGGAGGCCGAACCTTTCGGCTTCTTCGGCTTTTCCAGTTCGGAAAGCTGTTCGTTGATTTCGTCAATCCGCACAGAGTTTTCCAGCTTCTCTTGTGCGTCGTCTATTGCAGCGCGCAGCTTTTTGATTTGCTTGCGTGCCCTGTAGAAACCTTCCTCGTCGAAGCCCAGCTTTTCGATGATTTCGGTATTCTTGGCTTTGGTCATCCGAATGTCCAGCGCATGGATCATCGAATGCAAAATGCCTTTGCGTTTCTTCGCCGCTTTGACAGTGGCTTCAATGTCTTTGAGGTTTACTTTCTGGTGACAGGTCGGGCACTGGTCGCCGCCTTCGTGGTTGTGCAGCAGGTCAGCAAGTTTAAGCGTGGTTTTAACAACGCTCATTTCTTCCTGCAAAGTATCCATCGGATTGAGCTTTGCTTTGTTGCAGCGCGACAGGAACGCCCGCAGCTCCGGCTCGGTGTGATCGTCAAGGTTTTCCAATTCGCGCACGGCTGCGTCGTGTTTGTCGCGAATTTTTACCAGACGTGCATCGTCCGCTTCCAGCTTGTCGAGTTCTTGGCGCATGGCTTTTACAGAGCCGCGCAACTCTTTGCCACCAACCGCACCGCCCAGCTCTTCCAGCTTAGCCTTGAGCTTTTTGGAGCGGCGATTGTAATCCTGCAAAGCGTCTTCGTATTTCTCCAACGCTTGCAAGTATTTGTACTGCTCTTTCAACTCGGCTTTGGTGAACTTTACTTTGCCCTTGAGTTTCTTGAGCTGCTTTGTCGTCTCCGCGTAAAACTCTACCTGCTTCAACAGGCTTTTGAGTTCCTGTCGCTTGGACTGCAATTTGGTAACTTTTTTCGACGTGGCCTTAACCGTTTCGGTAGCTTCGTCCAGTTCCTTTTGCTTGTCGCGGTTCCACCCGTTTTTATTCAGGGCGTCATTGATATTCAGCAGGTTGTGTGAGTGAACGTCGGCCTTGTTTTGCGCGATTTTTACTTCGTCTACTTTCTTTTCGTAGAACCGACGCAGCACGTCGAACTGATCTAGGCGCCACACATCGGTAATATACGACATTCGCGCACGCGGCGTACCGTACAGGAATTCCAGTTTCTTCTGCGATTGCAGATGCACGTAGGAATACCATTCCTCGGTTGTCAGCGGAATGATTTTCTCAATCTGCTCCCGCTGCGCGGCCTGTCCGCGTACCTGCAAATCAACGCCGTCGCGGAAGATTTTGTAACCAGAACCTTCCTGCCGAATTGTCCACTTGTGCCCAAGGTTGTTCACGTCAAATTCAATGAACGAACCTTTGGAGTGAATGCGGTTTTTCTTGCGGGTATCTGCCAACGGCGTCTGCTCGAAACGCACGTTGGGCAGCATGGAGAACAGCAAGGATTTACCAGCGCCGTTATTCTGATCTTTTGCAATCAGGGAATCGCGGTTGTGACCGCTAACCGTAGTCAGGCCGCAGTTGTTGGTAAAATCAAACTCGCCTTTCTTGTAGGAAACGATGCCCTCGAAACGGCTGCCGGTAATCTCGATCATTTTGGTTCCAGATATTCTCGGATTTCTTTGAGTTGGTTCGCTGCCATGCCCTGATGCTCAAAGCGCAGGCGCTCTTCCATCATTTGCAGCGTAACAATCCACGAAGGTTTTACTACGGGCACCGGCAGTTCGGACAAGAACGCCTTTTCACTTTCAGAGTACACGCGAGGACGATGCACACGCACCGGCTCTTCACTGCGACCGCCGCGATACTCTTCGATCAATTCGCCGTTTTCATTTTCGCGTGGCAATGCGTCAACGTCGATTCCCAATTCTTCGGCCATGTCGCTGCTCATAATGATAAGTTCCGGTAATTCAGTGGATTCAGATGCTGCCAGAACCTCAGCGAGTTCTGCGAGTTTTTCGCCAAACTCTTTGCTTACTTCTGGATGCTCGCCAACGCGAACAAAACCGTCGTCTGCTTTGCTTACGTCAGGCAGGCTCGGGTCCAAATCTTGCGCAGTGGTCAACCGGTTTTCAGCTACTGCAACTTCTTGCAAAGCTTCTACCAATTTTTCCTCTTCGCCTTCGGTCCAAACGTGCGGTGGTGTACCGATTGGTGCAGGCGGTGCGGTAAGGGTAAGCGTGCCGTCTTCCAAACCCTGCTTGAGCTGTTCGACAATTGCAGGATCGACACTCATACTATTTACATTTTCCAGACCGGCGACTTCGCTAGCGTCACGCTCAGCAATTTCGATCTGTTTTTGCTCTTCCTCTTCGATGCAAGCGACAAGTTCTTTCGACAGCTCGTCGGACAACAGGTGATCGGCAGGCAGCTCGATTTCCACTACCTGTTTTTCTTCTGCGCGAGGCGGGAAAAGCCACTGCGTTTCAGCGTCGAATTCCGCCAGCTTAGTCAGGGTCAGCGCGTCGAGAATCTTTTTACGATCCGACAGATTCAGCTGGAATTTTTTCATGAACGCGGAGAAGCGGACGCCAGTGCTGATGAAATCAACAATGTCCTTGGAATCCAGCTCTTCGATTTGCTTGTACTCTTGCGTCGGGAAAGACGACGGTTTGTGATGCTGGAAATTCTCGGTTTTGTGCGGTTGTTTGGGCGAATGCTGGAAGCGCCCAAGGTGTTTGCCTTTGCTGATGTTGGCGAGATTACTAAGGTTGTAATCCAGCTCTTTCAGCACAGAGATAATCGTTTTCGGAGCCAACCGCAGCTCCATCACAACAGCAAGCAAAGAGAAACGATTATTGCGCTCAACGAATTCAGAAACGCGGGCGCGGATTTGATCCGGCTCAAGCCCAACCACGCGAATCATATACAGCGCTTCTGGATTGTAATCCGCCGTCGGGTCAACAAACTGGCCGTCGTCGTAGCAGATAACGTCATCGCTTTGCACAACGTCGTCAAAAACATTCATGAATGCGTTGTAGTCACACTCATGGTCTTTGCAAAGGTCTTCGTAGCAGGATTTCGCGGTGAACGAATCAGTCTGCGCACGAATGAAATCAGCAATATCAGAATCGCTAATGTGTTTGCTTTCTGGCTCTGCAACTGGCGCCGGTTCCGACGTAACCGGGATCGGTTTCACAGCTGCACGCTTGAATGCTTCGCCCGGATTGGCGAGTTCGTAGAACGAATCGATTTTAATCAGCTGTCCAGACTGACAAAGCGCACGCAACGGGCGCGCAACAGAACGCCCGTCCGTGTGCCCAAGTTTGCCCGCAATCCACGATGCTGTACGACGTTGGCCGTCGTTCATGTAGTACATAATGGATTCTTCGGTAATCACACCGACACCAGAACGCGGCGGCAGATCGTCATTGTTTTTCGGCTTCATCGCCTCTTCAATCAATTCTTGCTTACGATCTACCATTGGCTCTACTTCCTGTGTGCTCTGTTCTGGCTCAGGCAGGCCGTAGGTTTGTGCAACCTCGGCCTGCTCTTTCTTCATGAATTCGTCGCTGATATAAAAACGGTTGTCTTCATTGCAACGAACATACATAAGTGATTTTAGGCGTGTCACCGCACGGCTGATTTGCGTGTAAGACGACATGCACATGTCGGTGTAAACGGTAAGAGTACGCCCCGGCGCTTCAATGATCGAAAGCAGCAGTGCGGCCTCTAATGCGGACAAGTCTTTCATTATCAATCCTTGGCAATGAACGCACCAACCGCAGAATAAAATGCTACCGTTTCATCGACGGTGGTGGTGTTCAGCTTGAGTTCAATCTCACTCAGCAAATTCTGGATTTGCACCAGTTCGGGAAGCTTGGATTTAACCTTGAGCGCTTCAAACAATTTGCCATTGTACGGCGTGTATTTGTTCAGGCCGGTATGCTTGCCGATGCAGTATTCCACCAACCAACGGGTTTTGCTGATCAAGCCACGGGCACCGCCGCAGGTCTTGATTGCCTGAATCATTTTCACGTAGTCGGCTTGCAGGATCGCCGCCAGCAAGTGCGCGGAATACTGATCGAGGTCCGCTTCCATATCGACAAACGACGACATGTCGTCTGGATTGTAATCGGCACCAGAAGCCAGAACAGAAAGAAAAATATCCAGCTTCGACACTGCTTCACGAAGCGAGCCGTTACTGGATTCTGCAATGGTGCTGATCGCTTTCTTCGCGGTCTTCTTGATCGTAGCGCCTTCGGCTTCGGCGATGAACAACAGACGCGAAACCATTGTTTCCATTTCAATCTGTTTAAGGCGCAGGTGAGTCGCACGACTTACCAAAGCTTTGTTCATTTTTTCCGGGTTGGTGGTACAGAGAACCCAAATGGTATTCGGGCTAGGATTCTCGGTCGCAACCAACAGTGCTTTTTCACTGGCATCGCGCAGGGCGTGAACCTCGTCCACGATCACCACACGTTTGCGGAATGCTGGCGCGTTATTCGATCCAGAAATCAGCGCACGAATTTCATCGATCTTGCCATGCACGGCGGCGTCGTGTTCGATGATATCCGGGTGCTTGTTGAATTTGCAGCTGGTGCATTTGCCGCACATGCTCAGCTTTTCGCAGTTGATCTGCTTAGCCATGATTTTGGCAAAGGAAGTTTTGCCGCAACCGTAGTGGCCGGAGAACATGATAACCGCAGGAACTTTTCCGCGTTTGAACATGCCTTCCAATGCAGCAACGGTTGCGTCTTGGCCTACCACGTCTTTCAGCCTTCGCGGGCGGTACTGGTTAGCCAATTGCGAAGTTTCAAGCGTCACCTTTTCCGAGGATTCGCCTTTCTTCTTTTTCACTTTCTCTTTAGTCGCCATGTCGAAGCTCTTTCGTTGTGGGTATACCTACTATTTACAGTTAGATAACCATAGATGCAGGTGCGGGTTTAGGTGGCGCTGGGACAGGCGCGGGCAGAGCCTGTTTAGGTGGAATGCCGCACAAAATAACTTTGCTATCCGTTCCAAACTTTGCAGTGTAGGAAACTGTGTTGCCGGTGTAAATGCGAATGTACACAATGCCGTCCACACAGATTTGATCTTGAGTGGAGCCGCTTCTGTAAACCATCGCTTGCCCTTCTTGCGAAAGGCTATACACAGGCGGAGGCGAGTCGGAACCACAACCGGCCAGAGCCGATGCCAGTGCGGCAATCAAAAATACCCGTTTCATGTCCCAGTACCTATTTCGTTATTCGGCTTTGGCCGCTTTGATAGTTTTTTCGAGAAGCTTTGTGCAAGACTTCGGAATTTGCTTGCCTTTGAGGTGCGCTACAAATACTTCGGCAAACATTTTCTGCACGGAGGTGGCAGCGACTTGGCCCAACACGGCAGTTACCGAACCAGTGTTAGAAGTTGCTGCCGAGGTCGGCCAGATATCACCGAGAACCTTGCTGTTTTGGTTCAGCAGAATGTTCACGTCTTCTGGCGACATTTTGTGAATTTTCTTGAGGTAGGCCAGCGCCTCTTTGAACAGCGCGGCTTCGTCTTCTTCAAGATCACGCTGGAATTCGCGCACGCTCATTTGCGAGGAAACCAGCGAAGTGAACAGCGCTTCCATGTCGGCTTTTTTCGCCTTGGAAACTTTGGTCAGGGAGTTGTAAAGTTCCAGCCATTCCGAACGCACTTTCTCAGGAACGTAACGGAACCAAATGGCAAGGCCCGTTTCGTGGAGAACGTAGGTTTGGTTTTCGATCTGATCCTCAAGGATGACCGGGTGGAGTTTTACCAAATCAATCGGCGAGCCAGTTTTGAAACTGACGTTGTAGGTGCCGGTGGCTTTGCCTTTTGGCGAATGCACTTCGACACGCGCAAACGGATAGACTTTACCGAGGCCAATTTCTTCGACTTTCGCTACGGCTTTCTTGATGCCGATGCGCAGCGCTTTGGCTTCCGCTTCGTTGATCTTGCGGTAGTCGTGAATCTGCCCGATTGGCGAATCGATTTCACCGTGACGCGGATTAATGGAAACGCCGAAAGCAGAACCGGGCGACGGCTGCTTACCGAGGTTGGCAACCAGCGAATCCGCGTCATATTCCACGGTTACTGGTTCGTCCATTTCCATTGTGTCCTCGACGTAAGCGGTATTGCGCTTAGGCGAGTGAGCGAAACAGAGTTTGTTTTTCTTGCCGATGCGGACGATGATGAAATCGTCTTTTTCGACAGTGATCATTGTCTTGTTGGAGACTTTGACCTTTTTCTTTACTTCGGTCGGTTCAGCACTGCCAGACACGTCGATGCTCTGGTCTTTCATGCTTTTCTTCGACTTCTTTTCTTTCTTCGGTTGCAGGTCGAGTCCTTTGGACAGGGCTACGTCCTTAGACTTCTTTTTCTTCTTTTTCTTTAGATCATCACTCATTTTTCAGTACCTCTATGTACGCTACTTCTCCCTCGTAAGGAATGCCTGTAGCGGCGTGAAAGAAACGGGAAAGCTTGCGGGAATTCGCGGTGTGCAGTTTGTGTGCATCGACATGCACGCGAGAGCCTGCAAGCTTCACATAATGAATTTGCGAGAATGGAATCTCACGCTCTTCGACAATCGTGCGGATACTGGCGAACTTTTCCTTTTGGAAATCGCCCATGTACCAACCGCCTGTGAACGTTGGCAGGCTGGTCGGTGCGGGCGAACCGAACGTGCAGCGCCACACTTTTACTTTACGAAAATTTACTCTGCGAGATTTCATAGGTTTGCATCTTGCAATAGGGCGTCACGACGGACGGCTTAGGCCTGCCAAATAGACAGCTGGGTTAAACGATTCGTCGGCTACCACTTTCAGTTCCAATTTCTGGACTTGGTAGTGGCAGTTGCCGTTACGAATTGCACTAAGAATGTCGTTGTACTTTTGCTCACTGATGAATTCCCAATCGTCCCAGTCGGCTTCGATTTGTTCATCGGTGTGTGGGCCGCGACCGGCTGTGTCGTAGCGATACCAGCTCCGCTTTCGGTAAACGAATTCTGTAGACATTAGCGCGTCCGTTCGTGTTCTGGATTGTGGAACGTAAACGTGGTGTGCAGCACGTTGCCGATTTTCAGCGAACCGTAGGTGCCTTGGAATTCCAGTGCAGCCGCGTATTCAATCTGCGCAATTCGTTCGTTTGCATTTGCGGCATACACATGGTTTCGCTCAGCAAGCAACCACGGCGTCCACTCTTTGCCGTCGAAGCAACGGAACAGCGAAATACGTTTCGTTTTTGCAGGTGTCGGGATGTTCTGCTTTGCCCGTTCGTGCTCGATGTATTTCGCCGGGTTAAACGATTTGTCTTCTGCGACCACAACGTCAAGCGCCTGCGCCTGATAATGGCTCGGGCTAGGCCACGCAATGTATTCGCAGATTTCTTTGTACTTCTGCTCGCTGATGATTTCCCATTCGCCCCAGCCTGCTTCGATCTGCTCAGGCGTGATATCTTTGTGGCGTGAACCGTACCAGACGTTCACGTCCCAAGTGCGATAACGATAAATCTTTTCGGTTGTCATGATTATTCGCCGACCGTAACGTGACCAGCCAAGGCTGCAATTTGTTTGGTCATGAAACCGTTAACCAAACATTCGTTTTCAACGAGGCCCATATACTCCAGTTTGATATTTTCTTGGAACTGGAACTCGCCACCGGGCAGCATGGTTTCATTGAAACGTTTGAGGGTTTTTGCCCAAATACAACCGTTGCCTCCGACGTAGAGGACCGTTACCGGGTAGTTTTCCCGTGCGTTCGGATTTGCGCGTTCGTTCGCATAACCCAAAACCAGATATCGATTGCCGTTAGTGTGATGGGTAAACGAAGCGCCGATGCCGGGCAGCATATGACTGGACGGCACGCCTTCAATAGCACGCGGACGGTTTACGATTTCGTATGCGCCACCCAACTCAAACGAATGAACAATTTTGGTTTCGCCCGCATCGTTAACACCCACGATAACGGAATCATCGGCGGCGGTGATGTGATACAAACCAGAATCGCATTTAATGCTGTGCAGTCCGACAACACACGGCATGTATTTCAGCACGCCAGCTTCTACGCGCACATTGTACAGGCGCTGGCTTTGGTTAAGCGTCATTACCTGATCAATCAGGTCGTTTACTTGCTCTTCGTTGTATCGCATGGCGCACCTTTAATCATTAGTTTGTTTTGCAGTAGGAGGACAACGGCGTACCCGTGCGCGGCGATGATATGCGCTTTTGTGGATAAACAGGTGCCGTTGTATGCGTTGCTCAAAATGACGTATGGATCGAAATCCAATGGGAGGTCCGCTGCCTCACAAATGCCCAGCAATTTTTCTACCAGCTCAGGCATTACCATAATCGGCAAAGGAACCGGGCCATTCTTTGGCGCTGCGTCCCGCATAACGATTCGACCGTGCGCGTCGGGGAATTGCACAACAATGCGATCCGCCAATACATGCACACGGGCCGTTTGCCACATATCAACCACGGTCGAAGTGTACGAAGCAAACGTTACAAACGAATCGAATTCGGCGCGGACAAAACTTAACAGCTCATAGCCGAGATTTACGTCGTCTAATTCAAGCTGCAAAGGTTTTGACCGCGTGCCGCTCGGGCGCCAATAGCCCTGTTTGGTTAGCGCGGTGTACGGGCGTTTCTCCCGAAAACCAACCGCGTATCCGTTGCCCGCGAAGTAATACAGGCTGTTGTCGTAAAGGCACATATTCGCGCCGAACGAACGGCACTGTTTTACAAAGGCAGAGTCAAGGATGCTAACCTCGATCATGGTGAGTTTCCTACTACGTTGTTTCCTAATATTTACAGTATTTCGCCCTGCATACGAATGGTTGGAATGCGCTTGAATTCAATTTCGTCGGGCTTTGATTTCTTTTTCTTCGGCGCTACCTTGGCTACCGGTTTCGCTTTCTGTTTGGCAGCAGCCTTTGCAGCTTCGTCGTCTTTCTTTTTCTGGCGGGCGGCGCGGCGCTCTTCTTTCTGGCGCTCTTCCTCAGCCTTTTTATTCAGACGTTTTTCCCGGCGTTCGTCACGCGCTTTGTTTTCTGCATCGACCACTTTACGGCGGGCGGCTTGCTCATTCGCTTTACGTTTATCCAGATAGGCCTTGGCCTCGCTGGCGTCTTTGTTCCGTTTCTCTTCTTTTTCCATTGTTTTCAGGCGATCAATCGTTTCGTTGCGATAGCGCACGGTAAGTTTTGCTGCAACGTCCGTAGGTTCAGAATCAGCGGTAACGTTGGTGTGCTCAACCTGCATACGGCAATCGATTGTGAAAAACCGATCTTTTACTCGCGCGTTGCGGGTCTGTACCTGCGCCATAACCAGCATGTCGTAAAGGTGATCGATGCCGGTCGCCTGCTCGATCATGCCCTCGCGCCGCGTCATGTGTTTTTGCAAAGCAATGGTGCGGGTTTTGCTCAGAATGTCGCGAACTGCTTCCACGCGATGGAAAGAGTATTTTTCAAACTGCGCAGCGCGGTCGCCTGCAATCATATTGGAATACTGCGCCGGGAAACTGAATACTGCGCTTTCAAAATCTGTTTGGTTGGCGTAGTGCTTTTTACGCTGGATGGGACTCAGGCTCAGGTGGCTTTCGTAAATGTCGCGCTGGTATTTCCAACGCTTCGCCATGTTCGCATATTCCTTGCGCGCAAGGTTGAGCATGACCGAACCATAATGCAGGTTTTCAAAATGCTTGCCGTCGGTAGCCAACGTCAAAGCAATCTGGCCTTTGCTGCTGTAGGACGTGAACAGCACAGCAAACGGAACGGTCGGCGCTTTATACGAAATTTCTTGCCACTCACGGGTAAAACAAGTGCCGTCAATCAGCACGCTTTCTGTTTTCCCGCTCCAATAGGTATCAGCGTAGATTTTGCGCAGGTACGCTTCCTGCTCGCGGAAATCATCCATGCCCTGAATGTCCCACATTTCGATAATGCGCAGCGCAAACGCATTCATGTTGCTAAGCATTTTGCGGATGCTGGATTCTGTGCTGCCCCAGCTTTTCGGACAGCCTTTCGACAGGCGACGTTTTGCGTTGTATTCGGGATTGAATTCTAAGCCGGTCACGTCACGCGCAAGGCTATTGTGCATGAGGTGCGTATAAATCATGGTGAACACGTTGTCGGTGTATGTTTTGCTAATGTGTTTTGCGTTGCCGCCTTGCGTGTAGCTAGGTACGTAAACTTGCATGGGTGTTTCCTCTGGTCAGTATTTCATTTATGTAATTCGAGTGGGCAAAGCTGGAGCACCCCGAAACCGAAAAGCGGCGCGGGGGAAAGGGGGCGGCGGAACTGGGGATAGGGGGCGCCTTTCGGCGCTATTATGCTAAGCCGCTCGGCGTGCATTATACGCCCTGAACCTTGTTATGGTTTGACCGTCCATTTATGGAACGCGCAAACAGAGCTATCCCTTTAATTCACTCCCCACCGGCCTGCCTCACGCCTTTTCATCCGATGTGGGTTTCGATGCTGAATGTGGGGGACGCTGGGTGGCTGGAATAGGGGTCGCTTCGCTCCCCTTTTCCGCTTCGCGGAATCCTATTCTTTTTCGCTTCGCTCAGCTCGCTAGCGCTCGCAGCGTCGCTGCGCTCCGCTACGTTGCTTTTGCAAGCTTCCAGCCGGTTCCTTATTCTGCATTTCTTTTTCAATCAACCTGTGTTCCTTGTGCTCCCTTGTGTGGGGGAATCTCTGCGCTTCCTGTGGTTCGTTCCTCACCCCGCATTGAACAATCATACCAACCATTGTTCCAATTGCTCCCTCAATACCAACGTCCCTATAGTCAGTATTTACAGATTTTAAATCTACCCTAATCCAGCCTTAATCGGGGTCTATTAGGTTGGGTCCATTAGAATGCAACCCTAATGATTAGGCCCATTCATTCAAATGCGTATAATGCGGGCAATAAAAAAGGGGACCGATTAAGGCCCCCTTTAGGTGGATCAATAGCTGGATGCTGATGCTGTTAGCGTGTCGTAAAGCTCAAGGATATTCGCATTAAAGTCGAATGCCTCGGTGCCTTGCTTGTTATTGCAGACAACGCAATTAGGCCAATCGTGTGTAGCGCAGCAATTGCTGGGTGGTAACGGGCATGGATCGGCGCCCATTAGCATACGCTCGCAAACCAGTTTAACCAGCTTGCAAATCTGATCAGAAGTAATGCCCGTAGTCTGGCAATCAGAATCTGCTGGGAAATTTTGAACAGGTACAGGTTCTCCCTGTGCAACCGCCGGTGCAACCTCCGTAACGGGCTGCAATTCGTTAATGGTTTCGCCATTTAAAGAAATGCGGATTTTCCGAGGTCCATAGGTTTGAATGCTAACGTCGGTCGCGCCGTCCCGCTGGAACGTCGTAACGTCTGCATACGAGCCTTCGCTGCTAGCCGTTGCTGTGTGTTGATGATCCAGCTTCCCTTTGATTTCGTGTTTAATGTGATCCCAAATCTGCGCGAATTTCTTGCTGCTTTTGTTGGCAATCGCATCAGCGAGTTTTTCGCCGTTGGATTGGGAAAGCAGCGGCATAATCATGCGCAGCATTGCGGATCGTTTATTCTTGCCCGAGCGGTTGCGGGCCAGCGCAATCATGTTGGAGGCAATCTGTAATTCTTTCATTACTTGCCACCTTTGATTTTGTCGGCAATGCGGCGGTAGAACGAACGCTTTGGCCGGTGGATTTCACACGTCACCAATTCCAGATCATCGGTACGGCCTACGGTTTTGATTTCAGAATGCACGAAATCTTTGTAGGTGCCGACTACGCTGCCTTCCGGGTCTTTTGCTGCGGCTGCGAACATATCAATAATCGCAATCAAATCTTCCTGCGTCGGTTGCCAATCATCGCTACCGATTTTCAGGTGCAGCATACGCTTGAGCGGACCGGGCAGATAACCGTTTTCAAATTCCGTCTGCGGGCTAAACGATTCGTAGCCGTTTTCGTAGCGAACGAAATAGCCGCCAGTGTGGACGAAATGATCCATGACGAATTCGTCTGAAACCACGACTTCCAGCAGGCCGGATACGTCGCGCAGTACGTATTCAGTTTTCTGTGCCGATGGGAACACGCTACCGAAACCGTCGCCGTGTGGAACCTGTACCATTTGCGGTGGCACAACTTCGCCATTTTTCATCTTGGGGCGAGCGGTAATGCTGAAAATCTGAAACGCTTCTACCTGCTTGTGGCACCGCCAGATAGGAAGTTGCATTATTTGTTTTCCTTTTTCAGTCTGTAGGAGAATTGAATCGAGCCGCCTTCTGGCGAACCGTGGGAAACGTGGCCTTCGCCGATTTCAAATAGCGATTGGGCAGCGTTAATCGTCTCAGGCCATTCCTGCAAAACCTGCCGACCGGTGAACGGGATTTTCGCTACCGATTCCGGGCGAGTAAACGTCAAGTAAATGCAATCGGATGCCATAGTGATTTTCACGCGGTCCAGATGCGCACGCCACGGCTTCCAGCTGTCGAGCTTCAAAAACTCTTCTTTGATTTTGCTACACATGGTTGCCGATGCAGTAACCAGCGCTTCTGCCAGTTCGCCGTCCAGCCAGCCATTGGATTTATTGGTGATTTGTCCAATGCTGCAACCGCGCACAAAGCTGATCGATTCTTGGCTATTGCGAATGGAAACCGTGGTGTCAGTCTTAATGTTTTCTGCGTTGTCGTCGTGCAGGTAAACGTGTTGGAATTTCATCGCAGTTTGTATCCTTTCGAGATAGCGCGCAGTGGTTCGGTTGGCTGTAGAACGCGAGCAGTACACACCCATTCCAATCGGGCCTGATCCTGCATGATTTTGCGTTCTTTGTCGCGGACTTTCAAAAACAGATTCCGCTCAGGAATGCAGACGATATCGCCCTCGTTAACGTCGGATACTTCCGGGCCGAAAACGATTGGAATATCACTCATGGTTTGCAGACGGTCGTAGTCGAGCGTGGTGGTTTCGCCGCCGATGTTGGCATTCAACCGAGGCACACCCAAATCGAATTCAAAAACAATGTGGGTAAAGCGTTCGGTTTTCACGTAAACGTCAATTGCCGAACCGGCGTGACGGCGCAGGTCTTCGATGGTAAGAATCTTGCCGTTTGCTAGCGTAGGTTTTTCGCGCAGAATGTAGGTGTCTTCGCGAATGCTGTAGATCGCCGAAACGAAATACTTCGGCACCGTCACTTTGAATGAAACAAAACCGTCCGGGCTTTCCTGCACAAAGGCGTGCGGCATACTGGTATGATCCATATGTACGCCTTCGATGCGTTCGATATCGTAGTGCGTATAAACCTTGCGGTGCATACCATACGCTTTGTAACCGGGCTGCTTCAATGCGCGATAACAAATGCCACAATTGACAGAGCCTTGACCAACGGAATCCATGAAATCTTCTGCGGTTGTAACCGCTACAACGCCTTCGTCTCTGGTGCCGGAAACGTCGATTGGTTTCACGTCGTTAAAGATCATGTCATCCAGATCGGAACCGAAAATATCGTCGTCCTGAAACTGGATTTCCATATCCTCGTTTGTGCGGTCGCGTTGTGGAATGGTGGGCGTTACGCCTGCCGACATTCCTTGCACCGGCCTTACGTCCGTTTTGCAACAGGAACAAGGCCGACCAATCATACGTTCAACCTGATACAACACCACCTGCACGGCGTTTACCGCCAATGAGTTTTGAACCTGATTGTTATACGCCGCTACCGTTTCATCCATGCGGGCTTGCGCCTGTTTCTGAATGAAGTTTCTTGCATGGTTTCGCTTTACGTTTGCTGGGCCTCGTTTGATCATGTCGGGCACCTCCTAACCTTTAAATTACAGGCGCGAAAACCGAGAGTGCGAATAGTAATTCAAAGGTATGTGTTAGGAGAACATCAATGGCTAAGCGGAAAGCTGCGAAGAAGAAACCGGTTAAGGTTGAACTACCGGTCCCAAAGAAGAAACGAATTCGTGTAACCGGTGCCGACATGGGCACCGTGAACTACGCAGTTACGCAGATCGAGGCGTGGCTGGTAGATGGTGAAATGCGTTTCAAAGTCATTGGTTCCAAAATGATGGAGCACATGATTCACGACGTAAAGAATGCGCAGTTTGAAAGCGTGGCATTCTTGAAAGAATATTCGGCATTGCCGAAAGCGGACTACGTTGCAGCCGAACGTTACCAATCGCGACCGGGCCGAACGGCAGGCGGTTCCACCGTTGAATCCATTTCGATGATGATGGGCCTGATGTTGGCTGCGCATCCAAATATTCCGACCACGTTCTACACAGCTGCAACGTGGAAAAACGAATTCAATAAGACCGCCGCCGACCTGAAAGAAATGTATGAGGATTTGAAAACCAAATACAAAGGCCAAGGCGTGGTCATTCACCAGCTGGATTCGTTCTTTATCGCGCTTTACCATGCGGCCAAATTGTTAAGGGTTCCGCCTTACCAATTCATTAAATCCCATACCGACGAACAGCGACTTTTCAATGTTCTAAGTAAGGCGCCAACCTTATAAAAAATGTAAATATAAGAGAAATCTGGCGACAAAAATGGGGAAGTTTTTATGAATAGTGGAATAGTGAAAACGGCTGTCGATTACGCGGTTCGGAAACGGAATTTTGCAGTGAGTTCTAACGGGAATGACGCTAATCCAGCGCTCCCCGAGGCCATTACCGATCACGTTCTGTATGCGAACATCGACATTGAACGTTCCAATGAAGACGACCGGATGCGTCCGCATAATCTGGTTTTGGGCGTGGCTGAAAGACAATCGAATATTGCCGACCTGATGGACCTCGCTTGCGGTAAGCTGACACTGCCAAAAGAAATCATTGTGCATACACTGCTGGGCAACAGCGAACGCGTCATTGCTCGCCGGGTATTCACCGATTTGAAATTGCGCATTGCGAATTCGCATTACACGAAGCTCCACGGATCGAGCGAAGAAATGAGCATCACCCGTTTGATTTTCTCCTGCTACCTGCAAGACGCTGAACCTGTGGTAGTGTGCAATTGAGCAAAACCTGCCCGCTGCGTCCCGAATATTCGTTCCTGTCGAAATGCCGCATCACTACATGCAAATATTTCACAGAGAAAACGAACAACCGCTGCATGGCGCTGGACTCAGTATTTGCACCGACCAACGACCTCACGGAAAAGAAAGCGGAAACTAATCTCGGCCTGACCGACGTTGAGTTACGCTTGCTGAAATTCCCGAACAAAACAAAACGTGAAGTCGCGGCAGAGAGAAAAAGGTATTGCGAGCAGGTTAAGGCCGTGCTCACCCTGCACCAGATCATTCAGGACAAAGCATACCGAGCCACGGAATTGTTTTACGAAACACCGGTAGTACGAAAAATTCTTGATCACCCGTTGTTCGGCGACGAAGAGCTGGGCCTTGAGTCGTGGATGATTCCGATGATTTTTGACGAATCGTTCCTTGAGCAATACGGCAAACCTAAACTACACCTGCTGTTCGGCATAACTGATCGTGAGTACGAACAGCATAAAACGCGAAAATAGAACTGGAGAGTTGAAAAAATGAGTCAACAAAACGTAGCCCTGATGCGTCCGCTCACCGTCGTGGAAGCACTGGCACGCAAAGAAGACCTGACCCTGTACGTCATGAACATGGTTCGCCCAACCCGCGAGCAACCGGATATGCGTCCGGGCAACATTAACCTCGGTGTGAAAGGCGACGACGGTTCGGTGCAAACCGTAGTAATTCCGAAAACCCACGTACCAATCGACATGACCATGTTTATCAGCCGCGAAAACCTGCTGCTGAATCGTCATTTCCGCCAGCTGGTGCAACTGGGCCACATCGCAATTGCTCACCCGGAAGACGCTGAGCGTGCGATTCAAAGCAGCGCCTCGGCACAAAAAGAAATCAACCGCGTTCTTTCGCTCAATTCCTACGGCGCAGAAAACAACAGCCCGGCGCGTATGCTGGAACTGCGTTCTAGCCCGCTGATCGATGGCGCTAATGGCGTTCCTACTCTGGCTTCTGAATCGGCCCCGACCGAATTCCTGCCTGATCCGTTCGCTGTCGGTATCGTCAACCGCGCTGCTGGCAACGAAGACGTAGCCGACCTGATTGGCGATATCGAAATTCAGCGTTTGGCTTTGACCGAAGCTGACCTGACCTACATCGCCAACAACGTCGAAGACCCAGTGCTCAAGCAAGCAATTGCTGACATGATTTCTGCCTGATTTTAGGCAATAAAAAAGGCCGCGATCCCTAACCGGAAAGCGGCCTTTTTTGTACCTACGATTTGTTATTTCTGCTTTGGTTTCTTTTTCTTCTTTGGTTCCGGCTCCGCGTCCTTGCCGTGGGCGTAGACGATTGCCTTCACCTTATCGATGATTTTCTGTGGCGCTGAGTCGGGGTCGAGTTTGATAATGTTGCCTTCGTCATCCTTTTTGCGCGGCAGCAACAGCTCTTCGACTTCGATTAGATTTCCGCAAACCTCGGTCACTAGACGAGCCATTGCACGACCGGCTTTGTCGTTATCGGTAAGAGTGTAAATCTTAGTTATACCCAAACCGGTTAGCAGCATCAGCTTTCGCTCGCCGAACATTTTGGAACCGAGAATTGCACACGCTGGAATTTTATTCAGCACCAACCGCAACCAGTCACGCGGACCTTCACAGAGTACGACCGCTTTGCAACCGAACAATTTGTGTTCGCGGATGAAGTCGTAACCGAGCAGGCCGTAGTCCATAACCCAGTCGCCTTTGGTGTTGATATACGACGCGCCATTCTCCGCTTTTTCTAGCAACGCTTTCACGCCACCGCGATAGCGCTTGTTGATATACACAGGCAGACCGAGCAGAACGCCTTCCCGATCATTCTCCGAAAACATCCAACCGTTTACCCGTGCGATCATCGAGCCGGGATAGCCGCGCCATTCCTTTCCTTTCGGCCAAGGGATTACCGCGCCGCCCAGTTCTTCGTGGAAACGTGCAATGGATTTGTTATTGGTGTTCTCACGTTCCTTTTTCCGACGACCGTAACGGGCATTGTTGCCTTGCGTAGAACCGTCGAAAAGCTGCCATGATTTGATTTGCTGTAAATTCAGTTTAGCAGCTAGTTTATTCCACTGTCCTGACTCGTTGCAGGACCAGCAGTTGAAGGTTCCGATTGGCACCTTCGACTCGAAACTAATATTGATACCCAGTGACGGGTTAGTGTCTTCATGAAAAGGACAAACGATTTCAACGTTGGAGCTTGTGTGCTTGATTGGGCCGGGGACTTTTTCCAGCTCGGTCATGATGATCGTAAACGCATCATCAAGATTCAACGATTCTTTAGCCATGTGCAAATCCGCGCATTCGATGCCAATTTATTTATATATTTACAGTAACTAGGTGCGACCATGTTCAAGCAACTCGCAGGCGGCATTAGAGACAGAAAACGCGCTGCCCGTGCTGAATCGCACGTAGGCAAGGTGTACGCGCAAGTAATGGAATCGACGATCAGAACGCCGAACGGACGCGGGCCTGAATATCGACCTTCCAGCTTTCCAATTTGCCCAGTTCTTGTACATATGCAATTCGTTAAAGCCGCGATGGATGGCTACTACGAATCCAATATGACTGCCGGTGGCGGTTACTTCACAACGGTTGGAACTGCTGCACACGAAAACATTCAGTATTACATGGGCCAGACGGGCAAGGTGTTCGGGCATTGGAAATGCCGCAATAGTTTTTGCCAGAAGCATCACGACGCCCGCGACCTGTACAACGAAAAAGGCGAAATCATTCGCCCCGGCAAACTCACCGCAGAAAACACAACGGACAACAAATGCCCGGCGTGTGGCGTGCCGTGTGAGTACGTGGAAATGTGCATCGATTATTTTGGGCTGAAAGGCCACATCGATTGCATCTACCTGATGCCCGATGGTTCCTATTGGGTAATGGACTATAAGACTTCCACCAAAGGCCAAATCAACGGTAAGAAATTGCCTAAGCGCGAGCACCTTATGCAGGTGCCGACTTACTGCTATGTGCTTGAGAAGAAATACAAGATGAAAATCTCTGGTTTCTCGCTGCTGTACCTGAGCCGCGATAACCCGTATGAATTCCGCGAGTACGCAGAGCAGTGGGCCGAACGCCGACGCGCAGAAACCAAGAAACTGATTATCGAGCAGAAGAAAATTTACCGAGCTGCCGTGAACAGTTTCATTCAGAACAAACCGTCCATTGCGATCAAGTGCAAACCTTGCCAAGTGCCGGACGATTATGAGCGCCTGATGCCAGCGTATGACAAATGCCCGATGGCGTCTGTGTGCTTCAATAAAAAATCGCTAAAAGACAACATGCTGCACGCCTACAAGCCAGCTGAGCTGTTGAAGGTTGTGAACATCACGCGCAACATGTCGAATTACATTGAAGACGAACACATGCCGAAGGTGAAGAAAAAGCTCACTGTTCCTTTGGCTGAAAAGAAGCCCAAGAAAACTAAACTCAAGCGTGGTAAGACGAAATGAAAATTCAGATTAGCATGAAGGATTTCCGCGCCAGCGCAGGGAGTGCCTACAGCGCGCCGGATATGGCGGCTGCTGAGCAAACCCAGTATTCCGACGCAGAGCTGGCCGAACGCGACAAGGAAGAGCAGGCACGCCAAGAACAGGAAGCGGAAAAAGAAAGAAAAGAGGCAGCGAAGAAACAGGCTGAAAAAGCTGCCAAGGCTCCACAAACTCCAAAAGAATCTGGCGAGGATTCTGGCGGCGGTGGCGGTGACGACGAAGACGAAGATTCCGATGACGAAGATTCTGGTGACGAAGATTCTGGTGACGAAGATTCTGGTGACGAAGATTCTGGTGACGACGAAGAATCCGATGACGACGAAGAATCCGGTGACGACGAAGAATCCGATGACGACGAAGATTCGGACGATGACGAAGAGGCCACTGCATCCGCATTGCCTTATCCCAATGTGAAAACACGGGAATCGGACGTTATCGAGCCTGCTGCAAAAACCCGCGTCGTGGATGAAAAGCGCGAAGCGGAAAAGCGGGAAGCCGAGGAAACGGAACGGAACGCGCAGAACAAATCGCAACCGAGCGCCAACGATCCGAACAACAAAAAAGCCGAGAAAAAGAAAGAGGGCACCGGCCAGTCACTGACTACCGCCAGCTCACTTCCTTACCCTAACGTCAGCTCCCGTGCGATTAGCGTTAGCGATGGTGCATCGTATTTCACCGCCTTTGCTAACACCAATGCGTCGGAATGGAAAAAGAAGCTGAAAAAGAAGAAGCGTAAGTAATACGAAGCCGCATTCAGGTTCACGCCTGTTTGCGGCTTTTTCGTTATGGCGTGTAAAACTGTAAATAGGTTGTATACACATACGAGGGCTTCCTGTTATGCTGACCCATGTTATCAATGGCACCGATCTTACCGGCGATAATCACACCCGCCAGAAATTCCTGAATAGCGTTGCGACATTCAAAGCCGACAAACGCCAGCACACAAAAGAATTCACGTTCCGGCATCACCACGTAGCCGAGCTGCATGGTGGCCGCTATTTGGTTTGCGTTAAAGACGCGGAAAGCGGCGCGGCCCTGCTGTATGAAGACGGCGTAAAGGCAGGCGTAGACCCAATCGTTATTTCCGATGCACACCCGCTGAAATACACCGACATGCGTAACGAAGCCGCCGCACAGCTGACCGCCCATTTGACTGGCGCTCTTGCAAAAGAAATCAAGAAAGCAGGTAGCAAGAAAGTAGGGAAGGCAAAAGCATGACTGTCGAAATCCTGCGCTACGAAGCGAAGTGGGGCGAGCACGCCGAATGGCAGGAATGCAGCCAAACGGATTATGAAGCGATTCGCCTGTCGATTCACCAGCACCAATTCAAAGCCCGCGTGATTGGCATTGTTGAAGACCCCGCCGGTTTGTTGTTGCCCGGTCCGAATGGTTACGAATCGTGGCGTGAAGCTGCCGTGCATGAGAAGGCGAAGCGTGTTGAAATCGAGCGTGAATTGAAAGAAGTACGCAACGCACTCCGTCCAGTGCAAAAGCTGGAGGCCATTCGCAAAATTCTGGACGAGGAATAAAAAAAATGCGCCGAGGTTCTGAGGGATTTTTCTGGTATCAGGCAATCTACACCGAACTGGCCGACGACCCAGCCGACGACCGCGAAGAGGTGCATTACTTTCCGCTGGAGGCCAATCCCAAGCGAAGTAATTACCCTGCGTTGACTAGCATCGGTTGGTTCTACGGACGTGATTTGCCTTCGCATATTTCTGTATCGATTGATCCTCTGTATCGCGTTCGGCAGATTGAAAACATGCGCAAAGAACGCGGCATTAGCATGGTTGACGCTTTCCATGATGCTCCGCATTTTTATCAGGAATCCCTGTGGGCGTTCTACGCGAGCATCGGTTACGACTACAAGAAAAAGAAATGGGGAGTGCGGCCTGAGCAAAGCGTGTCCATGACCCGCGCACAATTGGAGGAATATTGTTTGCAGAAGGATGCTAAATATGCGGACCATCCTTGAGTTAGCGGACGGCAGGCAATTTGAGATTGCGCCTCTTAATTTTGAACAGTACGCCAAGCAATACGAGCCGATCAACAGCGTTATGGGCCTAGTGCCGCAGAGCGCTTATGATCACTGGAAAGACAGCAACCGTTACCGCGAAATTTCTGATTTCACTCTGCCGGAATTAGCAGGCGGGAAGATTACCTATTGCCTGTCCGCAGAGGAACTCGACATTGGCGACATTGCCGATGATTGCGAGGACATAGCGCTGGAAATCCTGAAACGTCGCCGTACCGTGACGCAACTCAAACACACAATCAGCCTAGAAGAAATGGAACAACGTTTCGCAGGCGATGAAGAGAATTCTGATGGCTGAAAAGAAAACCCCCAAAGCAGTGAAGGCAAAGCCCGCTGCTGAGACGAAAACGAAGAAAACCAAAGTAGCAGAAGGCGTGGAGAAAACCACGCGGAAAAAGTCTGCAAGTCAAGACGACTTTACCATCCTTGAAGGGCTGTCTGGCATCCGGCACAATCCGAGTATGTATCTCGGTGAACGCGGGGCGCCGATGGCCTATCGTTGTATTAAGGAAGCGGTAGACAACTGCTACGACGAACACATTGCAGGCCGCAACAAAGTTATCGAAGTTATTTTGGACTACGATACCGGCTGCTACATCGTGGCGGACCAAGCGGGCGGCATTCCTACCGATTTCAAGAAATTGGAAGACGGTACGAAAATCAGCATCATGACTGCCGCGTACACGAAGACGCACGCAGGCGCAAAATTCAACGATAAAGCGTACAAAACTTCTGCCGGTACTCACGGCATTGGCATGTCGGCAGTGAACGCCGTTTCCGAACGTATGCGCGTCTGGACAATGTACAACGGCAAGTTGGCTACGCAGGTTTACAGCAAAGGCAAAATTGCGTCGAAGGGCGATCACCCGATCCCGGCTAAGGCCGTGGACAAAGACGTTATGGATCACCTGAAAGACAAGCTGAAAAAATACGGCACAATCGTCGCTATCGAACTCGACCAAACCGTCGTTTCCGAAGATGCCCGCCGTGGTAAAGATTTGCCGAAAAACTTCCGCAAGTCTGAGCCGATTGCAGCTGAGGTTGCCAGCTGGTTGTCGAACGTGGCAATGCTCAACCCCGGTCTGGAAATCCGCTTTGCTTCCATCGTCAAAGGCAAACGCAAAGACGAAACTTTCCTCAACAAGAAAGACCTCGCCTTTGTGCCGAAAGACATGTGCGAGCAGCGCGATCTGGTTGCCCAAGGTAAGCCATTTGTTTTCAAGAACGACAACATTACTTGCGCACTGGTTTGGTCCGACCACACCGACGCCGATCATTTCCTGTCGTTTGTGAACACGTCGCCTACTGTTGACGGCGGCTGGCACGTTACGGGCTTTACCGCTGCGCTGTCCAAGGCAGTGAAAAAACATGTGCCGGAAAAGAAACCTGCAAAAGGTAAAAAAGGCGGTCAAGGTTACACCGGTTCTGACCTGCTGATCGGTTTGACTGGCATGTTTGACTGGCGTATGCACGGCGCGGCCTACACCTCGCAGGTAAAGGATAAACTTTCCTCGAAAGTAGACAAAGAAGTCGAAGAGCTTTTGTTCCCAGCATTCGACGCCTACTTCAAAGCAAACCCGAAAGTCGCAAAAGATATTATCAAGCGCGCACTGATCATGACCAAAGGTCGTGAAGAGCTGGCAGCGGTTGTTAAATCGATGGCCGACGTGAAGAAAAAAGGCAAAACAACTCTGCCTGTGAAGCTGGCCGTTGCCCCGCACTGCAAACCGCATGAGCGCGAATTGTTTGTTGTGGAAGGTGACTCGGCAAAAGGCCCAAGCGTGGATGCGCGAGACGGGCATTTCCAAGAAGTTTTGGCAGCTGGTGGTAAGCCACTCAACGCACTGAAAGCCACAATGGCAAAAGTGCTGGGCCACGAAGAAATTTCCAACTTCCTCGTAGCGATGGGTGCGGACGTGAAGTCGCTTGATCCGAAAGCGGAAAAGCCGACAATCAGCACTGACAAACTGCGCGTTGCAAACGTCTTTTTCCTTGTTGACCCGGACCCCGACGGTTTCCACATTGCGGTTCTGTATCTGGCAGCAATTTATCGCCTTATGCCGCAGCTTTACCACGAAGGCCGGGTGTTCTGTGTGCAGGCGCCGCTGTATGCCGCACTGGATTCCAAAGGCACACTTTATGGCGGTATGACCTTTGACGAATGCCGTAGCGCCGCGCCGAAGTCGGTAAAAGACCAAGACATTGTGCGCATCAAAGGTTGGGGTGAAGTTGGCCCTGAATATATCGGTCCGATTGCATTCGACAAGCGCTATCGCAAACTGATCCGAATCAATCCATTTGAAAGCGTTGCTGATGAACAGCATTTCCGGGCCGTAGTGTCTGAGGATGCCGTGAACCGTCGCCGCTTGCTGGGGCTTAATGACTGATGGCTAAATCCAAAAAAGAAGTGGCGAAAGTTAAGAATACTTCCGTCACGACGATGAAGAAAGAAAAGAAATCCAAAGAGCCGAAGGATATCGTCAACAACGGCGGCATTCTGAAAATCACTTCGCTCTATCCGGCTAAGGCGCAGGAAATCAAAGAGCAGTCGATCAAATCATTCAGTGATGAAGCGCTGTTTGTTTATGGTTCCTACGTGGTGGAAGATCGGGCGGTTCCCGACTTCCGCGACGGCCTGAAACCTGTGCATCGCGCTGTTTTGTGGTCGCTGGCTGGCCTCGGTCTGCGCTCTGACAAAGCGTTCAAGAAATCGGCGCGTACTGTTGGTGATGCAATTGGTAAATATCACCCGCACGGCGACGGCGCTTGCTACGGCGCAATGGTTACAATTGCGAACAGTAACCCGCCACTGGTAAGCGGCCAAGGTGGTTACGGTAAACCGGACGGCACGCCAGCATCTGCCTATCGTTACACCGAAGCGAAAATGTCGAAGTTCACTGACATGTTTTTGCTGGATGCGCAGTATCTGAAAGTGGTTCCGCACGTCCCGAACTTCTCGAATGACGACAAGCTCCCGCTGTACCTGCCTGCGTTGCTGCCGACACTGTTTTTCATTACCTCGACGCCGCCCCCGGCCTACGGCGTAAAAGTCGGCAACCCTGCGTTCTCGATGGGCACCATTTCCAAAGTCGTTATCGACATGCTCAACGGCAAAGAGTACACGCCGAAAAAGCTGGCTGAAACTCTGAAAATTTTCCACCCGTTCGGCTGCATCGACGTGTCGAAAGATGAAGCCATCGAAGAAATGATGGCGACCGGCAAAGGCTCGGTGCAGTACATGCCTGTTGTCGATACCGATATCGAAAAGCGCACAATCAATATTCGTTCTTTCTGCCCCGGCACGCTGGCGGGTGAGGATACGATTGCGCGCACCGTGGAAAAACTGGCGAACATTGACGGCGTGAAAAACGCCTACAACACGCCGGGCAAAAACGTTAAGGGTTCCGGTCCTTATGGTGCGCTGATTTCGGTCAGCTGCCCAAAGAACATGGACGAAGACCGCTTCGATGAAATCTGCGCACAAGTGGATAAAATCGTGCGTAGTTCGGTGTCGTACCGTCTCGGTATCACCGTGCGGAAATCTGGCACCGAGGCGAACGAATTCAAATACGTTAACTTTGTCCAGTATTTCAATGCGTGGATCAAGTACCGCATCCGTCTGGAAGAGCGCCTGATCGAGAGCCTGTTGGAAAAAGCGGCCAAAGATTTGCACCTCAACGAAGTGTACTTGTATGCGGTAAAAAACCGTGACCAGTTGCTGAAAGTTTTGGGCAAGGTGCTGGCCTCGAAAGACCCAGCTGGTGCGCTGGCTAAGGCACTCAGGATGCCGGTGGAAGACGCCGAAATTATTCTTGAGCGAAAAGTAAAACAGCTGGCTGCGCTGGAGGCCTCGGACCTTGAAAAGAAAATCAAGGATATCAAAGCCGAAATCAAAGCGCTTAAAGCTGACCAGAAGGAACCGGGCAAACGCGCTGCACGCGATACCGTCGAGCGAGTCAAACGCTACATGAAACGCCCGGACGTAACCCAATCTGGAATTCCTGTGGAGTAAGCCATGTCTGATGAAAAAATCTTTTCGCTTAGCAGCGACGTTGATTTCAATATTATCGTTTACTGCCTCATGCGTGCTGTCCACCTGCCTGAGCTGGAAGGGCAAGAGTTGCCGCTGGTTGATACGTGGTTTGCAGTGCCTGCTGTGAAGCACGGCCCGATGGTCGCGCTGGCCTACGGCGATATCGAAATGGCAGCTTTGCAAATGATCGATGCAGACGGAAAAGTTGTGAAGGCGCACCGCGTCAATCCGCACACTGTTCCGCCGCTGACCAACTACGAAATGGATTTGGTCAGAAAAGAAGCTTTCGACATTCCGCTGTGGGAGAAAACGACCAATACGCCGTTCCCCTACGCGACCATGTTTGACAAAGACTTGTCGAAGCGTCGATTCGTGGAATCGGGCAGCACGAAATCCACCATGCTAAACATCGAATCTACCAACGAAACGTACAACATCATCCGCAAGAAAATTCAGCCGCGACCCTGCACGACTTGCGGCGGGGGCAAACGTAAATGAGCGAAGCGTATGCTCTTCTGCAAAAAGAGCTGGGAACCGACGTTGTAACCTACGGAGCGATTCACAAAAACTTCGTGAGTAAGCCGGTTCCGAAAATGGTTGTCTCGCTGATTCATTTGACGATGCAGCCGCTGGTGAATGGGGAATTGCTCGGTGCGGATACTGTGATTTTTCCCGCAATGGCTGAATTGCTTTACATCGAAGGTTTGGCTATCAGTTCCTACATCGACAAGGCGCACGCGCAAGAGCATCCGATGGATAAGCGTTATTTGCTTCGCTATCTGGAGCACCTTTGCCTGCGCCACGGCACGGAAAATCAAACGGCTATTGGTTTTGGTCACACCGTTATCTACAGCCGCAAGCCGCTGGGCGATCAATACAAATCGTTCGACAATACCCAATATGTTCCGCCATTGACGGGGCACTGGGCAATTGCCGGTCGGGCGCCTCAACTTTAACTGTAAATTCAGGGTAGGTGAACGTGATTTGCCTGCCCTAATTTCAAAATCCGGTACATCGCAATGGAACACGCAATACACGGACTCATTAGCAGGTTGCAAATCGCTTATTACATGGCCGCGCTTGACTCTTCGCACGACGAAGCCTGCGCCGTTATGCGAGCTGTAGCGCAGAAATCTTTGCGCAATGGTTTGGTCCCGCATCATTTGCTTTTGCACGCAAACGCATTCGTGAAGTCGGACAATCCGCTGGAGCTGTCGGAACGAACGCAAGCGCTGTTTGCCAAGCGCTAAGGACCGCGCTATGAAAGATAAAATCGTCTTTGCGTCTGTGAACCGCACAAAGAAACACGAAACGTTTCTGGAATCGGTAAGCATGGAAGGCCCCGGCTCGCAGCCAATGCTGTTGGAGCTGCTGAAAACGCGCAATGTTTTCACACATGTGCGCAGGCCCGGTAAGTCATTGACGTTTTACCATGATCCAGCCTTTACCGAGGACGAACTTGCGGCAATTGCAGTGCCGACGAACAAGGCCGCAATCGGTAGGATTGGCTCACGAATTTTTATTGCAGTGCCGTACACTCGCACCCGGTTGGAAGCCAGCCTAGTTTGCAGTGCGCGGCTGCTGCATATGCTACGTATGCCCATACGCCTGATTACTCATGCGTCTGATCTTTCGTATAAAGCAGACGGCGAAGAAAAGGCTGATCCGCGTTTCAAGGATTAAATCATGACCCTACTTTCGGTAGACGGCACCAACACGATGCACCGTGCGCACCATGCGATACGATACATGGAACACAAAGGGACGCCGACAAATGCCATCGTCGGGTTCTTTAACATTGTGCGTTCTAATTTGAAAATCACTGGCGCCACACACGCCCTCGCTTCTTTCGACCGCCCCGGCGAAAACTTCCGGCATAAGCTGCACCCGGATTACAAAGGGCATCGGGAAAAGAATCCTGAGAAGAGCGCAGCGCTGGCGAAACAATTGCCAATCATTTGCGAATTGCTGGATGCTTTGAACTTTCCGTTTTTCGGCAAGCGCGGCATCGAAGCGGATGACGTGATTGGTTCCACCGCCTACAACTACACGGGCGGATTGGCCTACATCCTGTCGGGTGACAAAGACTTTGCGCAGGAATTGACTGCAAAGCACGTTCGATTGATCAACCCGAACAAAAAGCTAACCGTTACGCCCAAAATGTGCAAAGACGTTTACGGCGTTCGCCCAAAGCATATGATTGATTTCCTAATGCTGGATGGCGATGAAATCGACGGAATCGACGGAATACCCGGCGTTGGCCCGGTAACGGCCATTAAGCTGATTGAAGAGTTCGGAAAGGCGGAAAACATTCCATTGGATCGTTTCCCACCAAAATCAAAAACTGTAAATATAAAGCAAAGGCTAAAGCTTAATCGAAAGCTTGTAACGATTAGGCATGACCTGTATGATGCGAATATGGAATTGGATTTGTCAATTTCAGATAGTATCAACACCAAAGCCTTCAAAAAGATTTGTGAGCGATACGGATTGGATAAGCTAAAGCAGTCCGTATTGACGCATGGCTTGTAGGTAACTACAAATACCGGGATGACCCGGATAATCGGCATATCGCCAAAACCCAAAGATGGAATGAAAATCATGTCTGACGTTAAAGTAAAAGTATCGAAAAACGAAGCCGCTGCCGTTCGCACTCTGGCTACCGCTGAAAAAACCCTGACCCAGCTGAAAGCTGACCTGAAAGCGGCTCAAGGTGTTGCTCGCACCAACGCCAAGCTGGCCCTGACCACTGGCCCGAAAGTCGTAGCCGGTCTGCAAAAGAACGCTGGCGCCGTTGTCGAATCGATCACCGCCGCGATCACCGTTGCCACCATCGAACGCGACGACGCAAAAACCGCTCTGAACAAAGTTCGCGCCGATGAAAAGGCTGCTGCTATTCAGAAAGCAAAAGACGACAAAGCTGCGCTGAAAGCAAAAGAAGCTGCCGCTGCTCAGAAGCTGAAAGATCAAGCTGCTAAAGCCGCTGCCAAAGCTGCACCAAAAGCCAAAGCTCCGGTCGTCGCCGCTGCACCGGTTGCACCAGTTGCCGCCAAAGCCCCAAAGGCTACCAAAGCCAAGGTCGTTAAAGCCTAAGCTTTCTAGCAACTGATAAAGAGAAGCGGCCTAGAAATGGGCCGCTTTTTTATTTTCTACACGGGGAATTCCATGTTTAACGCAAGCGGAATTGTTCAGAACGCTCTGAACGGCATTCATTACCGAGATTTTCTGCGTGACCTGACTATCGCCCAGCAAATGAGCGATAACCAATTAAGTCCTGCCTACGTCTCCAACATCGTAGCCGCGATGGGCTGTCGCCTCACGCTGGAAAAAGAAACAATCAAAGCTGTACCGTTCCACGATACAACCCCCGCCAACGTTCCCTCCTATATGGGCAGCAATCCCCGCCTATCCGTGCTGCCGTACATCAACGCAAACCCTTTTGTAATCCTTCCCGAGTGGAACACTCTTTATTCCCGGTTAGAAGTCGCGCTGTCGAGTAACAGTCCGGCGCCCGCAATTGTTTACCGCGACATTTGGCAAATGAGCAAGGCGCGCAAGCTTTCGCTGCTGAATGCTCCGGCACAAATGATTTGCTTCCCGGTAATGTGCCTCACCGACGGTAACGTTAAGCAGGTTCGCCTATCGTTCTACAATTTCATTAAGACGCCCGCCGCTTTCTTCAACGGTGCGCCGTGTGTGATTAGCGGGCAACGTCTCAATAAAAGAATTTTCGCGGTCGGTGCCAACGTCGAGCACAGCTTTGACGGCAACGCTGCAAAAGAAGACGCCCGCGCAATTCTTGCCGAGTTGCATTCTGAATACGCGCAACCGAATCACATTACAGAGGCGCAAGGCTATCTCATGCGCGCCCTGTTGGATGTTCGCAAACGGAACGCCGATCACATCCAAGACGTTATGGTTTCCATTCATACCGACGCCAAAGCAACCCGGACGCTGCCAGCACCGCCAACCAGCTCTAAGGCTTAAAGGCCCCATTGGCCTACGCGTATGCCCGCCCGCGTATTGAACGGCCTTTGAACGGCCCTTATAGATGCCATAGACGTTCAATGCACAAAGCGCTTGACCGTATACAGGCCCTTTGCTACCTTAGAGGCATCCGTGACGGAGTGTGGCCGAAAGCTTTACACTCACGGATTAGAGGAAGTTTCGGCGGACGGCATCTAAAGCGGCTATGCGCTTAGGTACGTTAGCCATGCCTTTATAGGGTGTGCGCGCCGGATTTGGTAAGCCTTATGTGTAACGGGCTTGCTTTGTAGTGCTTCCCGTTATGCAGCAAACTAACCCCCCGGCGAGCTTAGGCCGCTACATCACGCTAAATTTTAAAACTTTGGAGATTCATCATGGCTAACGAAATGGTTGGTGTTCTGGTAAACGTTATTCGCGGCAAAAAAGAGCCGGTCAAAGAGCGCGTTATCAAGCAGCTGAAAACTGGCGTGTGCCGTACCGAGGCCGGTACTGAATTCAACGTGTCCGACGTTTTCAATCGCGGCAAAGGTAAATTCGTCACCCTTGGCGCTAAAGGCGGCGCCGTTGCGAAACCATCGCCAGCAAAAGAAACCGTATCGGCTGCGTCTGCACGTCCGGCCCCTGATGCTGTGACTTTCAAAGAGCTGGAAGAAAAGAACGGCAAGATTAACGGCGTTGCTGTTGCCCGCTTCCTGAAATCGAAAGGTCTGGTAGAAACCGAAGACGGCAATACTTACGAGCTGGCGAACATTCGCCGCCGTGGTAAAGGTTTCGTTTGCGACGACGTTGCGGGCACTGCACCGAAGTCCTCCAAAGCTTCGCAGGAAGAAAACACACGCAAGCCGCGTACTACCGAAGCCAAGCCAGCAGCCAAAGCTTCGACCAAAGCGCCGAAAGAAACCACCAAAGGCGGCGCGAAGAAAAAGCAAGTCATTCTGGATTTCGACGCTGCAACCTTTAGCGCCGATGCTGGTTCGTTCACCAACAACGATATCCGTCACAAGGAAATCGACGTTGACGGCGAATTGACCAAAGTTGATACGCTGTATAAATCCGGCAAATTCATCACCGAGGCCGGACACACTCTGCACGTTGACGACGTGCGCGCACTGGCAAATGGCACCTTCTGCGTTTACTCGGAAGAGTACGTAGACCAGCTGAAAGAAGCGTTTGAAGAAGAGCAGGCCGCAGCCCAGCGTGAACTGGATAACGCCCGCGAAGCCAGCACGCCGAAAATCAAATACAAAGGCCGCCGCCTGCACGTTGGCGATACCATCCACGTCATCGAGCACAAATATCGCGACGATACCGTTAAGACCAATAAAGGTCTGCGCGTTGCGATTGAAGAAATCGAAGTCATTAACGAACGCCTCGTTTACACCGGCGAAATTCAACAGCCAAAAACCAGTGGCGCACTGCCGAAGAAACGTAACGTTCCGGTCGCTCCACAAGCACCGCGCAAAGTTACAGAATTCGATCCAGAAACCGCCGCCGATCTGCGCGACGTGCTGGGCGACGCAATCCGCAAAGTAATCGCGACCGATTACGTGCTGGACGTTGTAAGCGTGTTCGGTTCGCGTGGTCAGAAATTCTTTACCCTCGGCGTTACGCTCGCACTGCCCGACGTGACCGAGGATGAAATTCAGGATTTTCTGACTCGCCAGAATTCTGAAAACTATTCCGACGATAAAAACTCGGACCACGGTTCGCACCAGCTTCCTGATGAAGAGGAAGAGGACGAAGACGAAGTAGACGAAGACGAACAGGAGGAAGAGGAAGACGAACAGGAGGAAGAGGAAGACGAACAGGAGGAAGAGGAAGACGAAGAACTGGAAGTTGACGAAGAGCTGGAAGTTGACAGCGATTTCGGTAAACACCAGACTTTTGAAACCGAAGCCGAAACTTCTTTCCCTGCTGATCCGTCCGCCGATATCAAAGGCGCTGATGGCCGTATGCAGGCAATCATTAAACGCGCTGGTTACTTCAAAGCAATGCACAACGCGGCAACAGAGTGGTACAGCTCGCAGGAAGTCTTCGACGCTTTCGGTTACGAAATCGAACCGGGCCAGTGCGTTAAAGTCGATGGCGAAGACCATATGCTGTTTGGTCTGTTCAACGGCGAAATTGGCCTGATGCGTGTTAGCACTCAGTCCGTGCGTAAGGGCGTTAACTTCGACGTGTTCAAATCCATTTGCGCACAAAACGATATCGAACTGCCGCAATAAACACCGCGAATCGGGGCACGGAATAATTCGCGCCCCAATACGCCCACCACATTAAGATTAGAGGCAATCACATGAACATTTTTGAACAACTGAAAAACGCCGCTTACCCAGCCCTGCAAACCACCTATCGCGAAATCGCGTCGTCTATTTTCAGCACGTCGCCGGATGAACTGAGCGAGTGGCGCGAAGTCGATCCTATCGACGTTGGCTACGATGAAGACGCCGACCCGATGCACGCTAAGCGTGTGGTTTTCCCACTGTGGGAAATTCTGCCTTACGAATTCCAATCAGAGGCCGTGCATTCTGTTCTGTCCGCGCTGGATTTGGAATACGAAACTTTCCATTACACCGCCGACATTCCGGGCTATATCATCGCGTACATTACCAGCGATCCGTTCGACCCTGCTGATATCATCGCTTTCTTTGGCGACCAAGAAGAGGAAGAGGAAGACGAAGAGCACGAAGAGGAAGAGGACGACGACGATAATCTGATCCCGCAGCGTTCGGGCGAAGTCGTGCGATTGGTTCCGCCCACTGCTGAATTGCAGCGACATGTCGTAGAAGACGAACCGTTTGACGTTGAAGACGAGCCGCTTGATATCGAAGTCGAACCGCTGCAACCGGAAGTAGCGACCCAGCCTGAAACCGCACCACAAGCGCCTGTAAGCGAAACCCCGGCCCCTGTCCTTACCGATGTTCGCGAAGTGGCTCAAACCGCACAGGAAGAGCAACCAGCGCCAGAAGTGCAGGCCGAACCAGCGCCAGAAGTGCAAGCCGAATCAGAGGCCGAACAAGCCTCGGTAATGGACGTGCAACCGGCTGTAGAACCAGAACCGCAAAAACCGCAAGGCCCGGTACAAGATGATCCTGAATTGATCGTTGCGCGCCACGCTGAAAAACTGCAATTGCTGCAAGGCCGAGTGCCTACCGATGTTCTCACTGAATTCAACGGTGAAAACAATGTTCTTTCGGTTGTGTACGAACGCCCGGTCGGTGCGGATATTTCCGAAGGCACCACCAGCGACGAATGCCGTATCACCATGAAAAACGAACCGTTCCCGCCAGTTGGGCCTGTGCGTTTCCTCGATTTCTTCTACATGCACGACATGCAAGGCGATTTGCTGGTGCGTGCTGCGAGTGAAGACGCCGTGCTGCAAACGCTTGACAATCTGATGGGCAACTAATCGAAAGCTGCATTAATTAATTCGGGGAAGGACCGGGTTTCTGGTCCCTCCCCTTTTTCGTTTCGGGAAAAACCACATGACTAACGCCGTAACCCGCGAGCAAAAAATCGAATCCATTGAATCCATTCTGCTGATGCACGCAAAGGATTTCGCCGGGTTCCAACTCACCACGCATTACTCCGGTCTGCAAGGCCCGCACGTTGCAATCAAAACCTCCCAATACGAAGGCGACGTAACCGTCGAATTCAGCGGCTCCGTTGTCCGCTTCGATATCGAAGGTTTCCGCCAGCGCTTCGCTGACACCTCTGCGTTTTTCAATTTCTTCAAGCGCACGCTGCAAGCCCCTAGCGCAGCCTGTGTTTCCCTCGCCGCCGCGCTCCACGGTAAAACCGCTGGCGTTTGCGTCATTGCCGAGCACAATAAAATCCTTTACATGTTCACCGAGAAAGAAGGCATGAACAATATGTTTGAGGCCAGCTTCAACAATCAGAAAACTCTGATGGCCTTGACCGATATCATTTCTATTTTCTCCTGATCAAATCGCGAAAGGAAAATCGGTTATGAACTACGCTACGCTCGCCTCCGCCGTTCTTGGCCTGATGGAGCATCACCCCTATATCATCACCGATAACCCAACGACTGACACCGCATATGATGCGGCGTGCAATTTGAATCGTGCGCTCGACTTGCTGCCCGATGCGTTGCCTTGCCGTGCATTTGCAACTCCCGGCAATACGTTTTTTGTTATTCGCGTTTCTGAAATCGCAGAGAATATCGACCTGCTCGAAACCCACTGCGACAAACGCCACCTACAAGACATTCAGCAATTTGCGAGCTGACCTATGGAATTGCTAACCGCGATGATTCACCGCTTGTATGAGCGGGGCCACTTGAAAACCTGCAAACCTGCCGAAGATCACACGACCTATTCATACGAATATATGGGGCGTCTGGTTAAGCAGGCGGTGACGGTGGATGTACGTATGAAACGGACCGAACTACTGCGAATTGTGAACCGCGCTTACAACGGTTCCCCCGAGGACATGCACACGCTGGCGATGCTCTACAACACCGGCTATGGCGTGCCCTACGACCGCGAGCGCGCCATTCTCTGGATGCGTTTCGCCACGCAACAAGGCATGTACTACGATACGTTCGGCGCAGCGTATCAGCGTGCATTGATCGAAGCACAAAATTGTCCCGAGACGATTTTCCCTGATCCGATTATTTATCCGTGTCTGGATATCATCCAGAAAATTCACGACGTACATAGCGATTCCAAATTGCGGTTAGGCTGCGCCGTGATGCCGCGCCTTGAAGGCATTCGCGTTTATTTGATTTACCGTCACGTACCGGGCGTAACTCCACACTTGTACGCAGGTTTTTACCACGACGGCGAAAACTATTTCATGGCACTGGATAAGCTGGTTGCTTTGGGTGTGCCTCGCTATTTCGGCGAGATTCGCGACAAGGTAATCATTACTGACTATGCGCCATTCGGCAATAACACAATGTACGTGGTGGCCGGTACGATTTACGTGCCTGAGTCCAAACGCGCAGGTCAAACGCATATGGAAGTTTTCAATTCGTTTATGACGGATGATTCCACGCTGCTGACCCGTGCGCATTTCGACATTGAAGACGACAAGGCCGCGCTGGAAGAGGCGATTAAAACTGTAAATAAGTTAGAGAGACAGCGAGAACGTTTTGAAGGCGCCAATCGGCCAATGCCCGAGGAAAGCCTAAAGGCATTGAAGAAAGCAAAGAAACAGCGCCGTCTGCTGCGTGAAACGCTTGCGGTTGCTGATCCTGACGCTGATTACCAGCGTTATTTGGAATCGCGGCCCGAATCCCGTTTGCGCTTTGTTGCATCTGAGCTGTATCGCTGGAACCGTCGCCTTGGCTTGCATACCGTTCCGATGGGGCGGCAAGGGCAACAGCACCTATCATCCATTGGCTTTACCAGTCTCGACCATCCAACATTGGAATTCGCCGGTTGGATTGCCGATCATACTGACGTAGCCAAAACTGTAAATATGTATGAAAGGGCATTAGATGCAAAGGTGAAATCCTTGATTATGTTCCCAGCACCTAATTCTTCTGCTCGTTTCGTTGACGTATCGAGGATTGAACTGTGAGTGACACCATTTCGCACGAAGACCGGCAACAACAGCAATTGCATATGCGGCAAAAAGATTTGCCGCCTGCGCAAGAGCCAGAAGTTTTCAATCGTTTGCAAAGCCACAACGCTAGCAACAGAAACCTGAAAGGGGAATTCCTGCTCAAGTTGGTGCCGCGTGTGGACGTGGTATTGAGCGCCTGCCTCAATACTGTAAATGATGTAGTAGACGAACACCGAACGCTGATCATCGGCGGCGAGGAACGTTCGCTCTACCGCCCGCTTTCCCGCAAAGAGCAAGGCGTAGCGATTCAGCCGCTGACTGACCTGTATCAATACGTCACCGAAATTGCTGCAAATGAATACGTCGTTTTCGGCACCGACAAAGATCACGCCGAACGCGTAAGCGCTCTAGTTGAATTGCTGAATCAACATATGAAAGCCAGCTTTGCTGGTAGCGCATATGAAAACGAAAATGGTGATAGCGAATTCGCTATTTCTCAACGTGATTACTTCCAAACCAGCATCCACGTTAGCGACGTTGAACGCGGAACTGTAAATGTAGTATATCTGAGCATTCGTGTAATCATTCACGCTGCCAGCCTGACCAAAGGCAACGCCGACCCGGAAACTGCGGTTAAGAACTTCAACGGTTCGTATCGCACCGTGGTCAAAAACTTTGCGAATGCTACCGGGATTGAAACCGGTGTGCATGTTGCTTTTGACGTTTCTAATTTCACTGTACGTCCTCAATTGCTGTCCCTGTTTACCGCACTGTGCGGCGAAGAGCAGACCAGCGTTGAAGCGGTAAACCCTCAACATTATCACGGCGCTAACACGTTGGTAAGCGTCGTTCTTTCGACAAAGGCACTGAAAAATGGCTAAGGCTGACAAAGCTCCAAAATCCAAAGCACGCGGCAAAGTTTCCAAACTCGACAAGGCTCTGCGTAAGCTGAACGGCACCAGCGCAAAAACCCCATTCACTCTGAAATCCGGTCAGTTCACCGTGACCAGCTACGCGGTCCAGCCTACCGAAGTTCCGGGCTACCTGATCGACCGTTCGGAAACTCACGTTGTTTACCGCCACAAGAAAACCAGCGCCTCGAAACAAATGGTCGTTTCGGTATTCCCGATTGCCCAAGTGCTGGGCCTGCTGGGTGGCAAAGACGGCGGTTCGATTACCGTTCCGCAACGTCGCGCTTTCAACAGCGTAACCGGCACCCTGAAATTTGAAGGCAGCACCGTAGCCGTCACCGACGAACACGGCGTTGTTTCCTATATCGACCTGTCGAGCGGCGATCACGAAATTCGTGCAGCCGATGCCGAAGGTTCGCAAGCCTCGGGCCGTGGCGCCAAGGCTGATAAAGGTGACGGCAAGAAGAAAGCCAAAGTCACCGATATCAAAGAAGGCAAAAAGAAAAAAAAGTAACGAACACTCGTTACGAAGGCGACCTTGACTAAGGTTCTGGTCGCCACCTGCTTAAAACTGTAAATACATAGTAAGAGCGAACGATTCAGCGAAGGCGCCACTGATAGCCGCCTAGCCGGACACCGCCATACAAAACTGTAAATACAGTGTAGATACACCAACTAAACCCAATCGATAAGTCTGGAGTTTCAAATGGCAAAGGCAAAAAACAGCAAGAAAGGCAAGAACAAAGCAGCCCCGGAAATTTCCGCTGATCTGATGAACCTGATCAATCTGGACGTGCTGCAAATCGTTCTGCAAGCCCTGCAAGACGCCGGTTGCGAAACCGCCGAGGATATGATCGGCGCCGTTGGCATGATGCAGGAAAAGCGTGAAGAAGAAGACGAAGACGAAGACGAAGAGGAAGAAGACGAAGACGAAGACGAAGAGGAAGAAGACGAGGACGAAGAAGACGAGGACGAAGAAGACGAGGACGAAGAAGACGAGGACGAAGAAGACGAGGACGAAGACGAAGAAGACGAAGACGAAGACGAAGACGAAGAAGACGAGGATGAAGACGAAGACGAAGAAGACGAAGAGGACGAAGAGGACGAAGACGAAGACGAAGACGAAGAAGACGAAGAGGACGAGGATGAAGACGAGGATGAAGAAGACGAAGACGACGACGAATAAGTCGGACTTCGCTTGACCTTCTGACTTCGATTCTCGAACAGGAATATCTAGGAACCCGGACAACCGCATCCGGGTTTCTTTCTGCCCAAATTCAGCTTTTTAAAAAACCAAGGAAATTTTCGACATGGCAAAGAATGACGTAACCATCAACGGTAAACAGGAAATCTCCCGTCTGCGCAAACAAGAGCGCGCACTGGAAGCCACTCAGAAAGCAAACGAGAAAGTAGCCGACGCGGTTAACTCGCAGCTGGAAGAAGTGCGCGCCCAAATCAACGCCGTTGAAGGCAAGCTGGGCGGCGACGAAGCCCCAGCAAAAGGCAAAGCCAAAGCCGCCGCCAAGGCCCCTGCCAAAGCCGACAAGAAAGCCCCGGCCAAAGGCAAAGCCAAAGCCGAAGAAAAACCGGCTAAAGGCAAGAAATCTACCAAGGAAGAAGAGAAGCCTGCTAAAGGCAAGAAAACTGCCAAGGTAGAAGAAAAGCCTGCCAAGAAAGCCAAGAAAGAAAAGGCCGAAGAAAAACCGGCCAAGAAGGACAAGAAAGCCAAGGCCGAAGAAAAGGCCCCGAAAAAGTCCAAGAAAGCCGACAAGGCCGAAAAGGGCGGCAAGAAGTCCAAAAAGAAAGAAGGCAAATCCAAAAAAGACTTTGACGATTTCGAGTAATCGTTAAGCTCTACTGAGTTAGGGAAGGGGGCTATGCCCCCTTTTCTTGTATGCACTGGCTGCATTCAGTTGACCAGATCATCTACCGCTTAGGCTCTGCGTGTTTCACCTACACCGAATTTGCGCGTTTGCTTTATGAGCTGCGCGAAGATCGTAGGCACGCATTGGCTATGGCGCACGCTGAGTCACACCGTAGCGGTTCGCGGCAGACTCTATCTACGGAAGTTGTAAAAGACAAAGAAGAAACACAAGCGAATAAGCTAAGAGCGCAGGCCACTATCCTTGAGGATGGCGCCCGCAATTTAATTGCGCTGCCCGCTCTGTACGCTGCCCGCCTTGAACTTAAATCTATTGAGTTCATCCTCACGCAAGTTGAACCTCACGTTAGAAATATCCCCTTTGCTTTCCAAGAATGCCAGCAGCTGGAAAACACTCTAGCGCTGTTGTGGAAATACCACTTGGAAATGCGCACGTACAATCAGCCTACCTTCGATACCCTTTCCGAAATCTCCGCAAGGGGATTGGTCTGTCCGAATTTGTCCAATTGGGAAATTTCCCGTGACAATTTCCTGAACAATTACAGTTCCAGTTCTATCGCAACGCATAAGCTTCTGCGGACCACTGACCTGCACGGCTTCTACGCGCTGACAATAGAGCATCTGAAAGCAGACGACGATTTGCTGATTGCAAAATACACGGAAGCCTTGACTGATGAATACAGCTCGCAAGCCGTTCTCGGTTTACCACCAACAGGCATACGAACTTTTGCAACAGCTAAAGGCCTTGAAGGACGAAGTTCTGGTTTACCAGACGGTCCCGCACGACCTTAGCATTTTCACGTTTGTTGCCTCGCTACGTACCACTGATCCAGACGGAATTTCAATCGTTTACGAAGTGACTGTAAATGAAGAGAAGATACGCCTGATCGACGACCTGCCTGTCGAAGTTCTGGCGGCATACGGAATGTTCGTCAAGTATGTGGAAGACTGGAAAAATGGTGGCGTACTGCACGAACTACTTAGACACGATGATTAGTTATTTCAGCTGTGGGTGCCACGCGACCGGCGACATTCCCACGCTGAGCCGCTGCGAAGAGCACGACGGTTATGTGGTTGTCTGTCACAACCAAAATATCAGCGAGCGCAGATTCTCCAACGAAGTCGGCACCGTCTGGCAAGGCACGCTGCTGCATAGCCTGCGCAAATTGAAAGACGCCCAATTTTCGTATGTGTTCGCTTACCCCGAGCATCATGTGCTCAACGCCATGAATTGGATTACCCCGCGTGCGTGGCGTGATGCAAGCATGGAAATGATGCGCCACCTAAAGCGCGTTTTAAAACCCGGCGGCTATATCAGTTTCATCGTAGACCCTAGCGTTGCCCACACGGTAATCTATCAGGCCTACAAGCTTGGCATGAGCGTTGACGTAAAGCCGCCAACGTTTGAGTATTTTGCCAAGCAGCCGTATAGCGAATTGTCGTTTGCTTTCGCCGACGCGAAAATACGGCTGATCGTTTACACCGAACACCGCTCCCCGATTCCCGCTAGCGGCTCTGCCGTGCTGGACATTAGCGGGATCAAGGTTGATCGCGTTCTGCGCCGAAAGAAAAATAACAAATTGTTGGTGCTGGCCGGGCACCCTAAGCAGTTTGAGATTGTGCAGAAGCGCCTTAGCCAAGAGGCCTAAGCTATGGCGATAAAAAAGATCAAAACCCAGTCCGTGAAAAAGAAGCGGACGACAACAAAGCCTAAGAAATCCCAAGCCATTCGCGATGCGGAAAAAGCTAAGGAACGTAAGCAGAAAAGCAAAGCTGCGCCGTTGCGTTCCTCGATCCGCGTCAAGGTGCAGGGTATTCCGTACAAGCTGCGGAAATTTGAAAACCTCGGCGCCCGGAAATTGCCCGAGTCGTATTACACGATGCAGGGCCAGAGCCTCAAATCTCTGATCCGCAACACGCCTAGACTTTTCATAAATAATGCCGTGGACGTAGAGCCACACCGGATGCCCAAGCGTTCGTTTACCAAAGGCGGCAAGCCTGCGGTCAAAGGCATTATGTGGACAAACGATCCGTTCCGACCTGATCGCGTGCGGCGTTACCACGAAACCTACATCGTCGGCCTCGATTTGAATGGTGAGGAAAAACCACTCTACAAGCACAAGAAAGTTCTTGTGCAATGTACGTGCGAATCCTACATCTACACTTACGAGTATGCGAACGCATGGCACGGAGCTGCATACCTGATTTATTCTAACGGTGAGCCGCCCGTGTGGATGAACCCGGCGTTTTCTCCGGGCATGTGCAAACACCTGATTGCGCTGTCCAAAATCGTTATCGAAAATAATCTGTGAGGAAAACATGGAACTTCTGCAACGCATTACCGGCGACCGTGCCCTTGCCCGCGTCGGCACCGAAAAAGATACCTACCAGCTGCTGACCCGCATTATCGGTGACTACGAGCTGGGCGCCAAAGCGAAGAAACCAAAAACTGGTGACACTCCGCTGATCGAAATCATTCGCGGCCTGATGGCGGGCAATACCGAAACCATCGGCCTGCTGCAAAAGACTCAAGCAACCGAAGAAAATGCTGCGCAGATTCGCCGTCTGCAAAACCAGAATGTTCTGCTGGGCAAATACCTGCCAACCATGCTGACCGATGCGGAAATCGAAGAGATTCTGCTGTCGCAGCTGGAAGCCGGTCCGGTTTCTATCGGTGATTTCCAGAAGTTCATGCGCGAACATTACCTCAACAAATTCAAGCCGGGCACCGTCGCGCAGATTTACACTGCCAACGCCCAAAAGGCTGAGTGAGCGTAACGCGCCCGCGCACCACACCTTGCATAGGTCGTTGCTCTCACAATGTTGGGGACGAAATATGCAAGGGGTGCAAAAGAACAATTGCAGAAGTTCGGGATTGGAATACATATTCTCCCGACGAAAAAATGCAAAAGATGGAAGAGTTGAAGTTGCGGTCTAGCTCGCTGATCGCGACAGACAAACCGATTATTTCGTGGGACGATTGACATGCGAAGCAGACAGCGCGGCTTCATCGATTTCTCTGGCATCGGCACCTTCCTGATCGGCGTCGGCCTCGCAGCCGGGGTTGTGATCGGTGGGATTATTTTCGTGGGCATTCCGTGGGCGTGGCAGTACGTCAAGCCGTGGATTCACCAGATTACTGCGGGGTAAGAAATGAAATACCAAAGTGAACAAATTGAAATCGACGCAATGCTCAAACTGTTCCCCGAGGACATTGCAATTCAAATCGTGGTGAACGACGACGTTCCGCGTGTGAATGGCCGTCCGATTTCTGAGCAAGAATTCTTTGAAACCGCTTCTACGGAAAAGCTGGCAATTGCCGCTGCCGTGCGCGGCGTCAAAAAGCTGATCCGTAACAAGGCCCGCGTGAAAACTCTGTTCCTGCGCCCGATGCTTGTGACCGAGCGCGCCGACAAACAATTCACCTGTTTCATTTCTGCCGCTGTTGTGCTCAAACTTCCACAAGTTGATTTCAGTAAAGCGCTGCTCGCTCTGAAAAATGGTGAGACTGTTCGCCGCGCTGGCTGGAACGGAGCTAACCAACACGTTTACATGGATGTTTTCGACCGCGACGGCGAATATCTGGAACCGTGTTTCGTGCTGCATAATGCCCAAGGCAAACGCCAGCCGGGTTGGGTGCCTTCGATGGGCGATATGCTGGCGCTTGATTGGGAAATTCTTCCCGCGTAAATGCGTAAACTGACAGGAGATTCTATGTCTGCTGATAAGAACATGACGGGCGAACAAATTCAGCAGATTATGGACATGCTTCTGTACAAAGCGCTTGAGCCGCTGGTTTTGTACACGTCTGTTTTCGATGCGCAAGTGGAATATTTGCTCTGGCTGATTTCCACCAACCGCAAACGCAAACTTAGTTCACTTGAGCGCTCCACTGCCGTGAGTCGGCTGGCCGCTTACTTGAGTGTGCGGGACCGGCGCCAGCGTTTTGAGTTCGTGCGCACTGCCCGAGTCGAACGCTTTTTCATTCACAAATTTCTGACCACTTTCGTCGAGGCCAACGCGCACTACGTCAAGCAGTACAAAGACTTTTTGCGTGAGCCTTCCGAAGAAAAGAAAATTGCCCTTGATCGTTACGCGTCACAGGTTGGACGATGCGAGCGCGGCAATTTGTATGTCGCTTTGAAAATTTGCATGGCGTATCTGCAACGGTTTTATTCCTACCGAAACAGCATCGTCGGCCACTACGTCAAGATCGCGAACAAGTGGGCAAAAGCCCACATCACGCAGACCGGGCGTTCCAGCTACAAAGATTTGGTGCAGTCAATTATCAAGGCGGTAATCACCGCACTCGATAAATACGATAGTCGCAAAGGCGCGTTGACAACATACATTACTTTCTGGACAAAAAACGCAATGCGTTCGTCTAAGGAACATGAGTACGGCGTGGCTTACACCGTGCCTCAGTCCCAACGAAAGAAAATGTTTGAAGGCACCAGCAGCTCAATTAACTTCGGTGTCAGTTTAGATTCGCTTTACGCCGATGGCGAAGACGACGAAAACATGGCGCTACACGCTATCCTTTCGCACGACCGAACAATGGACGACGACATTGAGCGCGACGAATCCTGTTTGCTTGTGCAGCGGATGGCGAAAAAGGTTGACCCGCTTGGGGTGGCAAGACTGGCGCTGGATATTGGGGAATACTTCACGCCGCAAGAATGCGCAATCATGCAGGCACAGATGGTCGAGGAAGGGTTAGCATGACCGACAAACAGGAACCGAAAGTAGTCGCAGTGGACTTCAAAAAACCCCGTGATGAAAACGGGAATGTTGTCGTTCACTCTTCACACTCAAAGCTTGCACAGCTGGACAAGCAACGCCTCTACGACGAAGCGCTCGCGCAGGTTCTTGAGCGGGCCAAGTCGCTAGACTGGTGATGAATTCAAAACTGTAAATGGTGAGTATGGGCAATGCCCTATTCGCTTGACATAAACAAAGAGGAATTTTCATGGGTGCGGCCTTCAAGGGTTTTAGCTCGATTAAAACCAAAAGCAGAAACGATGCGCTGAAACTGGATGACGTGATCGATATCATCACGCTGCCGAAAAACAAGTATTTCACTTTCCGTATTCTGCCGATCATGCCGCTGCATGTTCGCCAAGTGTGGATCAAGCTGTGGGCCGGTGGTAAGGGTAAAGAAAAACGCGTTGTAAGCATTCCGCGTTACGCTATCAACTTCGATCCGAACAATCCAGAAAAACCAAAGAAAGGCGTTAAGTGCCCGTACATGGAACTGGCTGCGAAATTTGAAGGCCAGAAAGAAGCCCCAGTTCGCGCTGGTGACTTCTGGCTGTTCAACGTGATTGACCGCGAAAAGCAGGACGAAGGTGCTCCGCGTAAATCGCCGCCGCCGTCGAAGTCGGAAAAGAAAACCGGTTTCAAAGATATCAACACCGAAACGTGGACCCCGGTTCGCGTTATGCGTCTGACTTCCACTTCGATCAACCGCCTGCAAGAGCTGTCCGAAGAAAATAGAGTCAAGGACAAGAAAACCAAGAAAACCGCGCAGTTCGACGCCTCCGATGCGCGTTACGGGTTCGACGTAAAAATCAAATTCAAACCTGATGCACCGGGCACTGATAAATACGCGCTCGATCCAGCTGGTGGCCCGTCGAAACTGACCGACGAAGAGCAAAGCTATCTGACGTGGAATCTGACCGAGGAACTGCTGGACGCAACCGGTCGTATGACCGAGGAAGCAGCCCGAGAAGATATCAAACGTATGGAAGTTGTCGGCGGCGAAGCTGTTGACGATGACGAAGACGAAGACGACGAAGATGATCGTCCGCGTAAGGGCAAAAAATCGAAATCGACCGCGCTGGACGATGACGATGACGATGACGACGAAGACGACAAGCCGAAGAAATCGAAAAAGTCCAAGGACAAGAAATCGTCCAAAGACGGCAAGAAATCCTCGAAGAAATCGTCCAAGCTCGATGACGACGATGACGACGATGACGACAACGACGAAGAGCCGAAGACGAAGAAATCGTCCAAGTCGAAAGACAAGGTGAAGAAATCGTCCAAGGACTCCGACAAGAAATCCTCGAAGTCCTCGAAGGAAAAGTCGTCCAAGAAATCCAAAAAAGACGAAGACGAAAAGCCGAAGAAATCCTCCAAGGACAAAGCCGGTAAATCCTCCAAGTCTAAGAAAGACGAAGGCGGCGCCAAGAAGAAAGCCAAGAAGACTCCGAGCAAAAAGAAAAAGTCTGATTGGGATGACGACGAGTAATTAGTCGTTAGTCATGGGGGCCTCCCTGTAGGCCCCCTTTCTTTTCTTCCACCTATGGGAATCGTATGGCAAAGACCGTAGCGAAAACCAAAAAAGTAGACCTTGAACTCCCGAAAACGTCGAAGGGCAAAGTACCTGCCGCCCCGGCGAAGAAAGCAGCCAAAGGCAAAGAAGTTGCAGTAAAAGCTACAAACGTTTTCGATCCGTATGCGAATCTTGAAGACGAACTGGATAATATGGAGAAAAAGGTCGGCCTGACCTCTATCTCCGTAAACGAAAAAGAAGACCGACTCGACGCCGGTAACTTGTGCTTGAACCTGCAAATGGCTGGCGGTTTGCTGGCTGGCGGTTGGTACACTTTCTATGGTGCTGAGCAGTCGTGTAAAACCACGCTTGCAACAACCGTGATGGGTTCCATTGTTCGGAACTTGGCGTTTCAGGGTAAAGCGTTTTTCTTCGACTACGAAGGTTCGTTCTCCGCTGAATACGCCAACCAAATGTGGGCATACAACGGCGGCGGCAAAGCCTCGCAAGCAGACGAAGTTTTCGGCCAGCGTGGTCGTGACGGCGAATGGATTATCAAACCACGAATTCGTAGCTACTCGCCTGCGGTAGGTGAGACTTTCTACAACTCGATGGCGAAGGTTCTCAAATCGCTGCCGTCTGTTCTGAAAATCGAAGGCGAATACTTCTACATTTACGACAACACCAAAGCCAACCAGAAAATGGTCAAGGGGTTGTACGATACGAAGTATTTCAAGAAATTCAACAAGTTCAAAGTTCCGGCGCCGCACGGTTTGCCGCAAGCTGTGTTCCTTGTTGACTCCTACCCGGCCATGCTGTCGAAGCGTATGGACGAAGACGAGGAAGGCAAAGACGGTCTGGCATCGCAAGCGCGTATGCACGCCGATGGTATCAAACGCGTTAAAGGTTACATGAAAGAAAAACGCGTTATGGTTCTCGGTATTAACCAGCTGCGTTCCGTGCCGATGGTAATGTACGGACCGACCGAGCAAGAGCCTTGCGGTCAAGCGCTCAAGTATTTCTCCGACGCGCGTTTCCGTATGTCGCCAATTGCAATTCCGCACGGCGGCGGCACAAACGGTCTGGAGCAGGAACCGTCGATCACTGGCGAAGGCGTAGACACCTATCGCTATATCAAGTGCCACGCATTCAAAAACAAACTGGGTGGCCCGCAAAAGTCGAATATGATTTTGCGTCTGTACGTTTCCAACGCGAACGGCGAAGCGCTGGGCTTTGACCGCGTGTGGGACTGCTACACCTACCTGAAAGAAACCGGCCAAGTCGGCGGCAATCGCTCGAAAATCAAATTCCTCGAAGGTACTCCATTTGCAGGAAACACCCTGACATGGATGGACTTCAAGAAAATGATCGACGGCGACAAAGAGCTGATCAAAGCCGCCTGCGAAAAAATGGGTATCAAGCCTATTCGTATTTACGAATGGTGCCGTAAGCAAATCCAATCCGGCGACGGCTACGATTTGTATCTTGATCAAATCAAGAATACCCACACCAAGAAAGCAGCCAAAGCCGCTGAGAAGGGCGACGGAGACGACGAAGAGTGACAGCAGAAAATTTGCGTACAGAAGTAACGGAAACGGTCGATGTTGCTACTGTGGAAATCGAAGCTTCGTTGCGTATGCTGCGCGGTGCCCAAGTTAAAGCAAATGCGGCTGGTACTGGTGGTGGCCGGGAAATCGCACTGGCGATTACCAACATCGAAACGGGTTTGCTGTGGCTGCGCGAAGGTGCGCAGAAAATCTGATGTAAACGAGATTGGGGCCTAGTGCCCCTTTCTTCATATGGGACGCAAGGATCACGAAATGACAGAATCCATTTTGATTATTGAGAAGACCGTAGAAGGTGACAACCTGCGGGTTTTCCGTGTGGCAATTCCCGAGCACCGCAAGCGCTCACAAATAATTTCCTACGGTGCGTTTCGCACACGGGAATTGAAGCGCGCCTTCCCAACGTTGCGCAAAGGCTACGCGGGCAAGATGAAAACGAATGCGCCTGCGGCAGTCTGGTACAACGTGCAATGGGATTGGGAAAGGGAATACGATCTTTTCCAAGGCGCATGGGAACGCACCTGCCTGATAGGTAAGCGCGAAGTTCCAGAACGCGCCACGAATAAAAACCAAATCAGACTCCACGATCATTTGTTCGACATTATCGACGTGCCTGATTTGTTCCAGTTCTATGCGTTGATTGGTCACGCGTATCGAACGCAGAAATACACACACGAAAGCTTGGCATTCCGAGCGCAAACCGATCCAATGGTGAGAACCGAGGTTATACGCGCTGGTCGGAAAACACGACCCCAGCTAGGCACTAGGCTTGACACGCCAGCCCCGTCTGTGGTAGGCGCGGGCCAGCCGCTCTAGCCCGTGGGCCGGGGCCTCTAGGGCATAACTTCCGCTATGCCGTGACGTTGTGCTAAGTCATTGATTCCTGTACCATTGTGGGGTTGGGGAGAGTGTGCCCGGACGGTACACACTCACGGATTAAGGTAAGTTTCCGAACCAACGTAAATCAATAACAGGCTAACCATAGAGTAGTAGTAATGGACCGTATGGATATGATGTATCGGGTGCGAAGTGAGCACACCAATGGAAGCGAAAAAACAAATGGCCTCGCCTGTGTGGCAGTAAGGATTCCCCCGTGTTGCGAATGAACGCAATGCAAATGTACGAATGGTAATTTTATATTACCGGGCCGATCTATTGGCCCAATCTACGTTTAACGGGGGCATTTTTCTGTGAAAACCAGTCGTTTCGATGAAATCCTCAAGGCGTTGCACGCCTTTGAAGACGGTATGGCTCAAGCTAAACTCAAATCGCGTCCGGCTATTTCCGAACGCTTGTCGAAAATCTCTTTGCTGTCTACAGCATTGATGAACGAAGGTAGTCTCCCTCCGGGCACGAAATCAACGTTGCTCAAAATCCGAAACCTCTGCAAAGATACCGTAGATGCACTCGATAACGGGCGTATTTCCAGTCTTACGGATGTTCGGCTATTCTCCCGCGATACGCTCGGCCCTGCCCACACAATGCTGCGCAAACAATTGGACGGCAAAGAAACTGCCGCCGATAAAGCGCAAATGCGTGAGTACGTCACCGACGAAGACAAGGCACCAGAAATCACTCGGTTGCTTGAAGCCTTTGATCCCGGCTCGCGCAACTATGGCGGCGAAACGCTTTCCATTGAAGAAATCAATGCACGCGTTGCGCAGTTCCTCGATCTGCATTTCTCGGCGTCCCAGCTTCGCAGTATTCGCCCTTACGTCCAAGGGGAAGCTACCCCCGGCGGCGAACCGAAAAAAGACCCCAATTGCGAATGGAACCACGTCACCTTTAAGGACATTGCCGACGCCTCTGGCTCCGATCCGAAAAGCCGTGCCCGCTTGTCGTCCCTCAAGCGTGAATTGGTTCAAAAGCATGACGATGCAATGGCAACTATCGCGCTTTCTTATCGCGACATGAACCGCCGTTTGCCGTCGAAAATGCGCGTTCCGTTTGAAGTGATTTACTTCCCCGTTGTCCCTCTGTTCGACGATGCGATGGGCGCCAGCAATAAACGCCTGATCAATGCCGGTCTGGACGTTACCTACGTCGGCGATCATTTCCCGGTATTGGAAAACCAATTGCTGCTCTGCCTAGACCTCGATAAGCTGGGCATTAAAGAGGCGTTTAAGAAAGTCGGGAATCACGAAGAGGCCCGATTGAAAACTGTAAATAATAAAGAAGAGACAGCATTTACCATTAGCCGTATCATTGAGGATATCAATGGCATTGCCGAACGCAACGGCCATCGATTTGCCCTCGCTTCTGATCGGATTGTGCGTAACCCAAAAAACCCGCGAATCGCCCTCGCGTGGTTGCTTGACGAACGCATTCGTAAAAAGCTCGCCTCCGTGTTGAACAGCGTTCGCGTTGATTGGGATATCCCATACCACGGTGAGAAAAAGGATTGAGCACTGAGTTCTACAAAGAGGGCGATTGCACTATTTGCGAAAAGTGGTTTCCGCTTCTTCATTGGCACCATACAATCCCGCAGTCTCTCGGTGGCAAAAATAGTAAGCAAATCCCTCTTTGTGCTCAATGCCACAACATTCTCCATGCCCATGCGCTGGCGATTGTTGCGAAACGAAAAAGTGGTCGGCAAATCCGCAAGCAATACTGGACAAGCCCAACCATGGAAAACAACGCAGGCCAGTGGCTAAAAATACTGGTAGAGGCGATCATGAGCGACGAATCTGTTTCAGGAAAACAGTACGTCATGCAGTTCACGGCGCCCCCTGCTTTGCATACCGCACTGCATCTGTTCAAATCGGACAGCAACGTGTCATCGCTAGAGAAGGCGATGATATTGGCAATTAGCGAAACTTTACGGAATAGGGGCTATCTGGACAATGGGCACGAACGACGTAGCGCACCCACGAATCAAAACGCTGATGGGGAACGAGGCAGCGGACAAAGATGCGGTGCAGGAACGGCAACGTCTGAAACGACAAAAGGAGTATCAGGCAGAAAAAGGAAGCCTGAAACCAACTTGTGGTGATTGCGCTGGGTTTGAAAGCGTCTCGCTTATTCCCGGTAAGGAAATGCCTTGCAACCGTCAAGGCATTGGAGCATTCAGCAAAACTTGTCGGCGTTATGTACCCGAGACTGGTTTCCTGCGAGAAACCAAACGGGATATCATTCTGAAACAGGTCGAGAATTCTGATGAAGAAATCGAAATCGACGAGAATGATAAAAGTCTGGATGAACCAGTGTTCCCGGCTACCGCCATTTCTGACTTGGGCGCCTTGATCGGCATCATGTCGGACCGGTCGCTGCGGGCATTCGGTCTGCTGCTGGTAAACGAAAAGAAAACCCGTGACCAAGGGTTCCGTTTCATGCAGAAGGTTTTCGTTCGCTATCGCGGCCAACGTAACCGCAATTATGTCTCCAATTTCCTTGAGGCGTATGTCTACTACGCCACCCCGCGCATTTTCAAACTGATTAGCGCGGATGGTCGCTGCGTCCTGACCTACGATGTTGGTTGCCGCCCGGTGATTTACACCGAGTCGGAATTCCAGCCGATTTACGAAGGTATGCTTGAGCGCGGCGCCCTGCTTGATCCTGATACAGTGTCGCTGATTTCCAACCGCTGGCGCTGCGTAGAGGAACACGAACTCGGTCTGTCGGGCATGATCGACAAGATCGCAGTCAGCACAATTGACGATGTATTCTCTGCGAACAACATTCGCAAAGACAGCAAGAAAAAAGAACTGCCCAACCTCGTTACGCTCGTATCTGCATTGGCCGAAGGCTATCAAAATGTGGATAAAGAATCCAAGATTTACGACAAGGAAGTTAAGCGCAATCGTGGCGAGTCTGAAAAGGCTCCGCGTCGCAGCTCCGGTGTCCGGGTTCTTACTGTTCGTGGTGATGAAGGGGAAGATGAATAATGTTGGTTGAATACGTTGCTGAATTGGGCCTCGATCCGCATTCCCGTGACGGCCTGTTGCTGCTGGAAGAGTGCGTTTTGTGTCTGGCTGGTGTGAACTCTGCTTTTGCGTTCCAACACAACGTCAAAGGCATTGATACCGGCCCGTCTGGTCTGAGTGGTAAACTGATCCGGTTGAAATTGCAGGAACACAGCTATCGGATGCTGAACGTGAAATACGCGGCGCTGTATCTGTCCCTGCTCCCGAACAAACCGGAATCCTACGAAAAGCTACGGCCTATGCTGGCTGCGCCTGACGTGGATTTGTTCAAGCATTTGTTTGCACGTCGCAAGTTCAAGAGTGCCGTAAAGGCACGCGCAAAATATCTGAAAGTCGGTATCAATGATGTTTGTCCGAAGGCAATGCACCGGGACCACAAACGCTTTGACGCATACTACCCGAAAATCATGACTCACATTAACGCTCGCGTCGGCGCAAAGCTGCGCTTCCTGATGCGGGCTGAGAACATGGTAAGACAGGACTTGTCGCGGGATTTGATGTGTAAGACTTTGCGCTCTTACTACTCGCTGTTGCCCACTAAGCAACCCGAGGCGTACATTCTGAATTACTTGCGGCGCTCGGCATCGAACGAAACAACCAACATCATCGAAAAATATACAACCGATAAACGCCGCCGCATGATCGACGTGGGCGACGACGGTTTCGGTGGTCGGGAATACGATGTGATCTGCCGTAGTGAAAACCAAACCGGCGTAGGTGAAACCGAAGGCATGACGGAATTCGCAATGCTGATGGAAGACGTGGTAGACCCCACCACGCAACACCTCGACTCTTCGATCCTGATTCACCGTTTGTTCAAACGTTTTACCGGGCGCAAGCTCAAAGCTCTGCAAATTTTGGCCGGTGGTGTGGACGACGGCTTCAATCGTTACCTGCGCAAAAACAACCGCCTGAAACACGGGCAGGACCATACGCTGTTCCAGTCTCGCGTTTCGCACGTTTCGTTTTTGGAAACACTGGCGCACTACTTGGGTGTGTATATCGAACCTTTCATGAAGTTTGTGCAGTCCATCGGACGGATGCTTACTGCGCATGAGGAATTTGCTTAATGTCTGATTTATTTGATCGGGAAGCAGAAGCACTTGCGCTCTGGAAAGTCGAGGCCACGCTGTCGTACAAACGGCATATCATGGTCAACCTGTACGATTTGATTCGGCAGGCACACAATCAGACAGACTCTTGGCTGTTTGTTGCGTTGCGGCACCGCTGCCACAACCTGACAAGAACTGAGTTTGAGTGCGCGCTGGCTTCGCTCAAAGCTTTTGACGTGGTTGGGATTTATCCGGTGCCCGGTGCAGACGGTGAATTTTTCCACGTCAATCGCAAGAAGACGAATGCCCCGGCATGGAAAAAATATACAAAACGCCTCCGCGCCATCAGCCGAACGCAGGTGGCCCCGCAGTAGCAGGTAAACTATGCAGATTCACAGTCAGACCGCTGAACTCCGGGCGTTGCTCACAGTAACGACCAAAAAGTTAAAGGAAGACAAGCGAACTCTGTGGCTCGGCAAACTCAATAAAGACCATTTTTACACGCCACCGCTGCGACAAGCTTTCGAGCGAATCACAGCGCTGGCGCGTAAGCGTTTCCAAATCATCAGCTGGAAAAGTCTGCTTGAAGACCCCAGCCTAGACGAAGACATTCGCGATATTCTGGCAGAAGTTGACGAAAAACCCTGCCTCAAGAAATCGCAGATGAAGGAGACGCTGGAAACCCTAGAGGAATTCCGAAAAATCCGGCTCATGAATGACGTGGCCGAACAGATTTTCAAATCCCTTGATGGAACCGCCGTCGATATTGACAAGCTTGTTGGTCAAGTCGCTGAAAAAGTTACGAAGGCTACAAACGCAAAACACCAAGACGTTTTCTTCCTGCGTTTTGGTAAAGACTCAAACAGTGATGAAATCACCGAACAGATTTGTCGAAACGAAACCCTGCCGCGCATCACGACCGGCATGGCGGAATACGATAAAACGAACGGTGGTTTCCCCGACTCTGGTGTGGTCATTATGGCCGCTACCACGTCGGGCGGTAAATCCACGATTGCAATGAACGTGGCTTTGCACATGTACTTCAACGAGAACATGAGCGTTTTCCGTATCTCGTTGGAAATGCAGGAAATTCAAGAAACCCAGCGTATGTATGCGCATATGACTGGCGTGCCCCTATCTCGGTTCAAGCACGCGAAGCTTACCGAAGACGACAAGCGCAAAATCCGCAAGGCAAAAGCCAAGCTCGCCAAGCACGGCGACAAGCACGAAATTCACCACACAATCCATTGCCCCAAGGGCGGATTGTCGATGGAAGAGGCGTTGCAGCTGGCTAAGCCTTTCGGCTACAAAGTTATTGTGGTGGACTACGTTGGTCTGTTGGATGAAAAGTCCGATAAAGACCAATGGAAAATGTTGATGGACGCGGCGCGTATTGCGAAGAACTACACGCAAGAAACCGGCGCCCTTGTTATCCTGCTGGCACAGCTCGATGACGAAAGCGATAAGCTGCGTTACTCCAAGGGTATGAAGGAACACGCCGATACCCTGATCCAGTGGAACTACGCCCGCCTTGAACAGCGCGAATTGAAATTGATTCCGATGTTTGTTGCTAAGGATCGGGACGGTGAATCTAACTGGGGCTTCGATATGGAGGAACGCTTCGACATTATGTCCGTATTCAACCCCGGCACTCAGACGGGTGCATCGTCTGGTGGAGGAAATCTTGAGTTTGAAGAAGACGCCGACGAAGGAAAAGCCAAAAAAGGTAAAAAGAAAAAAGGAACCAAAAAGCTCGAAAAGACCAGCGTTGACCTTGAGCATGAACTCAACCCCGGTAAAAAGAAAAAGAAAAGCAAAGTTAGGCTTATCGGGTCTGACGATGGGCCAGCCGCTCTCTCTTAGAGAAATGCGTGCCCGGACGATTGACAAGATCGCCGGGTATGTCAGGCTGGAGCGTGGGGATAATTTCCCCACGCATAACATATTTGAAGTTGAACATGATCCAGTGCCGGACGGTGTGTTTCTCGCCGATCCGGCGATTCCCCCGTGGCGATACTCCAAAGCATTGATGATGCAGGATATCCAACCACGGGAACCGGAACATCATCACGAAAATATCAACTACTTTGACGACGCAGAACTTCCACTGTCGATGAACGAAGTGGAAGTGCCTGATTCGGAATTGGTTGATTTCAACGATCTATATTCGTCGCGCTCGGCAGAGTTTAAATCACTCTTCTACAAGAGCGCGGCATCTGTTGGTGCTCTTTCTGACGCCGCTGATTATGTGGAGGCTGCTTTGCGAAGCGGCCTCGACATTGACGTAGAAATGGATGAAGCATTAGCAGAAGCTTTTGTGCATGTTACCCGCCTCGATGCAGTTGCCGCTATGGCGCGCACTACTGCCCTCACGCAAGATCAACAAAACTCCTTTATCGAAAAGATCACGTCGCTATTTGCCGACCGCACAATGCTCGCAATTAGCCAGCATGATACGGCAGCTGCGCAACGCCGCAACCTGCATACCGCCGCACAAGCCCGTGAACTTTACGCCCGTGTCCGCGCTTCAAACTCCCCACGAAATCCGCAAAATCCCCGAGCTGACTTTGATCCCGACCAACAAGGAACATTTGCGCCCCAGCACCAAACCCAGCTGGGCGTTAGAGGTGCGCGCCGATGAAGGTGAAAAAGAGCAAGAATTCTAACATTCTGGTTCCCGACAAATCCCTAGAAGTGCCTGACCGAAGTTTGATCACGTCGGGCAACGCGTTTGATTATTTGCTTTCTCTGAAATCCACTGGGCGCACACCTGCGGCCCGTGTGGACGACCTTGATTCGATTGGCAAATCAGCTGCATCCACGATCACTGCGATGGACGTGGATTCAGAAATCAACATTGCGAAAACCATCCGCGAATTGATGGATTCCAAAGTCGTCGTGCCCAAGGATATGAAGATCGACGACGGCGATTTGCCGATGGCGAAAAACTTCTATGAATGGGTGACGCAAGACAGATTCGGAACAATTGGTGATGAACGGCCCTTTATCGAGCAATTGATATGGGGCCTTGTCGTTTTCAACGACTATTGCCCGAAATGTTCCGACATGGAATGGCTGCTGCACGCGCACAAAGTCGATGACACCTACACAAAACTCGAACGGAAAGTTGCGATTTTTGAGAACGGCAAATGCCCTCACTGCAAGCTAGGCCGCGCCAAGGCAGTGAAAAAAGGCCTAATGCCTTATTACAACGAACTGGCGGTTAACGCGGGCCAGCGTTGTGTCATTGATTCCACGCCGGTAATTACCCCGCACGGCCTGCTGCACATTGCAGAAGTTTTCCCTGATGCGCCGGAAGGTTTCACCGACTTTGAATTTGATGTTTTCAACGGCACCGAGTTTGAGACAACATCGCACTACTTCAAAGCCACGCCTGAGCCTGTGTATCGTGCCATGACTTCACTGGGCTTTTCCGTATGTGGCACAACCGATCACCCGATCCTGACCAAAGAAGGATTCGTGAAAATCGGCGAGCTGAAACTGACGGAAAAACTGGATGTTGTTTATGGCTCGCGTGTGTTCGGTCCGAAGTCTTACCCGAATGCCTATGCAAACGGCATGAAATTCCGTGATGCAGCGGTAAGCCTGAATCTGCGTTGCGCCAACGCGGAAGACGTGACCGATTGGCTGCGCGGTGTGTTTGCTCTCACGCCACGGAAAGCGTTTATCAACATGGTTGTTTTGCGTGATATTTCTGCGCTGCTGTTGAACGCCGGTTATCCGCACAAGATTGACGGCCCGTCGATTGTGTTTAGCTCGGTTGAGCACGAAAACCTGCTCAATAAAGTCTGGCGCTCCGGTGTAATCGAAGACACAATTACTTCTGTAATTAGCGCAGGCACACAAGCCACCTACGATTTCACTTTGCCGAAGACGCACCAGTTTGTTACGGGTGGGATTATCTCGCACAACTCTGGTAAATCTCACACGGTCGGCACCTACCTTGCGCCCTACCATTTGCATCGTTTGTTGAAGCTGCAAAAACCGGCGCAATTCTACGGCCTGTCGCGAACCACAATGCTGCAAGGCACGTTCGCTGCGCTGACCTATACGCAGGCCAAGGATACTTTGTGGACGCCGTTCTATGGCGCCCTCACAGAATCCAACTGGTATCGCCAATATCACTCGATGTTGCGCCACTACGAAAACGTTTACGGTGAGCGATTATTTAAGCTGACCGACACCTACGTCGATTACCGCGTGCGCGGCTTGCAGTATTATCCTGTAGGCCCGGACAAGCGGATTCTTAGGGGAAGGACGAGGGTATTTTTCTCACTCGACGAAATTGCATATTTCGACGCCGACAAAGACAGCGCGAAGGTCAAGATTAACGGTCACGAAATTTACGACGCCTTGGCGAACAGTCTCTATACCGTGCGTGGTGCGGCAGACGTTTTGCTGGGGCGAGGCCTTGACGACGTTTTGAGTGCGTATGCGATGAACGTTTCGTCGCCTACCGCCAAAAACGACATGATTCATACGCTGTTGAATCGTGCAAAAGAAGGTAGTTCGATTTACGGGATTCACCGTCCGACTTGGGAAGTAAACCCCAACTTCAAACGGACTTCCAAAATCATTACCGAGGCCTACAAGAAAGACCCGGTTTCTGCTGAGAAAAACTTTGGTGCAAACCCGCCGCTGATTGCGAACCCGTTCCTTGCTAACCATAAGTTCATCATGAACATGGAAGACACTAGCAAGAAAAACCCGATCAAAATCGAAGCGCGTTTCAAGAACAGCAAGAAAGTCGGCCAGTCGTACATGTACGGCGAAATCACGAAACTCAAGAAATCCGGCAAGCCTTCGATCCTCGCAATTGACGCCGGTTTGAAGGACAACAGTTTCTCCATTGCTGGCGGAACCATCGACGAAAACTTTAATTTATGTGTAGACCTGATTTGCGAAGTTATTCCGCAACCGGGCTTCTTTATCAACTACTCGCTTATGTATTCGGAAGTAATTCTGCCGATTATGCAGGCGCGTAACGTGAAGGTTTTGCTGGCTGACCGCTGGAATTCGCTTTCGCTTTTGAGCGATGCACAGATTGATATGGGCGACCCGGATGCCGACGACGGTATGCCGACGTTCATTGCGAAACAGCACAGTTTGAAATATACAGAAATGGTTGGTGTGCGCACGCGCATTGAGCAGGGCCAAGTGATTGTGCCTAAGTCGGAAATCAAAGTGAGCACTCTGATGGACGCGCTCGATTCCAACTATCGTGAATTCTATGTTGGTTCTCCTATTGCGCATTTGTTCAAGCAAATGTTTACCATTAAAGACCTAGAAAAAGGCGTAGGTAAAGGCGACGGGTACACCGACGATAACTGGCGCGCTATGGCTTTGTTGCTGTGGGGTTTGCAGGAAGAAGAATTCACCGCAATGCTTATGGCCGAACCGATGAATATGCAGCTGGCGCATCCGAGTGTTTTGGGTGCATCGAAACTTAGCAGCGGTGGCGGTTCCAGTGTAGGCTCCGGGGGCGGAGGCGGCTTGACCACGAAAAATGGTGCGCCGTTGATGATTATGGGAAGTGGGAGACGATGAAGAGCCGAGTAAAACTTGAGGAAAACAACTCATGGCAAATCAGATCGACCTCACGCAATACAAGTGGTTTCAGTACGATGAAAACGCGGCAGAACTTGAGTTTGGCGAACCTCGCCATAACGAAGAGTATTTGCTGGCGCTGCATCCGGGCAACGTGTACGGCGTTAAGAAACGTGCGCACGGTATTATCGTTGTCCACAAAAACAGCCCTGATATTACCTTCCACCTGAATGAGCAAGAATACAACCGGATTGTTTCGCACAGTCGCGGCTGGTCTGGCAAAGTCAAACGTGTGGCTGTACAGGCGGGCGTCGGCGGTTATGACAAACCAAAAGACGTTCTGCCGCCCGGTTGGTTTGAGATTGAACTGGACAGTTCCAACCTCAACACCACGATCTACGATTCAAAGAACAAAATTCTCTATGTTGCTTTCCACAACGGCGCGTCGTGGGCATATGAAAATGTGTCCATGAAAGAATTCCGTGAAATGGAAGCGATGGAGTCTCGCGGTAAGTATTTCAACTGGCGAATCAAATACGTCAAACGGCAGTACAAAATCGGTAACAACTTCGACAAGCCGCCGTATGACACAGCGCCAATTGGCGATGCGCTCACGCCGAAAATGCCGAAGTCTGGCCCGCCACCGGAATTCGCAGGCCCACCGGATCGCCCCGTACCGAAGAAAGACAAAGCGCCCGCGAAACAAAAGTTCGTCATTCCTGCCGGGATGAAGGTTAACCCGAAAGCGAAAATCGACATTACCCATTCTGCACACCCCGGTAAGTCCACGACTAAATCGTGGTCGGGCGTAGGCTTTGAATGGCTGGGCGCAAAAAACCCTGAGCTGGACCGCATTTTGGGCGAGCTGTACAAAAACGGTAAAGCCGAAGTAGACGATGGAAAAGGCATTGCTACTCTGGTGCTGAAAGACAAGATTTTGGTGCCTGAAAAAGAAGAGCCTGCAAAGCCGCGTTCCTCTGCTGTACAGGTTATGGACGTGAGCGGTGCTACCGAAGAGAAACCCGGTGCTGCTAAACGTACTGTGCGTATCCCGAAATCCGCGTTTGAAACATGGCTGGACGTGGAGCAGAAAATGGCAACCGGTGGTAAGGATGGTGATGCGTTCAAAATCATCCGGCGCCAGCGTGTTGATTCAGAAGCGGACATTTTCAAACTGCTGGGATCGCTACGCACCAGCACACTCGCACGGGATCACAAACAGGCGTTCCGCACTGCCGTAGAGTCTATCGTGTCTTTGGCTGATCAATATCCATTTACCGCGAAAGGCAAAACCACGTATAAAACTCTGCGCAAGCACGTCATTGCGATGGGCAAAGCTTAACCGCCACCGATAGGAAAATTCATGCCAATTCTCGCCGATGTTTTAGTGGAAACCCTCAAAGACGACGAACCTCGTTACCTGCAAATGATAGAAAGTGGGGAATTAGTCTACGACCGAAAAATCGTAGCGATGGCTCGCGTTTATCAACTCTACGTCGGCGTTGATCGGTACGTGGAATCCCTGTCCAACTGTCGCCTAATCGTTTTGCTCAAAGATGGAGAATGCGTTTATTCTTGTTATTTCAAGGTGGCTCATTCTCCCCACTTTGGCAACCGCGTTGTTCAAACCGAAGTACGCCAAGCGCCGGGCTGTGAAGGCCTTGCGCGTTCCATGATGAAAAACTACTTCCTCAAGGATTATGACTGCATCCGCACTGACCTTGGCAGCACAACGCAAGGCATGAAAATGTGGCAAACATTCTACGACGATTACCGCCGTGAACTCTTTTTCTACAAGGCACAGATTAACATTGATTTGCGCACGTCTGATGGACTTTCAAATCAGGATGCCTCTTACACAGAGGTTGCGCGGCGCGTTGGCCGTATCCGGTTAGGGCGTTTGCACCCGAACTGGTGGCACGACAACAAAGCCGGAAACGTATGCGTTATCTACGCGTCCAACAATCCTATGTGAGAAAAACAAATGCGAGTTAAACGGAAGAGTCCAATTTACGATCCGCGTTTTGCAGCGCCAGCGCAAACCCCGGCAAAAGATGCGAGCATGGGGAGTTTCCAACCTTACCCGCGTTCGGCACACCAGCAAATCAAAGAGGCTGCGGCAGAGCAGCTAAATACCGAAATCTTGGCAACGGCGGCAGGCAACGCGCAAATGTCGCAGCTGCCAATTGAAATCGATATTGACCCGTTGCTGAAAGACATTGTGTTTTCCGAAGACCTTGAGCAGAAAAAGCTGGTCATGCGGATTTACACTGACATGTATTACAACAGCTCTATCGGCGGTTCGATTGTAGATATCAAATCGCAGCTGATGTTTTCCGACTTCACTATCTCCGGCATCATGGACCGGAAGGTAATGGATGAATTCATGGAAAACATTGACCGTCTCGACGTGCGTAACCTGATGCCAGACTTGGCAGTCGATTACAACGTAAAAGGCGGTTTTGTTGGTTCTCTTCTGTACAACGAAGACAAACAAGTATTCTCGCGCATCATGCCGCACGCGTGGGAAAACACTAAGCTGGATCAATTGCCATTCCACGGCACTGACCCGCTGATCACTGTTGCATTCCCTGAGTATATTCGTTCGACAATGGCGTCGGACTCGCCGCGTGTAAAAGCACTGCGCGAATATCTCGGTTCCAACGTGATGAAACAGCTGAGCAACGAAGCGCTAGAACTTGATCCGAAATCTACGGTTTATGTTCCTCGCCGCTCCGGTGCAAACAGCACTGCGACCTCCTATTTCCGCCGCATTATGCCGTGGTATTTGCTGGAGAAAAACCTGTTCCGTGGTACGCTTGTGCGTTCGGCAATGCGCCAAAAAGGCATTTTGCATGTAACCCTCGACGGTGCCGGTGAATGGGAACCAACGCTTGCGGATATGCAAGCGGTAATGGATATGTTTATGAACGCGGATGCTGATCCGGTTGGCGCCGTGGTTGCAACGCGTGGTGGTATTTCCACCGAAGAAATCCGTGACCCGCAAGGCGGCTGGACAATCTTCGATAACAAAGATGCCATCGATTCCATTATGATGAAAGCTTTGGGTATTTCTGATGCGTTCCTTTCTGGTGACGCCTCCTATACCAACGGCGATACGTCTACCACTTTCTTCATCGACGGCATCCGTACAGAACGGGATTTCCTTACTCGCAAAACTCTGTACAACCGCATTTTCCCGATGATTAGTGCGCTCAAAGGTTACACGCTGAACAAAGACGGCAAATTGATCGTAAAAGGCAACAGCCTTGAAAAGATGGATTTGCTCGGTTCGTTTGCGCGGCTGGATGATGGTTCCCGTTTGCTGATTCCTAGCGTCCACTGGGAAAAGACTTTGCAGCCGGAAGGCGACCAGCAATATCTCGATATGCTGCAAGCAATGTCGGATAAAGGCGTACCGGTTCCGTTGCGTGTTATGGCGGCTGCTGGTGGCCTCAACCTCGACCGTTTGCTGGCTGGTCAAGATTCCGATTTGCAGACGCAAGAACAGCTGTACCAATTCCAAAAGAAAATCAAAGACCTGAAAAAGAAATACGGTATTGATGATGGAATGGGTGGTGGCATGGGCGGTGACGGTGGCTTTGCTGCCGCTGCATCCTCGCGTTTCCACACCGGTATTGATCCAGCTGATCGTCAAATCCTCGCAATGGCAAAAGCCAACCCGCGTGCTTATGAGCAATTGCGCGCAGAAGCACAATCCATTTATAACGAAAACTTGAACAGCACCTATTCCGACGTGCTGGCTCACGGTAACGGTCAAATGGTCGGTCTGGCAAATCGCCAATTCGGCGAATCGATGATGGAAGTTGCAGGCGAAACGCACGACGGTAAAAAGCGTTATCTGCATAACCAAAAGCTGGCAAACGAGCGGGTTAACAGAAAGATCGTTGACTTCCTCAAGCAGAACGATGCGAAGCGTGGCGTTTCTGGAAAGCGCCGTAAATAACGCTAATTTAATCTTACAGTCGAAATACTGTAAATATAAATAAAGCTCGATGCTCTCAACTAGACAAGGTTATATCCCCGATTGTAATGCGATACTAGGCTTAGCTGGCCGCTAGAAAATGCAAAGCAATTGGGTGCGCCTTATACTGATCACAATGGAGCTTTATCAAACCTTTGCCTAAACCCAAAGGGAACGAACCGCGCCCTGTTTAATCGCAAGGCGCGGTTTTTTCGTTTCTGGTCCCGAAAAATGGAGATTTGTGCGAATGTGGGATATCAAAACCCTCCAAGAACAGTTGGACTTTTTGTGTAAGCTGGCAGGTATTAGTTCGGACGAAATCGATCATCGTTTGATTCACGAATGCGAAGAGCGTTTGAATCACGAACAGCGCACGGCCTACGTCGATTACATTAGTGGCATTGCTGCTGATTTGACTTACCGCCGTATGCACCCGGATTCGCCAGACGCCAGCACGCTGTTTTATTTCACCATGATGCGTATTCCACGCAACATAAAAGCCAAGATGATTTGGTGTGCAGTGACCGGTAATCAGCCATGAGTGGATCGCCTTTAAACAATGCGCGGCACATGAAGAAACAGGGGCTTGATCCTGCAACTGTTTTTGCTGGTGTTGTCGTAGATAACAAAGACCCACGAAAAGCCAGTCGCGTTCGCGTGCGTGTGCCTGACGTTATGCCTGATGCAATTCCCGATAACCATTTGCCTTGGGCATTGCCAACAAATCAGAGCTACGCGGTAGACGCCGATAAAGCCGAACGCGCAGGCAGCGTTGATATTCCGCCAATTGGTGCGAAGGTTGGAGTTCGCTATCCGACCGGCGATCCGCACAAACCAGAACTGGCGCCTTATCCCGGTGATAAGAAAACCATTCTGAAAGAAGCGGAAAAGAATTACCCGAAACGCAAGGTCGAGCGGCTGGATAACGGCTGCTATATGATCATCGATAAAGAAACGAACGAAGTGTTTGTCACCAACCCCGGCGATACCCATTTTGTTTTCCTCGGTGATTACAGCAAAACCGTTGTCGGTAAATGCACGGAAATCGTAACCGGTTCTGTTGGTGACGTGCCTGAGTATTTGCTGAATGCGTCGGATACAAAGATTCGGGAAATTGCAGCAAAGAGCGCTGGCGGTGTGGCCTTCAAAGGCAGCGGCGGCGCAGGTTCCAAATACGAACATGTTAAGGGCGATTACACGTTGATCATTGACGGCAATCGTATCGTAAAAGTCAAAGGAAACGACTCATTGAATGTTGGCCGTAACCGTGACGAAACCGTAACCGGCAACCACAAGATTATGAGTATGCGTTCCGACACGAACTGAGGTTAAAAATGGCTACGCTTATTCAATCGCATTTTCAACGGGCGGGCGATACCTACCTTCTAGAAGACGTGGATATTCGCGGTGGTTATCGCAGCGTTGCGACGATTACCGAACGAAACAATATCCCGCCCACTGCGCGACGGGTAGGCATGATCGTTTATTGCATCGCTGACCGCACGGAATATCAGTTGATCGGATCAATTGTGAATTCTGCGTGGAGCGTGCGCCCTCCGTTCTCTGGTAAAGTTCATCAGGTTGCATCCGTTGTCGATGTTGGGCAGTTGCGCCAATATAACCCGTACACGTTTGAGCAGTATGCAAAAGCGCGGGTAATTGCGTGGTTTAATGCGCTGCCAGAAGCCAGTCGCATCCTTAGCCACCCTATGTATTTCTTCAAGATTTTGTGTGCTGTTGGGGCGCCTGCTTCAACTGCGCAGGGCAGCGTTCTGCCAGCGGGCACCGAGTATTTAGGCGAAGTCACTTTCGTTTACGACAACGCCGGTTCTCAGGTTGCCGTCACCTTTATTGATTCCAGTTTGGTTAGTATTTCCAAAACGTTAATGCCGTTGGGTGATAATGTAATCGCTGCAATGAACGAATATGCAGATCGGAAAAACGCGGAGGCAAACCCATAATGGCTAGTCCTGAATATGTTCGCACCTTTTTGTCTGGCGAATTATTGGTAGGCAATCGCCGCTCCGATCCGCACGGTATTCGTTGGGCAAAGGAGCGCATACCGCAAAAACACAAGGCTGGAATGCAACGTCAGATTGGACGGTATCTCAGTGACGAACCGTCGAATTACTTGAGATAAGTAAATTCCCCATTAATTTAATGGTATCAACATGACTAGACTATTCGAGCCGCGTGTTCTCGGTGCCGGTATTATTATCGAGAAAGCACCGACACTGGATAACCACGGTGTCCGAAAAATAGACATGGAATCCCATGCGCAAATCAAGACATATCAAATCACCGATGTGACTAGCGTAGAGATTCCCCTGCTGACCTCGGATTATATCGTGCAGTGTTTTGACGCGGCAAACTCAATCATTTATCCGAATAATGCGCGTGAAGAAGAAACCAGTCTGATCGTGGAGTTCCTTGCTCCGCAGACTGGTAAAATACGTGTGTTGTTCGTGGGAGGTAAAGGTGGCGACTAGCATTTCGCAGCGCTTTGAAAAAGCGGGTGACTTCTATCTGCTGGATGACGTGGATTTACGTGGTGGTTTTCGCGTTGTAACTTCCATCGCAGAACGTGATGCAATCCCGCTCCCGGCGCGTAAGCAAGGCATGGTGGTCCGCGTACTGGATAAAGTCGCAGGCACAACCGTAAACTATGAATTGCCTTTCGGTAAACCGATTACCAACGCCAACTGGATCGAATGGAAAGTTGGTGCCGGTGGGGATTTCATTCCAACCGCTGGCGGTAATCTGGACGGCGAGTTGAAATTGGGCGCAGCTGCAAGCTTCAATTTTGACGACGCACTGAAAGCAGAAATCGTAGATCGGAATTTGCTGTTTACCCCGGTCGGTACATTCGACCCGGATGATCCTGAGCCGCAGGGCCTTATGGCTTTCGGTAACGAAACAGAAAACACAATCGAAATCAATCCGTGGATTGGTCAGATCGTGTGTAAAACCGAAGTGGCGCTGGCATCTGACCGCTCGCTGAAAACGGACATTACTCGCATTGAAAACGCGATGAAAATTCTCCGTCGTATGCACGGCTACACGTTCCAGAAAATCGGCAATACCGACCGCATGTTTACTGGGTTGATCGCGCAGGAAGTTGCACAGGTTTTCCCCGAGGCGGTGTGCCATTCCACTGATGGAAAACTTGCGGTTTACTACGGCAGTTTGGCAGGGCTTTTCGTTGAGTGTTTGACTGACGTGGACGAACGCTTGATCGAGTTTGGCAAACGCCTTGACGCGCTGGAAGCAAAAGGCGAAGCATGAGCTGCGTTTATCCGCCAAGCTCAATATTTAAGGTCGTAGACGCTGACACGGTAAATGCTGGAAAAATGCCGGGCGTCGTTAGCGGACCAGAAATTATGCAGGTAGGTGAATCCTCCTGCACAACACGTTACGCAAGTATGGCTGCGCGGCTGCAACAAGATATTCTGATCGCCCATAACCAAACGTTTATGGGATTGGAAATGCCGCAGTTTGTCGTGTTGGCGCACAACTGGGAATACGATAATCCCGACTTCACTATCTCGCAGCATCTGCACGAATACGTAGAGTTTCGTGATATTTCCTTGGGCTACCCAATGATGATGAACGCCTATCTGTACGTCACGGATTTGGCTGCGTTCGGATTGCCGGAAAATCTCACCGAAACCGACGTGCTGAATAGCGCATTGCGCAACGCGAAGCGCATAACTTATATCGTCGCCAACACGGACCTAGACAATGGCTAACTATCGATACGTCGGCGATGCCGATCTGGTGTATGAGGATGCAAACGACGAATACAATTTGGTCATTGTTTTGGGCGACCGCTTTAGCATGTATCGCCACGGCCAAGTCTACGTCGTGCATCACGAATCTGATTCAAAAATCACGTTCAAACTGACACTGAAAGAGGGCCGCGCCCTTGAGCGTGCCAGTGAAGAAACGCTGAGTGTAATGCCTGATCCAGACAATCCGCCCTACATGATGTTCCAGCCGAAATTTGAAATGGTCCCGCTGCTTTACGACTATTTCAACCGCACGTATTTCAACAACGTGTGCCCGGTTGTGAAATTCCGCAAATCGAATAACTCTTCGATTTGGGGTATGGCCGAACTGAACTGGGTTCGTGGCAAACCAGTTTACACGTTCCACATTAACGAATCGTCGATGATCGACCGCGTGTTGTTTACCAACACAATTCTGCATGAAATGATTCACCTGTTTAACTATGCTAAAGGCGCAGCGCTGCTGAGTCTCGATGCGAAGAAAGGTATGGAATTCATTCACGCGAACCACGGTCCGTTGTTCGTTTCTGAAATGAACCGTTTGAACGGGCAAGGCTTCCACATTATCAAGGAAGGTACGCACGAAGAATTCAAGCGAAATGCAACCGAAGAATTCCATATCATTATTGCCCGTGTGCTGGCCGGTAAAACCGTTACGCAATGGGCCGCGTGGTACACACAAAACAGTTTCAAACGCGAAGACCTCGACCGCCTGTGCGCAGGCCTGAAAGATCAGTGGCCTACAGCGGAATTCGATTTGAAAATGGGCACCACAACCGACCGCAAACTTACGTCGGGCACCACGCACGTAAAAGGCACGAATACATTTACCGCAGCGTCGCTCAAGAAATTCTTTAAAGGCGAACCTAATCTGTCAGAAGTTCACATTTTGGATACCGCGCATATTCTGCCGAGTACCAATGTGATCCTGCCTGAATTCAAAGAAATGCCTGAAAACTACGCGATGCCGTTCAACATGTTCTGCCGGGCAATGCGCACCTACACTTCCGACCACATGGTACTCAAAGCCAAGTGGATGAAAATGCCGATGCGGATGCTTAATCAGCAAGTGCAGTTCAAGTTCCAGACGCTGATTGGCCGCATGAATCGCGGTTCCATTCCAGACGCGGATATCGTGAACAACTTGAACGATATTCGCATGTCGTATGACGAGCGTGTTTCGCACGAAGCGTACCGCAAAATCATGGCGGACTTTATCAAAGAGTTTGACCGAAAAGGTCATCTTGCGCCTTACGCAAAAATCATGCAGTTGGTGGTCTAATGGCATATACACGACGGAAGCGAAAACCCAAGGTTCCCAAGCCGCAAGCAATTAACAATGCGCGACCAGCGGACGGAAAGAAATCCCGAAAGGACGTGACTGAGGCGCTGTATGAAGCAGTCATGTATTATTTCGTGAAGAAAACCTGTAGCGTCCATAAGGAAGTGGGCGTCGAACCTTGGGGCAGGCGTAGGCTGGATGCGCTGGTAATTGATTACCCCGGCAACCTTACTGGGGTGGAAATTAAAAGTTGCTTGGCAGACTTTCGTTCCGATAAGAAATGGCGCAATTATCTGCCGTACACAAATCAGCTTTATTTCTGCTTTGCACCTGAGCTGACAAAGAGCCGCTGCTACCCTGAAATCCGCAAGGAATTGAAAGAGGCGGGCGTAGGCATTCTGGTGCTGTCGGAAACCGGGCGAATTGTTTGCAGCCAGAAGGCAAAACGCCGTCTCGTTTCTATCGTGTATAAATATCAACTCTTTAGAAAACTCGCTTGGCGCGAAGGCGACTCAAAGCGAAACATTCATCAGACAAAGCGGGTATATCTGTGAAAGGTCTTTTTATTGCGCTGGAATCTCTGGAAGCTGCTGGCAAAGGAACTGCGACGGATTATGTGGGTGGCTGGGCGCGTCGGCGTGGCCTCGACATGGTATTTACTCGCGAACCGGGCGGCACTGAATTTGCTGAACCAATCCGGGCGCATATGCTGAGCTGGGAAGGTAAGGTGCCGCCAGCGTGCCAAGCGCTGCTGTCGTATGCGGCCCGCGTAGAGCACACGCAATCGCATATCATCCCTAGCCTGAATCGCGGCGCACACGTTTTCACCGAACGTTATTATGCCAGCGCCCTCGCTTACCAGACGCAAACCTATGCAGAAACCCAAAAGGTTCATGATCTTGTTTCGCAATATCTGGTGAAACCGGACCTGACAATCCTGCTGGATATCAGCCCGGAATTGAGTCTAGAGCGGATGCAGAAATCTCGCGTAGAGCGCGGCATCGAGCTGGACGAGTTTGAAAAGAAACCAATTGAATATTTCCGGGGCGTGCGTGACGCCTACTATGCGCAGATTGACGATTCGTGGGCGATTGTTGACGCCTCGCAACCTCTGCCAGAAGTGGAGCGGCAAATTCTCGCAATCCTCGACAAAAAGCTGGGGTTAACAAATGAAGCTGTATCTAACCACTGCGTCGGCTAAAAAGTATTTGAAAGGTGGGCAGATTGTCCGCCTCGAAAAGAATTATCCGTACATTCGCGACCTCGGTTCTCGCCTGCTGAGACTGCCGATAATCAAACGCGGAAATTTTGTGGACAAGCTTCCACAGAGTGACGACGCGCTGATCGCCTTTGCACAGCAACGGAAATTCGATCTGTACTACGGCTACAAAATCTGTAAATTAAATGGAAGGGACAGCCTATTGGCGTCCCTTTTGTGCGTTGATAAGAGCGGCTGTGTGGTCGAAGACAAGTCCAGCCGCCTCGACAACACGTCCTGCTACGTCGGCATTAAGGTGCCAGAAGCGGACATTAAATCGCGAACTTACGCAACAAAATTCAGTCGCGCGGACTATCTGCCAAAGGGTTATCAATGAACGTTCATATTGCTGTTGCGGCGGCATCCGCGCCCGGTAGTGCGGACGCATTTATCAAGCTTCTGGTCGCCATTTACAAGGCGCCCGAATACAACTACGGCACCAACTTTTGCACCAAAATGCAGAAATGGCTGGAACAAGCGCAGCCCTTTATTGACCATTACAACATGAAGCGCGTATTCGCTAAAACGCTGAGCCTGTTGGTTGCCGGTGAAGACGTTGCTGACGAGAAATATTCGCTGATTGTTAACGGCTGTTTTGACACGCTGAAAGCCAAGAAAAAGTCGTTTGATAAAGACTCCAGCCTGAGCAAACAGCAACTGCAATTCCTGACCGACGTGCGCCTTGCCCGCAACGGTTCGGAAGCGGCGACCAAGCGCCTGATGCAGCACGCTGGATACTTCAAAGATTCGCATATCTCGAAAATGTTCCTGCATGAAGACGAACACACCGAGACGACCACGCAAGATGCGTTGTATCAGAGGCTTGAAGAGCATGTGAAAAAGTACGGCAAGGTGAAAGGCAATGTCATGCCGGAAACCGTGCTGGAAGCGTGGCGAGAAAAAGCGAAGAAACTCGGCAACAACCTGACCGAGCATCAAGAATATCTGGACATGCGCCGCCAGCGTAAAGCCATTGCCGATAAAGCAATTGCCAACATCGTGCGGGCGTCGGGTGAACACATTGTCGATGTGGATGTAATCCGCAATCAAATGGGCAACGTGCAGTACGATATTCCTGAATGGTTCGTCGGCAAGATGGACGACAAAGGAAACTACTACACGACCGATGGTTTGCAACTGCTGAATAAACCAGTTGGTGCGGGTTCGATGAACAAGAACTACACGCCGGGTTCCACGGTTTATTACTGCCAGTACAAGGCCCCGTTTGCCCAATCGACCACGAACGTTTACACAATTGCAGCGCGTACCGAAGGCCGTGTGCAATCGTTCAACATCGTGCAAGACATGCTGCCTGACCTGCAAAAATATGTGCGGAAATGGCTTCCTGATTTGGCGAAAGGTCCGGGTTCGCTGCGTGGCGTTGCTGCCGCCGTGTGTGAAATCATTTATCAGACCAGTGCGCGTATCGGTTCGACCCGTGCGGCCACTGCTGGCGAAACCACTTACGGTATTTCCACGCTGCTGCGCAAGCATCTGAATTTCAATGATCAGCGCGTGATCATGAAATACTTGGGCAAGAAGGCCGGTGCGCAAAAGCATGTGATCAAATTCAATGATCAACGGACCGAGATTCTGCATGGCGTTCTGGTGGAATTCCTGCACGAATTGAAACCGGCGAATCATGTGTTTACTTTCCGTGGCAAGCCGCTGTCGAACTCGCAGGTGAACGGCTATCTGCGCGACCTCGGATTCCCCGAAGGATTTACGATTCACAAGTTCCGCAAATTGCGGGGTACGGCGATGGCTAAAGCGCTTATGGATAAATGCCCGTTCGGTGCCCGCGCACGCGAAGCCGACGTAAACAAATGGATCGAAACTCAGTGCTTGAAAATCGGTAAAGAGCTGGGCCATATGAGCGGGGAAAACGTGACCGCAACTACGGCCATTGCAAACTACATCGACCCGTCTGTTTTCCTGCCGGTCTACGAGAAAACCAATACTCGCCCGAACAGCAAAATTCAGAAGGCCATTGACCTCGCCACGAAGAGTACAGAATAAAATGAAAATCATGCTCGCTACTGCCGCCGAACCTGTTTACTCGGTTGATAAACTACCGAAAGGCTCCAAAGTTATCGGCTACGAAGTTTACCGCCAAGGCACTAAAAACCTGCTGGGCAAAGGCGCTGCCGGTACTGCGAAACAGGCAATTAAACGTATCGATTTTCATGCGAATACCGGCATGACGGTTGACCTTGCGATTATCGCAATGGACGGCGAACACAAAATCAGCTTAACAGAAGCGTACAAGCTGAAAGATACCGGTGCCGTAAAAGTTTAATCAATTCGCCCCGAAGAGCAAAAGCAAATGGACATATACGAAAACGGCGTATGTATTGGTCATGCTGATGAACCGGGTGAACGCGGGCCTGCTGGTGTGGCCGGTATGCCGGGGGCAGATTGGAATGAGGGGAAGGGCGGCGACAGAGGCCCGTGCGGTCCTGACTGTCACGCGAAATGCAAATGTCGTAAACGCTACGATGTTCTGCTAATTAGCGGCGAAGAGTACGGACGCATGATGGCCAAGAAAATGATCGCCGCCATGCAGGAACAAGGCACAGGAATTCACGGTCGGGATTTCGGTCCTGCCGGTCCGTTAGGGATGACTGCCGCAGATGCAAAACATCATTTGCCGTGGTACGTAGAGCATAATATGCGTGCGCAGCGGCGTGCGCAGAGGAATAAAAAGGTATGAAAATCCAACTGGCACTCGCCAAGGATCAAGGCTTTGCATTTCACGGCACTAGCTACCGAAATGCAGCCGCGATTATTGAAACCGACAAGCTGCAACTGTCGCAGGTTGCAGGCAAGGAAGCAGAAGCGCAATTCGCTAAGCATCCTTTCTTTTTGAGTGTGCGTCGCAACCGCCAACTGACTGCGACGAATTTTTATGATGTGACTATCGAATTCAAAGAGCAGGCGCTGCAATCGCGTATGCAACGGGAATCGGTGGATTACTGGGGCCACGTCGAAGGCAAAGGCAACAGCATCGAACAGGAAGACCGTTATTACTACGCGAAACCTATTCTGAAAAACGCTGTTAAACTGATCCGTGCCTTGCATATCAACCTGAACAATTATGATCCGGCGCGTATCGGCTCCGCCATGCGTAAAATGATCGTGACTGCAAAGAAACTCGGCATTCAGGTTTATCTGTACCGCGACGAAAAAGCCTACAACCGCGTAGACAAGCGCAAGACTGTGCCTCTTTCCGAAATGGAATACGGTCCAAAAGCCGCGAACATTTTCCGCGAACGAACTGCCGAAGAGGCGGAGCGCGAAGCAGAAGATCAAATGTTCAAAGGTATGCGCTACAAGCGCGCCCAGTACCCGGAAATCAAGTTCGTTGTGGATATCCTGCACAGCGGTACGGCACCGGAAAACAAAGAAGCGAAATATCAGACCGAACGCTTTGGCTATCGCCTGTCCGGCCATGAACTTGCTTCGCAGCTGGGCAACATCCTGCATAATGCTTCCCATAGCCCGCACGGCAAAGAGAAACAGTGGGCTGCACGCGTTCAAGAATGGATGCGCAAGAATGGGAAAAACGTGGAAGAAACCGCGTACCATATTCGCGAGATTATCCAGCAGAGGGATGGCCGATGATCAAGCCGATTCGTTTGAGTGACCTTAACAAGATTTACGAGAACGAAACGCCAGAGGAAAAGCAAAAGCGTCTGGAAGCAAATCAGGCGCGGCTTGATCGCTGGGTTAGCGAATGGAAAGCATTCAGGGAAAAACATCCTGACATTGCTGATCGAATGGTGTGCGCCGCATGAAAATTCAACTCGCTGTCGCAGGCTCTTCTGTCCTGTATCACATTACCGAAATGATCAACGCCGTAAGGATTCTGCAAGGGGATAGTTTCATACTGACCCCTACGGCATTGCGCAAGACGGAAATCGTCCACGGTGGCGGCAAACCTCATTACTTTATGTCGTTTGCTCGCACGCCGCATAACCTGTTCTTCAAAACGAACCAGTCCGGGCGCAACAAAGACTACGTGATTTTTGTGTGCGACGGGCAGAAACTCGCCTCCAGTTACAAAATCAAACCTGTAGATTTCCTGAGCAATCCAGAATCGGCTGGCGACATTGACGACGAATGGAAGGGCGGCGACGAAACCGAAGACCGCTTAATCACCACGAAGCACTCCATTCCGGCGATTCGCTATATCAAGGAAATTCACTTTTCCTCCGGTCATGAAGTCGGTATGACGCCAATGGTTCGCCAGCTGGCGCTGACTGCAAAGCTTCACGATATGAAGCTGTTCCGCTACGAAACTTTTGCCGATTTGATCAAGATGAATCGCCGAAAAGCTTTGCCTCTGGATATGCGCAAAGCAACGCCGCGCAGACGATTCGGCCAGAAAAAGCGCGATTTTGGCTTGGGGCCTTCTCGCGATTCGCAGCGGTTCGGCCTCAAAACGTGGTGGCGTGCGCTGAAAATGCCCGTTAAACCCGGCGATAAACAAGCGCAGTTTATGGGCAACACAAAGAATATGGATTCCTATTCTTTCCGTGAAGACCTGTGGGAATCCATGTTCGGCGGTGAGGATGGCGGCAAATCCGAGTTCGGCCTAAACATTGCGCGTCGTCGCCTCGGCACCATGATTGACACCGGGCGCGCTGATCCATACGGGCAAAAGCTGGTCGAATACATGAAACGCAAAAACATGCAGCCCGCAGAACTCTTCGATCAAATTCGGGATAGGTGGAAATAATGAGCAAAGATTCTAGCCGTTATGGCGTTGGTCAGGTTGTCTACATGCACCCGGCGGTCGATTCGCTGACCCCTGAGCAGGTTCAAAAACACGGTATCATGGCAAAAGTTGTAGGCGTGAATTTCATGGCTACTGCTGTGTCCTATGAGCTGGCGCTGGATGTTGCAGCACCGGGCGCCGAGCCGCAGTTCTACGAGCAAATTCCTGTCGCCGCTGTGGATTCGTATTTCGTCGTTAGCGCTGCCGATCTTGCCAATCGCGGCGCCGATGAATATCAATCCTATGCCTCTTCGCGTACCGAACGCAGCGATAAAGAAATTCGCACCTTTGCTTCGCGGTTCCGCATGATTGAATCCGACTTGGCAGAAATGCGAGGCGGCGCACACTGATGAAAATCCAGCTAGCGGTTGCGTCCACGGCTTTACCTTATGAGGAAGGGCGTTCGCATGATATTAAAATAGGGGATTCCACTATCTCCTACAGCAAAGGGTACGGCAATGACTACATAGAGTTGGGTAGTTTGCGCACGCCCGCCTCTAAACGTGGGAACGGTAGTGCGCGAAAAGCAATGGTGGAATTCCTGAAAAGAACTGACGCCATGCAAATGGACGTGGAACTGCTAGCCTCCCCTTTGGACAAGAAAACCAAAATTGGAAAGCTTGTGGCGTTTTATCAATCTTTTGGATTTGAATTGACCGGTAGGCACAACATGGCCTACGAGCCTTATATGCGGAGGCCCCATAAGTGAAAATCCAGCTGGCGGTGGCGACCGCAAAAGTTTATTACCACGGCACGAAAAAGAAGTTTGAAAAGTTCTCTGAGTATCGACCGGCGTTCTTTTCACCTAGTTTGGCTTACGCGCAAGAGTATGGGCCTATCATCATGAAAGCCCATTTGGATATTCGCCATATTTTCGATACGCGCCACGACAAGCGTGCGGTCGAGATTTACAACGAGTATTTCATACCGTCCGGGCTTGCGCATGCGGATGTTGAGCCTATCAAACTGGGCGAACCTGTCGATATGCTGCATGCGGATGAATTGTGGTCGTACTTGGCGGTCCCTGAATACCCGGCGCCGCACTACGACGGCATTGCCGTTAGCGAACATGGTGTTAGCTCTTTGGGTGACAAATTCAAAGATGCAGATATCGCCTACGTTCCTCTGCATCCACAACAAATCCATTTGGTGAAATAATGAAAATCCAGCTGGCTGTTGCTGGATCGTCCGTGCTCTATCATTTGATCTACATGGAGCACGCGATTACAGCGCTGAAAAACGACAAGTTCAAACTGGCCCCGGTTAATGAGGGCATCGAATCAGAGTTCGGTACTGCCCAGTATTTCCTGAGTCTGGCGCGTTCTAAGCATTCCGATTACTTCCTAAAAGAGGCTGGTGATACCCACGTCGTTTTCGTGCTCGACGGGCAGAAAATGAATGCGAATTACCAGATCAAGGCCGTCGATTACTGGCACAAGCAGGCATTCGTCGATGACGACGAAAAAGAAGATCGCCTGTTCGCAAACAAAATGTACATTCCGTGCATTCGCTACATCAAAGAAATCCACTTCATGAAAGAAAATCCGAAGTGGAAGGTTAACGACTCGCTAACGCTGGCACTGCTAGCCAAACGTGCTGGGATTCCGCTGTTCCAGTATTCCAGCATGAACGCTTTCCGCATGTTGGATAAACGCAAGACAATCAAACTTGAAGTTTCTGACAAAAAGAAACGCAAGTTCGGCACCAAAGTTTCCCAACCGTACACGACCGGCGAACTGGAGGCGTGGTACGTTGCATCGCAAATTGTTTTTAAAGGCAGCGAAACGCATTACACGCAATACCTGAAAGGCGCCCGCACCAAGCAAGAACAAAGCAGCCGCGATATGATTGCCCGTCGTATCAAAACGATGATCAGCATGCACGACGTTGGCAGCCAGCCGGTGCGCGATTTCAACCGGCTGCTGGATGCTGCCAAGGAAGGGCCAGACTACAATTCCTTGAGAAAATTAAACGTGTCAAACGTAGGCTGCGCGTCGATACCAAAGGCTTTTTGGATTATGTGCGCAAGCGCTGGATGACGCCCGAAGAACGCGAACTACATGGACTAGAATAATGCGAATTCAACTCGCAGTAGCGGCGGTGCCTTTGAGTATCGCCCGCCCATACGTCAAAGGATGGAACCGGTTCGGTATTGGCGTGCAGGCCGTCCGCCGAACCATGCCGAAAGGAACCCGAGGCTATAACAAAGGGTATCGCCTGTATCTGCCGATCAAACCGGGAAAACGACCAAAAGTTGTGGTGCCGAAATTCATTGATCGAGCTATTTCTTCTGCTGGTTACAGAGTCGAGGATTACATTACCGGCATTGCGGTGGACATGGCCGGTAAGCGTCGAATAAAAATCGGCAAATTGCTCAAAGACGAAGAGCTGCGCAATCAGTTTGCAAACGACCCGCAGCGCGCTGCATTCAAAAACGATTATGTCTGTGTGATTTCCGCGCATCCTTACGATGTAATCGGTATGTCTACCGGTCGCCGCTGGGACGATACTTCCTGTATGAGATTGGCGCAGCCGGGTGTGCGCGGTGGCGCTTTCCAATCCACAGTCAAACACGACGTTGCCGAGGGCACGTTGGTTGCCTACGCGATTTCCCCGAACGATAAAAATATCAACAAACCGCATGGCCGTTTGTTGATTAAACCGTTCTACGATGAACACCGCAATATTCTGTTCCGCGTAGAAACCACGGTCTATGGTACGCCGGTTCCGGGCTTTGTCGAGACGGTGCAGCGCTGGCTGAAAAAGGTTAACAAAGACGCAGCGCAAGGCATTTACAAAATTGCGGATGGCCTTTACGACGATGGCGTCGGCGAAGCGTTTATCAACGTTGACGTAGATAAAAAGTCGGATGCAGAGTTGCTTGATTATTGGCGGAAATCCGACCACGCAGATCGCCGGATGCTGATGCGTTCTGATATTCGCTGGGCAAAACCTGCAATTCTTTTGACCATTGAGAATAATCAGGACGATCTAGACGGCTTGTCCTACGCGCTTGCGACCGTGTTGACCAGAAGCCATATTCTCTATGATCAACCAACCTCCAAAAAGATTGCGAAAATCATAGACGAGGTTATGCCAGAAGACGTTGCACAACAGCTGATGTTGGAAATGCTGTCGCACGGTGGCGAAAAGGTGGTGAGATATTCCACCAAACTCAAGGCCGCAGCAGACACGTACTATGCGTATGATCCTAACAAGAAATTGCGACTTAGTGTGGCGGTGCAGTACGCCGCTTATGATCCGCGTTTCCTTGGCAACGTTGAAAGCCTTACTTCCGACGACGCACGCGGTATCTCTGGATTGGCACGGTCGTTTATTCGCGGCTCTTCCAAAGATACAAAAGAATTCCGCCGCTCCAAAATGGAAGGCTCTAAGCTTCTACGCAGGACGCTGGCTGTAATTGCCGCTGCGCTGATGAAAATTCCAAAGTCGCACAAAGACAAAGGCGAGCACATTGAGAAAATGGCGCGTTGGTTTAAAACCGACGAATTCTACGACGCTCAAGTGTGGAAAGTTCTACAGACTCGCGCCCTCGGTATGGTTAGCCGCAGCATCGACATAAGCAGCGGCAACCTCGCTGTCGGTTTGTGTGCTCTTGACGATTCGTGGCCGCGCCAGATTAACGAACTGGTCGAATCCACCGAGTACATCGAAGAAAGCCCCGAAGCGATGCAAAACGTTTGCAATTGCCGCAACACTGCCGCGCAAGGGCAATTGATCGTTAAGCTTCAAGCTGGTGGTTATATACGCGATCCCGGCTGGCTGCGCGAACATTCGTACATTATCGGCTTGTTGGAAACCATCGTCAAAGACGAAGATGGCGAATGGGATGGCACCCGTATCCAGACAATGGCGCGCAATTCGCTGGATAAACTTGCCAAAGTCGCGCCAGCAAATGGAAGACATTTTCAACGAACTGAAAGACGCCGGATTTGATGACGAAGAGGACGACGAAAACGGCCTCTTCGATGATGAGGATTAAGGGGAACCTATGAAAATTCAACTAGCCACCGCAGCCGTAGCCTTACGCACTGCAATTCGCTACAGCAAAAACTGGAATAAAAACTCGCCGACCGTGCGCCTGTTGCAGTCGATGATGCCCGATGTTCCCGGCCAGAAAAAAGGTTATCGTTATTACATCGACCTGAAACGCGATAACAAGCACTATTCGATTCCGCCTGCTGTAAGAAGCGCGGTGAAAAATGCCGGTTTTGTTATCACTGATTACCTCGCCAAGAAATGCGTAAAGGCCTCCGACAAAGAGCAGAAAAACGTATTCAACATTGGCAAGGTTATCGCCAAAGACCCGCACGCCAAAGCCGCGTTCGACAACGATCCGCAATTGCAGAACAGTAAAACCAGCGAAATCAAAATCGTTGTTTCCTGCCACCCATACGACATTATCGGTATGTCCACTGGCCGGGACTGGGATAAACAATCCTGTATGCGACTCGACGACGGATATCGAAACGTCGGTGACGCTGGCGCCTACCACAGACATGTAGAGCACGACGTGGCCGAGGGCACATTGGTGGCGTATGCAATTCGCGCCTCCGATACCAATATTCAAAAGCCGCTGGGCCGTTGCCTGATTAAACCTTTCCTGAATTCGGACGGGTACGAAGAGGGTGGTGAACATCACATTTTATTCCGTCGCGAAACTGCTATTTACGGAAACGGCGTGCCGGGTTTTGGTCGCGCATTAAATCTGTTTTTGCATAAACTGAATGCCAAGGTTCCGTCCGGGTATTATGAGCGTGTACAGAGTCTGTACGATGACGGCGTAGGCGATGACCATCACCACGACGCTGACAGAGCACAAAGCGACAAAATCGCCGTGAGTGATGTTGTAGAAGATAATCGTTTGATTATCCCATACATGGATCAGATATTTGAGGAAGATGCTTCGGTGCGAGAGGCGTTAGCGCCCCTGCGAATGAAAGGTCTTGAGCTGCACGATACGGAAGTTACACATCTTGCCGGAATGTTCCGAGAAGATGATGAAGTAAAAGACGAATTGGATTATCTGATTCGCAGCGGTCAAGCCACGACTGCGATTTACAAGCTGGCAAAAGCGTTGGACCTTACCCATAAGAATCAGCCATCTAACTATCGCGATATGTCCCGCAACGAGCTTGTCGGCCAAGCGACGCTGAAAGACGAAAAAGCGATGGTGGAAATCCTGAATCGTTTGAATAACGAAGAGACTTCCAAATCTGATGCGGATATGATTTATACCAGCTGGTGCAAATCCCGCCTGCCTCTGCCGTCGGCTGATCTACTGCTGAAATATCCAAAGGTTACAGTGAAGCTGGCAAGTCTCGCTAAAGCCAGTATGAACCTGCGTGCCTTCTTTGATGATGGCGACTTTGACGAATTCGCTTTTGCTTTCCGTGACCTGAATGTCGATCCGGCTTCCTACGGCGATCACCGCCCGGAACCGGAAGATTTGCTGAATATGATGTACGCGATTGGTCACTACGAGCTGGCGCTGTGCTGCATCTACGAAGAGTACAAATGGTTGGGCGTCGTGATTTACGACACGGTAAACCACGACTACGCCGACCGCTTCGACAACCGCAAATTGTACCGCGCATTCAGCAAATTGTCCGATTCCAATATGGACGATTACATGGATCGTATACGTGAGAAAATCTTTGAACGCATTATGGCGGGCAGCCGCCTCCAGTTCAAAGACGCAAAACCAGACGTACTGGCGCAGTATCTGAACGATCCTGATTTGCTGCGTAACAAGGATCGGTGGGAACCTACGCACATTCATCGTTTGATTGATTTCAGCCTGCCACTAGCCATGATGCTGGACATTCCGAACGACAGTCTACTGCCTCGCGTTTTGCCTGAGTATTACAAGGCCTTGGTTGCCTACGAAGGCGAGCCGCTGGAAGTCCAATCGGTAAGCATGGAATGGGCAATGCAGCTGCTAGTTTACGCTAACAAGCTGACCAAAGAAAAACCGGATATTGCCAGCAAGATTGCCGAGTTTGAACCGCTTGATACCGCCACCCTGATTGAGAAATATCGGGTACGTAATGCGAAGACATACAACTACGAAAAAACCCTTGCTGCTTTCTGCCTAAGTCTGAAAATCGGCCAAGCTGTAGACGGAGAACGCCTTAGCGTGATGGACGATCCGGTCTATATGGCAACGGATTTCGATACTGCGGTTATTACCGCACCTCCGCATAAACTGGCGGAAAACATCCACACAATTCTCAACAATCTCATTGAGCGTTCGGATATTCGTCAAATTGTGCGGATGCTGGAAACCGTATCGGAGTCCCTGAATTACCAGCCGGATTTCACGTCGCCCGACGACTACGCCAACGATAAAATGGAAGAAGAAGTCGTAGACGATTTCGACTACCATATTGTTCGTGAGCAATACGAAGAGGAAGGCCGCGATAGACTGGAAACTGAACTTGCGGCATTCAGGAAAGTTGCCGAGGCCCACGAAACCCTGCGCGAATTCGTTGGTTACGATGATTCCGAAGAAACATTGGATGTAGATTTGCCAAACGTTTCTAAGGAAGATTTGGATCAGGCAGGCGGCGATATTTCCATGCTCATTCAAACCGTCAATGGCAACCAATACAGCATTGATGACTCGATTATCGAAGCCGAAGGTATGCTGTAAAACAATAATTTGATAGTAAACCAAGGGGATTTGGCGACAAGTCCCCTTTCTTTACATTAGGGACGCACAAATGAAAATTGCGCTCGATTTTATGGGCACCGCAGCCGTTTCTATGCGTAGCGCGTTGAAGTACCGCCGCAATTGGAACAAGGAAAGCCCAACCGTAAAGCTTTTGCGCACACTGATGCCAAAAGGCTCAAAAGGTTTTCGTGTTTATTCCCCTATCGGCGCAGGTGCCCACGTTAACCATAACGTTCCCCGTGTTCCGGTCGCTGTGCGTTTAGCCGTACAGCGCGCAGGTTTCCGCATTACCGATTACCTTGCAAAGAAGTGCGTTAAACGTTCCGACAAAGAGCAGAAAAACGTATTCAACATTGGCAAGGTTATCGCCAAAGACCCGGTGGCGAAGGCAGCATTCGACAATGACCCGCAGCTGCAAAACAGTTCGACTTCGGAATTTACGCTGGTTGTTTCGTGCCACCCATACGACATTATCGGTATGTCTACCGGTCGTGATTGGGATAACACTAGCTGTATGCGGTTAAAAGACGACCGCAAAGGCTATAGCGACGGCTTTAACTCGCGTTATCTTAATCACGATATCTCTGAGGGCACATTGGTTGCGTATGCAATTCGCTCCAATGACCAGAATATTACTGCACCACTGGGCCGGTGCCTGCTCAAGCCTTTCCTACGCACCGATGACGACGGCAAACAGCTGGTTATGTATCGTAGGGAAACCAAGATTTACGGCAACCCTGTTCCCGGTATGCCGGAAGCGTTAAGTGTATTTCTTCGCCGCCTGAATGCTGGCGTTCCGACCGGCACGTATTACATGAATTCCCTTCTGTATAACGACGGCGTGGCCGACGTGCATGAGCACGACGAAGAAAAAGAAGGCAGCAGTAAAATCGATTGGCTGCACGCCAACGAATATGAGATTTTCCGCGACCGTCCGCAAATGTTCCCAGCATACGTGGAATGGATGGTCAAAAACATTAAAGCTGGCGAGGCCCCGGCCAGCAGCGCGGAAACGATGATCGTCACCTTTGCCGAAAACGTTCCGGCCCGCTACGTCAAGCAAGCGGCACGCATGATTGATGATCGCGATTTGCTGATTGCGTTTGCTGACCATATGGTGCTTTCGTCCAGTGGCTCTGACGCGAAAACCTATAGCAAATTCTGTGCGTCCAAAACTTTCCGCAAACGCTTGGCAGCTGTTGCCGACGAAGCCTATATGCCGGAAAGCTACGCTGTCCTGTCGCACCTTTCCGCGAAGTATGCACATAAGTTCTTTGAAGAAGAGAAAAGCCGTGGGGCACTAGACGACCACCGCGATTTGGTTAATCTGGCAATGAATACCATTTATGGTTACAACAGCCTGACCAAAACCGACATTGAATCGCTGCCGATGCTGCATTCTCTTGTTTATCACTTTGCCAATTATGTGCGCGCCGCGTCCGTTTATGGCATGACTGATTATCAGGAAAACGCGCACAAATACCTGTCGATTCTGGCCGAGCCGCAGCCGCTGCCAATCGAAGCTTATGTGTCTTTGCTGGATTACCTCCGAGACGATAAAGCAAACGCGCCTATCCTGTTTGCGATGCTCATGGAAGCGATCAAAAACGACAAAGCAAATCAAATTGATTTGTGCCTGACTAGCGGCTTCGACACTAAGCTTATGGCGTCGTGCTTGTACGAACGTCGTATGCGCCGCGCCTTGCTGAATCAGCGGAAAAACCTGAGTGCAAAAGGCGCAGAAATGCTGGCCGATGGCGTTGCGCAGGTTTATACGGATAGCGACGAAGACGAAAACCACAACGCGACCAGCGCGGCCCGCGAACTGACTGCCTACATTCAGAAAAATACGTTCGATGCTGTGTCGGCAGAAAACGCCCGCACCTTGCAATACAGCGCGCCAGAACTTATTCCGTATCTGTTTGCATCCGGTGTGCAGATCGACCGTGAAAACGTCCTGACTGTGTTGGGCAATCAAATGTTTGCGAGGGCTGCTAGAAACATGCCGCGCAACGAGTCGAACAAAAACATCCTGAAAATCGCCGATACCTTTGTGGGTATTATTTCACCAAACACGGATTTCCAACGCAGAAGGAAAGATCGTCCAGAACCGAGTGACGAATTCCCAGCCGTGGTGGACCCGGAGGTTTTGGAGCTGATTCGTAAATCGCTGAACGATTTGCCCGCCTACACTTACGACCTAGACAAATACCCGCAGTTGTACAGCACGCAATTCTACAAGGAAGAGCGCCCGAACCTTTACACTCTGTACACGTCGGGCAAGCTGCAATCTGTGCTAAAACATATGGATTCGGAAGAGTCCGTAGCACTGATGCGTGCGATTGCTAGCGATCTTTCTGGTTTATCGCCAGTGCTCGCAACCATGCGTAACGATGATCGAATGCTGGCCGATTCCTACGCCATGACGCAGCTGATGGGCCTTATGCGTTCGGCTAGTAAATCCGAGGCGATTGATGAATCCGCAAAAACGGTGCAATCCATTGTAAACGCTGTGCGTAATCTGGAAGCGATGGTGCGTGACGTATTCCCACCAGTTGGCGCGCATATCGACCAATGGCGCAAAGTTGTTCCACAGCTGGCTGATGCGGAATATCCGTTTGCAGATATCGCCGTAAAAGACATGCTGGAAGGCGTGCAATCGTTGAAGAAACAGACACGGATTTTTGAATTGCTCGATTCCGAGCTGGCGCAATACTACCCGGACGATTGGCCGAAGGTGACTGCATGAAAATTCAATTAGCTATTGCAACCGCTAGCGACGACATGAATGCGCGGGTTAGTACCGACGTGCGGGCAGTAATTGCCAAGTCGTACAGCTCGCTATTTTCCAATGTATTTTATCAGGTGCTGGATATTCCCGACCGCAGCAAATCGGATATCCGTCTGGTAAAAGAAATGGAAGACGACTACATTCCTGTCGTGGTGACTGTCGAAGATCAAGACCATAACAAGGTCACGTTTGTTTTCGCGGCTCACCGGATGCAGCCAATGTTGGGTAACGCAAACCCAACTAGAGGCTGGCTGTTGCACGAAAATAAAGTCGATGAATTCACGCTGGAATCGCGAGTAATCAAGGTGCGCGGCATAGCGTTTGCAATTGCCGCAATGGTTGCCCGGCGTGCCTCCCGCTTTATCGATTTTGGCAATAACTGATGAATATATTGCTCACCGTAGCCAAGTCCGGTTCTGCTGAGCGTTGGGACGCGTTGCCCTCTTCTGCTGAAAGATTTGATAAGGCAAAAGAGGGCAGGGCGCTCAAAGCTAGTGGGAAAAAGAAATCGAAAAAGAAGCGCACACGTTCGGGCATAATTGACGCACCTACAACAGGTACGGAAATGCGCCAGACGGACGTTAGCTCAAGGGTAGGATTCCCCTAATGAAACTGACAATCAAAGGTCGCGCTCGCCAAGACGACACCACGGAAAACCCCAAGCATACTGGGGTTCGTGCTGCCGATTGGGAAGACGACGACAAAATGATCAAGAACATGCCGCCCGAAAAGAAGAAATCTTTGCTGCGAAATCAGCAAGATATTCCGAACAAAGGCGCGACCATGCCGCACGACTACATTGAGAAAATGCACGTCTCTAAATCGAACTGGCTTAGCCGGTTAGAGCGAGGGCGTGAACGATGAAAATCATGCTTGCTGTTGCGTGCGGCCTGTGCAACGTCGAGATTCCAGAGGACGCGTTTTCTTACGTCGAACCGACTAAAGCTAAGCGCGTAAAAGGTATCAGTGAGGACGCAGTAAAAAGCCTGCTGGACAACGAGCTGGCGCGTGCGTCTGATGCCACTTCAAAGCAGCAACACGCTGACCACAAAAAGGACGGCGCGCTGCAAAAGAAAGTGAAGACGGCACAAGATGCAAAGATGAAAAAGCAGCAAAGCTTGCGCGCTATGCAGTCACAGCTGGTTGCCCTCAACGGCAAGCGCCCAACTGATCCGAAAAAGATTCAGAATTGGACTAAACGCCGCCGCGCTTTAGCCGAAAAGATCACAGAGAAAAGAAACTCTATTCGCCTTTCCGATTCCCGTGTCGCTGGCATGAGAAAGGAAGTCCGTGAAAACTAACGAATTGGAGACTGTTGCTCATGGCTACAGCGAGAAAACGGCGGAAACCGCCAGTAAAGAAGACTAAACCAAAAGCCGGTAAGCCTACGGCTGCAAAGAAACGTTCAGGTTCCAAAAAAGCCAAAGTTAGCCCGGTAGCATCACGGGCGCGCAAACTCGGCTTAGAATCGATGGGGTACGGTCGCTGGGGTAAGTTGGGGCGTATCACGCACCGGACTGTCGGCGGTAAACTGGTCGAAGTAAAAGACAGTAAACACAACCGTATCAAAACGAAGGAAGGTAAAGACAAAGCAAAAGGTTTGCTGTCTAAGCTGATCCTGCAATCCACGCAAAAACTGGTCAAGATTCGCATGGCGCTGAAAAAGGCCGAAGGGCGGAATGACATTGAGCAAGTCAAGCATCTGAAAGCGTTGCTTGAAAAGACAAAGAAAGACACGACCAAAGCCCGCGAGCGTGCAGCTCAAGTGCATGGCCGTACAAGAAAGGCAGCATAAAAAAAGCCCCCGCATCCACAAAAGGACCGGGGGCTTTTTTATTTACATTGCGTATTCCACGATATCGAACTCTTTGACGCTTGCCAGATCGGTGCGCTGCAAACGATTAACCATAATGTGATTAAACACCGCTGGAGTGACGCGCACGTCGCAGTTGAAATCACCTTTAACATGCGTGATACGAACCAAGCTTGCTTTCGGCAGTGCCTGCTGAATCAAATTCGCGCCACCGATTACCCACGCAATATCCGATTCAAAACGGCGATGGCTGCTGTGAATCAAATACTCAGCGATTTTCAACGCAGTATCAAAACTCTCAGCCAGCCAAACGTCGGCGCCTTCCTCCATGTCAATTTGCTTTGGATTAGAGCTGACAACGATATGCGGGCGACCGGGCAGCGTTTTGCAGCCCAGCGATTCCCACGTTTTACGACCGAGGATAATCGGCTTGCCGTAAGTTGCAGCCTTGAAATGCTTCAACTCTTCTGGAAAGTGCCACGGCATAGTATTGTCGCGCCCGATACCGCCTGCTTCGTCACACGCAAAAATAATTCCCAGTTTCATAGCAATTCCATGTTGATATGACAGACCAGAACGTCGCCAGCGTATTGACTGGCGGGCTTGCGCACGCGCACATAAACCATGCCGGATTTCAGCGGGGCACTGACTTTCGGTTTCGTGAAATTGGAAGAAACTTCACGCTTGAAAGCTGCAATGCCTTTCTCGCTGCCACTGACTTCGACAGTGTACACCTTGGGCGCATTGCAGAACTCGGTAAGCATGGTGATTAGTGCGTCACGCGCCTTTTCTTTGGCGTTGGGCGCGTATTCAATTCCACTCATTTTTTCGCTTTCCGTTTCGGCACGTCAATGTAGGAAGTTTCCCAGTAGCCACTGATTCGATTGTAACCAGCAGGCACGCCGTCATCCAGCACAATGCGATTTTCCAAAGTGTCAAAACCGAGCAAGGAATCGTAGAACTTTTTCTTGTCGGCGCTGACGTGTGGCGCGCAGTTGGTAATGATGATTTCCCTAACATCAGGGTCGTCGTGCGATACCAGCAAACCCTTACTCAACCACTCCGAAAAACCAAAAGGCAATGCGCGCTTTGTTTTGTCGCAGAGTAGGAAAAGTTTCACTTGTAGCGCTCCAGAATTTCGTAACCGCGAATGGACATGGCAGTAATCACACGAACCGGGGCACCAGACTTGAAATCCAGACGCGGCGAGAACATGGGCAGGCCGTTGAAATAGCCGAGGTGGCCGGGCGCTTTGGAATCAGCCACAAAGTAAACGTGATCTTTCATTTCCTTCAACATACCGTTGGTGTCGGAAACCACGATAGCCTTGGCGCCCTTGAACAGCTCTTCCCACTTTTCAGCGGACGGCATTTTGTGAACTTGTGTCCACGCGTTGGTGTGCTGGTAAATCAGGTCGGAAACAACGTTTGCGTCGAGTGCATTTTGCATGGTAATTACTCCGTTTGGTCAGTGTTGCGTTTAGTGTTTTGGTGCAATCCAGATTTCGCGGTGGAATGCGATTGGTTCGTCGGATTTACACAGCGCCGGATGCAGACGGGAATCTGTGTATATCTCTACTTTACCATTTACAGTATTAAGCGTGCCGACGTAACCATTCATACTGCGCTCAGGAACGGCCTCGAAAGTAAACATGCGACGTTCGACTTCACCGCTTACCAGTTTGGCGTCAAGGTCAGCAATAAAATCGGTGATATATTCACACGGAATGCTGATCGCTTTGACCAGCGTGAGATACGGCATCATGCCAGCCATCAGGCCATCGTAGGTCAGCGTTGCAGGCGACCACGTATAAGCGCGTTTTTCTTTCATGCCAAGGTATGGGCAACGCGACAATTCCAATTCGCGGACGTAAGCGCCTGTGAATTGACCGAACAGAACCGGGGCGCCTACTGGGTATTTGTCGGCAGAATAAATATCCGAGAAAATGTCAGTTCCCAAGTAGGTAGCCATGTAGCCGCCCGCTGTGTTTTCTGGCGTCATTTCTGCAAACTGGAAACCGTGGAATTGCCCAGCCCATTTTGCGACTAAGCCCCACTGGGTATCCGGCACCAGAACGTAGGCGGCATCGGGCGCCATGAGCCGGAATTGTTCCATAGCTTCAACGGAATCGTTCAGGAATAACGTTTTCCCGTCACGCGGCAAATCGCGGAAATTGAAACGGTCCTCAATCCTTTTCATTGCTCCACCTTCACCAGAACTTCTGCCGCGTAAACGCCGGTAGTCATGGGGCCTACCAGCCCGCCGTTATCCGGGTGCGAATCGTAGGTTTCGCCGTTGTAGTAAATAACCGAATGATTTGTGCCGCGAACCGAGGTGCCAGAAAGCATGATCGGAACGTCGATTTGAAAACTGAGATATTCCTTCACCACATCCCAGTCACCGACCAGCGTAACGCTAAACAAAACGTAGCCTTGCTCTTTCAGATAGGCACGCATCCGGTTAATGCAGGCGGCACCTTCAACGTCGGAATATTCCGGCTTGAAAGTCAGGCCTTCCGCAAAGTGCGGAACTTCCTCGACCGTTGGTTTGCATAGCAGGCTGGCTACCACGGTGCGCATACAATCGCCGTTCTGGTGCGGCGGGTTATGTTTGATAGTTTGTTTGTGGTGAATAAACGGCAGATTTTCCATGTCAGTTCTCACAAGAAATAGTCGGACAAACGCGCTTGGGATTGCGCCATGCACATGCTGATATCGGCAGGGTCTTGCTCGCAGGACTCCAAATATTCATCCCACTTCCACCACATGTTATCTACAAACGCTTTCGGACTGCCACGATCCACATAGCGTTTGTTGTAGTCGAATTTCAGGTCGCGCTTCGGGTAGAAAAGTGCGTATTTCATTCCGGCATCTTGCAGCGCTTTACGCAGCTGCGGCCACGTCGGCACCAGCACAGTAACGCCGGGGATTTTCAATGCTTCGCGGATTTGCTCCAGATACGGTCCCATGTCGCTTTTGTATTCGGGAAAATCCACGTCCACAAACGCGTAGCTTTGCTGGGCCAGCATGGATTTGCCGGTGCCCGGAAATGCGCTAACGATCCGTGTATCGAGCGGCAGCTTTGACATTTTATTTTCCAGTGATCGCATCGTTGAGTTTGATTTCTTCGCCGTCCGCCATTTTGCGGCTGAACAGTTCCATAGTGTAGCCAACGGTGCCGAACAAATCGGTGCCTGCATATTCCTCGGTATCGCGCACGAATTTATGCGCTTCGTCCTGCACCTCCTCCCACCAGAACAACCAGCAGCCAGTGGTCCCGGCGTCGATCATGTCGCTGATCTTTTGCAAGGTTTCGCGGGTGTGGTAAGCCTTCGGGTTATTGTGGCCGAGAATCTTTGCATCGAAATTCACATACGTGTTGAATTCCGGCAGGAAGTTGAAACCGGTATTGGTAAGCCAGCCGTGCTCATTTTCCAGCACTTCCAGCCACGAGAAAATGTCACCTTCAAACTGCGAAAAATTCGGTACTTTCGGTTCCATTATTAGTTACCTGCGATAGGGGCTTTGATGGTTTCGTAAGATTCGTAGCCAACCAGATTAACGTCTTCCAGCTGGATATCCAGAATCGAGTTAACCGGACCGCTTTTGATTTCCAGTTTCGGCGATTTGTAGATGATCGGGCGGCTCAGCTGTTCGCGTACCTGCTCGACGTGGTTGGAATAAATGTGCGCATCGCCGATGGTAATGTGCATATTGCGAGCCTGCAAATCGTGTGCGTGGGCCAGCATTTCGGTAAGCATTGCGTACTGGGCAACGTTGAACGGCGCGCCCAAGAACATGTCATTGGAACGCATGTACAGCTTGCAATCCAAATAGTATTTTCCGTTCCCGTTTTTGTTGCTGCTAACGTACCACTGCGCCAGCGTATGGCAGGGCGGCAAACTCATTTCATCCAGCTGCGCAACGTTCCAGCCGGTCAGGATAATGCGACGGCCCGCGCTGTGTTTTTCGATTTCGCCATTGTGGAAACGGATTTCGTTTTTGATCGCCTCTTCGACCGCTGCAATCTGGTCAACTTTGCGGCCAATGGCGATTTCCCAACCGTTAAACATTTTGCCGATAACGGAGTAACCTTTTGCAGCCCAGCCGTCTGGATCGGCACGCCAATCAGCGCTGTCGATAATACGTATATCGTCCCATTCGCGCCACTGTTTCCCGTAGATCGGGCCAAGGTCGCCGCCGCTCAGTGCGCGTTCTGGAATGCCCCAGTTATTTAGCTGCAAATCCAGCTGTGCCCATTGCTCTTCGGTCGCTTTGTCCGTATCCAGAATGAAACCCACACCGGCCTCGATATTTTCAGGCAGCGCGTTTTCATTAACCGTAGACGGCACGCCGATATCCCGCAGGAACTGTCGAGCTTTCATGCGTTGGCCGGACGTGCCCAAAAGCATACGCTCTTTTGCGTGCAGTTTTCTGCCTTCGTAAACTTCGGTGCCCGGTTTTACGTTCTGGTCCCAAATGTTTACGTTGATATCCTTCAACGTTTTCAGATCAGATTTGCCTTCCAGCATCCACTTAATCGTTTCCTTTTTCATGGTAACGAAGCGCAGAATTTTGGCAGTGATCGCCGGGAAGCCGTCGCGCAAATCCAGCGAGTAATTGACCGAACCGAACACGCTAATGGTTCCAGTTTTGGTGCGGTCATTGCGCACTTCGCCATGATCCAGAATGTGCTTGAGCACGCCCCGGAATTCAAAATCAAACGTGTTGTCTTCGTAGAAAACACGGTCCTCTGACGAACGAACCAAACCTGCGTAGAACATGTTAATGCCTCATTTACGTGGATTAAACAGGATAAATCACTGCATTGGTTAATTTATCGGTATATCACATATTTACAGTATTGGAGTGCCTGCGATGGGTATGCCCAACATTCGACTAAAGATCGACAAATCCACTGGTCACGGCTGTTTCCCGCCGTCGCTGCCGGTCGCTGCGTCGATGAACGTTTTCTGCAATGGAATTCCAGAGGTGCGGGTAGGCGATGCGTACATGACGCACTGTTGCCCGTCGAAAGGTTGCCACCAAGGCACAGCATTAACCGGTGCCACAAAAACATTCACAAATGGCCGACTTGTTCACACTGCTGGCGGCGCAATTGACTGCGGCGACGTGGCGTCCAATGGTAGCCCAAACGTCTTTTCGGGGTAACAAATGGTAGAGCGTTCGACGTATCTTTTTTCAGACATTAGCCTAGAGCCAAACCAAACCCAAAGCGCGCTGGTCTACGACACCGATGCAATCAATCAAAACCTTTTGATGATTTTCCTGTCGCCTCCGCGTACTGCATGGTTTGATCCCATGATCGGCTCGCTGATCCTCACATTCCTTTTCGATCCGGTGGATGATTTTCAGGCGGATAAAATTCGCGACGAAATTATGTCGGTACTCCCACGCAATGGCGAAACACGGGTGATCATTACCGGCTGTGTGGTGGCTCCAATCCCCGACGATCAAATCTACTACGTGAGCATTCAATACGACGTTCCGCAGCTGAATGCCAAGGACGTTGTTTTCAATTTTAACTTGGGCAGAAACCTATGACGGACCGTTTCGATTTTCCTACTTCCATCACGGACATTGACGAGGCCGTTGGTTTCTTCCGCGAAAAGCTGAAAGAAACCGGTACTTGGGATGACATGTTGCCCACCAACGTCGGCGCATTTATCACACGTATTTTTGGTGGTATGTCGGTAAGCCACCAGCATTCGATTTTGATGGGTGCGCGGAACGCCTATTTCAAAACCGCAAATCGCGATTCGTCGGTTTACGCACTGACTCGCGGCCAAGGCGTTTTCATTGAACGTCGCAATGGCGCCAGCGCAACTGTGCGTATGCGTAACGGTGCAAATTCCGCTGTTTTTGTTGCGCCTTACCGCCAGCATTTCGTGGACAAAGTTCCGTTCTACAATCCGCAACAATACTACGTGATCGCCGGGGAAACTCAGGACGTTATCCTTACCCAAGGTCTGGTGAAAACCAAAACGTTCGACCTCGACACAATCACCAATTTGCAGTTGCATGAATTCCTGCTGGACGAACCGGGCTTTAACGTTAGCAATGATTTGTACGTTTACACCACGGACAAAAACACCGGTAATACCCAGCTTTGGGAAGCCACTGATCGCGGCATGTTTGAGCACACTGCTGACGACCGTGTTTATTACCACATGACCACGGCTAACGGTGACGCTTCGTTGGTATTTGGAACGGGTGAATACGGCGCACGCTTGCCTGCCCGTGCAACCATGACCGTTCGTTACGTTGTAAACGAAGGCACGCGTCACAATTCTATGCTGCCGGGTGTGCGTTCGGTCTATTCGGAAAACCCACTTATTCAAGGCGAAACGCTGGAAACTACAGCGGGCGGTGCTGATCCAAAAGAGGCGTCTTTTTATCGCCAATATTCTCCCGTGCTTTATCGCTCGCGGGATAAGTGGATTAGTCAGGAAGAAATCAAAGCGGGCGTGCGTTCTTATCCGGGCGTTGCGGACTGTGCGGTACTGGGCCAGCGTGATATTGCCCCTGATGATAAAACGTGGATGAACACAATTCGGATTTGTGTGCTGCCCGTGAATACCGATACTTGGGGCGGTGGCGATATCAACCCGAAGTCGGCCAGCTGGCAACAATTCCTGAAATGGCTTATGCCACATTTGCACGGCTCCATAGAAGTGCAGACGTGGAATCCGACCAAGGTATTTATCAAGGTTCACGTTGCCGTTGCGCTCTTCGAGTGGGCAGCAAACGACAGCGATAAAATTAAACAGACGATCAATGAAAACATCCTAAAGCTTTTCCGCAAACGGCCCGATATTCTCAACCGTCGCGTGTCCCGTTCGGATATTGAAAAAGCTTGCCGGGTGAATGGCGTAGACTATATCGAAGTGCTTAGCCCGCTTGAGCGTTCAATCGTTTTGAACGACCCGACTTCGTATTGTGTGCTGGCAGAAACGCCGCTCATTGATATCACACTTTCGGAACGCGTAGATGAATAAGATCGACTTTTCCAGTCTTGACTTTGAATTCATCAGGAACGAGCCTATTTGGGGTTCGTTCCTTGAGGCTTTGCAGGAATTCTACACGGAACAAGTGCGGGAACCACTGTCGCAATTGCAGGAAATTCGCGACCTGAAAGCGACCACGCCTTTAGTATTCGTAAAGCAGGCGCTTAACGACCTCGGGATTACCCTTCCGCCCGACATGATTGTCGATCCTGAGCGCCTGTACAATTCGGTTTATATGCTGCCTTTGATGCACCAGCAATTAGGCCGGGAATCTGCATACAGAATGATTGCGTATATTCTCGGTCGCCGGGTGACTGTTTACCCGCTATACACCGAGGATTATGCAACGTTTTATGAGGAACCGCTGGGCGCCCTGCGAATCGACGGCGGTACGTGGTACAAAACCACGCATATCAATCTGGAAATGCAGAAAGTTCCAGCCGACCAGAATATCAAACTCCCTACAGGCACAACGCTGAAAGATCGATTCTTGTCAGCGTTTTTTTCGTTGGCGCCAATCAATCTGGTTATCGATCAATTCTTTTTCAGCATTGAAGTCGAAAACACAGAAGACCTCGGGCTTACCGGTGTGGTTTATCGCCAGCCGGTGCGCCGCCTGATTTGTGACGCTGATTACAGCCTAGACAACGCGGTATTTACGCTGGATGGACCGGACGAAGTTTATACCGGTTTTTCTGCATCGTATGTGCTGCGCGCAAAAGGCCAAGTGTTTGAATCGAATAGCTGGACTTCTACGCACCCCGGCAACGTTTCCATTAGCCAAGGGCACGCTACGTTCTCCGGTTTCACACAGGATACGCTGGTAACAATTAGCGCCACCATTCGCGGCCAGACTGTCACCAAAGACATTAACGTGCGTCTCGGTATGCAGGATATTCGCCGATTGGAAATTGTCGGCCCGGATGAAATCTCTAGCGAACAAACTGGTGATTACACGGTTATCGCGTACCACAGCGAAGGCGCCGATCAACTCACGGTAGACCTGAGCGTTTTGAGTCCGTATGCGTATTTTGCGGGCGGTACGCTGCACACGCGCCATATGCGAGAAGATCAAACCGTAACGATTCACTGCAAAACCACAATCAACTCGATTCCGTATACCGCTGCCAAGAAAGTAAAACTGAAATACATTGATCCTAATGTGCATTTGGTTGGCCTGACGGTTAGCGGTTCCGACCGGATGAAAGAAGGTACGCAACATCAGCTGTACTCGACCGCGCATTTCTCTGACGGTTCGACTATGGATGTTTTGTCGCGTTGGGCCTCCAGTAGTCCTGCGGTAGTCGTGGAAAATGGATTGGCTTCGACAATGCTGGTGGCCGGGGAAACCAATGTAGAAATCACCGCTGAATTTGGTTTCCGCAATCTCGTTATGCGAGCCGATCATGCGGCGGTTGTTTATCCTGAATTCGTGGGAGTCGCCGCACTCAACATTCTCGGCCCAGCCCGCGTAACAGAAAACACCAAAGCATCGTATACCTGCATGGCGGTAATGACAGATGGTTCCAGCACGCTTGTAACGCCGGAATGGTTTACCAATCAGTTTTATATCACTGATACTGGCAACCTCCACGCGGGCCTGATCAACCAGCCGGAAATCGATGCAGAAGTTCGCGCCAGTTATGGTGGGATTTATGCTGCTCTGCCTATCACAATTGCGCGTCCTGTAACCATGCTGGAATCCCTGATTATTCTCGGTTCCGATTCGATTAAAGAAGGCGACGTAAACCGGTACATTGCCTACGCACAATACACCGACGGACGTGTGCTGAAAATCGAACCAGAATGGAGCGTAACGCCCGAAACCGACTGGGCCACGATTATCAATGGTGAATTGATTATCGACAAACCAGAAGACGGCCTGATTAGCATCCAGATTACCTATGAGGAAGACGGGCAAACTTACACGCAAAACAAAACGATTGTTTGTGTGAGCGCCACCAACTCTTTGACCGGTCTGATCATCACCGGGCCTAATTCGGTAAACGCGCTGGATCGGGTAATTCTCACGGCGACCGCTGTTTACGAGGACGGCAGCTTTGCCAGCGTTAACCCGAAATGGGAAGTTTACACGCTCGATGCAAACGCGGAATTTATTGCTGCGGATGTTGCTGGTTATGGTGTGGTGACGGGTCGTAACGTCGATTTCGATATGGACGTTATTGTGCGGGCCACATATTTCCGCGAAGTCGCGGAATATCCAATGACCGTTAAATACATTCCAACCCTCGGCCCTGATGTTCCGGTTAGCTCGCGTATCATTGGCAACGCGGTTATTTATTCGACGCAGGTTGCTTCTTTCTCGCAGGCTATCCTGTTTGAAAACTGCCCGAACGAGCTGCTTGTTTCTTCTGATTGGGCGGTCGATAACCCAAACATTACCGTGGATGAAAACGGGTTTGTTACATGCAAACTAAACGTTGATATGACGTTCACCATTACCGCGACGTGGAATTGCGGCGGGCGTATCGTTATTGATTCGATGGCGGTTACTGTTGTGCCAATCGATGCCGCCTATACCGGCCTTGGGATTCGCGGCCCCGACACAATACAAATCGGAGTAAAAGAACGCTATTCGGCGGAAGCCTACACGCCCGACACCGGCAACGAAGAAGGCAAAGGTTTACCGATTACTCCGAACTGGGAAATCCTTTCCGATTCGCTGAATCTGGTTGTACTTGCGGATGGTTCGCTGCTGGTGCAAAACAGCGTAGTAAATCAGGTTATTACGCTGGCTGCGAATTTCACCTACGAAAACACGCTGGTTGAAGCGACAAAAACCATTCGTGTTCTCGGCTCCGGTCCTGTGTACTGTGTAGGCCAACCGGAAACGGTCGATTATGAATCGCTGTTCCCGCTAAGCCTGATGATTTCGGAATCTGCTTTCCGCGATGATGTGCAGGGATACGGGTACATGATGGTTCCGGCGGTGTTCGGCTACGTCACATTCTACGACGCAACGAATAATCAAATTTCGCCAGACTGGGCTGGGCCTGATGGTTCCAATACGCCAGCCGTGCATAAACACATGCAAAACGGTGTGGAAACTACATGGTACGTTTACCGAACCATTAGTGCCGACCTCGGCCAGCGTTCCTACCGCATTGCGTTTAACGTGTGAGAAATCTATGATTGCACTGACTCCAAACCTGCGGTTAATTAAACCGCTTTCGCGTTATATGGAGCTGCGCATTCGGATGTACGGGCGACAAAGGATCGCCCGTTCTTTCGAGTCAAATCGCTCTAATCAATCCTCCGTTGTTTTACCGTTTACTCCGTATAGCCCTGATAAAGTCGAGGTTTACCTTGATGAAGTGCGCATGGTGGGAGGCTATACGATTGCAGGAAAAACCGTAACGTTTACGCCAACTGTTAGTGGTAAACTGCTGTTTATCGAAGACGACGATTTTCCCAACATGAATGACAAATGGCTGGTTATTCCTACGCCGTCGCTTTTGCATTCTGACGACACAAAGGAAGCTGGTTACGGCACCGACCGCCGCACCGGCCCGCTCATTGCAACCAAAGCAAAACCTATCTGCATTACCCAAGGCGTATTAGGTTTTTGTCGCCCCAGTGCAGACGGTGATCAACTGCTATACTGCCCGTACTACGGTATTTACGGACGCGATTCGATTACCTACGCAATCAAATCGGATTTGGGCCAACTCTCCGACTACCGCTGTATTGATATTCGCGTGCGTGACCCGAACTATATTCCGACCGTGCGTTTGTGTGCCCTGAGTATGACCTCATCGCCTGTGAAATCAGACGGTGTGGTTTACGACATTACCCCGGATGGTTTTTGGCAGATTTATGGGGAAATCCGTACCGGCGCCAACATCCAATTGCCTAACATCGTTAACGAAACTCTGCGCGAATTCCATTTCGTTATTCAAGGTGCGGATGAAAATGGCGATTGGTTTGAATTGTCTGAATATTTCGATCCAGAAGATTACAATCTAAACGTTATTGGCGCCATTGGTACGACCGTAACCTACGTGGGACCGGCAGACGCATACGGCCACCCTAACGCGGTGCTGATTTCGTTAATGTGCGATTTGAAAGGATCGCAGGCCACAGTAAACCTGACCATTAATGGAAATCAATCGCTATTCAGTGGGCGTATTTATAGCAATGGTGTTACTGCGCTGGATACGTTGAAGCCTGTTATTGAAAACGAAAGCGTTTCGCTTAATCCGGGCGTGGCTGAGCCTGATCAAGTGCTTTCGTGGGCGTATAATCCAACGTGGATTTCTGAGAATGGGATTAGCCTCGGTACGACGTGGACAAACTCCGTAAACGAAACGCGAAATGCAGCAGCCACCATTGCAGCCGATGTTTCGCTGCCTGTGCTTTATGATCCAGTTGCAAAAGCAGATAAAACGTTTACGTTTGCTGTTAACGGAACGCATAACGGTTCGTTTACTACCGCAGAAGACCCGTCAGAAAACGTCGTGGTTATGCCAGAAAACTTTACCGTTACGACCGGCGATGACAAGTATTACTGGCAGAATTCCGATCCGTTTAGTGCAGTGTATTCCGGCGTTAAAGAATTCCCGGTTGCATTCAATTGGGATATCTCTCCATACGTTCCGCCACCGCCGGAACCCGAGCCGGAACCGGAACCAACACCGCCTGAAAACCCATAGAAATAGTTTAAAAGCCTTAATTTAACCCTAACAAAGCCCACTTAATTGCGGGCTTTCCTATTTCTAGGGAGACTCAAAAATGCGTGATATCGTCAATCCCCTCCAGCTGCTGGAACAGATCGCCACGGCCTCCGCTGCCGAAAAAGCTGAGCAGGCAGAAACTTTGGCTACCGCGTCCGCACTGACCAACATGAATCCCTCCATTTGCCCTAAGTGCGGCGTGACAATGGGTAAGGCATTTTTGTTTGATCGTACCCAAGTTTTCTACTGCGACGTTGATCGCGTAACGCAGCCAATGGAATAACAAAATGGCCGATAAACTGGTTTTACTTGATGCCGGGGAAGCGGCCTTGCTCAATGCGAGCATTGGCGGCATTCTCATTAAACCGGAATCTTTCCGCGTTGGTGACTCCGGTGCATATGCTTCAAATACCCAGCACACTGATATCGTCGGCAACTTCGTTTGTGGTGGTGATATTCACCACGTCGAAACCCTGAGTTCTCGCGTTGCGCGTTTTGTTTTGTCGTTTGATACGCGCCTGATTACCCAGCCGACAACCATTCGCGAAGTTGTGGTTTTCTTTGAGGGCAGGATTGCGTTCGGTCGTGCTGTTTTTGCGCAACCGTTTATTCTGATGCCGAATGAGCCAACCCGCCTTTCCGTTGTGCTGGCTACCACTCGCGCAGATTTGACGCTGATTGACGTTAGCGTGGGCGAGCATGATTCGATTCCTGCTACGCCTTTCCTGTATCAATTGCCGTCTCCGGGCAATTCTGAGTTCAACGCTATTTCCGTTTTGAACGGTAAGCGTAACCCGGATGGCACCAGTTCCCCAGTGCTCGCGCAGCGTTACGGCACCGGTAGTTTCCAGTGGGGTTTTACCGACCATTCCCGTGTGTTCAATGGCCGACCAACTTCGGCCACTTCAACCACGTTTAAAATCAGCACTTCGGTTTCTTTTGCTGCTGATGAACAGGTAATTGTCCACGTTGTTTCCGGTAGCGGTGAAGGGCAAACCAGACGCTACCGCTACAACGCTGGCGCACAGGAGTTCCGCGACCCTGATTCTAAACCGCTTCCCAATCTGGCAGCTTCCACAATTGTTATTTGGAAATTGCTGGCAGGTGCTACTAGCGGTTCTGGTGGTGGCGGAAATCTGGAAATTCCACCGACTACCGAAATCCCACCTGATTGGGTACTGACTCCGGGCGCAGATGGTTCACTGGTGTGGCAACCGCCAAAAGCTGCAAGTCGGATTATTTCAACATTGTTTACTGAGCCTTCGCGGCTGGAAGTAAACGCGCTGGCGCTTATGGGCACTGGTGATGAATCGCGCTACAGCACGGGCGAATTGGTGCCGGAAAACGCCAACTATGTTTATCCGGCTGTTGGTCTGGTGACGCAGCACCGTTCGGCTTTCCAGCTGTCTGCATCGGAAATTGAATTTGCGGAAAACATTCCGTCAAACGTGAGTATCGATCTGCGGGTTTTCACTAAATCGCCGAGCACCGGTACACGCGCAATTTTCACCACGCTGGAATTCATTAGCGACGGCTCCAAAGTAGAATTCGATTTAGGGCAAACCGTAGAAACCCAAGCGCATGTATTTGCCTTTGTGGAGTCCACGCTGCAACCGTCGTCTACCTACACAATCGACAACGTGACGAAAAAGATTCGATTTAACAGTCCGTATGAGCCGGGTGTAAATATCGAATTGAAGCTGCTGTCGTATGTGTCGGAAACTGGCTACAGCACGCGAATTGTCACGCGCACTTACGTTACCAAAGGTGATACGTTCTTCCTCAAACTGCCGACCACTCCGCAGTCCATTGAGCAGGTATTTGTTAGCCAGTCCGGTGCGCATATTCACCAGAAAAACTATTCGCTGATTGACGACGCACTGGTATTCACTGACAGTCTGGAACCCGACGTAGAAGTCGAGGTGATGATTTTCGAGAATATTCAGGCGCAGGGATCGGAACAAACCGGCCTGAACGGCATTGTTGTGGACGGTTATGTTTCCAACCAAACGTTTACCCTGCTGCGCCACGGTGCGCCGCCAATTGATTTGCCAATTCCACCGCCTGCAATTTCTGTAGGCGATGGTTTGAGTGTGGACACGTCGAGCGGTGTGGCACACATTTCCATTCGTGAAGACGCTTTCCCGGCACAACGGGCAGTGCGTCGCTGGGAAGCGAATCAATCGTTTAAATCGCCTGACGGTCTAATTACTCAGACGATTACTTTGACGCCGAACAAACCGTCGATTTACATGGTGGTTGCAGATTTCAGTGTGCGCCTCGGTCCCGGTTACATGAGCGCGGAAGGTACGGAAAATATCGAATATGTTGTAGGCGTTCGATCCGCACAATCCACCGAGCCTGCTTTCGGTCGGCAAATTCGCGGTACTGGTCAAGCTGGTTTGATTTCTAACGATTCGTCGGGCGGCATGGCATACGCCAACGCTTCCATGACGCAGACTTACGAAATCGACCCGGTAAACCACAACACCGAGACGATTGATATCGTGGCAAAAGTGCGCGTGAATAACGCCAACACTTCTCAGTTTAGCGTGATGGTTAACGTCAACCTGAATATTCTGGAAATCCCGGTGTAAGCTTATGAAATATTGGTACGTCGATGGTAGCCTACGCAAAGGCGATTGGGTGCAGGGTGCAATTGAAATCAGTGCAGCGCAATTTGATTTCTACTCTGCGAATCTTGATACGTTGATGTTGTTTGTGCGGAATGGCCGCGTGGTTCACCAAATCGACATGGCTGCTTATCGACGTGCCGCCCTAGCCAAGCTTGAAAACAAAAACTTTGTCGTTGTGGACGGAACGAAATACTTTGACGACGAGTTGGGTTATTTGAGCGAAAACTACATCGTTCGATCAGGCGGTCCGTGCCGAATCAGTAAGGAAAAAATGATTGCGCTGGTGACAGAAAGGAATCGCATTTACACAATGCGCCGTTCTGGAATTCAGACTGCTAGAACACCAGAGGAAGTGGACGAATTATGTCAAATGAATTAACAATTGCCGTCTTAGACAACAAGTCGGTGACTGTACCCATTGGCGTGACAGTCCTGACAAACAAAAAGAGTCAAAATAGCCTGAAAGTGCAAGACGGCCATGACCGGTGAAAAGGTTGTGGCTTTGCCTTTCACCAGCATTGACGCGCCGGGCTATGAAGGCGAACAGGCATTCCGCGATAACAGCAGCCAAGTTTATTTTGGAACGCCTGTAGACCGCCGAGCGCTGCGCACCGTTGAGGCTGTTTTTAACGATGAAACCGGCGTACTGACTTTCTATCGGCAGAACGGGAAAAGTTACGAAATCACTTCGCTAATGCGGCAGATTGATTTCGGTATCGGTCCCACTGGGCCGCGTGGTGATCCGGGGCGTCCGGGGCGTGATGCCGAAGATGGAAAAGATGGAAAAGATGGGCAAGCAGGCTGCGCAGGTCCACGCGGGCCAGAAGGGCGCCCCGGTCCTATGGGTGATCCCGGTATTGAAGGCGAAGTAGGTGCGCCCGGTCCATACGGTCCGCTAGGTCCAACCGGACCGCGTGGTGATATTGGTTTTGCTGGTCCTCCCGGTTTTGAAGGTAAGCGCGGATTGTGTGGTTTTTCTTGCCCCACAACTTCACGCGGACCGTGTGGGCCACAAGGCAATACCATGAACAAAAACGTTGCGATTGGACCGTATCCAACGCACCTCGATTTGATTTGGGCGGCAGCAGAGGATTGTTTGTGTCCGGTTTATCCGAACGAATATGATCTGACTCCTATTACCAATAACCCGGCTGTGTTCCAGTGAGAAATGAACCATGACAAATTGCAGCACTTTGCCGGTTATTGTTAACACGCCGCTAGAGCCGCAAAAGATTGTAGCGCAGTGCGATAACTGGATTACTTTGTGTGGCAAAGGCAAGCATAAAATTTCCTACTTCCTCGGCCAGCTAAACGGCCCGGTGACAATCTGGTACGACCGTGAAAGTCTCGAAGACGAAATTTACGTCTATCAGAATGGGGAGGTTATTGCTGCTGCACCGTTAAAAGATCAGAAAGGTTCGATGACCTTCGATTATGCTCCAGTGCATGATGGTCCGGGCGGTGACGAGATTGTTTTAACGCACGAAGGCATGACCAAAACCTCGCGTGTGCATATTCACCTGCTTTGTCCGGTTGATCCGTGCTTGCCGGAATTCGCGGCAAAACCGGAACCGATTGATACCGTTACGCCATGCGGTCGCGCTTGGCACCAGTCTGGATACGTGCGTAAAAACACATTCGATTTAGGTGACAAGCCGGGGCGTGTGGATGTTATTTGGAGCGTGGTTGGTTCGTCGCTGGTGGTTATTTATCAGGACAACCAACCGCTGTTGACAATGGAGCCTGATCGAGAAGGGTTTTTCCAGTTCGATTATGATCCAGAAAAAGGCGAAGTTTACGCAATCACACAGGGCATCGGTTCTGTCGATTATGTGTTTACCTGTCCGTATCTGGAAGAGACTCCAGAAGAGGAAGTTTTCCGCTTCGCGTGTGGTGCTGCCGATTACTACGTCTTCAACGCGCCGCAATTAACGCAAGTAGATTTTCCTGTAATGGAAGGCACCATTGAATTCAGTGCGTCCGTGGTTGAAACTGCGCAGCTGGTTTTCTCGCAAAACAACGTGCCGTTTTACGTGGTGTCCGGGCATACCGGCGTTGTGGATTTCACCTTTGATTACATGCCCGACAAAGGCAAAATCACAATCAACACGCAGGGTTACGGTGAAATCAAAGTAAAGGCGAAATGTCCTTATACGGCGCCCGATCCAATTCCAGAAGAGCTGGATGCGGATTGCGGTTCGACGCTAAACACTTACCCCGGTTTCAGTAATATTCGCCTCGATTTGAAAGGCATTAGCGGTGACGCGTTGCTTGACCTAGTGCTGACTGATACGACGGTCGGCGTGGTGCATACTGGCACGCAATTAATCACGAAATCCGGTACGTACCCAATCGTTTACGACAAAACGGTGCCGCTGATTTTGCAGGCACGCGGAAACGATTTCCAAATGCGGATTAGTTGCCCAGTCAGAAAGCCGATTGAGGCCACGCTTGATTGCGGCGTAATTCGCAACTTTGATTCACTGGCAAATATCACGGTGCGCTACGGTTCAACGCCGGGTAATACCACGATTACGACTAGCCAAGACGTGACAGTTTATCGCGACGGTGTGCTGGTTGGTTTTGGTCGCAACGTGACGTTTTTCTATCCGGGTTCTGGTGTAGTTCTAGTCAAGTGTGATGTGCTGGATGAATACCTGACAATTAGCGCAACTTGCCCGTCTGTTCAGCAAATCCATTGCGGCGATCCAATCAAGCAATTCAACGCGGGCGATGTTGTGGACGTAGTTTTCAATACGCCTGCAATTACCGGCCATGTCGCGGTCACTGTAGAAATCACAGGAAATACAACTGTCGATTTCCGCCTCGGTAACAACGTGGTGAAAACAGTTACACAAACTGAAACGTTTGAAGCGATCTGGAATACCGCTTCTGCCCTACGCGTAGTCTCGCGTGGTACTGGTCAATTCAAGCTATCGATTGGTTGTGCGCGACCGATTTATATCGTTAACGACGTGGTGAAAACAGAAAAGGTAAACTGCCAACCGGGTGAAACCGCCGGAGGCTTACCGAACGGAGATACTTTCGTTACTGCAACGTGGCACGAAATTACATGGTCGGACGGTCGTGTAGAAGTGACGCCGAAAACTTACGATGGGGTGTGCAAACCCGTGGCAGAAATCCCAATTCCACCTGCGCGTTGGGGCGTTGCAATGTTTGCAAACCGTTTGTTTACTGGCGGTCCAATTGCAGCGGAAATTACCGAGGAAGAAGCCGCATATGGCGTGGTCGCAAACCCAAGCCCGAGCGGAAAGAATTACCAGCACTGGACGGGAATTCAGCAATTCTGCGATCAGGTAATGACGCATGAGTTTTCGCCGACTACCGCTGTCGCTGCGCAGATTGAAACCACGATTACCGTGGATGATTTCCTGTATGTCATGTGGGATAAACGTGCTGCTCAGGCAATCCACATTATCAACCTCGGCAACAGTTTTGAAGTAACATTTGACGGCATTTTGTGGCGTAACGATTTGCTTGGCAACTATTCGGGAATGCCTGAATACGATCCTAATCTGCCGAAATATCTGACCGTTCAGTATGACGACGGTACAGGTCTGCGTGATTGGGTTATTGTTCGTCAAGAAACCACGACGCTGCCGCAATTCAGTCCGCGTACCGACAAATACGCGATTAAATACGTGTGAGAATAAACCATGCCGATGACGAGAGTTCCAACGAATATGATTCGTGCTCCCGGCGAGCGCGATGCAAGTATTCTTGAAGTTAAAAACGAACGTCTTTCTGCAACCGCTCCAGTAGACGCAGACGTATCGGAAATTTCCGGTGGCCTTTATGACGAAACGCAGGGTGTAATTACTTTGCGTTTTTACAATGGCCAAGAATTGCGTATTACTGGCCTTCCAGTTCCGTCGCGAATTCCTGTAGGCCCTACGGGGCCGCAGGGTTTGCCGGGATTGGATGGGAAAAATGGTAAAGACGGACGCGACGGTGCGCCCGGTCCTGCTGGCTGCGAAGGCCCTCAAGGTGTAATTGGTCAAACTGGGCCAAAAGGTGAAACCGGGCGAACTGGACAACCGGGGCCAGCTGGACCTACCGGGCCAACCGGACCGCAAGGTTTACAAGGTCCAATGGGGCCAACCGGACCACAAGGGCCAGAGGGACCACAGGGGCCACGCGGCGAACAAGGCCCGCAGGGAAGGCCCGGACCAAAAGGCCCGGAAGGTTATATGAACATTATTGTTTCCACGACCGAACCGGAAGAAAAAGATCGTGTAGATGGTTTACTTTGGGTAAATCCAAACGCAGATTATGCGTGTGGTGACGAACCTATCTCTACGCGCCCAAGTCGTATCGCTGACGTTGCGTCGGATTTGATTTGCGGCCCGGCTAGCGTGTATTACACCCAAGGCCCGGCAGGCGTAACCAACGCACAAAAAGACCAAATCATTCAAGCGTATTACACAATTCCAAATGGCCTTGGCCGTTGCCCGGAATTGGATGGTTGGATTTTCTGGCAAAACCACTTGGTCGGTCTGCCGCCTGCGCAAAAAGTGTTTACCATTGCGGAGGTTGTTGCACTTATCCATAAAGCTGGCGTTGAAAACAACGAAGGTGGCAGTAAAAGCCGCGCCACTGTTAACGCGAAATGTCGTGCATCTGCTGACGCGTTGCTTGGCGCTGGTACTTACTCGGACGCTACGTTTATTGTTGGTTCCGGCAACCAGTGCGCCATTACCTATTAAAGGTGTCGTATGTCTAGTTCTTTAACGAAATTGCCAGTCAATATGCTGGTCGCTCGCGGACGTACAGGCGGAAACCTAAAAAATACAGGTTCCTCGGTACAGGTTGCGCAAAGCGACGATGCTGAATTTCCGGTGCTTGTTTCGGGATCGGTGAACCAGTTAAATGGTACATTGGTTCTAGTAATGTCCAACGGAGAAAAGATTGAGATTAGCGGATTGTTTACCGCAAACTCAATTGTGCAAGGCCCGCCCGGTCCGCGTGGTTTTCCCGGTAATGACGGGCGCGACGGAACAAACGGGCGCGATGGTGAACAGGGTGCAACAGGTTGCCAAGGCCCACCCGGTCCTCGCGGTGATACAGGCCCCGAAGGTCCACGCGGTCCGCAAGGTATCCAAGGCCCGCCCGGTCCAAAAGGTGAACCGGGACCGCGTGGTTCTGATGGCTTTGTGCAGGTTTATATTCAATCGCAAGACCCCAGTGCGCAGGAAGGTAGCGTAGTAAAAGCCGGTGCGCTCTGGATAAAGCCGTAATGGAAAAGGGGCCTTAAAAAGCCCCTTTTTTGTTTGCGAATAATTTAAATGTATTAAACAACTGTGGGACTTACCAATGAGCGATTTAAGAGCGCTGTCTCCGAACGGCGCATGGCTCAACATTTGCGAAAGCGAATGGAAAGTTTTGCAAGAGGATGGAACGTGGAAGGAGATTGAGCCGGGCAATGATTTGCGCGTGCGCCACGGTTCCAACGATTATTGGCTGCAAATTAATTGCGATTTAGATGTGGGTTATTGCCCACCAGAACAGCTTGCTGGTTGCTGGCCCGGTTACAGCGGAAACTTTGATTCTGCTGAATTCAAAATCGGTGGCCCGACTGGTTATCTCGTTTGCGATTGCGACGGCCTGAATTGCAAAACATACACTGGCCACACGCCGGATTATGATAAGGCGGGCGGTCGCTTTTTCTCTACTGCGCCAGTTGTCGAAAACACGGTTGCGCATTCCCTGCCTACGACTTTGTTTGGTTCGTCTGAGGCAGAAATCACTGAAATGTTGGTATATGCTGGTGAACGATCTGGACACATTGAAGTCAGTTTGCATGATCTTGACCCCGGTGTGCGTGTACGTATTTACAACGATTGCGTTCTACTCGGGGACTCGGACGTAAGCGGTCCGTTTTTCAACGTTTTCTTTACCACGGAAATTCCGAAAAAAGCGGTAGAGGAAGACCCGTGCGGCGATCCGCCTGTACCGAATAAATTCTTGACCGTTCGTGTGGATGCTCCGACCGGTCGCCGCTGGCGTGTAAAACTGGGTGCGGTTTCCGTAGTGCAGGCCACCAACTATGAACGCCCAGCGCCGTGCTTTGGCACTTTCGGTCCTAGCTTGCCTTGCTTTGTAAACGATCAAAACAACGTTATTCCGGGCGAAGCCGTTTACGAAAACGTGCATATCCTTGAAGGCATTTCTGGCCGTGTTGATATCGACCTGACTGTTAACGGCCCCGAGCCTGTTAAGTTCGAGGTTTTCTACAACGGTGGTTTGATCGGTACTCACGTAACAGGCAATAGTGAAACGCTTCTGAAATTCGCGTCTACTCTGACGTTCAATTTCAATCCGGTTGGCGGTGATCAGTTTATTGTCGTTCGGTATAGCGCTCCGCGTGCGTACAATTCGTGGACATATTCCATGTATTGCCCGACCATGCAGGGTTCGCGTATCAACATGCGCCGCCCTATGCAGGTTCCGAACGACGTTTTGTGTTTGCCGCTGAATGAAAGTTTGGCGCCAGCGCATGCGGTTACTGGTCGAGGTGCGCACACTTCTGATATTTACTACAATTACGCTGGCTACAGTTTGGGCGATATTGTCGTAGAATTCTTTGCGCCGGACGAAGTGCAATTCGTATTTTTCCAAGGCAATTACCCGAACGAGACAATTCTATCTGGCACCACGTCCGTGGTTAACGGCCATCGTCGTTTCTATTTCCGCTTTGATCCGCGAAATGGTACGACCGTTCACGTTCGCGTAGTTGGCCCGTGCTGCCCTGATTGGATTTTCACAATGTCCAATCCTGTACCGCCGCCAGTTATTGACGTTTTTGATGCGTCGATTGTGCGCGGTCGTGCTGGTCAAGTTTCTCTGCTTTGCTTCGACGTGAAGCTGCGAAACAAAACACCAAAACGCGTTACGTTCGATTGGAATACAGCGCCATTAACTGCAATTGTTTCCACTGACGGCACCTGTACTGTAACTGAGGATGTTCCTGATTCGCCGTTCTGTAATATCGTCGGCACGGGTGGCGTGCGTGGCGGCAGTTATTCCAACGACCACAATATCGGATATTCCTGCTCGCGAATTTCCAGTACGTTGCATAGTCCCAACTGCGCGCAAGGTGGCCAGTATTATGTGGTAGAAACGGATTTCAATTTTCCGTATACCGGCACATATACCGTGGTTGGTACGGCGGATGACTGTATCGACGTTTACGTTGCCTGTAAGCACGTTCTGGCAGGCCCTCGCGGCACCGGCCAATGGGAACGAACTCACAGAGCCACGTTTACCGCAGAAGCTGGATGGAATACCGTTTCCGCAATGTACCTCAACATTCCGAACTGTACGCCGGGCTGGGTTAAGTTCGTTATTTTGAATAGCAGCGGACAAGTTATTTTTGCAACCAATCCAGACGCGTACACATGGCGCTCTAAAGCAGGCGCAATTACCGTCGAACCTCCACCTGTGCCAATGGTTTACGGTGCCGATTACAATCAGGTAAAAGGCAGCGGCGCAATTGAACCGTGTACCGATTCCACGCGGGTTTGTGTGCCTATTTGCGGCACGAATTTGATGGGGCCTGACGTTACGTTCCAGCTCAGTTTGAGCAAAGTTGTAAACGCAGAAATTGGCGATCTTGTCGCAATCGGCACAATCAAAAACGGCAACCAGTACAGCTGCGATCAAAATACGTCGCTCACTGTATATGATGCAGGTTTGAATGGCTACGTAAACCGTGGCGCGCATTCCATGTTTGTTAATCAATTGATTGGCAACTCTGGTGCAACCTACGTGATGGATGCGGATATTAATATTCCTGCATCTGGTTTGTACACGATTTATTTCCACGGTATCGACTACGCGGAATTTTTCATTGACTGCAATCGGGTAGCGGTGTCCTCGGGTTCGGCTGTTCGTATTCGTACACCGCTGAATAGTGGTGTGCGGAAATGCCATATCAACTACTCCACTGCATCGCTAAACGGTTTGCGTACCGGCTATGCTGCTGTGGCAATTGTTGACTCGTTAAACCGTGTAGTTTACGCGTCTCTTCCTGCGCACTGGCGTGGACGCATTGCGAGTGCAGGTTCGCCACCCAGCTGTGTGCAATTCCCACCATGCGCGCCGATTAGTGGTAACTCGATTCAACAACAAAATTCTGGCGGTGGCGGTTCTACCAACTTCACCGTCGGTTACGGCGCCGTGCAGGTGCGTAGTTCTTTGCATGGAAACGGCTCACAGCCGAACGGCGTTAGCTACACGTTGCAATTTAGGCCGACATTACCGGCAGGCTCGTATACGTTGGTGTGGTCGTGTGACGATGAAGGTGATTTCTATGTGAATTGCCAACACGTTGCATCGAAGCGTTCCGGTTGGCGTACAATTCAGCGAAATGCGTTCTACATTTCCGATGGATCAAAACCGACAACCATGTCCCTCGTCTACAGAAACACGGGCGGTTCTGTTATGTGGACGAACTTTGCAATTCTCAACGCGGCGGGAACCGCTGTATTGGTTTCTAGCCCAAGTCTGCCAAATGGTGCGTCGGCGGCAGGAAACGCAGTGGCTGCAACTAGCGCGGCGCCGCTTTACGAAACCAATATGGGCGGACGTTATGTGCAGCATTACAGCACGTCGGCATACGGTGGTGGCCCTTCGTACCAGTGGTATATCGCAGAACAAGAAATCAATATTCCTGCTAACGGCCAATACCGTTTGGTAATGGGGCAGGATTTGGAATCTATGCAGATTTATATTGATTGCGCTCTGCGCGGCCAAGCGTTGGATACCACGTCGGGTTCCTCCGGTTTGTTCACGCTGCGCGCCGGTCCTAACCGATTCATTGTGCGGAAATATAACGCCCGCTCCGACAAACAAGACTGGTGGTGGTTCGATCTGTACGATGCTGCCGGTAATCTGGTTTATCGTAGCCGCGCCGCTGGTTGGAAAGCTGCCGCACGCGACATGAATTTCTCGGGTATTTCTTAAAGGTGATTTATGCCCCGGTTAACTAAAATTTCGCCGTCGATGATTTCCACACAGGGATCGAATGTCGGCGACGTGCTCAAGGATGACGGGATTAAATATTCCCCGAATCCTGAGCGTGTGCATATTACTGGCGCTGTAAAAAGCGCCTCGTATGACAAAGAAACTGGCGTATTTCGTATCGTAAACAGTGACGACTCTGAAATCGTTGTAACTGGTTTGCCTACTTCGTCAAATATTGGGGTTGGCGCTACCGGCCCAACTGGCCCGCAAGGCGCAAAAGGAGATAACGGAAGAAATGGTAAAGATGGGCGCGATGGTCCTGCGGGCTGTATTGGCCCGAAAGGTGATGCAGGCCCTGCTGGTCCTCCCGGTGGTTATGGCGGTATCGGCCCCCGTGGCCCAGTAGGCGCAACAGGTCCGCAAGGCCCGCAAGGTTTACCCGGTGAAAAAGGCCCGATTGGTCCTACCGGGCCTGCTGGCCCTACGGGGCCTAGCGGTGGCGCTGGTCAAATTGGCCCTACCGGTCCACAAGGAATTATTGGTTTAACTGGTGCAACCGGTCCAACTGGCCCGCAAGGCGAAATTGGCCCGATTGGTCCTACTGGTCCAAAAGGTGAAAGCGGAACGGAAGGTGCAACCGGTTTGCAAGGCCCGCCCGGTGAACCCGGTCCTGCTGGCGTTGGTTTGCCCGGTCCGCCCGGAGCATCTGCAATTTTCACCAATGATTTTTGGACGCACGAAAACCCGTCTGTTGGTCGCTACGGTTCCATTGAAGTCGGCGACAAAACAATGGAAATTATGGGCACCTATAAATCCAGTTCGTCGGTGCAGGATATTTCTCTAACACTGCCGTTTAATGGAAAGGGTGCGCGTCGTGCAATTGCGTACATTAGTTTCAACAAATTCCCTACGGAATTGCGCACGACCGGTAACTACACGGCGACCGTTGAAAACACGATAGACGGTGATACTTCCTGTACGTTGAAGTTCAACGGCACGGTTCCTTTTGCGTCCCTTGATTTCAACTGGCGTGTGGCTCTGCTTTCCACTTCGCCTACGCCAGATTTGAATGCGCAAAATGGTTATCTTGATGTTGAGCGTCCGGGCGCCGGATACACCGCGCCTATGACGTTCTCGATTGCAGCCACTGCGGAATCTGATGAAACAATCGTGACTGAATACGAAACTGTTTCTGATACCAGTGTCGGCACCATGATCGATGCACCAAATACCGTGGATATTTTCAACCGCTGGCAGCGTGCGGCGGGTGGTGATTACTTCGGCACTTCGGTAACGGTTCCGCTGTCGAACGATGCTTCCACTTTGCTGTTCGATAATAACCGAATTGAAGTGCAGCGCAATACCACAAACTACACCATGCTGCTGTCGCCCGTTTCTTACAAGAAATTCGATTATCAATGTGTTGTAGGTTCGCAGGACAACGATGACGATGCCATCGGTATGGTTGTCGCGTTTGCCCGCGTGGATGGCGTAAACCATTCCATTCTGGCAATGCGTAACCGTGGTGGCGCGGGTGGCCTCGCTCCGCTGAAAAACTTCATGCTGATTTACGTGCGCAATAACACAATTGTGCGCAACCTCGGCTCGGCGGATATTGGTACGGGTACTGGCGCATGGCGTGACCACACGACGAAAATTCGTGTAGTGCGAAATGGCGATTCCGTGCAGTGCTACGCAACGCCGTTTGATTCGACCGTTTTCGATCCTACGCCGCTGACTGTCGATTTGAGCAGCTCGCCAGACCTCGCCGTCTTCCGCGACTTCTGCCGGTTTGGTTTTGTTGCTTACTCGCAAGCATTTGCCTACTTTGACGATATCGATTTTGTGCAGCCTGCAAATCCTGATTATGTCACTACGTATGGTTCGGTCGCAATTGCGCCGGGCGATATCGAGGCAGAAGTGGCAGTGACCATTAACGGCACCGATGCAGTTCCGAACACTGGTTCTGTAATGCTGCGAATTGCAAACGCAAGAAATGCCAAGATTGTTAACGCAATCGGCACCGGCAATTTCTGACGATAGGGGCCTTCGATAAGGGGGCCTTTTTCTAGGCCCCTTTGGAGTTTTTATGGCAAAACTTATAGGCACCGCGCAGGCCACATCATCGTTTCCTGATTATGGATCGGGCGCAGCCGCTTCCGTACAAGACGGCAATATTGCAACCGCGTGGTCTTCTGGCACCGCATACGCGGCGACTGATATTATTGCTTTTGTTTTTCCAGAAGCAGTAAAACTACGAACGCTTAAAGTTCTATTTCGTTCGTGGGCACGAACTATCCAAATCGGCTATGCAGACGCATGGTCTACAAGCAAAGCTGCGTATACCATTGCCCGCACAGTTGATACGCACGCTACGGCCTCTACTACCGGCGACAGCACCGATGCCAACGGCAAAGCGTGGTATGCGCCTGCCGGGCCTGCTAGTAGCTATGATGCGGCAAACGTTATCGCACTTCCTGATAATGAAGTTTACGCAAAAGTTTGGGCGCTTTTTGCTCCCAACGTAGCCTCCGGTTTGGGAGGTGCCACAGGCTCCGTAGACCGGCTGCGTATTTATGAAATGGAAATGTTTGATGACGATAGTTTGGTATCGTTTGAAAGGCGTCCCGTAAACCCAAGGGTTCCTTTGCCGGCTCCGTCCGCTCCGTATACGGCAGTTCCTAACTCCAAATGGACACGCACGGAATATTCCACGGTCGGGCAGCATTCGTTTACGCCGAAACCTGATACCACGCTGGTATTAGCTATCGCAGTTGGTGCCGGTGCGGCTGGTTTTATTGAAACTGACGTAGACGGGAATAGCAGCCCGCTAACTTCGTCTTTGTTCGGCGGAAATACCAAAGTTTCTAACGCTGCCGGTCCTATTTTGGAAGCGGGCGGCGGTGGTGATCGCAGCGCTCCGCTTTTATCGTGGCAAGGCGGCACAATAGTAAACGATGTTAACGGCAGTTCCTCGGACTGGATTAGCGGCCAAGACTTACTAGGCAACAGCGCACCTTCTGGCGCACCTTCCAATTTCACCAATGGTACAGGCGGCGCAAACAGCAAAATTGGTGGTTTGGGCGGTACTGGTGGATTTACTATACCCGCGGGCGCAATGAATGGCGACCTGCTATCCACCACAACGTTTACAGGCAGCGCAGCAATTGTCGGTATTTCCGTACAAAGCCAAGTAAACTTTTTCCGCGACGTTTCTTACGGGTATCGCAGTAACGGTTCCGTTAACGCAGGTGCAGGCTCCATTACCTTCACCCCGATTAAAATGGTCGCTGGGCAGAAACTTGTTTTAAACTTCACGAAAGTTTCTAACGGTGCGACCTACGCCTACATGAACGGCGTTCAGTTCGGTGTGGTAGGCGGAACGTCGGGCGGTTCATTTACGTTTAACTGTACCGTGACGGGCATGTATACGTTGCAATACGTGCAAAACGGTTCGAGTACCGGACATTTTTCTGCAATTACCAGCCTTTCCATAACCTCTTACGGGTATGGCAGAAGCTCAGGCGGCGGCTCTGGTGGTGCAGCACTTGCGTATTTAATCCCCGAACCTTTGACGATTGACGTTGGTGCAGGCGGCACGCCTCTAACTAGCGGTTATACAATTCCCGCAAATGCTGCGGGTGCGCGTGGTGGTGGCGGTGCGGCGGGCGGTGCTGGCGGTGACGGCGTTGTAATTGTTTACGAATATAGCGGACCTTTGCCTTCAGCGGTTCCGCCCGCACCAGTTTTTTCCAACTACAACACCGCACCGGGATCAACTGTAGCTGGTACATTCCGAACTGATTATTTAGGCGAACGATCCACGGCCCTTTACAAAGACCCGACGCTGTATAATCACAGACTGCGGCCTTCGACAAAAACCGTTTTGTTTGTGATGGTTGGCGCGGGTGGTGGTGGCAACCTTGGCGCTAGTCTGAATTCCCCGCCGACAAAAGTAACGATTGGCGATAAACAATTTATTGCAGAGTCTGGTACTGGTGGGGGCAACAGTGGTGGTGCCGGTGGTACGTTTAGTTCCGTACCGGGCGACATTGTAATTATGTCTTCTTCCGGCTCTGGCGGCATGGCTAGCTATCAGGGTTCGACGTTACCGGATCAGGCTGTGGTTGCAGGTCGTTATGGTGGCGCGACCAGTAACACGTCGAGTTCAGTTAGTGGTGGTGGTACAGGTGCATATGCGTTTGCGGCCACTCAAGATTTGCCAGAAGACGGAATTATTCAGATTGAAGTAGCGAATACTTACCCGTCTAATGGTTTTGCTTACAGCAATATGGGTGGTGCGGTTTTCGTATATGAATCTGAAAGCGATTTCGGTCCGTTTATTTCGCAACTCAGCGAACAAACGCTGATCAAAAGCCCAACCTTTTCGCAGACACAAACCACTCAGGTTAGCGAGCAGGTTCTGGTAAAGGAAAAACAAACTGCTACGCAAATTTCGCAGGTTAGCGAGCAGACATTTATTCGCGCACGCTGGGCTGATACATGGATTTCGCAGCTGTCCGAGCAGGTTTTAATCAGGGAAGATGAAAGCAATAACCCGCTGCAAGTTTCCTATGCAGACGTGGCTTACGTTGTCGATGCAACCGATCCAGAAACGGCAGTAACACAACTTTCTCAGCAATCGTTGGTGCGGGATAAAGTAGCGGATACGTGGACTACGAATTCTGTACAGCAAATCCTGCTTAAAGCGTTCCCTGCAACTTTCCGATTTACGCAGGTTCCACAGCAGGTTTTGATTGCAGAAAACCCGTCCGTTTTCTTCATGAATTTCGGCACGCTGGAAAACCCACGAAAGCACGTTTTGTATGATTCTCGGACAGCGCGTGCCACCTCGGTTCCCGAAGGCGCGGTCATTCAGCTGGAGGGCAATTTTGCGCCCGGTTCGTACATGGTGATTAACGGTGTAAACGTCGGCCTGTCTAGTCCGATTTCCAATAACGATCAGGTGTCGCTGCATTCCGGCGTTACCAACTACTACCAAAAGTCTATTAACGTTTACGCGTATTTCCTGATTAATGGTGAAACTACCCGTGAAATGGTTGGTATCTGGAACGTCATTCAGCCGGATTTGAAACCTGTTGTAACCCGTGCTTATTCCATTCACTGGACCGCGAAATCGTTCCTGTTCCTGCCTGCGAAATCCACACTTGCCACTGCTGCTAAGTCGGTATTTGCTAGCGCCCGGACAATGCTGGCTGCGCTCGTTGAAATCCTCGTTGGTTCCAATAACAGCAAAGCTGTGCAGCTGGTGGAAATCCTGTTTGCGCGTGCGAATATCTCTACCGCTGCTTCGATGGAATCTGTTTTCACCAAAGCGTTGTCCGCCGCTTCCGATGCAATGGAATCTGTTTTCACCAAAGCGTTGTCCACCGCTTCCGATGCAATGGGATATGTTTTCACCAAAGCAAAAATTGCGCTGTCCAATCCGTTTAAGTGGGATTACACGCAAGCCAAAGTGGACAAGTTTAAGGCTGACAAATTCGTTGGCACAGCTGCCTACTACGGCACCTTTGATTCCACGAAAAACTTTGTGCAAACCAAAGATGGGGCTTCGTTTGTACTTCCTGAATACCTCGAAACCAAAGCCGGTTACGGGAATTATGACAACGCTACGTTTGAACAAAGTTCGGTTAATGACTCTGATTTCAAAATCACGGAGTCGGATCACACTACTGCATATTCAGCATTCGACGGAACTGATTATGAGTATAACGACGTAGGAAAATCCACTGAATCCAGCGTTACATGGACTGCTATTCTCGGTTCTGGCTTTGCGCGTCTGTTTGAAGTCGGCACACTGGGCACAATTGCCTATAGCGTATTGAGCGGCGTTAAATACGAAAAAGGCGGTGGCGTTTCGCTCGATTGGTGGGCAATGCCTACCGGTACAGCAGCAATAACCAAAGCTGTTTACGGCATGTTTGGCGCCAACGGAATGGATAATGCGAAGTCCAAAATCTCGATGTTTGAGCAAGGGTCTATCGCACGTAAATCGGAAAACTTTGATACGTTCCCGACTACACCACTTTGGTTGCAACGGCATAGCTCGACGTTCCAAGCGAAGACGGAAAAGACTCAGCAGCATTCGAGTATTTTCAACGTCAAGCCGATCTACACAACCAACAGTCACAAACTCGCAGCGCTCTATCCGTATTTGAAATCCGAATTGGTTGTTAAGGGCAATGCGCCTGCGCTGACCTACATGGGCTTCAATACGCGACAAGACGCGCTTGATTTCACAGAAAACTTCTACGGCGTTAGCGTACTTAATGCCTACAACGGATTCATCTACAATCTAGACGTAGACCGTTCGTTCATTTGTGAAATTTCCTACGTTGGACCTATTTCCGGTTTAATGCAGGGCGGTTAATTCGTGATAATTTAAACAAAATGGCCTTTCTTGGATGACACCATGCTTATACCAAAGAAAAGGCTCAGCGAGGTAGGCAACCGAGTACGACAAAAGTTCAACTTTGTTACGACACTGTTGACACCGGGAGCACACGAAGACTTTGTATTGGAAAGCGGCGCGTCCGCAATCGTGCAACGTCTTCGTGTTTCTTCTCCGTGCGTGGTGGAATTTTTCGGGACCGAAGACCACAGCCCGATTATTGACCCCACGCCGTATCGGTTTAAAGCCGTAGCTGGGCACCTGATGGATGACGGCACAACGCAAATGTCGGATGGAACCGTCATTAAATCGCGACAATATTCCAACTTTATCAACCTTGAAGACCCAGTAAAACCACGGGTTTACGGGCGGATAACAAATACTCAGCCAGTGAATGCAACCATTACACTGGACCTGCTTTTTCTGACTGTAGAGGATTAAAGAATGGGCATTGCAATCATGAAAGAAAAGTTCACAACTGCGGGGGAAATCACCCTCGACATTGTGAACGCTATGATCGCGAATGGTTTTAAAGCGATTTTCCCTGTAGACGAAGGTGGGGTTTTCAAACCGCCTGTTGGTTCTGCAATTGATAAATGGATTTGCGTGCTGGAAGCAACCGGCGATGTTGACCCGCTGAATAAAACCGAGGTTGTTACTAAGCAACCTTGGCGCATTGCGTTTCAGGTTTATAACAACGCCACTATGGGCATGTTTGCTGGTAGTGCGCAGGCGCTGAAAGATGACGGTACTTTGCCGTACACTACTGCAATTGTTCCAGTTGGTTCTCAGGGTACGAAAACTACCAAAGTTATTGGCGCTCGCGGTATCATCGGCGACGACTACTCCCCGTATAAAGCTAGCACTACCGACCCAACCAACTACTTCACCGACCTAGATAAATTCCAGCCACACTGGAACCAAAAAACAGAAGGGTTTATCGACCGTCGTACTAAGGTTTGGGTAGACGCTATTTCCAGCCCGGCCTCCAGCGGCACTGAAACCCCGCCGGTTCAGCCGACCGATCCGCTGAAAGACGTATCGAACACTTACCCAATGTCGTACTATTTGGTAATTGGTCCGCATGGTTTCTTCCTGTCGGTTTGGCAGGGCGCCGCAACCAACATGAAAGGTACGGATTTCTCGTGGGTTCTGGTGCAACGCCCCGTTAAACGCGATACCGGCGCCGTTGTTACCGAGGGCAAAGCCCCTGTATTCTGTGTTAACAGCGTTGGTAACGTTATTAACCGTTTTGTTGTACGCGAAGCCGACCTGTCGGACGCCAGTGCAATTACTCTGGCAACCGAAGACACCAAAGACGGCACCGCGATTATCAACGACAAGAAACAAATCGGCGTTTCTGAAAATAACCAGTACATTGTAAACTATCCGTCGCGCCTCAACACCCCGCGCTACGCTTACACTTACGAACTGGATATGATCGGTTATGCGTCTGCTACCGTGGTTTCTGGCACTACCGAAATTCCACAAACGCTTTACGGCGAAAGCACCCCGCGTACCTACATCGGTATGCACTCCAACCTCGAAAACAACAACGGCATGCGCATTGTTGCCGTAAAGGTTGCTCCGGGTATTGATAAGCTCGGTGGCCTGCTGGCTCCGCCTGCACCTTAACTGATCGCCGAAGAAATAGAGGGTAAAACAAATGGCAGTTTCTGGATTCTATGTTCGTCGCAGCGGTTATTCGCACGTTGGCGAACTCATGCTTGCTGTAATTAACGACCTGACAGCAAACGGGTTTTCTACTCGTTTTCCTGCTAACTGGGTTCCGCCTGTAGACCCAGCTGGCCGCGCAGCTTTTTCGGTTTTGCTGGAAGCTGGCGAAAAGGTCGATCCGTTGAATGAAACTTCGCTGCAAAATAAGCAGCCGTGGCGCATTCACATTCAGGTTTTTGACAAACACACCTGTGGCATTACTGCCGGTTCTCAGCAATCTCTGCGTACCGACGGCACCATGTCGTATACCACTACGGGCACCACTACCAAAACCCTGCAAGGTCCGCTCGGCGCAATGGGTGGTTACTACACCAAAAACAATAACAACCTCGCAACTTTCTGCCCGGATGATACAAAACCTGCCGAAGGTTTTATTAACCGGAAATCGCGTGTAACTATCGGCACCAACGGCGCTACTGATTTGTCGGAATCTTTCCCGATGACCTACAGCCTGTCGATCACTCCACGCGGTATTGTTTTCTGCGTGTGGGAAGACTTCCTGTCGGATAACAGCGCTGGTGCAATTTCGTGGTTCCTGATTCAACGTCCGGTAAACCGCGACACTGGCGCGGTAATCAAAGACGGTAAAGCTCCGGTCTTCTGCGTGTACGGAGCTAACGGCAAGATTAACCGTTTTGTTGTGCGTGAATCTGACGTGCTGCGTCCGTCCGAACCGGTAGACGCCACCAAAGACACCGATTACAACAACGCGATTATCAACGGTATGGAACAGGTAGCGATTTCGGAGGGCAACCGCTATGTGGTTAGTTTCCCTTCGCGCCTGAATACCACGCGTTATGCCTATACCTACGAACTGGATATGCTGGGTTACACCTCGGCAGACGTGGTATCGGAAAACACTGATATTCCGCTTCTGGTTTACGGCGAGAAAAACGCTGGCGTCGATGCTCCGCGCACCTACGTTTCGCTGATGGCTAACGGTCCGTCTAACACCGGTATGCGTATTGCAGCACTCAAACTCGGCGGCGGGATTTCGCTGACTTAATACGGGGAAATAAAGCCCCTTTGAAGGGGACTCTTTGTAGTCCCCTTTCTTTTTTCTTCTGGAGATTTTTATATGTCTCTTTTGCAACAAGATGGTTTCGACCACTACGGCACGACCGCGTTTCAATCTGCCACCGCTGTTGCGTCTATTCTGCTGGTTAGTGGCGGCTATATTCTGCCTACCGGTACATGCAGCGCCGCCACTACCTACGGTAAAAACACCGGTAGCCTTGGCGTTGGTTTGACCGCATCTACTGCCGATTTGATCTGGCTGAAAAAAGCAGTAAAACCGCAGAAATGGTTTGCCGAAGGTGGCACCTACGATCCTGCAACAAAATCCACAATTGTTGCGGGCGCTGCCATTCGCTTCCCGATTAACCCGACTGGCCGTCTGCATTTCGCCAAGCTGGGCAATATCGACATTTTCCTCGGCACTGACTGGTATGTTTATGTCGGCGACGTTTCCACTGGCTACCAGTGCGAACTGAACATTTGGAACTTCGTTGAACTGGAAATCGATTATACCGCTGGCAAATTCCGCCTGTGGATGACCGATGCCAACGTGTTTGAAATGAATTTACCCGGTGATTTTGTTGCCGATTTTTGGGAACTTAAAGCTCGCTACGTTACCGGTTCTGGTTCGGGCGTTGTGGTACACGTTGACGATTTCTACATGATCGACGGTGCAGGCACTTACAATAACCAGCGCGTCGGGAAATCCTACACGCTGACCCGTATGCCAACCGCTGACGCTGAAATTCAAATGACGCCAAACACCGGCACAAACAACTACAGCCGGGTATCGGAAGTAACGCCAGATTTGGATAGTTCGTATGTGACTTCCTCGACTCCGGGCGCAACTGATTTTTACACAAACCTTACTGCATTCCCAACCGTGGACGAAGGCGCAGTGCGGGCTGTAACTATTGTGCCTTGCGTGCGAATGCTGGAACCGGATTCCCTGTCTGTTACCGCTGTTGTAAAAGTCGGTACAGCTGTGTCGGAAGGCTACCGCATGAAATTGAAAGCGGCGACCTACACTTCCCAAGGCCACATTTTTGAAGTGAACCCGCAAACCAACATGCCGTGGAGTCCTTCGGAAGTTCAGAACGCTAAATTCGGTCAGAAGATTCTGGCTAAAGCGCCTGCGCAACCTCCGGTAACTCCGTAACAGTTAAGGAGCGAAAATGGCAATTATTTTCGCAGACGATTTCCAACAATGGCCCGCTGCCCTCGGTAGCGGGTTCGTCGGTTCGTCTAGTCCGTTCTTAATCACGGAAATGTCAAACCTTCATCTGGTTTATCAGCGTGTCGAGGCAATGGGTTTTCATTTGCCTGCGCTCGGCTATAGCAGCAACGGCGGCGCGTGGAGTTATCCGACCGTCTACTACGATATCAACAAAAAATTGCTGCAAATCAGTGACTACCGACCGTCCCGCAATCAGTACGCATTTAGCGGTGCGTCTGGTCTGCGCAGAACAATTTCGTACAAAGGCGATAAACTGTACGCAAGTTTTGCACTGGAATTCGGCGGCGCGGCCACTGATAAAGGCGATTTCCTTTTGTTCGGCACAGTGCCTGCCGGGCCGAATGACTACACAGCATTCAACGCGGTTCCGCAGCCGTTTCTGTATGCGGTTGGCATTGACGCAAACGGCTTCTACACGTTCAACGGTATTTCCACCGAGGCGCAGGCGTTTTATCGCCCTGCGTCTGTGCGCGCTTTTATCGACGTTGTTTTTGCTTCGGATTACATGGAGCTTTGGGTTAACGACGTGATGGTTTCGCGACAAGATAGTCTCGGTATTATGCCAACTGAAATTGCGCTAACTATGGGCAAGATTGGTGGCACCAACGGAACTAGCGGCGTCGTTATTTGGGTGCATAGCTACATGCTTTCGGATAATTCCGGTGGCTTTGGTCAGCGTATGGGCCGCAAGGTCGTGAAAACCCAACAGGTCCAAGCGATAACTACCGACGCCACGGTTTCCGCGTCTCCGGCAAACTCTACCGCGCTTTCTGTAATTCGGAAATATGCGGATGATCCGGCGGCTTTGACCAGCACCAATATGATCGGCCATTTGACCTCAAGCGCTGGCTACACAAATATGGAATTTACCGTGCCTGCTTACACCGGAAATGGGAACGTATATGCTGTGATTGTACATGCACAGTTTAAACGCCTTACTCCGTCCGGCGACGGTTTAGGATTGCGTCCATATGCTACGGTTTCCGGCACCAAAAAATGGGGCAATGTCACGGCACCTAGCTCGACGTGGAAGCTGCACACATTGGAACTGGAAGCTGTACCAAAAGACACAACCACTTTTGGATTCCTGTACGACTATGCAGACACTAACAAGCTGTATATTTCCGACGTGGAAAAAGTCGAAGTGTATGGCAACCCTGCGCCCGCACATAAACTATATTCGTATCTAGGACAGCCCACCTTTAATCTGACGGGCGCGGAGACTGCGACGTTCGATGCCTACGTGTTCGATTACGCGCGTAGCAATCTCAGCCTGACAAAAACAGATATTCAGAACATTTCGTTTATGCAAAATCAGTAAGGAGTAGCCCGCTATGGCTTTCGTTTCAATAGATAACCCTGCTGGAATCCTACACCATGGCGGGCAGATGGCGTGGGATGCTGTATCAGACGAGCGCGTTGTGATGATCACGTTCACAAAGAATTACAAAGCTCTGATTCAGGAAATCAACTTTGTTGCAGGGGCGCCCGTCGTGGGCGTTCCTTCTTTCATTGCGGATATTTCCAGCACGCCCGGCATCGCTGAAAGATTCCACCTGCGCCCAAAAGTCAAAGCCATTGCCGGAACAAACTACGTTTTTGCAATGATTCCTTCTGCGTTTTTGCCAGCGTCTAGTTCTACGATCAAACTCACCGGTAGTACAGCGGCTCTAGCTTACATGGGTGCTGGGGCTGGCCGTATGTATATGCCTTCTGTTTACACAGGTTATATTTTGGAACGCGCAGGAGACGGCACGTACAGCGTTAAATCCAGTGCGACTATAAATATGCCGGTCGGTGCCATTTCCAGTGGTTCCTTTGGTGTTGGCGTATCTGTTTTTATCGAAGAGGCAACCGCCACCTCGATAAAAATCAAAATTCCCGGTTACATCAACTCGTATGATAACCAATATCATCAGGTCACGACTGCAACCATTAACAACGGCGTCCTTTCTGCATTTACAAACGCGATTCAAGGTTTCGGCACCGGCCAGCGCCAGATCATTTGGATGGTTTACGACGCAAAACGTGTACGTGACATAAAGGGGCGTTACAAAGATTTGCAGGTAACGGGCAGCGCTTTGCAGGCGCTCGAAACCACAGCAAACCGAACCGTAGTTACCGGTATGTATGACCCGACCGGTTATAAATTTACCTACATTTGCCGAAGAGACGCAGCCAGCACAAACGTTGGCGTAGGTGATAACTACCACTACGGCGCCTCCATTGCCAACACAGTTTTGATCGACGGTGATATTAACGAAAAAGCGTATTATTCTGTCGGCCACAACGCAGCTGGACAGAATGCGCTGCTCGCTTCGACGGCATTCAGCTATCTGGCTGGCGTGACTCCCGTTTATTCTCCGCTGGATACAGGCTTTGTTCACAGCTCCGGTACAGTTTGCGTAGTCGGAGGACAAACCGATCCTACTTATGCTAGTTATTTCGACATTGATTTGGCATACGCGATTGATTTCGCTGCGTCTGGCGGTTCGCCGGGTGCTGCTATTCCGTTGCGCTTGTCATTCCGGCAGATTACGGGCCTCGGCCACTATGCAGGCCCGTTCGATCCAATTCAAACGGGTTATCATTACAATCCATATCACAACAATAATCAGATTTTGCACAAAGTAAGCGACTCGCAATTCTGGCTGATTGGTTGCTTTATGGATTCGCCGACCGCTGATCCAAAACTTGGCGTTATTTCTGTAAGCCCTCCAGCCTAAGTGAGGCATTCATGCAGTTACTAAATACGATTGCAAAACCAAACTCGTTGGTCGCACACGCGCTAGACTACGTGGCGATTTACAGCGATCCAAAAGTTAGCCTGTACAAAAAGCTGCCAGACACTAACGATTTGTCGCTTGTCACCGAATACACACTGGCTGGCGTAAAGCGGCTGGCGCTTTCTGACAACGGCCAAGTTTTAAGTGCGCAAACCGCAACGCAAACGCATAGGCTTTCCGTTGCTGGCGCCAGCCCATACGACGTTGTAGGTCAATTGGCTGTAGCTGATAGAAACTACACGGTTGTTTTAACGCCTACCGCTGTGCAGGTAATTCGTGAAACCGTTGTGAATATGAACACCACGCTAGGCACGGGCGACCGTGTGGTTTGTGGTTTGAAAACCTTCGTGGTTTACAACAGTTCCCGCTCCATTTTGGGTTCCTATGACGCTGGTTTGCAGGCCCCGGTTTCGCCCGGACGGACAATCAGTCATGTGGCGCACATAGGCGGGGATAAATTCGCGTATTTTTATTTGGATGGAACCGTGAGTGTCGGCGCTGCCGTGCGGGCCTCCGCTGCATTGATGGGGCACCGGGATTCCGGGCGGCATATCGTGGCCAACAACAATACGCACGAATATGCGTATATGAAAAATGCGCCACTCACGGCGCCCGTGCTGGTGCGGCCTTTCACCCCGCCACCAATTCCTAACGAAATGTTCTCGATTGTTTCGGAAAGTGCTGCTCCGACTTTCACAATTGAACGAACGATTGGCGCATCCGTAGAAGACCCTCCGAGTCTCGGCGTTGCCTCTGTAATCATTGCGCATGGCGGACAGGATAACGTCAGATTCGTTTTGGATCAGCCGTTAAATCTGGCGTCCACCGATTGGACTCTGGAATGGTCGTCGCTGAATTTGTCTGGTGCAGACGGCAATTATTATGCGGAAATCGCATTGCTACCAACTACTGGAAATAACGGACTTACTGCGCGCTGGGGTGATGGTGGATTCCAGAACCGTTTGCAGTTTGGCGGTCGCGTAGACTTGGCGTCCAACAACTACAACGTAAACCTGACAAAAGCTGCGGTCGTTAACGTACTGAAAAAATACAGATTGGTAAAACAAGGCGTAAATGTCGAGGCTTACATAGACGACGTGCGCCAGAATTTTGCAGCTGGTACTGGCACCACCTACGACATGGCCACGTTCCCGCTCGATACCGATTTGTCTGCAATTAAACACATTGTTATCGGTGCCTTCGCTTGGGGCGGTTACGCGCTCGGTGCAATACGCGGCCCGGTTAAGCTAACACTGGCTGCCGTCCGACCGCCATTTAGCATGATTACTGACGGCACTTTGAATCCTTCGCTGACGCCAGTAGGATCGCCTGTAATTATCGGAAACGAAATCCAGTTTGGTTCTGGTAAGTATTTGTCGATGCCTGCCACTTCCGCGCCTACTCTGGGTACGAGCGATTTCGAGATTTACGCCGAAGTTAACTTAGTTAGTTCTAACGCCGCAGCCGGGTCGTCACTGTTCCCAATTATTTATTGGGGCACATGGGCCGCACCGGGTCAGCCTATAAACTTTGAGTTTTACTACAACGACGACACAAACTCGTGGGGCTTTGCGAACGATTTTAGCACGTATGCTTTATTCCCTCACGACACGTCTAAATCGGCATGGCACAAAGTTCGTCTTACCCGCATAGCTGGGGTTATGACGGTGACAGTTGATGACGTTGTAATTGGCACGCAAGCGTACCCGCATAACATTTCGTTTGACGCAAACGTTCCGCTGACTATCGGACGCCGCGCAGGCGGAACATCCGGTAACGTCGTTTGGTATGCAAACATGGCTATACGCGCACTGGATATAAAATTTTTATAAGGGATTAAGGCGTGAAGACGATAATTGCATGTTTGTTTTTGTGTATAAGCTCGGTGCAGGCCGCGCCCCCGCCAGTCAAGGAAACCACGCCTACCAAACTGACGATTCAGTCACAAACAATCACAGACCTTTACGGGTTCAATTTCCTGTACGCTTTAAACGCCGACAAAGCCATATTGCTTAACCGTGGGCCGCGCCAGCAAGACGTTTTCCACACGGTTACGCAATATGCAACCACACACAACTATGTCATAACTGATTTCACGGTTATTGGGCAGTTTCAAAAGCTTGAAGGCCAACATTATCCAGTCCTTACGCAATTCGACATTCCTGAATTCCTAAAGAAGGGCGATCCAGTCTATATCCTCCAAGGAAAGACAAAATTGGAAGATGAAAGATCAAAGCTTTTTTCTAATTTGAATCCAAAGCCTCAAGTTTTCCCAATCCGCACTATGCACGACCTGTCCAAAACCTTAGTCGCGCTAAAGAAACAGCCGCCCGGATTCCTGATTCTGGACGTGTTCGGCGTGACTGATGAATGGGGCGACAAGCGTTCATATTTGGCGATTGAGGAAACTGTTTTAAGCCACCGCCTGCCTCATGTCGAAGTGGGCGTTTGCTACCGAGGATTCAAAACAGCATTAGCTTTAGGTCCGACCTATTCGCATGAAGATGCGGCGCTTATCACACAACATAAAAATTCATCCAGCATCTGCGCAAACCTAGATCGCTTGCGTGCGTTAGGTAGACTGGACCTGTATATTCAGTCTGCTGGGAAATTCTATCGTGTCAAGGATAAACCAAACCCGCATTAGCAAATGGATTGTATTGGCGCTGATTGGGGTGATGTTCTACATTTTCATCCTCAGTCTGCAAAGAGAAAAAGAAGAAGAGGTTGTAAACGAAATACATGCTTGCGTCACGTCCGTGTGTTATGAGCTAGAAGGGGCCGGGCTAGCTTGCAGTATCCAAAAACCAAGAATAACTAAAATAACAATAAGTAGATTTGAAGGCGCAGTGACATATAGATTCACACCAACCACAGATAGGTGCGCCGATGGGAGCGATTGACGTTCTTTACTCCAGTCCAATCCCTGTTGCCTTGGCTATGGGTTTCAATGTAATTCTGCTCGCAGTGTTTTACTTTTACGTTTTTCCTTTGCAGGAAGAGGTAAAAGCGTTGCGACTCCGCTCTGCCGACTTTGACGCAAAATATATGGACTCCGTTACCACCATTTCGGAGTCCGTCGAAGTGATCGAACAAATGAGCGGTAAGCTCAGTGAGATTCACGTCTTTCTAAAAACGCCTAGCGCCGACGTGGCCGCTTTAGCTTCGGTCTGCACCAGCATCCTCGCGGTCGTACAGGATATCCGTTCCAGCGCAAGCCACGGCGATCCTAGAAAACATGCAGAATTGTTGTCGTTAATCGAAGCACTGGGACGTAACTCCGAACGGATTCTGCGTACTGTTTCTGATGTAAGCGATAAACAAAGTCAGGTAACTGGCATCATGTTAGGCATGGGTATGCAGCGCCATTCGGGGGACGGCCCGCGTGGCGTCTGACCTTCGAGGCTTCCAATGGTAACATTCACTCCGAACAACATTCGTTATAGATCGGTTGCAGCGTGTGCCCTAGAACATTTCTATGGGGCGAAGTCGTACATGCTTAACGTGGTTATAAACGAACAAAACCAGTTCAGCGAAACAGCAAAGGAAACTTTGCTTTTGCTGTTCAATTCGTACTGCAAGTGGGCGCAGGAAGTCGAATCTCTTTTCCTAAACAGGCCGACACTAACTGACAAGGAAGTCGGTGCCTGCATAGAACTCGCAAACGAGATTCAGAGCGATCACTTGCAAATCTTCGCTGAAAATCCGCAAATCTTTGAACCTCGGTTTATAGAAATTTGGTGGCAGGCGAATACGGGCACTAGGCAAGCTTTCCGCTCAGCGGTTAAGGGCACCGAAGGCCAGTCCCATCTGGAAGCCTACCCGCTAATCATTTCGGCACTTAGTTCTGCGTTGCAAATGTGCATGTACGAGCTGTACGAAATTGATTGTTTACTGGGTTCTGATTTGGTCGCCGACCAATGCAGTACCAACCGCACTAATAGAAATCGAATGATTCTCTATGTAAACAATTACGCAATAGAATGCTATAAAGCCACGGGCGTTTTCATGTGCGCGGAACGCCTAAAGATTTACCGGCGTTATACGTGCAGCCGAATCCCGGTTTTGATAAAAAACCATTCGTCGAGTAATTTAACGTATAACGGAATTATCGAAGGGGACGAGCCACTCGCGTCCTTAATCCGTCAATGTGTAGGTGAAAACATCGACATTGTTGACATTGAAACACCAATGTAAAGAGGAAATAAAGCATGGCAAATATTAACGGTGATTTGCAGGTCGTAGGTAAACACCTTGATCTGAAACTGGAAGCGCTGGGCGTTGACCCCGGCTCTCCCGTAGCTGGCCGCGTCTGGTTCGACACCGTAACTGGCAACATTAAGTTCGGTAATGGTACTGTCGCAAAAGCGGTTGGTGAAGTTACCAACGCCCAGCTGACTGCCGCTACCGCTGGTTTCGTAACTGAATCGGCAATGGATAGCGCAATTGAAAACGCGCTGGCCGGTCTGGATTTCCAAGCTGACGTTCTCGGCAAGGAAACCGATTTCGTCGATGCTGCTGGTCGTTACATTTACGTCGATGGCACCACCTTCGCAACCGGCGTTGCTGCCGCTGCTGGTGATATCGTCGAAGTCGATGCTGCTGGTGTAATTCTGTCGGTTGCTTACGACGTTTCTGTCGCCGGTCCGGGCGCCCTTTCGTGGAACCGCACCGATTCCAAATGGTATCGTTGGGACGGCGCCACTTGGGATGTTTTCGGTGGCCTGTCGGGTAATACCGCTGGTAACGGTTTGCAGGATACCGCTGGCACTTTCAGCGTTAAACCTGCGGACGCTACCATTGTTGTCGATGCTTCTGGTGTAAAAGTTGGTGATTTGTCGGGCACTTATGTGACCCCGGCTGCACAAACTGCCGCACTGGCCGACTACGACACCAGCACCGAAGTAGATGGTAAAATCAGCACCGCCGTTTCTGGTCTGGCTACTGCCGCATCGGTTACTGCTGTTTCTGATCGTCTGGTAGGTTCGTGGTACACCGTTACCACTTCCGCACCAAACACCACTCACACCGTAACTCACAACATCGGCAACCGTTATCCGGTTGTTCAAGTTGTGGACAAAGCAACCAATAAACCGGTTGTTCCAGACTCCATCGAGTTCACTACCGATAACGAATTCGTGATTACTTTCGCGAGCGCTATCGACGTGATTGTTTCGGTGGTCGGTCTGAAACCAGCTGCCTAATCTAGGCATTGAGAAAGGGGCCTAGCGCCCCTTTTTCTTTTTCGGGGGAAAATAAAGATGATGGTTTTGATTGATACTCAGCCGATTAAAAACAAGGTCGTGCTGGCGCGGATGAAACGGCTGAATCGCCGCAAGATGCTCAATCGTCAAGATACCGTGGACGACGAAGGCGAGAAGGTGGGTTCGGACCGTGGCGGAAAAGAAGCGACTTTCACTAAGCGGAGTATGTGACCATGTGGGGATGGTTGAAGACTAGAGCAAACTGGAAATACGTTGTAGGATCACTGATCTTCTTTGTGAGTTTGTTCGCCATTGTTTTTCAGCGCAAAGAAACGCCAGAACCGGATAACTACAAAGGCGATGCGCTAGAATCTCAGGTGAACGTGGCGCCAATCGAAAAAGCGCACAAGGAAATCTCGGACGTACTCAAGCCAGTACCTAGCACCAAATCAAACGAAATTGATGACGCCATAAGGACGTGGAAGAATCTAGGAGGCTAAAAATATGGAATTCATTATAACCAGCATTGAGAAGGCAATCGAAGTGCCTCTCGATGAAGCATTCGGTTATTTCTTTATCACCCTATGCGGTGTACTTGTTAGCTGGATTTACAAGTGCCGACGCGAAGGGATCAAACTGTCGTCGTACTGGCTGGAAAACGTGTGGAGTTCGCTGGGCGTTTTCAGCGCGGCACTCGCTGCGTTTCTGGTGACGATTATCACAGAACCGGGCGTGGGAAAAATAACGTATCTTGCAATCGGTTTGGCTGCGGATTCCATGCTGAATAAACCGCCGCTGCCAATTGCCGTGCGTGACGCCCTGACGAAAATTCAGGCGGTACAAAATGAGAACGCTAATCCTACTGGCACTGTTGTTCCTCCCGGCGTGCTCAAGCCAGATGCCACAAACGCCGCAATCGAACATGCAATTGAAAAAGTTGGACGAACTTACGTTGCAGGCGTCCCTACCGGCGCGGCCCAGTCCGATAGCGATCCAAAATAACGGCGTTTCGTATGCTGGTTTTACTGTGTCCCAGTTAGACCAGCTTACCGACTACGCCAAGCAGGCAGAAGCAAATACCAAAGCTTTGAATTTGCTGGCGGATGCGCACAACAGCACAATCCGGCAGTACAATTTAATGGTGGATATTGCGAAGCAGCAGGAAGCACGGGCGAACGAAAACTATAGTCGCTACGTGCAGGAATTTGAAGCGCACCAGAGTGACAAGCACTGGTGGGCAATTGAGAAAGTTTTCTGGCAGGCGCTAGCCATTATCGGCCTAGCGTTATAAGGCGGGATTTGCGAGGGGAATAGTTGTGAAAATCAGTGAACACTACACCGACCTAGACGTTAGCTTTGACTTGCTGGCGCTCAAATCAAAGATCGACAACACGCCATCGCGTGCGGTCCTGATCAATGCGGAAGTTTTGGCCGCAAACATTCTGGAACCGCTGCGCGACGAAGGATTTGATTTCAGGATTGCCAGCTGGTACAGAAGCAATGCGCTGGAACGCGAATATTGCAAACTGAGTTTCCACAACTGGACCCGTGAACAGGGGTTGCCATTTAACGAATCCAGCTGGGCGCAATACCTGCGAGACAAACAGCACATTCACGGTTACGCCGTGGCGATTGTATCCAACGATTCACAACAGATTTTCGAGTGGCTGCAAAACCACACGTTCGACCTGTTGCAGCTGCGCAACGGATATATCTACGTCTCGTATGTAGATGGTAAAAACCGTAAGATGGTACTGAAATAAAAAAGCCCCCGTTTCCTTCGTGGATTCGGGGGCTTTTTCGTTTCTAGCCTACAGCAATTTCGTCTTCAAAGCCTTGCTCAAGCGCACCCAAGAAAATCTTGGGCGTGTGGGCTGTAGGTTCGCGCAATTTCTCAAGCAGCTTCACAATGTCATCGCTGGGTTTATTCCAACGGAAATCTACGGTTTCGCGGTCGATGCGTACCACGTCCACCGTGATAGCAACTGCAACAAACTCGGAAAGTTTGCGTTTGCTGTGCAGCATGAATTTTTGTACGTCGTTTAAGACGATTGGAACAAACAGCATGTTAGTAGGGTTGCCGCCGTGTTCCAGAATCCCGTTGCGCACGTCGAGGAACTGGTGCGTGCCCCCGAGCACTAGCACACGTCCGCTCTTTGTGGAATGCGCGATCATGGACAGTAATGCAAAGGTTTTACCGGAGCGTTGGGCACCGATAAACATGCAGGTTCTTTTTGGTACTTTGACTTCCATAAAACGATCCTCTTATTTGGGATTTTGTTTAGATTTGCCACTTGGAGCGCAGCAGCTCAAACAGTTTTTCAACCGTGAGTTCTGTAGCGCCCATAATCGCGTCGAGATTGTCGCGATTCATGTTCGGCTGCGTGCAAAGATTTCGGAACGCAATCAGGTCTTCATGCTTCAACATCAGCAGGAAATTGGCGTCGGCTTTTGCATCTTTTTCGTCGTGGACTTCGGCAGCGAGGAACTGCACACGCGGCGACTTTTCAGAGGACGCGACGACCGGGCGACGAATTGCTTTCAGCAGAGATTTATACAAACGATCCATGCCGCCCGCGATCATATCCTGTACGCTCAGGTACGCATACGACGGGAAGAAATCTACAGGACCGACAGAATCGATTTTGTGAATTTGCGAGCCGATAAACAGGTTTGGCGTATCGTGGAAAACCGGGATATCGCCAACATGAATTCGCGCAGCCGGATCACCGTCACAGGCGTGGACGTAGAAGGGCACACCGTCTTTTGTGTACGACGGGAACAGTGCGAGATTTCCGTCTTCTTTCAGGATGCGATTCAGCTGGGCAGCGGAAACAATAAACGACATTTATTCGCCCTCTTCTCGGTTGTAGGTTGGGAGCGCAGCAGCCGTGCGGTACTTGGCTTTTTCGCCCATGATGAAATTGTAGAATGCTCGGCTAGGCGGAACGCCCAAGCGAATGTATTCCAGATAACCGGCAGGCCAAGACCAGCCGTTGAATTCGTATTCGCCACAGCCACGATTTACGTTGGTGAGTCGGCAGAAACTCATACCGCGATACAGCACCTGCTCCAAAACTTCTTCGATTTCGACCAGATGGTTGATGAAATCTTGGCGGTCAAATTCTGGAATATCCATGACGACCGGCCACGGATAAAGCGAAACTTCTTTTTCGTAGTGCGTGCGGAAACTGGAACGGCCACTTTGGATAGGCGCGGGCAGCTCTTCTTTGTTGCGCCAGTAGCCTTCGATACGCTTGGGGAATCTCGACGTAGCATTCAGCGCTTCAAACTGCCGCTTCTGCGCGCTGTACGTTGCGTGCTTCAAAGCCTCGATACCCATGTCGGTCGGCTCTACCAGTTTCACAAAACGATATTCGCTTTGTGGATATTCGCCGTCCAAAGAATATTCGTGCTCGTTACCGGTATAGCAGTAGGTGCGGTCGTCATATAGGCGCACAATAGCGGGCTTATCTACCGGTGTCAGCAGCCAGTAATAACCGGGTTCCTTCACTTCATACCATTGCAGCATTTTTCGCTTCCTTTTCTGCGACCAGCTTGGCCATTTCTGCTTTCGGGAAATCGATCTTTACGTAGTATTTGAAATCGTCCTGCTCGGTCAGCTCTTCGCCGCGTTCATCGGACGGCGTGAACATTCGCCCCTCCCACAGCTCGGCAACTACAGCAGTAAGAAATTCAGGATCGTTTTTCTGAAAAATCCAGTAGTAGCCCGGCTCTTCCAGATTTACTTCGTGCCATTCCAACAGTTTCATGATGCACCCATGATTAATTTGCGGATGGTTTGACCGTGGCAGCGCTTTGGGTAGCAGTGACAAAGCAGACGTAGTTTTGCGCCTGCTAAATATTGCTGCCGCAAAGCAAGAATCCTGCGGCGATACTTACTTTTCGGTTTCCTCATGCGAGAAAACGCCCAAGCTTCGTATCGGTCGCAGGATTCTTTTCGGCTGCCTGTCAGGCTTATGGGAAATTTGTTCCCGAATATGGTCTTTCTATCAATGCGCACATCTACAAAACCAGCTAGCGGTGCGTCACTAACTTTCCCTATCCGTATTTCCCCATTTCCAAACAGGCCCGCCAATTACAGCGATTTGAACGGAGTGAAGCTGTACGAATCCGGGCCTTCCTTACGGAAAACACCAGAGGTCAGCAGCAGGCCGGTGCCTTTGCGCCACAGCAGCCAAGGCTTGTCGGCCTCGACAGCTTTGGTCACTTGCTCAGCTTTCAGAATATCGTTTACATCCTCGGTAGTAACGAATTCGCCGTTACGCCAGAATTTGTAACCGTCTTCCATAACGCGCAGCAACAGAATTTCCGCGCAATCCGCCAGAACGAAATCGACCAACGGAACGTCGTGGTGATACGACGGGCGCTGTACGAGATTGTGGCGGAACATGTGCATCGGAATTGCTGCGAGTCGTTGCTGAACTTTGGTGCAGGCACCGATATGCCAAACCTTGGCAATCTTTGCAGTTTTTTCCAGCATACGCAGGTAATTAGCCGCATGTTGGAAATCAGTCATCAGGATTTCATCTTGACGACTGCCCACGCCGGATTTGTAACGGATGCTGTACGCTTGCTTACTCGGCACAACGGTAATGGTGATAACGCCACCAGTACCGCTAGCTTTGTAGGTTTGAATCTTGCGCAGCTCCCGCTCGGTCAGCTCCACGCCTTTCGGTGCGCGAGTTTTAATCGAGTCAGAGAATCCAACTGGCGAACCAATATACTCAGCTGCCATTTGCATGAATTCTTTGAGGCCGAAGTAGCACTCACGATCCCGCTTAGAAGCAGCGAGAATTTTCTCCTTCATTTCCTCGACTTTCGACAGTTGCATGTTTTCTTTTTCTGGATGGGAGAACATCAGTTCACCGTCCGAGTACAGATGCACGCTGAACTTGAATTGAGCATCGTTGTAGGCGTCGTACATATCGTACATTACACCAACAAATTTGCGACCTTCGTGTTCACCATCGAACGGCAGGATTTTGCCGTCTACGCTGTAAGCCGTGTTACGGGCAGGCAGCGCGAAATCAAGAATGCTGTCCAGTTCGGTTCGCAGGGCGATAGTTTCTGCGGCCAGCACAGGAGTTTCAGCAGTCATAGTCGAAGTCATGATTTTTCCCTTTGGTATTTTGGGTTAACTGGGATTGGATTATCCCTAGTTTGCTTCTACAAAAATTTCCGTCATAGGCATGTAGCGCTCACGGAAATATTGCTCATGGCGACCGCTATCGGGTGCGTTGTGCGTGTACTGCACTTTCACTTCGATAACTTTCGTCAAGCCTTTGGTTTGCAGATAGGCGGCGGTTTTCCCGGTAGGAGGCATGATGCGCCGTCCCTCTTCTACAAAACATTTAATCGGGTCTTTCAGTGGACGATCCGTAGCGGATTTAAACCAGCGATCAACCGAACCCAACAAGAAAGGTTCCGTCGAGCCTTGCGGGTGAATCAGCAGGCCTTGGCCCTCGGCAGTTACGCCAATGCGCAGCGCTTCGATGCTGGTGCCGTGCAGCTGAATAATCGTCATTGGGCGGTGACGATAAATCGTAGGAATCTCTTCCACAAAACGTCGAATATGCGAGCGCGCCTGCTTCACAATAGCGGCCAGACAATCTTGGTAATGCGGATGATCGAATTGCGCGCGGCTGTAGCATTGCTGGATTTGATCCAGAACATCCTCGGCGCGCAAATCTTTTGGCAAGAAAAGGGAGCCGGAGTTGTAAATTACATGGATCAAACCGCGCCCATTGTTGACGAGAAACCGACCGTCGTTTTCTTTTGTGGAATCCTCGATGCTAACAGTCATCAGGTCGCTTTGGCATTCGTGATTTTTATTCGCGTAGTGCCAACCAGCTCCGCCGTTAATCTTTGAGATATGCCGCATCAGATCATTCAGGTCCATCGTCGTCTACCTTTTCGTTTATGCTGCGTTTAAATTTTTCGGCTTGGGTATCTTGAAAGCTGGCGTTGAATCTTTACGCGGCAGCTCTTTGATTGCGTCAAGGAACTTGTGGTGTTCGCGGCTCAGCTTATCGCGAGCTTCTGGCAGAGTGAACCACTTGCGTTTGCGCATGTGTTTTTCTTGCCACGAATCGAACTGCGATAGGTATTCCATTGCGTACATGACGACGACTTGTTTCATGCCGTCTTTTTCGTATTCAAAGGTTCCGATCTTTTTGGTACATGTGCCGGTGACGCCTGCCTCTTCAAAGCATTCTTTCGCTGCGTTTTCCCGCGCGTCAAGGTGCTTTTCTTGACCGCCTTTAGTGAATCCCCACCACGCACTTTTCTTCAACTTTTTAACCAGCAGAACCTGCCGGATACCGTCCTTGTCACGGTAAGGAATACAACCCGATTGCTTGCGTACTTTGAGTTTTGTTTTCGGCAGCTCAGCGGGGGAAGCTTGAAGCGAAACCATCATCTGCAAATCCTCTAGGTATTAGTCGGGTACGCCGCTGTGCAACGTACCTTCTTAAATTACACCTTATATTTACAGTTAACGGCGCATGTCGTGAATGGCTTGCTCAGCCGCATCCACAAACGTCAAACCGCTATGGCCCCACGACCACGGCGCGGTCCAATCGGGATGGGAAATCAACTTTTTGCGGAAGCAAACGGTCAGCTTGAGGTCTTCCAAATCTTCAAGGAGTATCCGGTAATCAATCATTTTATTCTCAGTGCGAGAGCGTTGTGGTTATACTGTATATTTACAGTTTTACGAACGGAAGGTAATGATGAATTTTGGCTCTTTGTAAACGCTTTCAGGCGAATCAAGCAAGGCCGCGACGTGCGGGTCAGCGGAACCCAAAACAACCTCGACCATTTCGTGCTTAACGGATTCCAGACCACGCGCCAGCATATCGAACAGGAAATAACTCGGCTGGTGCATTGTCACGAAACTATTACCGACTTCCACTTGGCGGCGGTGTGGTTTGGACAAAGCTGCATCGGCAGTCAGGCCAGCGATAACATCGTCAAAGTTTTTGACCAGAGCGCTAGTCGAATCTTCGATGTATCTATAGAAATCGCTGTAGCGGTCGTTTGCGAACGACGCATCCATTTGTGCATCAGGGTGGCGGTGCGCGTAAAACGCAATCGACAAGATGAAGTGTTTGTCGTTATCTCTTGCGTCCGGTTTACCGAGGTACAGATCGATACTCTGACCGACTTGCGTTTGGTACGTTTCGATACCGGCTAGACCGAACACATCTTGCACCTGCGCTACGATAGCTTTTACTTTCGTTTCCAGAACGCCGGAACGCTCAGCCAAATCGACAACGTGCGCAACCAATTGTTGGCGCGTTTTTTCGTCGGTGATGTTGTGGCCCGACCATTCCTGTTTACCGCCACCAACCACAGCGAATCTGCGCGCTCCGTCTTCGACTTTGTAGAACCAAATACCGTAACCGTTTTTGACCAGACGGCGATGGGAATCCGGGCCGCTGTTAACCCACGCATTGCTGTCTGTGTGTTGGTTAGGGCGTTTGTGGGAAACGCTCACAAAACCCAGCTCTTCCAACTCCGTCATCAGCTGGTTGGCGACTTCGACGGAAATGATATTTTTACTCATTGGGTTCGCCCACAAAAGGTTGTTTGAACAGAATGCGTGTATCGGTGACTTTGTAGCTTGCCGCGTCAAGGTCTTGCTTAACCAACAAACCGTCGATTGTAGCATTGCCGGTTGTCGATCTTACGGTGTGTTCTTTGCTGCCAACGCCCAGCACGCCAAGGTCGAGCATGTATTGCAGATATTCGCCGGGGCAACCGAGCGTAACGATCAGGCCGTTACCTTCGTTCGCACAAATCAGGAATTTTTTGAAGCGGTCGTGCTGGTCGCGAATCACGCGCAGGCAGTCTTCCAGCGTTTCGACTTTATTCCGGGGAGTATCGTCGTCTTCGCATTCGCCGTCGTCCGGTTCGGCGCAGCCTGTATCCTCGAAAATGCGCCAGTCATTACCGACGAAAATTGCAGACTGCAAAACCATTGCGCCGGGGCGGTTGAATTTCAAGGTAAACAGATCGGGTTTTGCGTCCGAGTCCGCGTCTTCCAACGGCAGCGCCGGGCTGATATCCAGCTTGAAATGAATTCGTTCTTTTTTCTCGACGCGCAGGAAAGGAATACCTGCCGCTTCCAGCACAGGCGCCAATTGATCAGCCAGTGCATTGAGTGCGGCGTGTTTCCGATCCAGACTGTTGGCTGCGCTGATAATGCGTTCGGCCAACTTGTTCACGTCTTTGGCCTGCTTCGGACCGCATATTCTGAACTTAGGAACAAACGCAGTAAAACTAGCTTCTTTTTTCGGCGTCGTGTAGTAGGAAGTGCGTACCCACGCGAGGCCGCGACGGTACATGTTTTCGGTGCGAGCGGTACGCGATTCAGCGTTGCCCGTTTCTACGCCGTGCTCAGTGCAAATAAAACCGGCATCGTGCAGCAGGGCTTCCAGTTGCTGGATAAATTCTACTTCATAGCGCATTTAATTTGCCTCCACGGCTGTTCTGTTCCACTGGCTTGCGTTGCGAATCAATACGTCGTCAATCTCGCCGCGAGAATCCAAATCCAAAGTTTCCGAACGCCCGTGGCAATTAGGATCGCCGCTGACTTCGCAGAAACCTGCGCTAACCACATTCAGCGTTGGCTTGATATCGCCGCCTGTACGATCCATTGCGCGAATCGTCATTTGCGACATTACATCGTGGTTGATGCACTTTGGAAAAATGATCGGCAGTTCGTGAATCACGCCGGTCTGATAATCGCGTCCTTGCATAACAATGTACTTCATCATTTCTCGTTTTCCTTGTTAACGACGAATAGCGAAACCGGAATGCCCAGTTTGTGCAGCGAATCCCTTGGAGACTTTTGGTTCGTTGCAACCGATCAACGCGACAAGCGCGAAGACCGGCAACAGCGGCATAATATTGCGGAGATTTTTCATAGCAATACTTTCCTAAACCCTTGGTCAAAGAAAATCGTTACGCCTTGTGTTTTGGAGCCGTGGCCTGTGATGCACACTGCACCGGGACTGCGTGAAATCTTGTGCTCGAAATCTACCCGTTTGAACAAAGCGCCATTCTCTTTGCAGCGCGCTTTCATTTTATTTACAGTTTCGTAGGAGAAGCGTGGCGGCTCACGGAGCTGGAATTCTGTGTACCAATACTGCGCCCACTCTTCGCGCTTCTGCACATCCCTTGCACGTTCTGCGTGGCGTTCGGAATAGCCGTTAAACGAATTACTCTTTGGGCCGTTTATGTACCACACAATCCCGAGGAAAAACAGCAAGGCAAACACAGCAAGGAACAGAGCGGTCAGGGCATCGCTCTTAGCATGACGGTCGCATTTGCAACAGCAACATTTAGTCGTCATTTTTGCACACCTTTTTGAAGCCTTGGCCTAGCGGCGGAATACCCGGCATCGCAGGCCAGTGTGCGTTAATGCGTTTGATCGAACCGTCTGGCGCTTCGCACACAGCAAACACAGGCGTAGGGGCGTTGGCTCGCAAATCGGTTTCTTTGCCTTGGTATTTCAGGCCTTCCAATTCACAAGTTTTCTTTGCAGAATCGCCCCACGGGTCTTTCGACAAATCACGCTGCGCAGGAGGCACGCACTCTTCTTTGGAACAGCCAACCAGCGCCAGCGCTACAGCCAAAACAATAGAAATCTTTTTCACGTCATCTGCCTCTTTCGTGGTTGGTGCCCGCCGAAGCAGGCACCGTTTACTTTTTACTTGTTGAATTTCTGCCGGATTTTCTGAGCGAGAATACCCAGCCCGGAATGGGCAACATACGCAAACTCGGCGGCACTGAGCACAAAGCCCAGCAGCACCATGACTGCGAAATCGCCAGCGCCCGACCGACTGTGCTGCCATGCGTATTTAAACGCGGAGTAAATCCACATGGACAGGACAACCAGCAGGAAAAGAGCAAGAATACGCATCACAGATATTCCTCTTCATCGTCATCTTCGTCTTCGATATCGTCGATCAGAATGTGTGGAATGAACCGCTCATTTTTCCACGACAAAGTAGGCGATTCAAATTCACGAATGCACAGCGTAGCGGCAGTGGATTCGCGCATGGTGACGTAGTTGGTCGAAACATCCGGCACCATAAACATGCCGATGATGAAATTGTTGCGGCCCGGAACTTGGAACGGCGGCGCGTACATTTGATAAACTACGTCGTCACCATCGTATGCGCCATCGGTCGAATAATTATGCGAACCGTCAGCATTGAAAATGGTGATGTTGTTCGACATGCGTCCGATTTTTGGCTTGCTTACGAATTTCTCGCCAACTTGCAGGAAGCGCTGGTTGTTGAGGTAGGTCGGCAGCACCGGAACGTTTTCATAACGAAGCCGGAAATCTTCGTCGGTTTCGATCAGGTGGGTGATGAATGCCCAAATGCCTTTGTTCGACGCAAACCAGCGCCATGCAGGCTCAAGGAAGGTAACGTGTTGGCCCCAGTTCGTCCATTCCTTGAATGCGTGCGGCGCAACTTTCACCATCGATTCAATCATTTCTTCCCACGGCAGCAGGGCGAAAATAACCGACGCCGGGGTATCGCCAATCACAAACGGATTGGAGCGGTTGGTGAAGTCGTAATCCATTTCGGTAATGTCGGCGAACATACATTCGTTTTCTTCACCGAGAATTTGCTGGATAACTTCACTGGTCGCCACGTCTTCAAACGTGTTGTGGTCACAGATTACGGCGGCGGTGCCGGGGATAGCGCCCATGTTGCGGATCAGTTCTTGTAGCGTCGGATAGAAACTATTCAACTGCAAGAAATTGTCGCCGGTCAGCGTTTCGCAAATCATGTTTTGCTGCGAAACAGCTTCAAACAGCATGGTCGGCGTATCGCCGTTGAATTCGTAGATGCCTTCGACTTGATTGGTGTCAGGATTCAGCGTGGCGTCGAAGCGGCCATAAATTGCTTGGCGGGCACTTCCAACATCGCGGTAAGTGAAGCGGGCATAGTCGAGGAAATACGGGTGGCGGCGCAGGAAAGCGCAACCCATATATTTCATGACTTCTGCATCAGGAAGCGCGAACAATTTGCCGACAGCTTCGACCAGCATTGCGTAAGCATTCTCGAATGTGGTTTCGATTTCTGCACACGCGGAAAGCGGCAGTTCGTAGACCGGCATATTGCGCGAATTTTTGAGGGTAAAATCGAAATAATCATGCACGTCTTTGTAGAACGCTGCGTCGCACGCGGCTTGGCTTTGGCCGGGAGCTTGGCGGTAGAAGGCCTGCGTATACGGCAGTTCTTCGTTCATCATTTTGTTCAGATCGAAATTGATATCGTAGTGCGTGCAGTGCATAAATCACTAATCCTTAGAGAAAGAGAATGAGCGGCCCGTTCTCTGAGCCGCTTTTGTAGCTTTGATTTTAATCAGCTCGACGAACCGCCATGCGCCGAACTACGGCCACCGCCACCGGATGCAAATATCGCTTTTGCACGCGATTGCGTAGCACTTTGTACCGAGGCCGGGGCACTGGAAGGCGAAGCGCGCCATTGCGAAACACGGGAATTCAGGTTTTGTCGGTAGTTCGGCGCAGCGCGGACAGCTGCGCGATTTTGGTTCATCATCGCAGCCGCATAACCTGCGGTGTTGCTGTTACGGCAACGGCGGCGTTCGTCGCGATTATCACACTGCGTTGTTTGCAGCGGTTGGTGCTGTTGCTGGTATTGCTGTACGCCCCCGGAACTGGTCATTGCTTTTGCCAGCAGATAACCGCCCAGCGCACCAGCACCAGCAGAGGCAACCATCGGCCACACGGAATCACTGCTTTGTCCGTTCGCTTCTTCGCGGACAACGTGCATTTGCTTTTTGCCGTTTTCATCCAAGGTAAAGTAAACGTCTTTTACCGTTGGGTCTTGCGCTTGCAATTCCTTCAACGCGGCTTGACGATCTTTTTCATCATCGGCCAATTGCTGGCGGGTCTGCGCGCCCGCTTGTTCATCGACGTAAGCCTGCTCTTCGTCTGGATATGCAGCATCACCGCTGTCACAACCTGCGAGCAAGGCCAAAGCCGACGCCAAAACGACTACCTTTTTACTCACACTTTTTTCCTCTTTAGCTTAGTGAATGCTAACGCGGCGAAGTGTTCCGCGCTAACGTGGTTTTTGATGAATTCGTAACCCTTTTCGTCCACGTACATTATCGTGTCCACGCAAGGGTAAAGCGAAGTTTCCAAACGCTTGCGCTTGTACTCCATAGACGAAACGTGCATCGACGTAGGCATACCGTTGGCGTCTTCAAGCAAGATAAAACGCGCTTTCTCGCAAGGGTCAGGTTTGATCAGGCAGCAAACGTAGTCGAAGCCGCTCAGGGCAATATGCTTGCCCAGCGCTGCGCGGCGAACCACCTCAGACTGCGGAACGAAATGCACATGACCGTTATCCGTTTTCTTCACGTCTATATCCTATTTACAGTTACACCGTGTTGAGTTCTTTGCAGTCTTCGTCAGACACCAGTTCTTTGAAGCGGATAGCGTAATAGATATCCTCTTTGCGGTCATTGCCTACAATCCGGTTCATTCGCTTATCCGGCGCGCAGTAACGAATCTCCGAACGAACGCGTCTGATGCTGGTCAGGCCGTAGCGGAAAAGGAACGAGAAATAATCACAAGGTTCCAATCGCGTGTACAGCACGTTGTCTTCGATAAACGAACCGCTGTGTGCGTTGTTGAACAGTTCGTGATCCTGCATGTGCGCCATGATTTCTTCGGCGTTTTTTACGTTGAACGATTGGTAGCACTCTTCCAACCACACGCGCATATCGGCGAAGCCTTTGTGCAGGCTAATTTCCAGCAATTTTTCATTGCGGAAACGGAACGTGTAACGGAAATATTCGCGGTCGTAGGCCCAGCGTAGTTTGATACCTTTTTCTGCCGCCAGCACTTTGAACAATGCCGCCGTTTCGCTAAGCAGTGCCAGCCGCCGCTCAATGGCCTCGATCAATTCGTCCACGTACTTTTGCAAGCCTTCACCTTCTGGCAAGAATTTACCAGTTGGATCGACTTCAATTTCATGGCTGGTAAAGCGCACATTTGCCCAGCCGGGTGGCGTGCCTTCGTAAGTGTCGCGGTCGTGCTTCGGCGCGTATTCGATTTTGGTTACGCGAACATCCAGCGGTGTAAACGGGCGCGAGAAAGTAAACTCGACGTTGCTAATGGATCGGCTTTTGTCGATCTTGAAACCGTGTTTGACTAGCAGGTCGGAAAGAATCTGAATTCCTTCCGGGCTAAGCCGCACAAATTTCTGACTCATTTCAATTCTCCTTCAAGAATCCTGCGATCTGCGTCCGAAACTTTGGAACGCAAGTTGATCATTGTATAGGTAAAACTACGCTGTTCATCTTGCAGCAATTTATTCAGATACGAATCATCGGAGGTCATGTTGGCCTTGCCTTCGATTTCCCGCATAGAGCGCACGCCATACTTGAACATAAACGGGATAAAATTCTGCCAGCCGCCGGTGGAAAGAATACGGGATTCGTAAACGCGAACCGTCCGAACATCGTTATCGAAATTCAGGGCGCGCAGAGTGTCCAGCGCCTGCTCATGTGTCATGCAAAGATCGGAAACTTCGCCGCCCGGTGTAAATACCGTGAACTTAACGCCCGACGTAAAGTCACGCTTTAGTTTTACGTTCATCAGCAATTTGCCTTGCAGCTGGAAAGTCCAGCAGGCCGACAAATGGTTGTAAAACAATTTGGTGCGGATGCCAAGATTGGCGCTAGCTGCTCTGAGGTTCTCGCAAAACTCTTCGGCGCGACTTACGATGTTTTCTGCGTGGTAAACCCGTTCGTCAATGTACGAAATGATTTCAGCAAGCGTCGGCTGTTGCACGGTCATGCCGCGATAGGCGATGTACTTACTGCCAATGGCAAACCCGTTAATGGCGGTGTTGCTTTTAGGCCCAACGAATTGCAGGCGAACGGACAGCGGCAAGCGCTTGTGCCCGTAGTCAGAGAATGAGGCCCAGTTAGAAATAGAAAAGTTTTTCGATTTCAGGTAGGCCTTGAGGCGTTTGGTTTCGTCAGTGGTCAAAGGCGCGAAGATCATTTGCACATATCCGCGTAGGTGACGACGGCAGCGTTCTTACCGTTGTCGGTGAAAATTGAGTAAGATTTTGCGGGCGCCAGCGGGTAGCGGCCCGGCTCACCGTCGCTGATATTCAGCTTCTGGTGCGTACCGTCCGCGTTATGCGCAAGAATCGAAGAGGCACTGCTAGGCATTTCGATAAAGGTTTTTTCTTCGACAGTTCGCATGTCGTAGAATTTCCAATTGAACACGATGTAGTAGCGATACGAATAATCGCGAGTGCCTTTCATCGTGCGGTCGCCTACCTTGAAAACACAGGTAGCCGTGTGCGAGCCGTATTTGTCCCACGCTTGCACGTATTGATCGCGATTATTCCACGCGATAGCCGCAAGGATGGTCAGCACGCCAGCAATGGCCGACAGCCAACCCACAACCTTCAAGGTTTTAACCAACCAACGAGGCGCCTGCATTTCCTTATCGGATTCAACCTGCTTTTTCTTCGTCCGGCGAATTTTCCCCAGCATCGATTCCTTGGCCGCTTTGGATTCGGCATCACGTTGGAGAATTTCCGCTTCTTTTTCAGCGGCGGCGCGAGCATCCGCGTCCAACTGTTGGGCGATTTGTTCGCCAAGGCTTACTTCGCAGATTTCCGGGGCTTGGGATTCGTTAGCGTGTTGCATTGTGATTCCTTATCTAGCTTTCGTGGTTGGATCAGAGGTATTTGTTAGCAAAGAACTCGATTCGATCTTTGTGCATCAGGAGCAAAAACGTGTTGTGTGTCCAAACCAAATCCGTGCCCATGAATACTTGGGTATCATCGCACACGAATTGACAACGGCTTTGTGCGCGCACGTCCTCGGCCTTTTCCCATTCCATGACCATTTTTACGCGGGTTAAATTTACCATGACGTTTGCATACGCCACCTGATAAACGTTGGCCTCGCCTCGGGGAATGTAGTTGTAGAGGATCGCCCTACTGGTGCCCTCTACCCAAAACAAATTCGCGGGCCTTTCCAGAAAATGCTTTTGTGGAAGCCAGCCCTGTTTTTCAATCACGATTCGCTTGCGTAGCTTAGCCACATATTCCCGCAAACCGGTGTCACGACCGTAGGCAGCGCCTTCGGCTAATTGCTTGAGCACCATGTAAGCATTTCGCATGGCATTCCGTTTTTCCGCAAGGGCATCACGCGTCTGCTTCGACAGCTTGACCTTGGGCGACTCGGAAGTATTTTGCATCGGACTTTTCCTTGTACCTAAACCTTACGACCTAGCGTCGTTGGGTCAGTTTCATCAGTCACGTATTGATAGCCGCCTTTGTTATACAAAGGCGCTACCCGTTTTTTCTTTTTCTCGATTTCTACTTGTGCTGCGGCTTCGCGTTCTTGCCAGCCATCATACTGCAAAATTTCGTCACGGGAAATCTTGTTGTCGGAGGCCCGTGCTGGCGCCTCAGTAATCAACTTAACATCCAGATGCTTTGCGTTTTTGCTCACGTCTAAAGTGCTAGACGCTTTCGCCTTTCTTTTCTCTTTGGGCAGAGAACCATCCGGGTTCCGGCCAAGCTGTTTTGCAAGCTTAGCCTTCTCCGCTGCTTCTTTCTGCTCACGCTGCTTTCGTTGTTGTAACTGCTTGCGTGTAAGCACGGCAAAATCCTTATTCGGATTGTTGGATCAGTTGGCGTTCCTCGGTGGAAAGCTTTTCAGCGATTTCTTCCAGCGGATGCGCGCCAGTTTCTTCGGCTTCGATGTGGTCGGCCATACGTAGCAGGATTTCGTCTTTCAGGCCCCGGCTGCCGTACTCGACGCCGCCGATGGTTTGTGTGTGCTGGCAGGAAATAAACATGCTCTGCACAACGCCCACGCCAGCGGCTTTGATCGGCCACGGGAATTGCACTTGATCAAGATCGACCGCGTGCCCGAAAATCATTGGTACTTCTTTGCCATCGATTTCAACAACTACGTATTTCATCAGTGCTTGCTCCCCGAGACTACATGCTCGAACATGTCCACGATTTCATCGTAGGAAATTTGAACTTCGTTGCGCTCAATGGTGAACGCGGTTTCTGTTGCGGTTGCCACGATTTCAAACGAACCGGACAGCTCACGCGGCACAGCAACTACGTAGTAATCGCCGTGCTTCTGAATGTCGGTTGCCCTTACGCCCGCAAAGTCGGACATGGAATGTGAAGCGTATATACGAGTGACCATTTCAATTTCTCCAAAGACATAATTTTCCCTCGACTCCCTTAAAGGCGGTCCCAAAGACTGAACAGCCTATCCATTTCGCCAGCTGGCGTTGCCATTTTTCTTGTCGGTGTTGCTGTTACAGCTCCCGCTCCCACGTTGCTTTTAGGCGAGTGGACTGGGGGAATGCGATTAGCAGTCTCCGGCTTTGTTCCGATGTGAATTGCCGGGCGCGTAACCTGCTTTTGCATAAATAAGCTCGTTTTAAATCAAAGTTGTAGATATAGTCGCCCGTAGACAACCTCACTACATATTTACAGTTTTCATCGACTGGCGTAGCCATGACCTTTACTCCCGTGCAAGCGTCTCCATGACGGCAATACGGGCGTCCAGCGTGGCGTTCCAGATAAAGCGTCCGGCATCAGTGAACAACTCGCTGCTTTCCATGAATGCAATTTGCGATTTGAGCAGGGACCGAGGGTCAAGGCCCAGCTCAGCGCAAAGATTATTCATGACATATTCTGTGCCGCGTGGTTCCAGCGATTCCATAATGTCGGCATCGCGCAGCGCCATTTGCACAATGTCTACTGGTGGCACAGGGAAGCGGCCTTCGTGGAATTCCGTGCAGCGAATGCACGACTCAATGTAGGCAATTGCGTCCGGTTTGAAATACGCTTTCACGCAGTCAGCGGCACGCAAACCTGCAATGGCAATTTCAATGTTATGCGAATCGGGCGGCATACCGGTGTGGCCGAAATCATGGAACATCGCAGCCACCAACAAATGCGCATAATCGGTACGCAAACGCCAGCCAGTTGCCGACAGCAATTCATAGCCGCGCAACGCCACGCGCAGGCAGTGATCGGTGTTGTGGTACGGCTGGTTTGTGTCGAAGTGCGGTTGCCGAACGTAGTCATAAATTTCGTTCAAGCGGTAGCGGTCGATGATCGCGCCCAGCATTGCCGTGCGGTAATCGGTGGCGAGATTCAGCTGCACATTTGGATCGATATTCATTTCACTTCCTCTGTTTTCTGATGACGGTGACGTTAAAGCGAAAACGAATTTCTTCGATGTACGAATTAAACAGCCCAATAGCTGCGCCACCTGCAATCAGAATGGCGCCAGCCGCATAGCCGCCGTTGAACGCACAGAACAGACCTGCAACCAACAGCATGAGGGTTATCAGGTTCCAGAAAGTTTCCCGTGTCATTTGTCGTGCTTTTCCTTGTAGGCCGCAATGTCGGCGTTGAATTTCTTTTTCCAATCGCGCACAACCTGCGAGCGGCACGGAACCTCACGCACGATTTTCAGTTGCGGGCCAACCATACGGCGCAGACGACGAATAACCGAGTTAATGTCGCACGACCATTCGTAGTATTTGCCTTTCACGCGGCCTTGCAACGCTTCGTCTTCGACCTCAAGGCAGTATTTATATTCGACTACAAACGCTTTGCCTTTTTGCCGTTCGTTCCACACGTAGTCTTCGGCAGTTTCGTTGTGATGAACAGCAGTACCGACACAAGGCGAACTGTAGCAGGTGCGCCCACGGTAATACTCGCGCATATCCGTTTCCAGAATACGCAGCGTTGATTTAGCACCACGGAACAGCTTGCGGTACTTCGGCATAATCTGAATGTGGTTGCGTTTCCACTTGCGCATGATCCAGCCGCCACCGTAGACCGGGCAGTTTGGATATTCGTCAGAAAACTCACAAATCTTTTCAATCGCAGCCACAATCGTTTCCTTTTTCTTCTACGTCTTCGTCTCTACGGTTTGCCATGGGGCCTAGTTTAGCGGGCTTCTTTTTTGGATTGTTCATACTCAGCCCCAACCGTTTCCAGATAAAGCGCCAGACGTTTTGCATCGCACGGGCCTTGGCGTTTCGCCTGCTTCACCACACGCCGCACAGCCGCTTCGTGTTTGTGCTTTTTGCGTTCCTTTTCGTACAGCGCCGGAACGTCTTTGTAGAACAGCCGGTCGATGCGTGTAGGGAAGTGCGAGTAGGAATCCCACAAAACCGTTTTGCCAATGCCCGGTTCGATTTCCATTTCCACTACAGGCGGTGGATTACCGAGATATTTATGAAAACGTTCCAGCGCATCTGCGGTAATGTCCGCTTCCAGCCCAGCCAACGGGTCCGGGTCTTCCAAGCAAATATGCGCAATATCTTTGCCTTCGCGCTTCAAACGTTCCAGCACTTGCTTGTAGAAATAACCAGAGAAACGCGCAGGTGTGCCGAACACCGGAATGACGCCAACCGGAAACCCACCAGTCAGCATACGATTATTCTCGATGATTTCGCTTACCAGTTTATCGGCACCACAGGTTAAAATGGGCATACGCGGTTTATTCGCTGCATTTTCTGCCAGCTTTGCCATTACATTCGACGCGCCGTGGCTGGTGTCCGCCATTTTCACAACCAACCCACCAGCACGGACAGCCTGTTCGGCACGGGCACCGTAACGCATACCGAAAAGCGCACTGCGCATTTCACGACGTTCTGCTTCGGCACCTTCAAAAAACTTTGCAGCATTTTCTTCGTGCATCAGGAACTCCGACAGGAACGTTTGGATTGGGGAATTTTTGGTTTGCTTCGGGATTTGATCGACGGAAAACGGCGACATTTTCCAGCGACCATGTGCGCGGTTCTGGTAGTCTACAGCGGTGTTGTGGAACGCGCTGTGATCCTCGGGGCCACACACGAACAGGTCACGCACGCGGCGCCAGCCAAGACTATCAACGAGTTTTTGGATCGATGGAGACACAGTTAATTCCTTTCTCTTCCTTCATTACTTTTGCAAGGTGATCGGCCACAACTTGCTTACCGGTTTTCTGCTTTTGCTGCATCACTTGGCGCACAGCAGATTGCAGAATATTGCTGCGCTTTTTCATTGGCACCGTTTTGTAACGCTCGGCCAGTTCAGCCAGTACGGTTTGTGCGTTAGCGCCCGCTGCAATACGCTCAGCCATGAATTGCATGGCGTCCTGCTCCATCGACTTAATCACGGTTGCGATTCTCTGCGATGGTTTGTTGGCCTTCGACGTAGGCGAATGCGTATTGGATGTTTTTGCGCATCTTGGAAACCGCCATGCGGAATGTGTCTTTGCTCAATTTCAGCAGCACGGAATCGCGTGGCGTTTCCGCTGCGTTTTCCGGCAGAACAAAATAGGTTTTGATCAGCGGCATTGCAGTGTCATTGCTTTTGATCAGGGACACCGCTCCCGTTGCTGGCGCAGTTTCAATCGCTTTCTTGATGTGGCGCTCTACCAACATCACAGAAACTTCCAGCATTTCGTCCAGCGATTCCGCAACCACGCGCTCGCCTTCCACTTCCATCAGAAACAGCGAATTATCGGTGTTGAAATCGTGGTGATACGAACGGCCCATGCCGTTGAAAATTGCACAGGCAGAATCGCCAATGCTGTTGAGCAGTTCGATTTTGTAAGCGGTGGAATTGTTCACGCAAAAGCCCTCAGTACGAAAGTGATAACATCGCCGCAATTCATGATGCCGATAACGTGGAACGCGAAACGCCACGGCCCGTCAGGTCCGTTCGGATGTTCCTCGCTTGGGCGCAGCTGCCACAGGCACAAACCGACCATCAGTAAACTCAAAAACAGATTCGTCATTCCACCAGTTCCGCCAGCCGCATCATCGTGTGTTCTTTGCAGACTTTCCACACGTCTACGCCTTTCATAGAATCGCGGAATTCCATAAGCAGAACGCCCATCATATCCGCGCCCTTGCCTGCATCGTTCACGCCCCAGCCGCCTTTATCCCACTGCGCTAAATGGGACAGCTTTGTTTTGCCGGTTGCCAGCAGCGCCAGCAGACGCAGCGGGTTTTGCATATACGATTCTTTGATCATTCGACGCATCGTGTCGATACGTTTTACGTCGTGATCTTTGCGCTGTTTTCCCTTCGCTTTGTCTGAGCCATAATACTTGGCTTTGTACGGGTCGAAGGCGTTGAGGATTTTGCGGCGCAGTTCCTCTTCTGACTTCGCCAGTTTGAAATACTGGTAGCCGTGCTCAATCGATTTGAACGTGAGCTTTTTGTAGATGAACGGCGCAGGCCACAGCGCGCTAAAGACTTCGTTCTGGTACGAATTGAACTGAATTACTTCAACGCTTTTTCTTGGACTTTTTGCCACTAGGTTCTCCCTTAATCACGCTTTCAATTGCAGCGGATACGCTTGGGCTAAGTTTTACCAGCACAGGGCGCTTGCGCTTGCCCTGCTCGTCCAGTTCCCACACGGTTGTCCAGAGGCCTTGCGAATTAGGCACGATCATAAATTTCCAGCAGCACGAAATCGGCGTTGGAGTAATTCTTTTTCAGCGCTTCATCCAACGCTTCAAGTGCGTCGGCTTTTTCGCTGTAGTCGTTGGTCAAATCCAAATCGCGATTCGGCGTCATCATCACCGTTTCTTGTTTGGTGTAGTTTTCGTCCCAACGCCAATCCAGTTGGCGCCATTCGTAACGAACTTTAATTGCCATTTTACTTGTACCCTCGGTTGAATTGAGCGAGTGCCGAAACACCCGCCCAATTTTTACGGTTTAATCGCAGCCACCGCCACCGCCAGAATCACCGGAGCTGCCGGAATCACCACCACCGCCCCAGCCGCCAGAATCACGCGAAGGCGTATCGTAGGAATCCGACCGCGACGGACTGCACGAAGGCGCAGGCGTAGAGCGAACAGCAATTGGATCATCTGCAATAAGAGCAGGGTTAATGTGATAATCCCCGCTGTCATCACGACGGTCAGTGCGGCGACGAACTTCACCGGATTCAACACGCGCACCCATGCTTACAGGCAATTGCTTTTCTGGATATTGCGCACGGAGCGGTTCCCGCCGCCCCATATTTTCCCGGTCCAGTTTTTCTTGCTTGTCGCGTTCTTTCCGCGCCATTTCCGCGTCGTAGAAATCCAGCGTAGGTTTCAACGCGGATTCAACACGCTGCAATTGGAGGCTCAGCTTCTGGCACAAAGACTCTTGCGCCTTTGCTTTAGCGGCCATAACAGCCGTATTGTCGTTAACGCGAACCAGCTCGTTAAACAGCAACTTGTATTTGCGGCGACCGAACAAAAAGTCGTACCAGCGCAATGGCAATTGACGCATGAAAAATCCCTTTTAGTAGTAGAGGGCTTGCAGCAGGTCGTCGTGCGAAACACCTTCGGAAGTGCTCAGGTGCTCAGCGAAGATTTTCGACCAGTTTTCAAACGTGACGTGCGGGTAAGCATCATGCAGCGCGGTAACGCGAACCGGATCAATGAAATCCAGATGTTTTTCGCGGTTGCCGATAGTGACGCCCGGTTTCAGTTTCATGCGCCACGCGAACGCCAGATGCAGACGGCCAACGTTGTCGCTGTTGTCGAAAATCAAACCTTCAAAATGCACGGAGGCCATGCGGGCCAGATCATGCGCGGTGCCGATCAGAATTTCTTTATCGGTGCCTTCGTTGAGATAGGCCTCGAATTTCAGACCGTCAATGTAGAAGGACATTTCCTCGAAAGCTTCGCGATAAATGTTATTGATCGCGGTAGCAATTGGGTCGATGATCGAAGTCGGACGGCCTTGAGCGTCGATAACTTTTTCGATATCAACCAAATCGCAGTGACCGCCCGGAGCAATGGAGCCACGGCCTTTCAGATCGGATTCACCGGAGCCTTCACGCGAACGCATGTACGGGTAGATTTCACCGTCTGCATTTTCGACTACGAAATAGTTGAGCCACTGCGCATAATCGCGGTTGCCTTTGAACGATTCGCCCCAGTTGAAAGCTTCGTCCAAATCTTGGCGCTGGCCGATAACCAGCGCGTGCTGCACGTAGCGCACCAGACGCATGAAATCTACGTACAGGAAACCGGACGGATTAGGCGAACCCATTGCGGTGAAAGCATCACGCAGCGCGGTACGGCGGATAGCCAGAATCGACTCAGGATATTTGACTTCGGCAGGTTCAAACTTGAATGGCTTGTACACGTTTACTTCCTTTCAATGTAGAGGCACACCATTGCACCTCTACTTCCTATTTACAGTTTTTACGACAGGCAGCTAAAGCCGTGCGAATGCAGGCGCGGATCATGCGCCAGAATCATGCTGGCCGACACATGGCGCAGCACAATCGAGCGCGACGAATTGATAACGTCAGCCAGATTGCGGTCACAGCAAACCAGCGATTGCGGATTGCCGTTAACCGGCAGCGACGGAATGATTTTGAACACGTTGAGCAGATCGGCGTAAACGCGGATTTGTTTGTTCGGGTTTTCTTCTGCGCATTGGCGAATCAGCTTAGCCATTGCAACAGCGTTACCGAGTTCGACAGTCAGGAACTGCACGTTGGTGTCGTATTCCTGAAAACGTGCGACGTAGGCTTCCGGCGAACCACAGAACAGCGCCATGCGGCGATGCAAATCTTGCTCGGTCATTTCGTCGTTGAAGAACAGGAAAATCGTGTCTTCGTTACGACCAGCAAAACGGATAACGTCAGCCAGCAAACTCAGCATGACTGTATCGGTAGCGCCTACACCAACGCCGCATTTGCCGACAACCACATCAGGAAAAACCGGTTTCATTTATTCTTGCTCCATTTCGTCAACGAAAATAGACACGACGTTAACGCGCTCGTCGCGCATGATACGCCGGACAAAATCGCTTTTGACTTTGATCGGCAGGCCGAAATTGGAATCGCTGAATTCGCCTACGGCTTCCTCGTATTCAAACAGTTCAGGCGTAACGAACGCGATATGCACGCGGCGCTGTTCGAGAATCGCTTTTTCCAGCCATTCATCGATAGCGGTAACGCCTTTGCAGATATGGCAACCGTCTGCAACGCGCACAAGGGATTCGCCTTTGTCGGAGTGGCATTTGAAAGCGAGGATTTCGTCTGCACCCTGCACGATCAAAACCGTTTCGTTTAAATCGTCACGGCTACCGATGATGCGACCGATATACAGGTCGCGGATAGTGGCACGCCTTGCGTTGGAAATAACGTTGTAAGTTTTGAACATTACAATTCTCCCATCTGCTCACGCAGCTTCGTGATAAATGCCATCGCGTCATTGTCGGTCAGGAATACCATACGGCGGTGCTGCTTACCGATGAACAACATTTGCGAAGGCTGGCGCTGGTTCGGGTCAATTTCGTTTACCGCAATTACCCATGCGTGGTGCGAGCCGTCGCGCTTTTTCGCGTTGTACGGTTTGAGGATTGGGAATGCCGCGTTGCTCAATTCCCGGCCACGTCTTGCGGCCTCAACCAGCGCGTCCGCTTGGATTGTGGTATGCGGGGTTTTCCCTGCGATTACATCCTCACGCTGCACGCGCAATTTGTACTGGCGCGCTTGGGCTTCTTTAGCATCTTTGTCGCGCTTCGCTTCGATTGCCGTTTTATCGTTGGAAATTTCCGCTTCCAATTCGTCGGCCATTTTGGTCCCAGCGAACATACCGGAAGTGACCAGCGCTTGGCGGGCCTTCATCGCCACGATTGGATTAGCTTTCAGCTTGGCAGCAGGCACCAGATCAAAGATGCCAGACAGCGCGACTTCGGCGTTTACGCGCAGCTCGGAATGTTCGTCTGCTTTGTTCTGCAAACCACGGGTAGCCCGGTCTACAATTCGCGCCAGCAGGCTAGGGTTATCTTGCACTGCCTTTTCAACCATCAGCAGCAGCGCTTCGATTTGATCAAAATCTCTCATGCTTTTTCTTGTTCCTTGCACCATTCGTTGAATTGCTGCCACGCGATTTTACGGCCCTTGAAATCTGCAAAGCGTTCGATTGCTTTGTCGAAGTGCTGGCGCGCTGCTTTCTCGATTTGCGCATCCAGATTTTTCACGTAGGCGCCAGAGTCCCAAAGCTCGTTAAGCTTTTGCTCCACAGCTTCGCGAATCAGCAAATGGCCTGCACCCTCGACACCGCCCCATTGCTTGCCAAAGGCGCAGCCAGCGTTGAAAAACACATTGAGCGAATTGCGCACCACAGAACTTTGTACGTCAGCGGCTGCATCGAAAATGCGCTTCTCGATTTCGGTAGTGCTGATTTTAACTTTGATTTCCACTTAGCTTTCCTTGTTCTTGGTTTTGTGTTCGTCCAGCAGATTCCACAGGTCTTGGAAATCGGAATCTTGCTGCGCCACGCGACATTTCATAATGGCATTCAGGACCACGCCAGAATCCACATCACTCAGGTATTTGAACAGCGCCACTTGCAAACGATGCAGGCCGTTCGCTTTTACGCCGAAACGCTTTACCCATTCGTCACGTTCGTTTTCACGGGCAGACGCATAGTGATTGTCACCCGTGGCGTTTGCGCGTGGCCCGTTGCTGCGCTTTGGCTTGGTGGGCGTTTTCGTTACCTCGCCTTTTTCAGCAAGGAAAGTATCAAGGGTTTTTGGCGTTTTGGTCATTTTTGATTTCCTCGTCTTTCTTCTCTTCTTTTTTCGGCAGGCCCGGATTCGCGATGGTCATAGACTTCGGCGTAAACTGGGAGCCGAACCGGCATTTCGTGTAGATGCGCTCCAGCGCCATATCGGCAGGCGTCTGGCCGTTGTAACCCTTGCGGCCAAATTTCCGTTCCATCCGATCCAGATCGACCTTGTAAGAAATGCTGGATTCCCGCAGGAACAACGCGCCAACCATTGCGTCTTTCCATTGCTGCTTTGCCGTGTTGTGTTTCGCCGCGTTGGCTTCGTTGTAGAAACCCCACGCCATGCGCTGCGCCACGTCGTCAAGGTCGATCAATTTACGGTCGGCAGGTTTCAGGTCCAGATACTGGTTGCCCACTTCCATACCGATTTGATACATACGCCCGCAAATGTTGTCGTCCAGCGTATAGGTCACGTCGGTTGTAACCACGTCGGCATTTGCCAGCACAGGAACAAACAGCAGAGACAGCAGAATCTTTTTCATTTCAGTTTTACATCCTTGGATGGCATCAGCACATAAACGGAAGTCGAGCCAGCGCACGGAGGCACGGCGAATTCGCTTTCGTACTGGTAGGTTTCTCGCGCAGGCACCAGCGTATAAGGCCCGGTCATGAAGTTGTAGCCGTCGAGCTGCACCCGATGATCAACGTTGAAAGCGGGCGCTTCTTTTTCGATAGAAATGCCGCCTTCAATCGCGTTACGAATCGCCGGGAAATTGTTGTCCATAACGCGGGTCGTGCTGCCGCCGTATTTGCCGTTAATGACGCGGAAATTATCGCGTGCCAAAAACACATAGCGGCGGACGACTTCGTGTTTCTTGTGGCCTTCGTCGTCATCCTCGGGCATGATTTCGTCCAGCGCACACCACAGCGCCACGTCCATCGAGCCAATGCCCTTGTACCGCGACAGCTTGTAATCGCAGACGATATGAATGTAATCAGGCAGGTTGAAATGCCCGCGTGTTTCGTGTGCGAAGTGGATAGCGCACAACGCCGATTTGAGCAATTCCAAATCCGGCTCATTTACGTCGAGGTCCACGGTCTGCCAATAAATATCAGCGTGGTTTACCTCTTTGAAACTGACCGTGAATTTGTAATCGCTGTAGGCGAAGCAAACGCACTCGGTTTCGAGGATGTTGCCGCCGAACGCTTCGCCTTGGCCGTGGGTGAAAGGCACGACGTAGCTATGCAGATAATGCACAATCATATCGACACAGCTTTGCACTTTTTCGTTATTCATTTTCAGCATTGGGAACAATCCTCGGTACTTGCACCAGATAGAAAATTTCTTTTGGTTTTGCCAGCGTTGCTTTCAAGTCAACGCCCAGCTTTCGCAGATTGCCTTCGTCGCCCGGTGCCAGAATGGAACTGACTTCGGTGCGGTAAAGCTTTGCGGTGAATTCCGGCATCGGCACACGGAAGCCGCTGTAGCCGTCCCACAGGTGCGGAACAAACGGCAATTCTCGCGTAGCCAATCGGCGGTTGATCTTGTAGCGCTCTTCCAGATAGCGCGGGCGTTTATAGCCGTCCACGTCATACGGCGGCGCGTAGCGCTTTGCCAGCCCGTGGTCGTCATGCAGCTGGATATAATCGGAGCGCTTATGGTTGATCGAATCGAGCCGATAAAACAGCGTCATACCGACCGATTCTTTTCCGGTGTCGCCGAACGTGTGGTTAAGCGCGTCCGGTTTCATTGCGCACACCAGCTCTTCGCGATTGTGGTAGCAGTCACACCAGAGCAGCAATTCTTTAGCCACGCAAATAAACACATTCAACAAACGGAAATGTTCTACACGCCCGGTTGCGGTCTTTGCGTACTGGCGCGCTGCGCATTTCTTGTTGAGCGTTACCTTGTCGTCCATCCACGTTTCGTCAACGTTGGCGTAGAGGGTAAAACCATGTTTGCGCATTGCAATACGCATGGCGGTTGCGCCCAGTGTGAAAACGCCGTCGCTTTCACTGAATGGAATATCCACAGTGCGCAGGCGTTTGCGCAGATATTCCATGTACGGCTCGCCCCATGCAGATTCGCGTGGCCCATTCATTACTTCGCTTCCTTGTGTTCGATGCCCAGCAGCGAAAGAATGCCGCTGTAAAAATCAGGGAATTCGCCCGGCATGTTACAGGCCAAAACGGTATTGAAATTGTCAACGTGGTGGAAACGCGCAGACAACGCGAAACCTTCGCCTTCAACGTCACCGACTTTGAAAACAGTCATTGTTACGTGGACGCCTTTGTTACTTTTCCGGCGCAGCATGAAAGTGGTGCCGCTACGGTCGCGCAGAATCTCCAGCTCTTCGTTGTCGAGCATTTGATTCATGACTTTGTGGACGGCGCCAACGTTGCCGAAAAACATTGCCGGGTCTTGCAGATCAATCCACGCATTTACATATGCGTAGAACGCAGGCATTTCGTTATAGCTGCGCGTGAAGCGGGCAATCTCGCCGCCGTCGTATTTGCAGGTCATGCCTGCCGCGTCTACGACGATGCAAAGATTATTCTTTCTGCCGGTAATGTAGACTTCGGTTTTCCACGTAGTAGGTTCAAACTTCACCTCAAAGCGCATACCCGCCTCGGAGGCAGAACGCCACAAACCGAACTCGATTTCCCAAATGTGGGTATCGTGCTCGCTCCAATCAAAATGCGCTTCGTGTCGTCGGAAATACCGGGCAGCAGCCATATCGTTGAAGTGCGTAGCGCAGGCACGGCGCAGCTCATGCGTATCACTCAGCAACGCGCTGTCTGCCAGCGTGATATATTCGCCCAATTGCGTCGGATTTTCGTCCGGGTTTTTGTGAACGCGCAGGCCGTGGCCGACAGAAAGGCTTTCGATTTTTCCGGTGAGCAAATCCACGACTTTATCGCGGTTCAAACCAAAGAACGGAATGCAGCTTACTTGCCCGTTGTAGCCAGCCGGGAAATCTTCACGCGCCGCAACGTGATTCCACAATGCCTTGTTAAGAACTTTCGGATCATAACGCAGGCTTTTCGATTCCGCCGGATCGCGCAGAGACAGGCGACCAAAGATCGAACGGATATACAAACCGGCGCCGTCGAATACCGCGACTTCAAAAGCTGGGCGGTCGTGCTCGCCGCAGTAATCAACGTTGAAAGCTTTGTCGAAATGGGTCACGAAATTATTCCTCTTCTTCCTGTTTTCTTTTGCGGTGATCGTCCACAAAACGCTCGCGCATTTCCATAGCTTCGATCAGTTTAGTTTCGTAGTTGCGCTCGTATGTGTTCTGGTTGCCGATGTAAATAATCACTGGTCGGCGTGCGCCCGGATCGCATACCGCAAAACGGTGTTTCGTTTGATTGCCGTCCTGCACGGTGTAATGGGTGATCCCCACAACATCGCATGACAATTTGTTTGACCGCGCTTGCGTTTCGGTTTCGCGCAGTTTGTGCCGCGCTCGCGTTTTCCGCTGGGGCACGGCGGCGGGAATGTCCTTACCGCCTTTGGGTTTCTTTTGCGTGTTCATTAGGCCACGTACAACGCAACAGGCGGCACATTGGAACCAATCACCGCTGTAAGCGTCCCTGTGAGGTCTAGGCGATGCAAACGCCCTTCATCGATCAGCTGCACGCCACACGCCAACAAACGATTCCTAAGCGCGTCTAGGGCCTCCTGTGAGGTCGCCAGATACACGCACGCGCCCGGTGCGAATTCGTGGAAGCGGTAAACGTCGCCGTCAATCTCCAGCGCGGTGCGGCGCATGTCCAGCGTCAGGACTGGCCCCGGCTTTGCGACGTAAACGAATCGACGACTGACCGGCACTTCGTCCATGTCAACGCCAAAAGTTTCTTTGATCGCTTTCAGCTTTTGCGTGGAAATTCCAGCGCGACCGAGAACCCAAGCGCGGAAAGTTTCCGGCTTTGCGATTTCGTAGATTTTCGCGCCGTGCAAACGCTCCAACTCCAGAACGTGGTAGGAATACAGCGCGTTGCGCCATTCCTTCAAAAACGAATCGGAACGGCTGATTGCTCGCATTTGTTCGTAGGTGGGGAAATACAGGCCAGACGCGAAGGCACGCATTGCAGATTGCGCGTGGACATAATCCACATTGAGCGCACGGGCGTAACCTTCCACGACATTTCGGTTTTCCGCCAGCGCGCTAACCGATACGTTAAACATCATTCTTATTCCCTTAGAGTAGCGACTACGTTCTGCTACTGGTGTGCGGAAAGCGGGGCGCGAACCCCGCTTATTTTGTATTTACAGGAAAACGATTTTGCTGACTGCCAGTTGCGGATTCAGATCGTCCAGCACGGATTCATCGTAAGGAATATGCAGCGTGTTGGTTTCCGTGTCGAACCACAGACCGAACGAAAGCAGCTCGCGACGGCCCTGCGCGGTTTTCAGGAATTCCGGCATTGCCGATAGTGGCGCAGCAGCCGGGTAGACGCCGTGACTGCGATTCTGCGTGTAACCGATCAGTGATGCTTCGATTTCAAAATCTTGATCGGGCGAAACGCCGCTGATAATGATGGCGCCGTTGTCCTCGTAGGAGGCCTGCACGTTGCGCGAAACGTGGCCGACCATGCTCAGGATTTTACGCAGTGGCAATTGATCGCCGTCCACGTCAATCGTTGGCTCGCGGTTGTCGAGCGAATAAAACGCAGCGATGTTTTCGGTGGAATCCGCTTCGATTTCAACCGCCGATTGGAAACCGAGGGTGATTTGACGTTTTTCGATCAGGAAGCCTGCCGAATCCAGCAGCTCGCCAATGGTGCCGCCAGTGGCGTACTCTTCGTCGTCGCCCAGCGTATCGAAATAATCGAAAACGTGATTCATGCAATTGCGCAGCGAGCTGGTTGGCGTCGGTTTGCTGTAGGTGGCAAAACCGTCACCAATCGGAACCTGCACAGTGATGCGGGATTCATAAACCGAAATTTTCAGTTTGTAGAATTCCAGCACCAGACAATCGATAAACGCGCCATTCATTACCAGATTGTGCCCAAAGTCCGGCCACATGGTCATGATCGAAATCATGTTGGGCGCACGCAGCGCGCTTTGGTAGGATTCCAGCGCGTATTCATGGTCGGATTTCCCGGCGTCGTTATCGTCGGGAATAGTGTTGATCCTTTCCAAGCAGGAAACGAAATCGTTAAACAGGTGCGGGCAGTGCTCATGCTTGCGCACGTCGAGCGTTTCAAGGAACAGATTCGATTCTGGCGAGATTGGCAGCTCTTTAACCACGTCTGCCGTTTTCACTGCCAGCAGTGCGTCGTCATGCGCTGCGCGCTTTGGAGACGGACGGCCTTTAGCTTTCGGCTTCGCGGCTACTGCCTTTTTCAGCACGGGTTTTGCGACCGCCTGCTTTTTCGCCGCTGGTTTTTTCACAGCAACGGTTTTGATCGGGGCGATTGCTTGCGGCTGGGTGTTTTTCATTGCGTCGTCTTCCTTCGATTTTTTGGTTTGCTTTTTCTGTTTAGGGTTAGCAGCTTTTTGGTGGAACAGGTTGGCGTGGTCGTAGTGACCGGCCAGCAGATCAATGCCCAATTCGACAAAGGCGCGCTCAATAGTTTTCGAGCTAGGCACCGCTTTGCCTTTCAGCCACGCGCCGATAGATTGCGCGGAAATCATGCCGCGCAGTGCGTCCCATTGCGAGCGGTTCAGCTTCCAGACGTTGTAGGCGACCAACGCTTTGTAATAAGCGTGCTGCCAATCCGGGTGCGCACGAAAAAGAATACGCAAATCTTGCTCGCGCAGATCGGGCGCGTGGCGGTGGCCCGACCATTGGTTGTAAAGATCGCTCAGCAGCTCTTCGCAATCGTGCTCGGTCAGTTCGCCGCTGATTTCCTCGCCCAGCAGCCACGTCATGAAATCAATCGGGTTTTGATCTTCTGGCGTTTTTGGCGCACCGGGCAGCGATTGCCAGAATTCGGTAAAGGCTTTCAGGCCGGGGGCTTGTGAGGCAGGTACAGGGGAGCCGAGTTTTGCAGAGGTCATCGTCTTCTTCCTTCTTTCTTCGCAGTAATTGCGGGTTAGGCTTCTTTTGCAACCAATTCAGCAAAGCGCGAATCGATTGCACAAAGGCGTTTCAGGTTGCGTTTCGGGAAATCCAGCAGCGAGATAGCGCCGCTGTAAAAATCGCACGACGAATAGGTGCCGTTGTTCATATCGTGGAAGAACAGCAGCTCGCCAGCAGTCATGCCGTAGTAACGGGTAACGCCAAAATTCGGCATGGATTCGCGCAGCTTATCCCACGCGACCATTGAACCACAGCCATTGGCGCAGGCGTCGAATTCATCTTGCGAAATCACGCGCAGCACGTAGGCGCGACCGTATTTTTCAACGGTGTTTTCAAACCACTTCGCACGGAATTCCTGTTGAACCAATGCGTCAATGTGTTCGGCGCGCACGCCCAATTCATCGGCCAGAATGTGAATGTGTTCGGGCGTAGGAATTGTGGTGCCACGGTGGCGCAACAATTGATCGCGCAGCTTTGGCATTGGCAGCGCTGCAATACCGGATTTGTAAAGCTTCACAAAATCAGTGAACGGCGTAGGCGAAGCATCACCTTCCAGATAAGGCCCGACGTGCGAAACGTGCGAGCGATTCATTTTCACTTTACGACCGCCAATGATCCACGCTTTGCCGATTCCCAGCTCGCGAACGTCGATCATAAACCACACGTTCGGGCACTTTTGGCGGAAAAGCATATCAGCCTCTTCGCGGCTCAGTGCGAAAACGTGGGCTTCCATACGCTGCACGGTGATTTCTTTTACGGTGTACAGGTAGTGGAATTGCAGCAGTGGGGCAGCAGTGCGAGAAAGAATAGCCATGACAAGAACCTTATTAGACGGAGACGACGTTAAAAGCGAGCAGAGCGAACAGGAGGCTAAAGGCGCACATATTAAAGCGCTCCAGCTTTCGCGTTGCCGCGTCCGTTTCCTTGCCGACGAAAATTTGCATGGCCCAGCTTAATGCAAAGCCAACGGTTGCGACTTCCGTTTGATAGCCGATCAATACAGGCGACCACATAAAGGCACTAAGGCCGACGACCGCTATTGAATGCGGGCGCCTAACCAGTGACCAAACTTTACTTGTACCTAAGCGATTGGGGCGCATCGGGGCGCCCGTATTGATGTTCATCGGAAACTTCCCTAAAACCGTGAGTTAGAACCTAGCGGGCACATTTCGGCCCTGACCTAAGCCAGGGCCGCCATAGTGCCAGCATAGGGCGCCCCTGTCAAGTAGTGCTTACCAGACAAGGGCTTACACGCGGTTAGAGGCCCGTGCGCGTTAGGCTTCGGCGTGGTCTTCGTCTTCGGCCAGTGCTTCGGCTTCGTCCGCTACAACGCCCGCGATTTGCGCACGCAATACAGCCTGATACTGGTGCGGCGCCATTTGCTTTGCCAGTTCATCGTTGATTTCAAACCATTCACGGCGGCGCAATTGGAACTCTTCCCAAGGCACGTTAGAAAGGAACGACGCACGGAAATAAACTTCGCGCTGAATTTTTGCCGGTTGGGTATCGGTTGCCTCGTATTGCAGAACCTCGTCATATACGGATTCGTGCAAGGTAACAGCCATACCCGCTTCCTCGCGCATTTCTTTCTGCGCGTTTTCCTCATGGGTCAGATTTGGTTCCAAACCGCCTTTCGGCAAAACCCACAGGCCGGGGAATTTAAGCGAAGTAACCAGCAGCACTTTCTTTTTGTCGTCGCTCAGCAGCGCAACGCCGGTAGCGATACGGATGTAGTTTTTGATTTTAGCGATAGAAACGTTCATAGGTCAATGCCTCTTCTGTAGTGATTAGTTTGCGGAGAAATCAAGCGGAGACAAGCCACCGATATGATCGGTCAAGTCGTCTTTAAAGCTTTGGCACAGCGCCCTGTAGACACCGAACGGCAACATAAACGAGATTTCAAAATCGATGCAACGCACAAAGAATTTAAAGCTCCCCCACGGGCTGGGGAAACTCACTTCATACTGAATATCCAGAATGTCAGAATCTTGCACGACGCGGTAACTGATTGGCGCACGCGCTAACCGCTGGGCGCCGGACGTGTGGCGCACGTTCATCAGCAGGTTTTCCATTGCGTGAGAATACAGCATAGCCATAGGCATTCCGTTGAGAATGTCAGAGCGCTGCATTCCCTGCAAACCGATTGCGCATTGCGGCTTAACCCAAACGTCGTGGTAATAACGCAACGTATTGAGCAGAGTGGCAAGGCCCAACAGATCGTGCATGGACAATTCATCAGTGGCTTTTGCGTATTGCGTGATGCAGGTCATGCCCGGACCGTGACGCAACCAACCAAAGCCATTTTTAAACAACGTTTCGCGCTGCACGTCGCTGATTCGTTTCCAGTCAAACGCAGCAGCGTTCAACGGCATACCGGACAGCGAACGGCCACCATCGCGGATATGCTTTTCGAGCAGAGTTGCAATAACGAATTCCCCGTGCGGGAATTTTTCCATCGCAGCGTACATGTAGAAACCTGAAACCTGTGTGTTCAGGCAGGCGTCCAGATCGAAAGAAACATTAATAGATGGAATCGCATATTGCAGAGTAATGTTCACAGCAGTCCCCGTTCTTCCAGAATTGATAGTGCGGCTTCGCGTGCAACGTGATCGATTTGTTGCGCACGTTTTGTCTTCTTTGCAGCTTTTAATTTTTCACGCCGGGAACGCATCATACGGTCATGCACCAACATGCCCGCAACCCAACCTGCACCGGCCCCGAAACAGCCGAACAACGCAAGGTAAGGATTTTCAGTTTTCAACGCAGCGGATGCCAGCGTAAGAGTCACCAGCAACTCACACGCAGACATTGCAGCACCGCCAATAAACGACAAGGTTTTATGACCACCTGCTACGCTTTTGTTTTGGATGCCGCGTAGAAAAGTCGTCACAAACAAAACAGACGCTGTTGTGAGGACCGTTTGAATCATTTCGGTGGCCTCTCGTCTTCATATGTCGTATTCAATTCGCCGTTTGCTTTTCGAGCGTTGTACAGCTTATTGAGGTAATCCCGTTGAACCGGTGCGCAGGTTGTACCATCGTCGCCAATGCTGTAACAGGCTAAATTGGTGTCGGCGTCAAAGCAGCGCGTAACACTGATTTGATTTGCGATGTAAGTATCACACATGATTGGCATGATTACTTTTGCGGCCTCAGCTTCTTGCGCTTCGCGCTCAGCTTCGGAAATGCCGCGTGCGTCTGCTTTTGGTGGCGCGCTAATCAGCAAGGCAGCACCAATAACCAGCAGAGGGAGCCAGTGTTTTTCAATGAACTTGTGCATTCGCTTTTTCCTCGGGCAGCATGTAGCGGGCGCGGCTAATCGTTTTCACTTCGTCACAATCCATAATGCGCTGGCTGGCGCCGTTGGGATTGGTGCGCACCGAGTACAGATAGCAAATTTTGTTGAAGTCGGGATCGTAGTAGCGCATCACGGTTCCACTCGGGGAATCCACGATAATTTCCATCGGCAACATTTCTTTGTTGCGGATAATCTCGGACGAACGCTTTTCCAGTTCGCCAGTAATGGTCGCTTCTTTGTTGCAGCCCGCTACGGACAGCAGGGCAACGGTAATCAGTAGTGCTCTTCGGATTATCATTCTTTCTCTTCCTCTTCCTTGCGCAAAATTGCGGATTCCAACAGGTCAAAAAATTGGTCTACACTGTCGGCAAATTTGTGGGCTTCATACGGCGAATTGTAGCGCGTCGCTAGCGACAATCCCCACGGGCGCCCAGCCTCTTCCAAATCCAGCATGTTCGGGATCAAGCGGACGAAATAAAATCCACGGTCCCAATATACCCGCGTCCATTTACTTTCTGGACGGCTATGCAGCAAGCGCGGCATTTCAGGCAGCTTGGAAACATCGCCGGTCACACCCATCATTTCAGCGGTGTATTTTCCGATGGTTGTTACGTGCAATTCCGGCACGGTTTCCATGTACGCTTTTGCCACACGGTTGCAGCAAGGCGTAGTAAACGTTGGTTCTGCGTATTCCTTTAACGGCGTGTTGCAGTAGGGGCACCAAATCGGATCGGGGCCGAGTACCGCAAAAAGTTGTTGATTTTCCATGTCAAGTCTCGGTGATTATTCGTCTTCTTCCAGTATGGATAGAGCGTGTTTCAGTGCTGGCTCAACCAGCGGTTGGATTCGTTCGGCACAGCGCTTCAAAAACTCTGGCGATAGTGCGGTTTCTTTTACGGTGCGCTGGCCTCGCATAATGTCGATGATTGCATCCGCGCCTTCGTTGGCGCCGCGTGTGGAATGCGCACGCAAACCAAAGTCTTCCAGCGTTGGCGTAACGGTGCCATTTTCAACAACGAAAGAGATAACGCATTTTACTGCGTCGTCACAGTGCTCGCCGCCGTACATGGACGATTTGAAACGCAGATAAGGGAACGCCTCAGCCAGCGCAAGCAAATCTTCATAATACGATTGCGTACTCGGGTAGCTGCCACGCGAATTGTCGCAGTAGAAAATTTTACCTTCGGGGCTACAGAAACCGTAAGCGCCATGCAGGTAAGACGAAGCGGCCCAAGTGTTGTGGATGCACTCGAACGAACAAAAGCCAAGCGCATCACGAATGTATTTTTGCGCGTGGTATTTCAAAAAGAAAACTACGCCTTCGTGGTCGTGCTTGTTAGCAGCCTTGACGATTGCGTCCATACCGCTTTGCTTGTGGATCAAAGCGCGTAGCTGGGTAAAGCGACGGCTCATCGGTTCGGAAATTCCGGTGATGAATTTGTCGGTACGCAGGATGATATCCAGCGCCTGCTCTTCGGTTACGCTGTCACCGACAATCATGATTTGCGGCCACTTCGGCAAACCTAGATCAGCCATTTCTTTCGGCAGCTGCGGGAACAGCTTTTCTTCTTCCTTATCTTCCATTTACAGATTCCTCAGCAGGACACGTTTAGGGAGCGGACGTATTGAACGTTACCGCAATTAGGGCAGACGTGACGGTAACGCATACCACGCGGAACAACCATACCCGTTGGCGGGTTGTGGCTGTAGCTGGTGCATGGATTGTATTGCGCGTATTCAGGATCAGGCTCAAAACCAGAAACAGATTTGTGATCGAAATCTTCTGGCAATTCCATACCGTTAAGCGCAGCAAACAAAATCGGATCGGAGGTGTACATTAAAAGCCCTCGGATTTTTCGACCAAAACTCTTACGTCTTCCTCGCCCGGTTCGGCGCCCATGCAGGTAATCCAACCGAGGGGAGAAACGCTACTTTTCAGGCCCATACCGATTGCCACTTTTTCACCCAGCTGCATAGCCTCGCCTAAAGTCAACCAGCGGTGCAAAACTTCGCGGCGAGTTTCCACATTGTCCACGTCGTAAACAATGCTGACTTTCCATTTTTCTCTGGAGGCTTGCAGATCAACCAGAACGCCGTGGCGTTGTGCAATTTCTGCCGCCAGTTGTGCGTAGATTGGATGGTTTTCCGGGTAGCGGTCCATGTAGTCGTATTGGTGCATACGCATACGCTGCTCCAGCGCAAACAATTCATCCTCTTTGTCACGAATGTAATTGATTGCTTGCTCAACGTTTTTGAACTGGCCACCACAGCCGGGCAGGAAACGCCCGCCGTGCCGCTCGCGCTCCATTTGCTCAAGTTCTTGCTTACGGTCATTAACACGTTTGTGCAGCGCGTTGTAAATGGCGATCAGGTCGCTTTTCAGCATTAGCATTTTTTGGCCTTCGGTTTGTACACGTATTTCTTTTTGACCAGCGCCCACACCAGAACGGCAGCAGGCAGCAGGGACACGACAAATACCAGCGCAGCAATCGCAGTCATTTTGCTTTCTTCTTTTTCTTTACAGGTTTCGTGTTGATCGGCTCTTCTTCGACTTCCAGTTCATCGTCATCTGCGAAGTCTTCTGGCGGAGTAACCATGAATTTCATTTCACAACCGAGCGCACCTGCGAAAATAATCAGGCGAGAAAGCGCAACTTGGCGCCCGGTAATGATGTTGTGTACGTCGGCCTTGTTGACCGCGAACTGGCGTTGCAGCTCTTCGATTGGCAAATTGCGTTTTGCCAGCTCCGATTTTACTGCTTGGCGCAAAGACGAATCGATTTCTTCAATGGCAACACGGCCACGCTCTTCGCACGGGTGCATTAGACGGCCTCAGTGCGAACGTAAACGGAGTGACCTTGGTTGGTTTTACGGGTCAGTTTGTACGGAACTTTTTCAGTGCGAGCCTTGCGCGCCAAGCGACGGCCCAGCATCTTTTTCATCATAGGTTCCAGTTGTTCGCCATCGGTCAGGGCGCTAACCGTGAACTCTTCACCGACCGGCAAACCGTCAATCTGTTTTACCAGTTCATTAAAACGCGAAGTAACCGGGCAAGTTTCTTTCAGCTCTTCGGTATTCAGGCCCAACCACATGTATTGCACGATAGCCTGTTCCAGCTTTTCACCGCCAGTTGCTACGACCAGTTTGTGCAGCAGGTCGTCGGGTACATCGATCAGAATTTTAGGCATTGCTTTTTCCTTGGAGGTCTTTGATTAGTTCGCTGCGCACTTGTTGCTCGATGTTTTCGCCGGTCAGCCAGCGGAAAGCTTCCAGCACTTTCGTAAATTCATCCAGCAATTCGTTGATCGAAACGACGACGTTTTGGAAGGGTTCTTTGTCGAACAACAGCTGCGGCGGTCGGGGCTGTACGTAGATGGTATTCGGCTCTACAAACGCATCGCGCTCGGTGTAGACTAGCGAATAATTACCGAGGCCTTCCAACAGGCCGCGCTGCATCTGCACAATTTCTTTTTGCAGAAACTCGACGTAGTGCCTGCGCTCGGAGAAAGTCAGCGATGAAAGCTTACGTTTTCCTTCGCGGCATTCTCGCACCGCTTCGTCAAGCATTGCACGATCTAAAAGGCTAGGCACGTTTACGGGACTCCACAGGAACATGCGCGTTTTTCTGTACCGTCATTGGTACGCCTTTGGTCTTCATACTCGGGCCTTTCTTGGCTTTCGGTTTCGGACCTTTTTTCGCTTCGGCATTCGCTTTTGCTGGCGCTTTGAGAACCTTTTTCTTCGGTGGCGACAACTCGGTTTCGCGCAGAATCAATTCGATCAGTGCCAGTGGGCGCGGGTGAATCACTACGGCTTCCATAACAACGGCGGTTTCTACATAAACTTTCTGCTCGCCGTTTTGATCGGGCAGCGCTTCGGAATCGTAGACCGGAGTACGCGTGCAATTTTGCAGCATTCCCCAAGCGGCGCGACGCACAGCTTTGTCGGTGCCGTGAATACGCGCAGCCATCATGCAAACAACCAGCGCATGGAAGTAATCACGCGGCTGTTTTTTCTCGGTCTTCGGGAACAGAATAAAGTGAACCCAAATGCGCAACGGGGAGCGGGGAAACGGCGCGTTCGGCACCATAGAATTACCCATGTACTTCATTACTACTCTTCCTTCAATTTACCGGCATTTTGTGGGACCAGAGCGGCCCGGTGTACTGCGGCAGGTACGGGATCAGGCGCCACAGACGTTGTTCAACATCGAACCCGGCATTTTTGACTTCTTCCAGACGATCTACGTGCTCCACGAAAATGCAGCGCGCCCACGCTTTCATGTCGGTGGGGATACGGAAATACGGGCTTTCGCCTTCGCGCACTTTTACTTGAGCACGCAGAATCTGATACGGCACAGGGTTTACTGCGATTTCTTCCAGATAAAACGTGGACACGAAACGAGGCAGGAACTGGCGGTCTTCGTCGTAAACCAAACCACACGAACGTGCGAGCTTTTCCATGCAAACTTGTTGGCTGAAAACGAAAACAAGATTTACGCTTTTGAGGTCTGCCGGACTCATGCTTGTTGCTCCGTCAAAGTGTGCAGCAAACCAGCAGCTTTCAGCTTGCGGATTTCGCCAAGGGATTTTCCGTATTTCGCTGCCAGTTCTTTTACCGTGCCTTCCGGCGCTGGCGCGTGCTGGCTGTTGAATTGCTCGCGCTGTTGCTGGGCCGCACGTTCTTTGCGTTGCACGTCAGCCCGCACGGTATCGCGCCAATCCTGCATTTTCATGATGGTAGGCTTTTCCGGCTGGCGCATCAGCGCAGTCACCATCTGTATCATTTCTTCATTGATAAAAGGCATGAGCGCTTTTGCCTGTTTGATACGATGTTCCTGCGCCCAGTCTTTCGCTTCCTGAATCAGGCTGTTGTAAATGTCGCTGAAAATTTCGCCAGCGTCTTCCATCGAATTCAGATCGACCAAACGACCATTCAGCGACCAGAAAATCGCCATGCGAATTTCCATGTCGAATTGGCCGCTCAGCAGCTCGCGGGTGAACTGGAATTGCTTTTCGTAGCTGTCCAGATAAAGCTTGTAGCCAATGCGGGTACGTTGTTCTACGGTGAATTCTTCTGCCAGTGGAGATTTCATTTGATTTCCTGAATGTTGTGCAGCGAGCCTTGCGCCGAACCGTTGAACATGTCTTTCACTTCGACAAACAGCAGGGTGTAGGCGCGGTCGCCACACAGCACAGGCGGCGCATAGATAACGTGCGAAACTTTGTCGCCGTTTTCGTTGTTCAAAGTGACAACGTGTGTGGCTTCATCGAACATGTGGTGCTTGGCGATTTCGCGTTGCTCTTCGATCCACTTGCTTTTGCTGCGATGTTCGTCCGCGTTGCTATGGCGAACACTCAGGATTTTCTTACGCAGGTTTTCGTGGCGCTCCCACGCGGCAGTAGGGATCACAGAAATACGTTTAATCACTTTGACAGCTCTCCGATGCTTTTAATGTCATAGATGAAATAGTCCGGTTCGTGCTGCAACCGGGGGTCACACATTTTGTAGATATGCGGCAGCATTTCAGGGCGACGCAGAATAGGCGGCACCTGAATAGCCATTGCGTACAGGAATTGCTGTTCGCGCACGTTGTCATCGTCGTCCAAAAGATTCCGATAAATTTCGACAACGTGTGTCGCGTTAGCGAAGGCGGCGAACTTGTTTTTCAGCACGGCGCTAGCTTCGTCCACCTTGCTTTGCAAATCCTTTTTATTTCCGCCAGTCAGCCGCACATGAACCAGCGCACCGCTGTAAGAGGAAAACGCAAAGAGCGTGGCTTTGTAGTCGTCATAAAACTTAGGCGTCAGGTCGCCCAAGAAAATAATACCAGCGAATGCCATAGCGTCACCTGTAGTTGTAAATCAGCAGGCCGGTCATGCAGATCGAGATAAGAACAATCACGACGTTAAGCGCAACGCGCAGCACACGATTGTCGCTCTTTTCCACGTAACCGAGGATGGTCGAAGCCACTAGGAAGATCAGCAGCATTCCCAATACAAGCGAAGAGGTAGAGAGGGCAGTTACGCCCTCCCTTGCAGCTTCGCCGTTTTTCAAAATGATAACGGACATTTTATTTAACGTTTACCCATTCTTTCAAATCAGCAATCCACATTTTCGTATTCTTTGGCGTCATGCGGATTGCTACACCTTGTTTGTAGACACACCAACCGCCCTTGGAGAAATTCACCAGCCAAGGGGAAGTGCTGGACGCCCGCACATACAGCAAACGAGTTTTATCACGCGCCATTGTGTGAGCCTCCGTCGTTTTTACGTTCCTGTTTGTTCATGTTGTCTCCGAGTTTTCAGCACCGGGCCAACACGATGGGTATGCCCTTGCCACGCGAAGCGGTTGCCAATGTACAGGCGTTTACGCATACGCGGCGACGTGGGGATTTCGTGCTGGCCGTTGTTTACCAGTGTGCAATTGATGAAGTCTACGGCCTTCTGCATGTCAGAGAAAAACTTGCGCGTAGACACGACTTGATATTGTGTAATCTCGACACAAAAATCACGGTGTTCGTATTTGCCGATCCGTTCCGTTACGCTGATTTCTTTGTCGAAGTCGGAACAGTCGATTTTGATTCGGTGACTGATGTGCGGGACACGCCCGCGCTCTTTGAACGTCGTGACTGCTACCGGACGGGGCGTGGTGCCAGCGTCCATTTTCATACAGAGCAACTGCGCTGTTTTAACGAATTCCGATTTGTAACGTGAGTCGAACACGGCACGCAACCATGCGAAGCGTACAGGTTCCTTTTTCATTTCCGTAGCCAGAACAATCGCCATGTCTTATTACTCATTTACAGATTTGAGATTTTTCGTGTAGTGGTATTCAACCAGACTCATATCGTCATCCGGCTTCATACCCTTCAAATTACGCGCATAGCCGTAACGCTCCAACGCTGCGCGCAATACTTCATTGCCGACCAGCTCAACGTGCAACCCAACAAAACCCATTTCTTTTGCTACCGTTTCGAGGTGGCGCAGGAAGGCGCGGAAATGGCCTTTGCCTCGTTGCTTGTAAGCGGTGGAAACGTTGGCGATGGTTACGCCCGGTTCCCATTCGTGCAGCGCATGGTTGAACGTGGGACCGGCGCGCAGGTAAACGCGCAATTCGCCACAGAGGAATTCAACCGAACGCGGGAATTTGGAATCAACTTGACGCACCAGAAATGCGGCAATGTTTGAAAAATCGGTGAGAAAATCCTGCTTTCGTTTCAGGTCCATGTTTTTGTAGTCTGTCGAGAAGCCGTGCTCATGTTCGCGGGTGTCCATCCTCTGCCTCAACTTCTTGTTTTTACTTGTACCTTGTGGAGAGGCGGGAGGTTTTAATTCCCGCCTCGGTTTTATTACTTGGCGAACAGTTGCACGCCGCAATCAACCATGCGACGGAGAACGTATTCAGCGTTGCGCTGGGTCAGTGGCATTTCACGCATACGGCCAATCACGATTTGGAAAATTGGCAGCGGCAGCGCGGTGGTTTCGGTTGCCGGTTCTTTCTTGCGCACGCTGGTATGGTGGAAGAAATTCACCGACACGTTCAAACGCGTTTCGATCAGCTCGCGCAGTTGGTTAAGATCGGTATCAACGTGCGGAATGTTCGCCTCGTCTTGCGTGATGTAATCGGTAGTGCAGAAGCCGCCTTTGTATGCAGGACCGACGATGATTTGCGGTGGCGCCGGTTTGCAGGCAAACGTGTTTTCTTCTTCACGTTCTACCGGGATTTCTTCATCGGTTTCTTCGTCGTCTTCTTCGTCGTCGATGCCGCAAATGTCTTCGGCCAGTTCAGGGAATTGCCCACGAATGGATTCAGCGAACTGTTGGGCAAACCAATCAGGCGATTTCTCGACCACTTTCAGGACGGTGCCACCTTTGGACATTTTCGAGTCTTTGGTATCGAAAACCCAATCGGCCAGCGTCTGCACTTGACCGAGCAACTCTTCAATTTTTTCTTCGGTGAAATCGCGCAGTGCGTATGCCGCTTCACGTTGGGATTTGTCGTCGCAATTTGCGTCGTTGTCGAGGAACTGTTCGCAAAGGTGTTCGTATAACGTGCTATCAACGAAACGTTCGCAAAGGATTTTACGCAGCGCTTTAATACCTTCCGCTGCGCGACCGTCGCATTCACCGCCCAGCAAAACGTTGGCGATATCCCGAGTGATTGCTTTATGCTTTTTCATGTCTCTAAACCCTTTCGTAAACTTACGCTAATTCGTGAGTGTTGTTCGCTGGGCGAAGGCTAGCCGTGCCAAGTGCAGGCCAGCCGCCATTATACCCGTGCTAGGGCCTCCCGGTCAAGCTTGGGGTGCCTGCTCGCGGTGGTCTACTGCGCCCGGTCCGCGCCCCTCAATGGGCCACGTCTCTAACGGGGTGCCATCGCCGTATACCGCATGACGCAAGCGCTCATACAAACCCAAATGAACGGCGTGTACCCGTTCCATTAGGTAGCGTTTGTTTTTGAACGTTGGTTGCACACGCGAACCCAAGAACGTGTTAAGCGTGTAATTGGTTGGCGCTTTATCACCAAAGAACGCCCAGCGGTAAGTTTCGTGAATATGCCGAACGTGTTCATCTTCAATCTGGCCGTGTTGCTCAACCGCGTTGAAGAAATCCATAACGTTCATGAACGGGAAATACTTGGCGTTCCGGCACGGATAGAATTCCGCACCTTCGGCAATGTGCAGCAGCTGGCGACCGATGAAAACGTAGCGGAACATCTGCTTGCGGTATTTCGCCAGCAATTCGGGATCGTCTTTCGCGTGCTCCATTTTCTGCAAACGCTGTATCGTGTTGCCGATACACGACCGCAGGATTTCCCGCGAATCGTAGCAGGTATCGAACAGCTCGACCAGATCGTTACGGATTTCTTCGGAACCCCACGCCAGCGGCGAATGCAGGTTTTCGTAAGCTGCAAAAGACGACTTGGAAATCAGCTGCAAGAACCGCTCAATCGTGCAGAACTGGAATTCAAAATCTTGCCCAGTGACCAAACATTTGATCTTGCGGCGTTTCGAGCCACGCGGGAAGTGCATGAAACTCAGCTCGCGATCAAAGCCGACCATTGCGATATCGAAGTCGGAATCAGGGCGGTTAGTGCCCCATGCGCGGCTACCAACGTTCGACACAAGAATCGGTTTTACTTTCAGGGCGTGCTCTGCCCAAGAATACGGCAAATCAGGCAGGATCATTTTCGTTCTCAGGCTTTGCCATAGTCAGCGTGATTGTTGGTGGGTTATTTTTGATTGCTTCGTAAACCGCGCCTTGCTCCAGAATGCTAACGCGTTTGCCTTTGTAGGATTTCGCGTTGCCCTTGTCGTCAACCACGAACACAGCCGACGCCACATGCGTGTAGGAATTCGGCGGCACTTCGCATTCGATTTGCAGACCGATGAAACCACGCACACGAAACGCATTACCGATCAGATGGTCAATGTATTTGTGAATTTGCGCAGGCTGGATTACCTTGCGCGATTCTTCCGCCGCCTTTTCGGCAACGATGCGCAATGCGGCTGGCGCCGGGTAAAGCAGGATGAACTTTTGCATTTTTAATCGTCCCCTTCGTCGCTGTCGTCGTCTACGTCAAACTCGAAACGTTTAGCCAGATCGGCAACCGAACCCTTCATTACCTGCACCACGGAATCGGATGCAGAGCCACGGAAAGAAAGTTGCATTTCTTCGTGGTCATCAGTGAGCGGCCACGGGTCATCTAGGCGCACAATGCGTCCGCGTTGGTCATTGTCCAGAAACACGGTTTCATTTTTGGCAATTGCTTCGGCGAAACGATCAATGCGGGTCGAACGCTCAAACACGACTTTCATTGCGCTAGGCAGGAACTGATAAACCTCGTCGTAGTCGCCAGCCTCGTAGTCGGTGTGCGCCGGTTGGTTTTCACTCAAATGGAACAGATGCACAGCACGCGCCGCGTAACCAAACGACGGGCCGCGATAGACCAGCCGCGTACCGGCGTCGAGATAGCGCATTTCGTTGCGGCCATTCAACACTTCGATATCGCTGGTGATGATGAATTCTTTTTCCTGCATTTGCTTCACTTGCTGATAGCAGGAATGCTCGAAGTTATGCAGGACCGAGGAAATCAAATCGAAACCAGAATACGGCGGCGATTTGATATTGAGGTTGGTGGATTCCAGCACGGCTTCGTCAGCTGCGCCGCGTGTGCTGATGCCCAGCGTATCCGACGTACCAAAGCAGGAAAAACCGAGCAGGCCAGTGGTGCAGAAACCGGCGCCGACTACCGTAACTTTTTCTACTGGAATGTCGTACATTTCAGCCATGCGTTTCTTGGCGTCTTCCGCAACGTCTGCGTGAACAAACATTTCATGGAAGGTCATACCCAGTTCAAAAAGCATTTCGTTTTTCTGAGCTTGCAGCGTGATGTATTTCATTTCTCTTCCTCGATTGCTTCAACTTTTACGATGCGGAAACAAGTTTCTTTGACTTCCGCAATCAATGCTTTTGCCTTACAGCCTAATGTCCGCCAGTCTGTGAAACCGGGCAGCCTATAGGTTGCGCATTCCACACCGTAAGTATTTTCAATTTTGTAATAGGTTCCGGCTGGTTTGTAAGGCAACTCGAATTCGCGATAATGCGTGGCACCATCGGGCGGACGAAACATAACCCGTAAAACCCGCCCGTCTACGTCATACAAGTTCCAACCCTCTTTGGGGCGGAGTTGAACAGATTCTGTAGGGGCTATTTTCACTTCTTCTCTTTCTCGAAAATGTAGGCGCCTAGCGGTCTGATAAAGAACGGCAGCGGGATCACGATGATCAGCACAAGCTGCACGAACTCTACCGCCAGTTTGTATTCACTAAAACCAAAGTGAGCGATCAGGGCGATTACCGTGTAGATAACAGAACACCAGATTAGCCATCTTGCTTTGCGGCTAATTGGTGACGCTTTAGCGTCGTGTGTCATATTTTGCCCTCACGTTTAGCGCGTCTGTATGACTCAAGGAACTGGCGTTTTCTGTAGCGCCGAACATCCTTGAACAAACGGCCAAAAGTCACCGACGTGTAATCGCCTTCGACATACGAAACGCCTGTGCGTTCGGCAGCAGCTTTCATGTCGGCGGGGCCGAAACCAGTGTCGGGAACATACACAAAGTTTTTGGCAAAGAATTGTTGCGAACCTTCCCAGCCAACTTCGCCGGTAATTACCCGGTCGCCTTGCCCACCAGCAGTACGCAAAGCGCGCAGCATTTTTGTAGCAATGCCTTGGCGACGATGCTCGGGCTTCACGTAAAATTCTGCGTGCCCTTTGTTGACGTAGAAAACCAGAACGCCAATCGCGTCGGTGTCACGCTGGTTTTCGTAGGCGACGATCAGCATCACTTTCTGTTTGCGGTACGTGCCTACGCTTGCCAGCTCGGGCCACACGTAACGCAAGTTGCCAATCTTTTCGTACAGGTTTTGGTGGCACAGAAAAGAAGCGGCGTGGCGGACTGATTCTGGCGATGTGTGCAGGAGAAAAATCATTGCGGGAACCGCTTTTTAGCCATGAAACGGTTATCGACCAGCGGGCGAGTGAATTCCGCAAACTCGATTTCATCCAGCACGAAATGCGCGCCCATGCACATACGTTCGATGTGGGAGAAAACCGAATCCATACGCGCATGATCAGCAGGCCACGTACACAGCAATTGCGTGATGTAGCAGGCAAACACGGTCGCCAACTCTTCGACAACAATGCTGCGTTTTTCTGGATCGGCAGGCAGGTGAATTTCTGCGCCCATGAATTCCAGCGGCTTACGGGAACGCATACAGTTGTACCAGCCTTCCCAATCGGCCTGCACATATTTGTTCACGTATTTGCCGTAAGCATCGCGCTCTTTAACATACGACGGATTGCATTTCTCGAAATCGGCACGCCATACAGCTTCGCGTTCGGCATTCGCCTTGGCTGCGTCTTCTGGCAGAGTTTTCAGGCGGCGCACGATTTCAGCGGCGGCTTCTTTGTTGATTTTGGTCATTTCTTCTTCCTCGATTGCTTCCGCATTTTCTTCTTCGCTTTACGTGCTGCGCGATGCTTTTGCGCACCCGGTTGACCAGCACCAGAGGTACGCGAAGCGGTGCGCCCCGTGTAACGCGGGCTGTCCCATTCCGGCGCTGCCTTTTGCGGCGACAGGGAATTCATTGCACCGAGGCTAGCAGCCAACGCCAGCGCAGAAAATTTCAACATACCGGAACTCATTGCGGGTAATCCTCGTTCGGACAATCTTTCGCGATCAGGCTGTAATTCTTAATCATCTTGAGCCATTCTTTCCACGGCAGACGCGGCAGGAAATCAGTCGCACCACGTTTGACTATGTAACCGGTCAGATACCGACGCATTCGTTTGCACACAAAACGGATACCGGCGTCGCTAACATCGGCCACATAAAAATCGCCGTATATTTTCAGCACGTCGCCATCTTTGATTTCGGCGGGCAGATTGTCGGTATGCGGCAAGTCCACTTCAATTGCACGTTCTGAATACTGAATGCAGTCCGCTTCATAGTCCGCGACCATGCCTATGCGCATGTTGTACATGCTGCCGGGGTCGCGAATGCTTTCTAGCTCAGCTTTAAGCAGGCGCTCGTAGTTTTCTTTGATAATTTTTTCTACGATAACAATGCCTGCGTCTGTGAGCGCGGTAGTGCCTTCGTCACCGCCTTTTACGTAGGCCGTCGCAAGGTGAACGTTTTCAACGCCGTTAACGTCCACGCCTGTGTAAACGATCACGCCGAAATCAGATTCTTCGTTGTCGATTACCACGAAATCTTTGTAGTTCGGCGACAGAGTGTCAAGCCAGTTATCTACCAGTTCGCTGATTGCGTATTTCAGGTTAGAAAAATCGAGATTCATAAGTCTTCCTCAAAGTTCCGTCAATGGTCGGCGCTCAATCAAATGCGCACGGGTTTTCTTGAAAGCAACCTGTCCGTCAAAGAAGCACAGCGCGCTAGACCTTGTGACTTCATACACACCAACAGCGAAGCCGTGGGCGTGGAATTTTTCCCGGTGGCGCTTCGGTACAAATTGACGCATTAATTTCAGGTTGCGCCAGCCGTACACGTATTCAGACAATTGCTTGAACTGCTTAGGCGTGTGGCCGATTGATTCCAGCATTCCGGGCGAGTCTGGATCGTGGTGCTGTTTTAGCCACATGCAGCATTCTTGCTCGCCGTAGAAAGGCCCGTGCCCGTCTATGGTTTCCAGCCGGTAAATCACCACGGCGACACGCGCCAGTATTCCAAACTACTGCGCAGCTTTTTCATGTCGTTTTCACTAACGCCACGCGATTCTGCCAGTTGGAAAATTTCTTCACGCACTTGATCGACCAGATTGCAGCGCGCTTTGTACTCAGGATTCCATTTGCATTCACTGACCAAACCGACCTTCATAAAGTTCGGAGTGAATTCGTATTTCGCACCACAGGAAAACTCAACGGATTCGTTCCAGTGACCGTTGCAGTGTTTGCCCCAGCGGCGAGTTTCCTTTACGTCGGATTTGCCGCACTTCGGGCAGCAAGTTACTTCGGAAATGCGGTTGATACCAATCTGATAGTTAGGCTGCACGTTTCTTCTTTCCTTGTACCTTGGTTATGAAGTGGGCGCGTTCATCATCGCTCCACCTTTCGGTAATCATCCCACAGCATTTGGCGATTTGCCCATTGCCTAAACCGGGGAATAATTTCAGAAGTTCATCCTTGATAAACTCTGCTTTGGATTTCGGGTAACGGCGAACCAGATTGACGATGCAGCGCACCACGTCGAAGTCGTCATGATCAATGTCAAACGGTTCGTCTTCTTCCGCTTTTTTCTTCGCCATACCCACCTCGGTAGGAGGGGACCGAAATCCCCTCCAACTCTAATCAGTTTTTCTTGGCGCCGGGCAGATCGTACAGGCCTTGGTCTTGGCCGGTTTCAAACGACAGTTTTGCTTTGTCGTTCATCAGCGGCGCGTACTTGTCGAGGCCATCATTACAGCCGATTGCCAGCTTGGCCGAACCCATGATACCGATCACAATGTTATTCGGGAAAGTACCGCGATAGGTACAGGCAGCAGTTTTGCGGTCGGTCATCATGTTTTCTTGAACCAAAAACTTCTCACGGCCTTGGTCAATCAGGTTGATGATTTTCTCAGCCAGCGCCTGCGAAGGTGCAATGTTGTTTTCTTGCAGGAACAGCATGGTCGCTTTCAGACCGCCATCACCGGCACGGGTAGCGATTTGTTCGTTAACCGTTTTGCGGATGTTTTCAACGTTCATGTCTTGAACGCCAATTGCTTCTTTGATTTTCTGGCTGATGTTGGACAGGGTAGCTTGACGCGCTTTGTTCGCGCCTACGATACCCGCTTCCTGCCGAACCACGTTGTTGTTGATCGACGCGCCCCACACAACCAGCAGGACTACGATGCCTAGTGCAACCAGACCAATGACGCCAGCGCTACCACGTTGCTTCGATTTCATTTACTGCTTTTCCTTTTGAGGATCAAAGTTCCAGTTTGTGTTGACGCCGCACCAGTGCAGCGCCGATATTACTTCGCGTTGTTTCTTGCAGGTGTCGAAATACATTTTGAAGCAGCTAGGCATTTCTTTCACACGTACAAAATCCACCGCGAATCCTTCTGCCAAGTGATAGATAATGTCGTTCATGTTCGGAACGACATACCCGCGATACACGTCCTTTCGGATGCGTACCTTAATCACCAGTATGCCCGCCGTCTGCTAAACAAACGGTAGCGGTCGCTCATATTATTTACAGTTAACGTCATGCCGATAACGATCAGCGCAACGATCAGAATATCCAGCCACAAAGGCGGCGCGTATTCAGCTTCAAGGAAGTCGTATTTGCGCAGGTCTTCCCGGTAGAACAGAGGCAACGCACCATTGAGAACGTTTACGACTTTTTCCGGGCTGTATTCGCCCAGCGCTTTCGACTCTTCCAGCAGACGCTGGGTAAACGACCGGCCCTTTTCGTCGGTAGCGTTATCGGACGAACGCCCGAACACACGCACGTCGTCAACTTTGTTTTCGTTGTCGAGTTTCAGAATCAAAACAGCATCGTTTTTCTTGCCGCCCTGCCATTTGGTGTAAAGCGCTTCTTTGAACGACGCAATGTCAGTGCCGCTGTTCAGAATTACCACAATTGCGTTTACGCCATACGACGGTCCCCAACTGCGGTGGGCAATGCTCAGCGCTTTCGACAATTCGCGCTGGTCTACGGAGTCCACCAGCGAGAACGCCCGCGCCACTTTGAAACCGCCGTAGATTGCCGGGTAAGGAGGCAACCAACCTTTGTATTCCAGTTCGCGATTGAACTTCACCGTCTGACTAGAAACACGCTGGTAATTCTTGAAGGTTCGCGTATCGGAATACGGATCACCAATGTGCGTAGCGGCATAGATTTCCGGCTCACGGTTTTTGTTATAGGTGTAATCGCTATAACTATCCCCGATGTTGGAAATAACATCCCAACGCCAGCGCGGAATTTCCCGCGTGCAATACTTTGCGTTGCCATGCGAGTCGTGGCCGCAAATGTAGGTTTCGATTTCCGCATCATACACACGCTGTTTCTTGACGACGGCACCGCTAATCAGTTCGGTATCGTTTGCAGAAACTGCGAGCGGAACGTAGTAACCAGCCAAGGCAATTACTGCGCCCAAAACAGCAGCGTAAAGCGTTGGTTCCGGGTCGCGAAACTTGGCGTACAAAATCCCAAGCAACAACACGACCACAAACAGGTAAATGAAAAGTGACATGGCGGTCCTTAGCAGCTACGGCTAGTCAGTTTGTTTTTCGCTTCGTCCCACGGCACAACACCGGCGCTGATGTTTTGCGGATCGCGCACGACCAGCTCATAGCGGAAACCGTGTTTGCTATCACCGTAACCAGCAACCAGCCTGCCGCACTGGCAATTCATCCAGCGGAACGGAAAGCCTGCGCTATGGAGCGCGTAAGCGATATGGATTTTATCGTTCGTCGTCAGCAGACCGTTATCCTCAGTCATAGTGACGATCCTTGACGAATTTGTACATGTCGGCGAACGATTTGAAATGATCTACCGAGTAATCGGGAATTTCCATTTCAAACTCTTCTTCGAGGGCCAGAACCATTTCGATTCGGTCCAGATCGTCTACGCCTGTATCCTCAAACGATTCGGCCATATTCTCATGCGTGATTTCTTCACCGAGAATATTTTGCACGGCGCTGAAAAAGCGACCGGCAAAAGAATGCTTATCGCCGTAGTCGATGTGGGCGCAAGCTTGCGTGCGCGGCAGCTCAGGCGCCGGGGCAGGTTCGGCATCAGGCAGCACGCCGGTAATTTGCTCGACAGCAGCAAACAGGGTTTTCAGCTTGTGTACTACGAGCGGACTGCTAGCCATCGCAGTCAGCACGGCACGTTGTTCATTTTGAGTCAGCATTGTTTTCCACTCCGTACAGCAGGGTTTGTCGTGCGAGTTGGTACGCACTATCAATCGGCGCAGGCGGAACATTTGGGAAATATTGCACCGCTTGCAGGTACTCGACGATCATAGCCTCGGCTTTTTGGTCGTCCGCTTCGTAAAACAGCTCGGTCCAAACGCCTTTGATATAATCGCTCACAAAAGCTTGACCTAAGCGCTCGCTTGGGCGGTTTGCTTTCGTCCGCTTTTTCCACTCTTCAAAAGTCATCGCATCAGCTTCCGAACAAGGTAGGAATTGCGGGCGTAACCAATCACGCGACAGCCCGCATGAATGTGCCCAACTTTTCCGTAGCCGCGATGGGTTTTGAAATCCGGTCGCCCGCTACGCCCATACCAAAAACCAGAGAACAAATACATGCCCGGTTTCAACACGTCCACACGGCGCATATCCCGCTTCGTTACCGGCAGCGCAATGTAGTGTTTGCGCCATTTGCTGGTAGTGCGAACAATGGCAAACTTTTTCATAGCGGCTCCGCTGGAATTGGATTGCGGCGAACGAAACCAAAACTCAAAACGTAGCGCGTACCGGCAACCACAGGCGACACGCTATGCAAGTGCAGGTCCGGGCGGAACAGCGTGAAAAAGCGATTGGTGAAAATCGCATCGTGGTGCTCCGGTACGCCACCAGATTTCGCGTTCCACAAATACACGTTTAACCGGTAGTGCCGGTGGTCTGGCACAGGATCACAATGCAGGGGAATGCCAGCGCCAACCGGGTAGCGCAGAAGGTACAAATCCCACTTGAAACGGCTGAAAAACTTCCAGCGATTAAACAGCTTTAGTTTTTCGTAGCCGGTGCCTTGTCGGCCCGCTTCCCATTTGAGTCCCACGATTCACTTCCAGAAAAACTTGGCCGGGTAACGACGGTCGGTTTTGCGCTGGGCTTCCATTGCGTAAAACAGACGGGTCAGGTCGGAGGCAGCGTGTGGCGCGTAGCGCATCATACGGTCGCGCACAGCGCTTTCGACAGGGCCATTCGTGTGGCCGTGGCCGTCAAACAGAACGTCAAGATTTGCACCTTCGCGAAGCATACCGCGCTGGTCAAAGAATGCGTCAAGATTGAAATCCATTTTTTTATCCTCAGTCTACCGTCATAAAAGACGCACGTTTTTGAACAGAACGTGCAAACTGTTTTACTCGTTACAGCGCGTCGCGCATTTTCTTGAGTTCAGCAGGCGACAGCTTTTTCAGCTCTTCGTCTTCTGCCTGCTCGATCAAACGATCCAGATGCTCACGCTTGGCTTGCTTGCTGTTTTCAGCAGCCGCCGCGTCAGCCTCGGCTTGGCGAACATCGATGATGTGTTTGACGATATCGAATTTCAGTTGCAGGATTTCGTCTTTCTTTTTGGTTTTCACGAAGCTGGTAACGCCCTGCGCTTCGATTTGCTGGTACAGGTCCAGCGCGATTGCGTCGAGATTCGGCTTGTCCGCAACCTTGCTGGTCAGCGGCAGCTCCCACAGGTTTTCCACGGTCATCAGGCCACGGGAAGTTTCGTAACGCAGTTTAGCGCGGGAAGCTTGCTCGAAAATGTTTGCGGTTTGTGCAGTCATGGTGTTTTCCTTTTTACGATTTGATTTGGTGATTAGAACTTGATGTTGAGGATGCGGCTCATGGAACCTTTCACCCGCACTTGCATTTCGTGACGCTGGCCGACCGAGAAGCCAAGGCCGCTCAATTGGTTTTCGCTGTACGGCGCACGCATTTGCGAAGCAACTACTTCAAACACTTTGCGATGTTGGTGCAGATCATCACGCAGGAATTCGTTGTAGAAACCACGCGACGACTCTTCGTTTGCGCAGCCTTTCAGCATGAAGAAAACGTGCTCATGGCCGATCTTCTGATCATTCCAGAAATTCGGCGAGCGGGTAATCAGATCAACCGGCACCCACGATTCGGTCGAAATACCCCACTGCTCTTTGCTCACCGAGTTGCAAGGCAGGTGGTGCTCGATGCTGAATACGCCCTTTTTCAGGGTAACGGTTGCAACGTGTACCCATTCTTTGTTTTCCAGCGGACGGTCTACTTCGTACTCGAAAATCTGACCAGCAAATTCGATTTCCGCTTTGAAGCCACCGAGGGTCGGAGCGCGCAAATCCCAGTTGTGGATTTTGCATTCGTATTTGCCGTCTTTCAGCCTCGACAAATCAGGGAACGTGATGTTTTCAACAGGCACGTAACCTTCTGGTGCGCGATCAACATAATCCACGTCTTGTACACCACCAGAAATGCGGTCGGTGCGGTTGTTCCAGCCTACACGCTGGCCGTGGCCGTATTGGTCATGCTTGCCGTTCTTGTGTTCGCAACCCGGCATGAATACGTGCAGGTCCATCAGCGAAGCATTGCGTTTGCCGTAGTTCCAGCTATGCGAGAAACGCAGCACGCCGTCTACACGACCGCCCTTTTCTTGCACTGCGCGGCGAATATCGGAATCGGTCATGTCGCCGTAGTACGACCACGAAAAACCGTTATCCCATTTGAACAGCGGATTTGCATCAGGATGAACCGGCGCCAGCAGGCTCACCATTTGCGGCAGGTGAACGTTTTTCACGAACGCTTCAACGGTATCGACTTTCGGCAGAACTTTCTTGATGAAATCCTGAATCGAAATGTCTTCGGCGTGGTCGAACTTCGGCACTTCTTTTTTGGTCGGCTTGATCGAATCGAACGCACCGCCCAGCAGTTGCTTTTTGACCGAACCGTCTACGAACAAAACGTCGTTTACGGAAATGTCTTCACGCACAGCGTAACGGCGCGGCAACGCGGTTTCCAGTTCCAGTTTCTCGACAGTCTTTTGCGCTTCGTCAATCATTTTCTGAGTGACCAGAGCTTTCGGGCGCTTGTAGTTCGGGCCTGCGACAACAGCCTCGAATTTCTTCACTGCAATTTCCAGCTCTTCGCCGCCGGTAATGTCCAGCAGTAGAGTACCGATTGCTTTGGAGTGGATGCGAGTTTTCGGCGAGCAGTTCAGCCACAGGAAAATTTCGCGATCACGATCGGTTTTCAGCTTGTTGTATTTCTGTTTCAGCTTGATCAGCAGTTCGACCGAGTGGCGGAATTCAGCGCCTTTGTACAGCGAATCTTGGTCGATCAAATCGAGCACAATTTCCGCAGCAGCATCGCTGATTTCAGTAATCGAACGGCGCAGGCCGTTAACGTCGTCTTTTGCTTGGCCGACATAATCGGATTTGTTGTTGGCCCACTGGAAAATCTTCGGTACGTCACCGTGGAAGTGGTGCCACGTTTCGCCGGTAATTTTGCTGGTGTTTTTCGCGCAGCCGTAGCTTGGCATTTCAACCACGAACGGATGGGAGATTGGCAGCAGCTTAACCAGCGCCGACATGGAATCCGCGACGTGCTGATAAGTCGGGTCTTCGACTTCTACGTCCCACACGGTTTTAATACCGTCTTTGTCCATGTAAATCACGGCGCCGAGATTGCGCACGAAGTTGCGGCAGTTATCGCAATCGTACTCGGTACGCTCGCGGAACATTTTGTTGGTGCCTTCGGGGAACGAGGCAAGATAATGCGCCCACAGTTGGTCGCCGGTGCTCGGGCCGTCGATCACATCACCGTTTTCGTCGAGTGCATCAGGGAATTTCACAACGAAAACATTCTGCTTTTCGCCGCCGTCCTTTTGCAGGATGGTGTTGTAGGCGTTGGTTACTGCTTGGCCGAACTTAATGAAGTTGCTCATTTACTACACTTCCTCTTTCGTCTTGGGGTGTTGCTTTTCGTTATTTGGCAGCGTCTATGAACGCGTCCAGAAGTTTTTGCGAGTCGGCAGGTTCCATGTCGAATATTTCGATTTCGTCAGTGGCTCGCCATTCTTGTTGCAGGTTGCCCCACGGGTCGATATACATGACCGCGTAGTCTTTACCGCTGCCCGGTGTTGCGGACGTTGAAAAATCTTGAACGATCAAACCGACAGCGTAGTACGACACGCCGTAGATAAGATTTGCTTCGTGCGTTTTATCACGAAAGCCTTGCAGCCTTTCGCACATCACCGACGTGATTCCAAAAACGCCACTTCTTTCTGGAACGCGTCCTGCCACAATTCGGCGCGGTCGTCTCCAACAAACGGGTTTTCGCCTACGTCGCGTTCGCCTTCCTGCGCCATCATTTTACCGAGCTGCGCTGGGCTGTATTCATCGAATTCATGCTCGCGAACATACAGCACGGAAATGGAAGCGTTACCGCGATGTTTGATTTCGTCCAGCACTGGCTGCGACAGCAGGCGCAGCGAAGGGCCGTATGCCCATACACAAACGCTGCCCTCAAAAATAACGCGGTCGCCGCTCACGTCTTCTGCGACTTTTACGGTCACGTCAAAACGGCGTTTGCATTTGGTGAAGTTCATCATACAACGTGTTTCCTTTAAAGGTGGGTAATACCCAATTGAATTTTGTAGTAGCCGGGCGAACCGTAGACACTATCTACGATATCTGCATTTTGGAATTGCAGCAGACCGGCATTGTTGGTCAGTACCACGTCGCCGCTATTCAGCGCGAAGTAGGTAAGGGTTACGCCGTTTTCGTCTACGACGGAATCAGGAAAATAAATGATTGCCCGATCCAGCGTCGATACAGCGCCCTTGCTGTCTTTAACATTTACAGTTAATGCGTAGGTGAAGCCACGGCGCCAAGTGGTACGCCTCGGGCTAAGCAAATGGCCCAACATGGAACGGCCATTCATGACCTTTGCCAGTGGCGTCGGGTTCTCTACCGCATCTTCCTGTTTCGGCTCTTCGACAGCCGGGCGCATGTCGATATATTGCATACGGAAAGTGAGATTGAAATGGTGCTTGCGCATTGCTTCGCTGCACTGCTCATTGAACTTCGCATTATCGGCAGGCCAGATGGTTGCGATATCGCGAAACTTCGCAGGCGACAGCCGCAGAAACGGCGCGTCGGTTTCTTCAAAAATGGACACAAGGCGGTTGCAAATGTTGTCGATCAACGCAGGCCATTGAGACTCGTCCACGTTGGTGACAGGAAGGCGAGAAATAAAGACTGCCGATCCGATTTGAATTTTGTACCCGCGTTCGCGCATCGCATTGCGCAAATTGGTGCGGGTAGTTGTGTGCTTTAGCAGGCCCACATTATCCATATGAGAATCGACGGTAGAGGCGAGGGCGAGGCGGGACATACGCAGCCGCGATTTGCCAGCGGCTTCGTAGGTTTTGATCAGGTTGCTGGTGATGTTCAGAAGTTGTTGCGAATATTGCTGAGTCATTTTCTTTTAATCTCGTCTTCCGTCGATTTTCGTCAGTTGCTTTCTTGCAGGTCGAGCGTTTCGTGCAGGCCGTCGATAAACGGGTTTTTGATTGCCCGCACTTGGCCCCAAGGTTTCAAACCAATGTCAGGCATTTCGCGTGCCTGCATATCCCAAAACCATTCATCCGCATGGCGTATCACAGCACCGAGGTTGCTGGCGACCATTGCGATATAGACCGGATACGTATCCCAGCCTTTGTAGAAATAGCATTTGAAAAACGCAATTACAGCAGCACCGCTATAGGCGCACATTTGCCAGCCGGTCGGCTCACCTTTCAGGCCTACCACATGAACCGGCGCATCCGGGCACATGGCTTGAATCAGCTCTTTACGCTCTTCGATGAATGGCGCGAAAGGCTGCGACCAATCGGCGTAAAACTTCGCAGAATGAAACGAATGCTTTTCAGCAAACGATTCGTATGTAAGTGGCATAACTCTTCCTCCTGTTCCTACATACTATTTACAGTTTCGCTAGACTACGCACTCCCGTGCAGGCGAATGCGTAGACGAACCAGCTGTTAGTAATACAACCAACCGTCACGCAGCGGACGGCGAATGCTCATATCGTCCCATTCATCGAACCGCAAATTGAGTTTGATTACCCGTTTGCAATAACGACGGAAAGGGCGGTCTTGCAAATGGGAACGGAACCAGCGAGGCAATGCGCCTTTGGTGCCCGTGCCCAAGTAGGAACGACCGTCGCTATGGAACCGCGCTTCGGTTTTTTCTTTGTACTGTTCGTAGGTCAATCCGGCGCTGAAACGCGACCGCCACCATTCGTTGCTTTCTTCGCAAATGTAACGGTGACGGACACAGGCCAGATCGGTACGGCGGAAAGTACGGGACATGCAGGAAACTCCAGTTTGAATTGGCTTAATGCCACTGGGTTTCCACATACTGGAAAAACATTAGTTCTCCTTTGGACCGAACCACTTATTATGTACCCACGTTGCTAGCACGATTGAGCAAGCTGCCGATGTGCCAGAAACAAGTGAATACCACCAATCGCCTTGCATGAATATTTTTGCGTAGCTGCCAACGGCCAGCACTTCAAAAACGCCCATGACGTAAGACGTAACGAACATCCCAATCCATTTGTTATGCACCACGTTTTTGTACTGAAAACCTTTGAGGAAAACAGCAACGAACGTGATGCAGAACGCAGTCACATACAGCATTCGATCTTGGGCCTTTGCTTGCGGAACGATTTAGCGGCTTTTGTCATGCGCTTAACGTTGTTATGCAGCACGACCGCTAAGTCGTTCGGTTCCCACGAAAAGCCAGTTATTGCGTCGAAGCTTTCGGTCACGGCATCGCGCTGCGCTTGCACAGCCATACCGCTAAAGCTAGACAGGTGATTTCTCAGTTTGTTCATCGCCGTTTGCCTCTTCTACCTTGAACACGAACCAGCCCGGCAGCTCGCGCAGCGGGTGCGGCTCTTCGATAAGCGACAGGCCGGTTTGTTTACCGAATTCGCTCAGGATGTATTCAAACCAATTGCGCAGCTTTGCGGCGCGCTCGTTATCGACCGGCATAGACTGGCCGGTTTGGAAACCGGTGCCGTTGCCGGTTTCCATTGTGTAAATTGCGCGGCGAATTTCTTGCAGCTCAGAGCACAGGCACGCCATCGATGCAGGCATTGGAGCGTGGCCGCGATTCTCTTTCGTATCGGCACGCAACCATTCCAACAATGCGGCGCCTTTTTCGCACTTTTCGTTGATATCGAAACGCTGGTCTTGCGTGCATGTCAGCTGCCCATAATGCGCGATTGGGTACTGGTTATGCCAGACGGTGCCGTCAGCCTCTTTCAAAATGTAGCCGTCATTTTCCGGCTCTTTGTCGTCGGCGTCCCACTCGCCTTTTACTTTGTGATGTTCGGTGACTTCCAGCAGGCGGAATTGCACGGCTGGATAATTGCCCGGCTCATGCTTGTCGAAGTTTTCCAGACGCGAATAAAACGGGTACATGAAAGCGCCGATATTATCAGCCCACATTGTCCAGATTTTTTGACCGACTTGATAGCGCATTGTGTGATTCCTTAGCGAGTGGTGACGGTGAACGATTGGCGTTCCATCAGTTTGGCGAAGCGGCGTTTTTCAAACGGGGTGAAGTCGTATGCAAGCATTCGCTCCCCGTAGGCCTTGGCTTCGTCTTTGCAGAAGAAAGCAGCGTTAAACGTGTGCTTGTTCGGCACGATGCCAGCAGCGCGTAAATCAAGCGTGCCGGTGTTCGACGGGCCTTGCTGGTACTTGATCGAAGGGTAGCCAGACGCCGAAAAGAATACTGCACCTTTCAGCGAGCGTTTCGCTACTTCCAAATGCCCGCCGCAGGGAATCACACGCACACAAAAGATTGTGATTCCATCGGCAATGTCTTCGGGGCGAACGCGCTGTGTTTCGATTTTGCCGATTACATTATTCGTCGTCATGGTGTCCCTCATAATTCACTGGCTCTTCCTCGGGAATCGGGTCCGGTTCATGACACTCCGGGTAGTCTTCTTCGTACAGCGGGTAGCTCCACGAATTGAACATTTTGTCGAATTCGTCATTGTCTAACGCAGCTTCGTAGCGCTTTCTTTCGTCGGCGGTAAAGCAGCCGCGATTGATTCGATCCAGATAACGCTGCGCGGCTCGACGTGTGCGGAACGTCGAATGGAAACTGTTTGTGCGCGGCTCGCTGATTGGCGTGCGGATGCACTGGTCGCCGGTAAAGAAACCTTCGTGAATACTCGGCACATGTTTGCCGGTTTTCGGAATGTAGATCAGATCGGGTTTATTGCGGTGAATGTGAGGGCCTTTCTTCGGTGCAGTAAACACACGATACGACTTGATGCTTTTGCTGTAGATCGGCAGATGCGCCACACGTTCTTTTTCCACCCAACCCGTACCGCGATTAGGACCGAAAGCGTGAACGGTGTAAACGGTGACGCCTTGGCGCAATTCCTTGAACTTAATGCGGTTCGGTTTAGCCATCTGCTCGGGTGTCCTTTAAGCGCGGGTCTTGTGAAATTTGAACGCGGAAATCTCGCAGGATTTCTTCGTATTTGTCTTCGTATGTAGACAGCGCCGATTGCACTGCCCGTTCCGTGCCGTGTTCCTTACGCAGCGCCAAGTCAGCGTCGTGTAAGAAATCCATATAGGGAACGCTCCTCTCGAAACCGTTAACGTAGATCAGGTGCAGGCCAACTTCGTCAAAATAAACCTTGGCAACTTCCCACGCGGCGTAGCGGATGAATTGGTCGCGCTCGCTGCCCGTATGCCCAAAGCTGAAACGCTCGCGATGGTTAATTACTTGGTGCGCCTTTGCATAGGCTTCGCCTCGCGGCACAGGCTCTGCATAATCCTCGGGGAACATCAGGCGATACGTGCGAATAATGCCTTTCGTGTGGCAGTGAATTGCCGTCATGAGTTTGGAGCACACGTCGGCGGTTTCTACGTCGGGATAATTCCTCAGAAATTCTTTGAGAAACGCCACAAGTTCCCGGCTGGTGCCACGCAGCAAAAGCGAACCGTGCGTTTTGTCAGGATAACCGATGCAACCGGGCGCCTTTGCTTTCAGGTTCGGGAAAATGTCGTACATGTGCTCGACATTGGAACCGAACATTGTAGGCCTGCCGGTACTCAGGTCCACGCAAATCTCGCGCATGATATTGCGCAATTTGATACCGGGCGACAGTATCGCATTGGCGTGTTTGATCGAAGCGAACTCAGCCAGAACGTGTTCACATTCTCGCTTCACTTTATCGCCATAATGCTCTGCGAACATTTGCACAAAAGCTTCGCATTCATCGTAGCCGCCAGAAATGCAGAACGTGTGCTCACCGCCGTTGTGCGGGTAGCCAGAACAACCGGGCGCTAAGTCACGCATTGCACGATTGGAATAATACATGTGCCCAACGCACTTACCGAATTCCGTGTGTTGCCCGTAACTCAAATCAATGAAATATCTGCGGTCCATCGTGCGTCCTCAAATCAAAACGATTTTGTCTTCATCTGCCAGCACAACGCCGTGGTGTAACTCGGCCCACATTTCGGCATAGTGCATTACACATTTACAGAAATTCATCGGTGCGCGGTTACGCAACAAACCGGGCGGGTTTTCCGTAGGACCGGATTCACCAAAGGCGCCTTGAATTTCGATACTGCCGTCTGCGCCCCAGCCTTGATGAAAGTCCACGCGAAGGCCCATATAAGCCGCTACAGCGACGGCAGCGTTTGCATCGGTGTACGGATCGAATTCAGCACGCAAACGCTCAGGGCGTTGCGGTAGGGGCTGATACAGGCCGCTAACGCATTTGCCTTTGCCCATTGCGCTAAGGCCTACGTCTTCATAACCCAGCAGGCGGGCAAACAGCGCGCTTACCGGGTGTACCTTTTCCGTGCGAACAATCGTAAAGACGCTGGCGTGATCGGTGCGCGAACTGGTTTTAATCGGCGCAGGAGGTTTGTGCATGTATTTGCTCGTCATCTTTCGTCTCTACCAAAATTGTTTTTTCACGAACCATACGCAACATGCGCGGCTCGCCTTTACTACCGACCACAACGTACCCTAGCGATTCGTAAAGCTGGCGCGCTTCGGTGTTGTATTCGTAAACGTGCAAAGAGCTGCGCCCTTTACCGGATGCGGTGCCCAACAGCAGCCGTGCAATTCCTTGACGGCGGTAAGGCTCCAAAATAAATAAATCGTGAATGACTACGCACTGCTTTGTTTTGTATGCGGTCACGCCGCCAGCGTATAGAAAACAACCGCTGCCATCGTCCGCAAAAACTTCGTAGCGGTGGCGCTTGAAAAGAGCATGATGCGTGAGGCGCAAAGTCAGCGCGCCCAAAGTAACAATTGCCATTTGTTAACGTCCTAGTTTCACTCAGATGCGCACTCAAAAGAATGCGCATGAAAGTTAACGAGCCAGACAGGTAATGTCGTAAGGCAGCAGGTACAGGCGCACAGGCTCAGGCAAGCCCGGTGCGAATACTTCCGCGAATTCAGGCAAGGCCATTGCATCGCGCAAATCGCGTGCGGTGCTCAGCAGCGTTACCATGCCTTCCAGCGCTTCAAGGTCGTTACCCCGCACGCTGGTTTCGACGGTGCGCACCAGATCATCGCAGGCAGCTTCGATCAGGTTGCGGAAATCGTAGGCCGCAACGGAAATAATTTCCCTGAAATCGCGCTGCCAGAATTTGTCCTTGCAGTGCTTGCCGATGCCGGTGGCCGCTGCGCTGGAAAAACTGATATTCAGGTAACGGTTTTTGAGGCAGACGAAAACGTCATTGCCGGTGTGTCCAGTAGTCATTATTTCTCTACCAATTTATTGATTTTGATTTTGGTGCGAACGTAAAGCGGATTCAGCACCGCCCAATAGACAATCGCGCTACCCGCTGCGCCGTATATGTACCACTCCACCAGCCCATAGTCCGGGTCAACGTCCACAAACGGACGTATTATGAAAATGGCTGCAATCCCGGCGACCAGTGAAAGGGCATTAATCACAACCACGGTGCAGATAACGAACAGAACCCACTTACATGTAATTAACAGTTTTCTTTTCATGGTCAGCACGCGTCAAACTCTTCGCGGTCTTCAACCAGCAACTCGACTTGCGTGTCGTGGTGCAGGCCAACGCGCAAAAGCTTATCGCGCAGAATGTTTATCAGCATACCGGCCTGAAAAACCTGAATGCGTTCTGGTATCTGCTCGCGCTTAACCAGCTCTTCCAGCAATTCGTCCTCGGCGTTATCCAGCGCCGTTTGGAATTCATGCAGCGCCATCGGCTGTGATTTCGTGCCCACGGTCAGCATCAGCGGGCGATTGGACGAATCGACAAATTTTTGCACCAGCAGATACTGCTCAACGGTCCATTCTGCCAGCAGAGTGTCGCCTTTCAAAAGCTGCATTACCAATCCTTAAATACAGAGTAATCGTCAGGGTTAAACGTGTTTTTGGTATTGAGTACCAATTGTTTCAGGCTGTCCCGGTCGAGTGTAGTGGAAAGCAAGTCAATAATGGCATTCCGTTTCCGCATCGGCTGCATTTTATTCAAGGTTTCCAGATCGGCAGCTTTTTGCAGGAAGCGATTCCAATCGTCAGAGTGCAGCGCCAGATTAAACAGCGCCACAAGTCCGGGCATGGAAACGTAGGAAAGCGTATCAGCAATAACGTCCCAAATTTCCAACCGTGCTTTGTCTTCGTCGGGACGCAAAGGCTGCTCGTAGTCTACCGAGTGGAATTGTTCCAAACGCGCAGCGTGCGATTGCGCATCGCTAGGGCCGATTTCGACAGGAATACATTCCTTCGCCGGTTCCACAAACGAATCATCCAAAAATTCGCGGTAGGAATCGCGGTGCTGGTTGATCAGCTCCGGGTCGGTAATGAACGCATTGAACGTGTCGTCGGAGAACGTCACGCCCAGCTGCTCGGCAATGCGCGCTAGGGTAGGCTCCGGGTCTTTGCCGTTATGCAGCGCGCAGAGGCTCACAGCGGCCTTTGCAACGCGCCGTAAGCGCAGGTCGATACAATCCGACAGCCACACGCCTAAACCTTCGTCAGGGTCCGTGTATTGCTCAGAAAACGGCTGGCAAAGGTTATTGCCCCATGCGGTTGCAGCCAAGCGCTCGATGGTGGTACGCGCCCCGATGTTGTGCGAGTGCAAAAGAACACGGCCCGCACCTTCTGGCGTAACTGCGCAGTAATGCACGCCGTTAAAGAATTCGCCAAGCTCGACAATGACGACCGCAACAGAGCGACCGGATTTCGCAGACTTTACGGTAAGCACGGCGCCCGACGAACCGTAAGAAACCGTTTTGTTGCCTTTGAGTGCTTTTGCTACGCGGCTAACAAGATGCACCGCATCGGCGTGCGACAGCGACAGTTTTAAGCTCATGGTTTTTCCTCAGAGACTGCCGACCAGTTTGGCCGACAAAGCGGGAACGAAAATATCTTGATCCAGATTGCAGTAGCCGCAACGCACGCGCCACAGCGGCGGCATGGTGTGCAGTGGTTTGAAATCTTTTTCTTCGCCTTGGCAAGTGGCGCCGCATTTCGAGCAAGTGAAAATCAGCGGCGGTGCCGACAATACTTTGACCATTTTATTTCCCTCCTATCAAACGTCACTGCAATAGGCACTCTCGCGAATGCCTATTAAAGCTGGTTTAAGCTTCGGGTTTTTCCGCTGGTTTTTCTACCGAGTCGCACCAGTACATCATGTCGTTCCACGTATGACGCAGCAGGTAGTAAACCGGCTCCACCATATCAGCAGGCGTTACCGATTGAACGGCCTGCAAAAGCGTCAGGCGGTAAAACTGATTTGTATCGAAAATGCCGTACAGATATGCGTGCGGCGCGTTCGCTTCTCTTGCGGCTTCGGCTTCGGCCTCTTTCTCGATGCGCATTTGCTCGCACGCTTCTTTGTCGAAAGAGTTTTCATGCGCGGCAGCAGAGGCACGCACCCACGCGGCGAGCTGCGCAGCAATAGCCGGGGATTTCATCAGCGGTTCTGGCGAGGTTTCGGTCGGCGCTACGGTTTCTTCTCCCAGTTCGTAAGCTTTTCTGAGTTCTTCTTTTTCAGCCTCGCTGGCAGGGCGCGTAACGCGGGTGACGGTCAGTTCCATCATTTGGTGCCAGTCAGGGTCAGCAACGGCCTTTTCGCAGTAGGCGATAATGTCACCAATGGTTTCCCATTCCTGCATCACGTCTTCGGGAATTTCGATGCAGAATTCGCCTTCCAGAATAAGGGTAATTTCGGCACGATCCGTTTCGTCGGCAAGCACGGATTCCAACGAAGAGGCGACAAAGATATGCTCGCGCATTTCGTCCGTCACGGTGCAGATGGTGTCGAAAACCTGATTGGCGAGTTTTTTGATAGTGATAGTTGGCATTTGTTCGATTCCTTGAAATGGGTTAGGGGCGCCGTAGCGCCCCAGTGGGATTAGTTGCGGAACTGGCCGTCAGGGTGGCAGAAGTCGTAAATGGTACGCTTCACGCCATTATCTTCGACCTTGCGCGCCCGACGAATTTTGTACGGGTCCAGCGCGTAAACAAAATTGTCCACGCGGAATTCAATGCGGCACCACGGCGCGCTGTTGTATTCTTCCCACGCGACCAGTGCATCGCGCAGGCTGGCGAAGTCGTCGCAGTAATCGCAATCCTCGCCGTCTTCGGTGAGTTTACCGGCTGCAACGCCGTAGATGAAAATTTCACCTTCCAGCTTTTCCAGCTCTTCGGCACCCATCAGGCCGGTGCGTTTTGCCAGCGAGATTTGCGCCCGATACATTTCCGTTTCGGTAATCAAACCTTGTTGGAACTGGCCGATCAGCTCAGCCGATTCAGGGCAGGGGAAAGCGATTTTGAATTGGGTCATTTTTCTTCCTCGGTGTTATCGTCGTTTTGCGTCAAAAGGTTTTTCTACCGACAAACCCCGCACTAGGCGGGGTTCTGATTGTCGTTAGAGGGCGTTGATTTCTTCCTCGGTCAGCACTGGCGTTCCGGGGAAACGTTCTTTCATGTACTGCTCATACTCTTCGCGGAGGATCAAACCGCAAGCGCGGAAACCGGCGTAGTCTTGAGCGGTGAAACCGAGGTGGCAGCGTTGTGCGTTCATCGTAAACTTCCCTAATGGCGTGAGTGTTAATCTATCAGGCACGCTTTGCCCGATTCGCCAGCAGGTTATCAAACGCCCTACCGCCTGTCAACCCTCATACAGCATAGGCCGCTCAGGCTCCACCTTGAACGTCAGCACGTCGCGGTTAATCCATACGCCGTTAAGCGCTGCTAGGTATTCAATCGCGTTGTGCTTGCCGTCGATCATATGGCGCGGGTACATGACTGCAACAGAATCAATTCCCTTTCCATAATATTGCACGGTGCGCAGAAGGCGAACCAAAGTCAGACCGAGCAAAGTTTCCATTCCGGCAGATTCTGGATGCAACGCCAGAAAAGAATGCTGCTTGCCGTCCTGCATGATTGTGGAAACAAAACAATCCATCGTCTCGCGAACCTTCAAATCAGGATCGGCATAAGAAACGTCGAGGCGAATAATTGTCTGGTTACGTTCCAGCGCATAACCGAGCTGTGTCAGCCAGCGGGAATTTCCGGTGACGTGGTTTTTGGTGCCTTCCCGGTACGAATAGGAAATGTCCGGCTTGCGCAGCGTTACGGTGTAATCCAGCTGGAAAATGTAAGCGCGCCAGATATGACGCAGGCATTTCTTCCAGATTGGCCCGGTCGGCAAATCTAATACCTTTGCCGCTTTGACGTGGTGGCGGAAAGCGTAGATCGCGCCGAGAAACCAAAGCGGATTCGGCAGCACGTAGCGGAAAACCAGAATCAGCACAGCGAGCGACAGCGCGATAATAAGCACGGTAGTCATTTTATTTCTCCCCAGCGGCGTTACGCTTGAATGGCTTGCGTTTGTCTTCGGCTTCAAACCACGCCAGCAGTTCGGAGCGTTTGTATAGAGTCGCTTTCTTTTTACCGCCGCGTGCCATCATCGGGCGACCAAAACCGCCAGCAGGCGCGCAAGGCTGCGGCGCGTCTGCGCAATTGGCGTAACGTGATTGCAACGTGGTGCGCGCTACTTTTTTATTGTCGGCCAGATCAGCCATAGACCAGCAAGGTTCGTGTGCCATTTTGTTTCTACTCCAATTGAATTAGTTTGCGTTCTGTTTCATCCAGTTGCGCACTCGCTAGAATGCGCAGCCGTGATTATTTCAGAAGCCAGCTTTTATCGTTCGTCCAGACCGTGCCGTGCTCGACAAGCTGCTTGTGCATTTCCTCGGTAATGATGCACACCTTCGGCGGGCCGTCCACGTAACTGAATTCCTGATAGGAACCGGCAGCTTTAATTTTTTCTGCGCGGGCGTTGAATGCTTCCTCGGTCAGCGCGATTAGGTATCCGTCGAAGCGCGAACCCCAACCGGCCTCGGATTCCGTTACCGTGTTGTAAAAAGCGGTGAATTGTTTTTCAGCGGTGTTTACTTTGTTGTCCATCGCTCAAACCTCGGAGTCTGCATCTGTTGCTTTTCGGTATGTCGGGTAGTCCATGCGCATTTTCGGATTGCTGATTGTGAACATCGCATAGTCGTTCAAGACGTTCAGGTGCGAAGCAACCGCGTCCATGTTTATTTTAGGAATGAGGCCCATGCGCGGCCAGTGGCATTCGTCTTCTGCGAAAATCTCAACGTTACCTGCAAAGTAGAATTCGTTTTCCATGATCGCCTGCGCCATGAGGCGTTCCTTGTGGCTCAGAGCGGCAGGCGCCAGATAAAACATACGCAGCATTTTAATTGCTGGCACTTCGCCCTGTTCGGCGTAGCCTACGGCAGTTGTCAAAGGAATGAGTCCCATGCAGCCGTCCACACAACGCTCGGTAGCTGCGCGCTCCACCATACCAGAAATAATTGCCGTTTCCGTGGTATTGTCGAGGTTGGATAACGCGACTATATAGCGCTTGTGCTCGGGGGTAACGCGCAGATGAATAATGCTGCTTTTGGCTCGGTTTGCCATTTCCTCAGTCCTCGTTTAATTCCGCAAAGCGGGTTTGTAGCGCTGCGCTCAAATTGGCTTCCAGCGTTCCCGGCTGGCTCTTGGCGTCTGCATCGAAATCGCCAACCTGCGATTCCACATAGCGCCACTCAGAAATCAGCTCGCGGAGTGTGTAGCTATTCCAGCGAGCGCGTAGGGTTTTCAACAGAACCGGACTCAAAACGATAGCCATTATTTTTGCTCCCGTTGTAATCCCAATGTGCGGCAGTGATTACTTCTTTTTGTTGGCGCGGGCTTCTTTGATCGAATTGGCGCGGTTGAAATCCTTTTCAAAGCTCCAGCGGAAAATGCCGTACCATCCCGCTACGTTGTTGGTGACTCGCGTTACGCTGCCGTTCATCAAACCCCAAAACGGCAGGTCGATCAGCACGGCGCGCACAAAGCGTTTAAACACACGCCAGAAAGAAACGCCGCACTTGTAGAAAATCACCACTTCCCAAAGGCCGTGGCTCAGGCCGCGCAGCAGCGGGCGCATAGCGATTGCGGTCATGATCGGCAGCACGACAAAACCAGTGATAAGGCACGCGGCGATATACCAATCAGGGAACCACGACATAAAAGTGTTAATCATTTTGAATCTCCTGTTGTAATCCCAATGCGCACTCCATCGAATGCGCATCAGTGATTAGCTCAGTTTCTTTTTAAGCACGATCACACCGCTAGGCCTCAATCCACGACGCCAGAATGTTGTGGGCTTTCAGGAATTTGCACCACTCAACAATGCCGTGACCGGCGCCCAAAACCTTGCCGTTTTTCTGCACGCTGAAATCAGGCAGCAGCGCGTCATCTGCTCGCGTAACGGTCAACGTGCCGAAAATTTCGTTGCCGTGGTACAGGTCGAAAACCACGGTGGCAATTTTCGTGGCTTCGTCATATTTACGCTCAATCAGCATTGTGCCCGGACGCACGCGGGTAACAGTGCAATTGAGCATTGAGCGGCGAACGTCTTCGCTCAGGTTCAGCGCCATTTTAATATGGTGGCGCGGCTCACTTACTGGTTGGATCATTTTGTAGCTCCCTGTTAGTTTTTGTGCCAGCCGCTTTTGGTTATGTAGGCGTTCAATTCGCCCATACCAGAACCACTATGCAGCTTGGTTTGCGTTCGGTCGTAAACAGCAAAATCGAAAAGGTTTAAATCTACATCCGACACAGTGAACGCGATTCCGACAAGCCACGTCTCTGCACCGCGTTCACGAATCTGCAAATGCAGCGAGTACGGATATTCGACTACGTTGGTTTGCATACGTTTGCCGAACAGGCTTTGCGCCACGTTCATGCAAATGCGCAGCGATTCGTCTACCCTTTCCGTCATTTTCCTACCCTCCTAGTTTCACCCCCTAAGCGCACCGTTCTAGATGCGCTTAATGGATTAACTGTTTATTTGTTGCTGTCGCGGAAACCGAGGCCGTCGATAAAACGCATCCATGCGCCCCAGCCTGTGCCAGTGCGAATTACCGCACCGTGACGCAGCGCTTCAAAGTTCGGCTCTGCGTCGTCGTCGCCTTGCGCGAAGTGAACCCACACGTTAGGACCGCCATCAGTGAGCGTGTAGGTGGCGAGCGCCTGCTTGCCGTCTTCGTCGTATTCGCCATTGCGAATCATGCTGAAAACGGAATCGCGCATTTTGCTCAGGTATTCAGCATCCACCAGCGAGCGCAGTTTGAATTCCATTTGATCGGCGTGCGAAAGGACCGGGAAAACAGTTGCTTCGGTTTGCTTGATAACGTTGTTCATGGTTTTGATTCTCCGTAGATTAGAATTTGGTGGCGCCGCGTGGTTTTGGCTGGGCTTTCTTTTTGCGGTATTCGATAGCAACCGGAATTGCGAACAGGGCAGCGAAAGCAACAATAACAGCGATATCAATAACGGGATTAAACACAGTGGTATTCCTTACTCGGCGGTGAAATTGGAAAGGGTGCAGGTGACTTTGTGCTGGTGCTGCTGGGGAATGACCGTGGCGATTACCATGCGGGCACGCTCGGCGGTATTCGTTTTGGCGATTGCTTCCTCCGCGCTTTCCGCGCTTACCGGAAAGCTAACGGTCTTGTTTACAGCTGCGTTCGTTTCGTTGCTGGTGAACGTGGCAGTGAATTTAACGTTGTAGATGCGTTTCATGGTTAGAACCCTCGGTGGTTACTGGGAAATGGTTTTGCGGAAACGGCGGGCAGCGTCGGAAACTTCGCGCTGGCGATTTTCGTCAGCAACGCGCAGTTCGATTTCCCAAGCCCAG